GAAGACGAGAGAATAAACTTAGAGGGTACTAAAGAATATGAATCAAGTTCTTTAGAAGATGAAAGGATAGATTTAAAAGGTACAGAGGAAGCTGAACCTGAAAGTCTTGAAGATTTTATAGATAAACTTGAAGATACTAGAGATTTTGAGTTAGAAGATGAAAAACTCGAACTCCCTGAAACTTCTGGAGATGGATATGAAGGTTATACTCCATTAGGTCCGGAAGAATTAGATAGTCTTGGTGGAAATATCAATAATTTCTATGATTCTCTCCTTGAAGTTCCAGAAATAGCTGATGCTCCTAGACAATCTGGAGATTATACTCCTCTTGGCCCAGAAGAGTTAGATAGTCTTGGTGGAGATCTTGGAAATTTTTACGATTCTATTCTAGAAGTTCCAGAAACAGATAATGAAAATTATCTTTCTCCAGAAGAAGTAGAAAAAATCATAGAAAATCCAGAACAACAATATAATTATAAAGATAAGTTACCTGAAGTAGCTAAAGGAAATTCAGCTCCTAGAGTAGAAACAGAAGGATCATATAATTATCTTTCTCCAGAAGAAGTAGAAAAAATCATAGAAAATCCTACTTATTTCTATAACCAACAAAAAGAAATTCCAGATGCACAAGCTCCTGATGGACAAGAAATTTATAAATATTCAGAAAATCCTGAACTATCTTCTGAACAAGTAGAAGGTCCTCCTATGAAATTACCTAAATTTGGATTAGAATCTCTTAATTTAAGTAATTATCTTAGATGGACTGCTGAAAAAGCCGTGGGCTGGACTGGAGTACATGGAGAGGCAAGACAACTTCTTGTTAATGAAACACTAGCTGGTTTGGTAGTAGCTAGAGACGAGCTTGAAAAAGTAACTAAATCAAATCGATATAGACTCCCTGGAAATGATGGCGGTTTATTGGGTGATTTAGTATCTGGAGGAGTTTCTGGTGCACTTGACAACCTAGGAGACAAGCTCGGAGATGCTGTTAATAGTATCGTTGGAAGCAAATCAGTAGATATATCTAATCCTTTGAATAGACCAGATGAAAATAAATTTAAATATAATGGATTTGAAGAAGCGAATACACGATCAACTAGTAGTAATGCTTCTAATCCTATAAAAAGTCAATCTGTATTTTCTTATGATGAAATCGAACTCTTAAGTAAAATAACTAATGAAGGAGCAAAGAAAAATTCATCATCATCCTTTTGGAAAAAAGCAGGTAGTGCTTTAAAAGATATGGCTTTAGGATCTTCTGGAGGAGAAAGAACATACAGTTTTAAAAATAATTATATTTCAGGTAAAGGTATATTAATTACTCTAGAGGAATTATGTGGGATATCTAGCGATACTGACGATACTAATACTGTAGAAGGTTTATATAATGTATTAAAATCTAGCCCATTTATTACAACTCCAGATAAATTTACCTCAACAGGGTATTCAAATTATAATATTCAAACATTAGATACTAATGCTTTCTGGGAAATTGCTCTTGAACCTTATGCAGGGCCTGAAAATGGAGATCTTAATTATCTTCCTGGAATCCACGAAATAAATATAAGAAATATCGTAATGCATGGAGTAAATACAGCTTATAATAAATGGATTCCATTTACTAGTTTTGATCTTCAAAAATCTAAAATGACATCAAAAACACTGAGCTTGTATGATGGTGAAATTAGTTATCCTGTTTCAATGGAATTTACTAATGAACTTCGAATAACTATCGCCGACGATCAATATAAATCTTGGAGACGATACTTTGAAGAATGTGCTAAAGCTGCAATTTATAATAGCGAAGGACATACATCTGATTATTATATACTGCCCCCGGATGAATATTCACTTACAGCAATAGATACTAATAATGTGTGTATTGCTATGTATAAAAATATATGCTTCAGATGTAGAATATATGTTATGACACCACAATATAGTACAATTCAAAAATTTGATTTGCTTTTAGTAATGAAAGATTTCTCTGAAGAGTATACAGGGGATATTGGAGACGGTGCAGGAGATCTTACGGTATCATTTAGTATCGTAGGAGAGAATCCAAATGAAGGAAAAATTCCAGAAGTTAAGGTAATACAACATAAAGCTCCCGATAATTCTTCAAAAACAGATTACGGTTCTATAGTAGAAAGTGGAGTAAATTCAGTAATGAAACTAATTAAATAATATAAAGCTATGTATTTAAGATTAGGAACAACTAATATAAAGTACTCCACTGAACAAGATGATTTTACAGTATTTTCTGAAGTTGTAGATTCTAAGATGTCATATGAGAAACCAATACTTGTGAGAACTCCTGATGAACTTGATATTTGGTTTGGATCAGATTTTCCAGGGAAAGATTATTATGATGAACTTTTAGAATCTGGAGTTACTTTATTCTTATATAGACCAATTAAGGTTGAACAAAATACTAATGCTCCTGACTATGTTGACCTAAAAGAGTATTCTATAGATCAAAAATTATACTATAACTTAACAGAACTTCCAGAAATCGGAGAAGATAAAGTTTTGTATAAGGTAGTAACAGGAGAAGGCGAATATAAAGAGGGAAATTTGTGGTATACTCTTTATATATATTATCTAGGAGAATATATGAAAATCCTAGAATTACCACAAAATCTTGACACTAATAATACGAGTTCTCTAGAAAATAGGGATGTATTAAACATAAATTATCCAGGTTTTATTGGACCTGAATATTGTTATCCGAAATATATAGAGGAAGGAGATGTTGATTATACTGAAAAAATTAATGAAGAAATATTATTATCTCATCTTCCTGACTTGCTAAGAGTATCAAAAGGGTATGAAACTTTAGCTTATTCTTTAGTATATAACCCTGAGATAGATTTTCACCCGATAGACGAGGGATTAACTTCTAAATATATAATCCTGAAAAAACTTAAAAATGACTCTTATGAAAATATAATGATTTGGTTTAAAGAGGAAATTAATAGTATCCCTAATATTCCAAGTCAGTATTATGATGAAGCAGTCGAGGTCGAAATCAAAGCCAAAGAAAGTAATAAGGAAATTTTCAAGAGGTTAGTAGAAGTTATAATTCCAAGTCAATTAGGTTATACAGTCGAAGGAAATATCTCGGAGGGTTACAAAATATACACATCATATTCTGTTCAGGTTACTTATTTTACTAATATTACTGATCTATTATTCGAACCAGATTTTAACACTACACACAATATACTATCAAAAATCTCGAGCGGAAGTACTAGAGTGAGATTTATATCTAAAACAACTGGTACTGAAGGTGGAGATCCCGAATACTTAGATAGTGATATTAGTGTAAATATTGAGAAACTGAAAGGAGATGATAAGTATAGAGTAACAATCGAGAGGTATAAATATCAAGAAATTTATGAAGGTGGTTTATTTACTATTGGACAGGAAAGACTTGATACTATAATTACTTCAGAGTCTAAGTTAGTTAGATGTATTCTCTCAACATCTTACATAAATCGAGAAACAGGTGAAGAGGTAGAATATAAAAAAGGTACTAAAGAATCTGAATTACCTTCTGGAACATGGTATCTTAAACGAGCCTGGAAAGAAACGGCCGAAGATATAAATGGGGAATATTGGAAAGCGGCAGAGGCTATTTTTGGATCTGACAACGCTGGAATTATTGATTATTTCTTAGTCCCTGATATCTATAAATACTCGGCCGGAATGAAGACAGGCTCAGAGACTAGTTATTATCCAGAATACGAGAGATTTTTAGGGTATGCAAGGAGTTTAGGTTTTCAAGTATTATTCCAAAATTCTGATAATGGATGGACCTACGTAGAAACTCAAGAACTCCCATCGGCCGAAAATATAACCTCAGGAACAATTTATATAGTATCACAACCCACTGGAGGAGTAAAATTCTATAAAGTGGAAAACGGAAACTTAATAGAAACAACTGATCCTGAGGAAACTAATACGGCCGGAAATAACTACGTCTTTAATTATACCTCTGATGCTGATAATCGACTCTTATATTTTTATCGAGGGCAGACAATTTTTGGGCAAGATAGACCTGGATATTACTTACATATTAGAGGGCTCTTACAAGATATTTACTCAATAACTAGCGATCAAATCTTATATCAAACACCTACAACAGATCCTTACACCTTTGAATCACCAGAAGATAAACTTGAGGAATACAAAAGTAATTATCTAGTATTCAATAACCAGATATATTACTATAAAAAATATCAAAATGGACAAGACTTCAATACTTCAGGGTGGATGAGATTCTGTATAGGAAAAGTAGCGAGAGAATTGGAAAAGAATAAATGGAAAATTCTTAGTACTAAATCAGCCGGAGATATAAGAGCTAGAATAGAACAGATCTTAAATAGAATATCAACTGGGTACTCATATATAGATTCATTAGTTATTACTGGATTTTACCTAGACTTACCAAATAATAGACTAGGACTTGAAGTGGAATCTAGAATGAGTGACTTAGTAGATAATAATATGACGATCGATATAACTTTAAATTACGATAAAAAATAATAAAAACTATGGCAAGCGTAGCAAGTTTAGTCCGTGGAAGCGACGGATACATGAAGTTTATTGACTATCAAAGTACATATAAAGATAATAATAAAGAATTCCTTCGTGGTGACATGTGGGAACTTCAATTCATTAATGTACCTAAGATAAATAATTGTCTTAGTAAAACTTTGTAAATTGCTGGAAGATCAACAGAATAAATTCTTATAGATAAATCAGCAAAAATAGATAATAAAATCTATTTCTCAACGACTATTAGCAAAGAAGAGAAATAGCCATAGATTTCTTTTATGATATAGTCTAAACATAGAACAAATGTTTGAGTTTATTTCCCTGGTACTGATATTTTCAATGCTAGATTAAATGCCGTTCAGGTAGGTATTGATTATAGTGTATCAGGTTTTGAAAAGAGAATGCGTGGTAATTATACTATCATTCAGAAGACAGGTCAAAACACAGCTGGAACCCTATCATTGGCTTTTGTAGATAAGGAAGATCAAGCAATTACTTACTGGTTTGATAATTTAAAAGTTGTCCATTAAGAAATTAAAAGTCCCTTAATGAATCTTTGTGAACTGCTGGAAATTTTAATCGCTCAAGAATAATAAAAACTAAGAGCGGAAAAATAATCAGCAGAAATAGATATGATTCTATTTTTCAACGACTAAGTACAAAGAAAGAGGATAAGCCATAGTTCCTCTTATGATATAGTCTAGTATGATTTAAAACAAAAACCATAAGGACTATCGCCAGAAAATTGCAGATCGTGATACTAAATATTCTTTCAGAAAGGATGACTTAGTATGCGACCTTAGATTAATCTTAACTAACTCAAGCCGTATCAAAGTTCGTACTCTTAATTTCTATAACTGTATTCTTCAGGATGCACCGATTGATGAAAATGGGCAGACTGAGGACGGAACCGATTAATAGCTTAGTCGCTTAAATAATAAAATTTAAGAAAATTATACTAAAATGCTGGAAAAATCTTGGTTATACCAAGTATAAATCAGCAAAAACTATTAAAAATAGTTTCTCAACGACTAAATGTATAACTTAAGAAGTATTAATTCTTAAGATGATATAGTCTATAATATATTAATGTATATTAACAAATGCGAGCAGATATCCAAGTCAGCTTTTTCAAATGAAGAAGCATAAAGTAATATAAACTTTATGAAAAATTCTATTAAAATGCTGGAATATCAAATAGATAATCAGCAAAAATTAGAAAAGATCTAATTTCTCAACGACTAAATATAGAACTAAGTTTGAAATATAATTTAGATGATATAGTCTATTCATTGATAAAAATAATTAATGACTTTAAAGCAATTTGAACATTTTGGAAAATTTCATGGTGTTTTCTACAAGAATTGCTGGAAAATTTGTATCTTTGTATACAAATAATCAGCATCCTAGATATTAACATAAATCTAGGTTCAACGACTATGTATGTAGACTGAGGAAATTCCTTAGGTGATATAGTCTGTCATGAGGTGAAATTCATTGATTAACGTATGAAAGAACTTTTGATAATATTTAAAAAAAATAACTTAATAAACTAGAAGTATCTAATTTATTATTTCTTATGATTGCAAGGAAGGGTGGATCTGATCAATCTGCCCTTCTTCATAAGAAATATATTAGATATTTCCTTAAAAAAATTGCAATCAATATGAAACTTAGAGCAAAAGATACTGAAAGTTTTATTCAAAAAAGTAAAGATAAATATGGTGAAGATGCTTTAGATTATTCTGAAGTAAACTATATTGATAAATTAACTCCTGTAAAACTAATATGTAAGAAATGTGGGAATATATTTTATCAATCACCAGCAGAACATTTAAGAGATAGAAAGAAAATATCTTGTCCTAAATGTGCAGTAATAGATTCCAGAGAAAGAAGGTCTATTAAACAGAAAGAAGTTTGGTTAAGGAAATGTAAAGATAAGTTTGGAGATAAATTTGATTACTCTAAAGTTAATTACATAAATAATAAATTAGATGTATGGATTTATTGTAATAGTTGTAAAAAATGGTTTAAACAATCTCCACATCATCATATTAGAAATATTCATGGATGTCCTTTCTGTGCAATGAAAGAGAAATCTGGATATGAATTTATGGTTGAGAGTTATCTTGAATATTTAGTAAAAAATGATAAAATGTTATCATATAATTCAGAATACAGTATTTTAAATAGGATAGCGGGAAGGAATTCTAACAAAATAATGATAGATTTTAAATTAAATATAAATAACTTAGAATATTGGATAGAAGTTAATGGTCAGCAACATTACAAATTTATAAATTTCTTTCATAAAACAAAAGAAGATTTCCAAAAACAATTAAAAAGGGATGAAAATGTTAGAGAATACTGTAAAGAAAATAATATAATTCTCATAGAAATTCCATATACTTACAATACATATGAGAAAATATCTGAAGTTCTAAGAAGAATTTTAATTGGTGGTGAATCTCCAAATATAATAGTTCAGCCAAAAATAATACAACCATAAACAATAAAGGAGAGTAACTTTGATCGGTTACTCTTCTACTAAAACAATTATTTATTATGAACCTACTAGATATATTACTCCCACTCCCTAGACGAAGAAGAGAAAAGGAAGAATTGAAAAAACTAGAGCCAGAAATAAAAAATCTTGAAGAAAAACTTGGATTAATTGGAAGAACTGGAACAGAAGTTTATTATGATCCACTCTATGAACGAAATAGAGGAAGAAAATATGATCTTAAAGGCCGAAAGGAATACCTAGAAGACCTCAGAAAACGATTAAACAATGGGTATAAGAGTTCGAATGTAATACGAGCTAGTGGATATTTTAGTCCAGGTAATTCTAATGAAAAAGATACTTTTAACCCAATCATAAAAGAATTACCTAAACCAAGTAAGGTAGTGTATGTAGTATTAATAAGAAAAACTATTGATATCCCAAAAACGATAAAAATAGAGAACAGTACTGAATATAAAATAAAAAGTACAAACTCTGAATGTGATAATATAGAGGATTACTATATTATAAAAGAATTGGATGAAAACGCTAAAAAATTTATTAAATCTCTAATATGATCATATTAAGAAAATACCCAGAGGAACAGAAAGAATTTAGTATACTTTCAGAAATATCTCAATTGGGTTTAAGGAAAGGAACGAAAAATTATATCAGGAAACAAAAAAGAGATGTGGTGAACAAATTAATTCAAAATAAACGAGATTTTCTTGCAAAAACGAAGAAGACAGAAAGAAAATTGACTAATCTTCGAAAAGAAACAAAAGAGAATGAATTAATAGCCAATAATCTGAAAAAAGAAGCTAATAGAGTAAACACTGATATAATACCCGATAATAAATTTTCTAAACTAGTACATCAGCCTAAAGGAGATAAATCCTATATTCTCGATAAAGAAAAGAGAAATCTACTTAAGCAAATGTCTAATGATAAAAATTTGGATAAAGCTAGTAGAGAGTTAGCCAGATCAAGTTCGGCCAAAGATGCAATTATAAATCTTAACTCTGATGCAATAGGAAAAGACACCCCGTTTGTTGCCCATGAACTAGGTCATGTTAAAAATAGTAAAAAATCTATTAATTCTGCAATTCAAAAACTAGCTGATAAATCTAATAATAGTAAAGGAATATTAGCTGATATTGGGAAAAGAACTATTGGAATTCAAGAAGAAAATAATGCCTGGAAAAATGGAATAAAGGATTTAAAAAAGGCTGGTGCAACGAAAGAAGAGATTAAACATGCCAAAAGTCTAGAAAATGCTGCAGTAGATACATATAGAAAAGGAAATAGTTTAAGAAATAACTTAAATGAAAAGCTATTAAATAAATTACATCCAAAAGAAATAGATAACTATAAAGTATTTCCTGGATCTCATAAAGAAGAAAAAGATTTAATGGAACTTTTTGGAGATAAAGGAAGAACTGAAAGACAGAAATATAATTTAAGAAGAAAAATAATAAATAAAAGGAAATCTAAATAATTATATACTATTATAAAAAAAAACAATAAAGAAGAGTAACTTTGATCGGTTACTCTTCTACTAAAACAATTACTATGAGCCTACTAAATATATTACTTCCTAGACAAAGGATGATAAATCAAGAAATAAAAAGTCTTGAAGAAAAACTTGGATTAACCGAAAGAGATACAAAAACTCTTTTCTATGATCCACATTATATTAGAAATAAATCATTTCAAACAAGAAAAGATTATCTAAACTATAACTAGAAAAAAAATGATAGGGCGCTAAAATGCTTCTCTAAAAGTAAGAAAAAACATTAGAAGGATAAAAAAGAAGATCAACTTTTCGTCAATCTTCTTTGTAGGGACTATTTAAGTGATTCTTTATATTCTTTTATCTCTTTACCACATTGATAGATCAATTCAGAAATACCTTCTGCACTTTCTAATGTATCTGTATTATCTAATACATTAGATACAACTTTACACCAATATCTATCTTTTTCAGAAAGAGAATCTGGATTTTTCTTATATTTATACATCATTTCTGCACCTAAATTATACCCTGCACCTTTTACCAATTTAAAAGCTGCTATAATTGATATAGTAGCTAATCCAATTTTTAATAATGTTTTCATATCTTTTATATATTTTATTTATTACATATATAAGGCTTTTACTCCTTCCAAAAATTAATATCGGGGGGGGGGTAAAAGTATAAACAATTCCTCTTCGATACAAATATTAAATGATTATAAAACGTAAACTATTTTCTAAAGATTCAAAAGTTCTCGTCCCTTATTTTGAACCTGGCATTACTGAAACTGGTAGACGATATGTAACACTAATCACTAACGATGGAAGAAAGAAGCGGCAATATATAGATCCGTATAGAAAGAGAACTAAAAAAGAATTGGAAAACTAACTTAACTTATTAATTAAAATTATGATAATCAAAAGAAAACTGTTTAGTAAAAAAGAGGAGAATAAAAACTCCAATGACACTAGTGCAAAAGGAACTGCTTTATATCTTGGAGGTGCGGTAGCGGGTCAAGGTATCGCTGCACCTATAATGATGAAACATATGCAAGACGAACCCTCAGAAGAATCTGCAAAAATAGCTGAAAAACTAAAAAGATTAGCTTCTAGACGAGGACATAAAGTAGATAATATTACATATACTGGAATGGGACCTGCATATCAAAATAATAAAATTTATACAAGTGGAACAAAAGCAGCTGATGTTCTTTCACATGAAATGGGACATGCTCACTATGATAAAAGAAAAGTAAAATCAGTAAGTGATGCTATTGGTAAAGTTGCTCATAAAGCTTATCTAAAAACTGGTGGAATGTTGAATCATACAGTTCTAGCTCCTACAGCAGGAATAATAGCAGGTGTTAGATCAGGTAAAAAAGCAGCAGAAAAAGAAGCAGCCGGAGAAAAAGAATCAAAACTCTCCAGACATAGTGGATGGGCATCTGGTTTAGCTGTTCAATCTCCAGGGCTAGTATCAGAGGCTATGGCAAGTAAACATGGTCTAGATTTAATGAAAAAAGCTGGTGCCTCTAAGAAATTAATGAAAGCTAGTCGAAAAAACCTAGGTGTAGCTTTAGGAACTTATGCTGGAGTTGCTGTAACTAATGCAGGAATGTCAGAATTAGCTAGAGGAATTGCATATAGAAAGAAAAAGAAAAAATTAGAGAAGGAAAAAGATAAAAAGAAAGATGATAAATAATTAATATCATCTTTCTTATAAATCGTAACTAAAATATCTTTCCAAAATGACGAAAGTATTTAAAAAAGTTACGATAACCAATAAATAATCCTAATCCTTTCATAATCTTATATATTTTATTTATTACATATATAAGGCTTTTAAGGAATATAGAGTGTAAAACTATAAATCCTGGGAAAGTTTGGGATATAACTGCCCAGGAACTAATTAAATAAAAATAAAGAGCTATATGATATTCCAAAAGAAGTACAAAAATCTGGAAAGAAACATTTAAGTAATGCATTTAGAATCCATGAAATTAATGAAGTTAAGAAAATAATCTCAGATAATACTAATAGACTTCTTGGAAAAATAGAAATAAATAAAGAGATTTGGAAACTAATCCAAATCTCTAATCTCAATAGCATAATAACCTTCAGGAATATTCCATACCCCTGGATCTAATGCATTTGTGGGTATTTCTGTATTTTCATTGATAGGATACAAGTCTACTCTTTTATGATCAAGCCAATCTGAACAAGGAGTTTTTGATGTATTATGATAATCCTTTAAAAAGATTAATTCATTTCTTTTTACTCTCATACTTTTATTAGATTTATTAAGATTTTCTACTATTTTTTCAAATCTTAGCATAGGATTTTCTATAGAGCTAATATCTTTATCATCCATAATTTTATAATATTTAAATGTTAATTTCAATAGTGTAGTAACCTTCTGGAATATTCCATATCTCAGAAGATAATGCATTTTTAGGTACTTCTGTATTTTCGTTAATAGGATATAACATTACTATTTTATAATTACATTCTAAATGAGATCTTATTATATCTTTCTCTTCATCAGTAAGTTTTTTCTCAATTACCGCTTCTTTGACTATTCTTTTCATAATTCTACGTATTTAAAATTTATATTACATATACGAGGCTTTCAAATTGATAAAAAGGAGGTTTTATATAGGTTTGTCCCTTATTTATGAGGACAAAGGAGTTTCCCTTATCCTACACCTCTAACCGCTACCGCTAGAGGTGTCTTAGAAAAGAAACATTGAATAAGATATATAGGAAATTTTAATATAATATCATTTTAATTAAGTTGACACCCCTTTGGCCTCTGGGGGCCAGGGGTGGTGTTTCTAGATTAAAAGCTCATAGAAATCCTAAACATAAATATTCCATGTCTCCGACATAATCTTATGTTCTTTATCTATATGAGCAAGTGTCGCAAATTCTTTAGATAATATCTTTTATAGTGGAGAGTCAAAAATAATAAATTAAATCGACAAAATGCGTATAATATCCTTTCAATCCCTTATAATTGAAAAGGGAATCCTCCTATGTCTTCAATTTAAAGAGACATAGAAATTCTTTTAACTGGATTCTCTATTAGATTATAATAAATTTAATAAAAAATTATACGTATATGTCAATACTAAAATTACCTAATATCGTAGTACCAAGAGGTATTAGATATATTTCAGAAATGGATAGTTTATTTAGATTTTATAAACTACCTGTAAAGTGTATAATAAATAAGCAACTACCTGGATGTGGTTTTACAGAATACTGTATTAATGGACCAGAAAATGTTATTCTGTGTAGTCCTAGAAAAATGCTCTTAAAGAATAAGAAGGATCAACATGGTAGAGATGTTTATTTGGTTGTAAATGAACTTGAGAAGGAAATAGAGGTTGATAAAGATCTCTCCAAGATAGATAAAATTAGATCTCAAGTATTTATGGATACTCTTAAAGAAGTAGTTCATGGAAAGGATACAGTTTATAATAAATTAATGAATGAAATTAAAGATTATCTAAATGAGAGGAAGTACTTAGGGGATAAGCCCGCTAAGATCTTAGTTACATATGATTCATATAGAATAGTAAAAGATATTCTAGAAAGTCTTGGAATATTTCAGAGTTTCTATACAGTAATAGATGAATTTCAAACTATCCTACATGATTCTAAATTTAAATCAGATACTGAATTAGAATTCTTAGATATTCTTAAGCAATCTCATAGTGCATTATTTGTATCAGCTACTCCTATGTTAGAGGAATATCTTAATATGTTAGATGAGTTTGATGGTTTACCTTATATTAATATGGATTGGGGTAAGGAGGATTCAACACGAATTATTAAACCAAATCTTAAGGTTTTATCTATGAAATCTACTGGATCTAAAGCAGAAGAGATCATAAAAACATATAAAGAGGGTAACTTTGAAAAATTTATCAAAATGGTTAATGGATATCCTAGGGAAATAATATCAGATGAAGCAGTGCTTTATGTAAACAGTGTGAATCATATTATATCTATCATCAAGAAATGTGATTTACAACCTGAAGAAGTAAATATCCTCTGTTCTAATACTCCAGACAATCTAAAAAGAATACAAAAGAAATTAGGAAAGAAGTTTGTAATAGGGGAAGTTCCATTGAAAGGAGTAAAATCTAAAATGTTTACATTTTGTACAAGAACGGTTTACCTAGGCGCGGATTTCTATAGTTTATGTGCTAGATCTTTTATCTTTAGTGATAGTAATATAGATAGTCTAGCCGTAGATATCTCAGAAGACTTGCCTCAGATATTAGGACGTCAGAGATTGTTTGATAATCCTTGGAAAAATAATGCAATATTTTATTATAGACCTACATGTGACTATAGGAAGGTTAGTCAAGAGGAATTTGATAGAGAGATTGAGAGAAAGAAAAAAGCTACTAATGATTTACTACTGTCATATAGTTCAACTCCTGATGAGGCAAAATTAACGTTGGCTGAGAGATATCAAAAAATGGCAAAGTCATTTAATTATAAAGATGACTATGTAGCAGTAAATGAACACTCCAGGTCTACTCTAATTCCTGTTATTAATAACCTAGTTCTGGTAAATGAAATTAGAGCCTTCAGGATACAACAATATGACTATAAGGATAGATTTACAGTATTTAGTTCAGTACATAATACACTAGATACAAATGATCTAATAAATCGAGAGGTTTCTGAATTTTTAAGTATGTATCAAGAATTAAAAACATACTATGATAAAATAAAATTACTATGTGAATATAACTTATCTGAGCAGGGGGTTAGAATAATATTAGATCAGTTAGGAGGAGATGAGATAGCATCTCACTATATAGCATTGGGTCCTGATAGATTAAGGAAACTTTATTATAATAAAACTAACATTAAGAAGGAACTAGGTATAGTAACCTTCAGTAGGGAACTCTTAGTTAATACAGTTCTCTCCAAGTTTTCTATTGGAGATAGAATAGGTCAAGCAAGGATAAAAGAAATTCTTAAAAGTCTATATAATTCTATTGGATATTCTGCTATTCCAAAGGCTACTGATTTGGAAGAATTCTTTAATATAAAAAGAGCAAAAGTTAGTGAAGTTCTTTTAGATGGTACAAAAAAAAGAATAGATGCATTAGAGATAATAGGAGTTAAGCCAGAGTATCAAGGAATATATAATAACCTGAAAAAACAATAAAACAATATTTTATGAGGTAAGTGTTCGATCTTACCTGAGACATAATAATTCTCATTCGCCAGTAAAGGTGAGTGGGAATTTTATTTTGAATAAAATTAGTACAAGATATGATAATAAAACGTAAACTAATTTTTGATAGTCCTGAACAAAGAGAGTTTGGGATTCCTTGGAAAAAGTATGCGAAATATGGAATGAGGTCTGTTAAAGACCACGGGTTAAGAAAAGGAATAAGAAAACTTCGATTTAAGATTTCTGATGATATTGATAAATCAATTAAAGCAAATGAAAAGGCTCATAAGGCTCTTGATGAATATACTAATAATACTGAATTTCCCAAACGATCAGAAGTAATGGAAGCTTTAGGTCAAGAAGCAAAGAAAAGAGGAATAGTTGTAATAAAAGGTAAAAAAGAATATAAACAGATATTGAAAGGTGGAGAAAAAATAAAACGCTCTTCTTATGATAGAAGTGAACCTTGGGCAGTTCCTAAAGAATATATAAAAAAGAAAGATATAATTAAGTATACTAAATCTAATTTTCCAGAGGATAGAGAACTTGGAAAAGCATTATCTAAAGGAAAAGCTGTAATAAATCAAAAAGGAAGTCAGGCAGTACTTGCTCATGATATTGGACATATTATGAATCGAAGTAAGACAAAAACAGGGATTGTATCTAAAGTAAATGATGTAACAAAATCGATTTATCAAGATAGTAGAAATAAAAAGGGATTAGGAAATTATTTACTAACTTCTGCAACAGGAAAGATTTTATTAAAAGAAGAAAAGAATGCTACTAAAAATGCAATGAGTCTTTTAAAATCAGCTAATGCAACTCCAAATGAAATGATTGCAGCCAGAAAAGAATTAGGAGCAGATTTTGGAACATATATGCATGGTTATAAAGCAAGTAAGGGAAGAATATTAAAGGGAGTAGTAAAACCGAATAGAATAAAGAAGAAAAATAAAAAGAGACGTTAGGCCTCTTTTTCTTGAATTTTAGAAATTAAACTATTAATATATTTTTCAGCTAATTCTTTTGTCTTAAATTTATTATTGAAAGATCCAATAATATAATATTTCTCTGGATCTTCTAGATTTATATTATATAATAGTTTAAAAGTTTCTAAATCTTCTTTCTTAATATTTAATATTTTCATATCTTTAGGAACATCGTATTCTTCTTTAGATACTTGAATTAATGTAATAAACGAAATCCCTTGTTCAAAAACTTTAGCTGTAGTGAACATTTTAGATATCTGTTTATTAGGTTTTACAATTTTAATAATATCTTTTTTCATATTCTTATATATTTATCATTACATATATAAGGCTTTTAGTTTATTATATTCCGTTCTTTATTTATGATCGGAAAAGTAAAAAATCATATTCTCTAAAGGGGGGGGTATGAAGTTTAATATTCCCCTTAAATAGTATATAAATAGTATGATAATAAAAAGAAAATTATTCTCTAAGAAATTAACAGCCGAAGAGAGAAAACAGAGAGCTGCAGATCAGATTGATAAAACTCGTAAAGGAGTATCTACTGCGCATGGAATTTTAGCTGGTGGTACTGTAGCTGGGGTAGGTCTTTTAGGTTCTGATATTGTCAGAAATGAAGCTATGTATAAAGTAACTAAACAAACTAATAAACATGTAGATAAAATTAGCGAAAATTATGGTAATAAACTAGATAAGATAAGAAATACTGGAGATAAAGTTCGAGAATTGGCTAAGAAGAGATTGAAGAAAACTGGAAATCCTATAAAAGATCTTGCTAATGAACTTGATATTGATAGAAAGGTTGATTATGTCGAAAATGTCTATAAAACAGGAGCTGGAGAAGAATATAATGCTAAAATCGAAACTCTTAAAAAAGCTTCTAATAGATTAAAGGATAGAATTTCAAAGAAAGCTTCAAAGAGAAATAAGAAGATCTTGGTAGGAGCAGCTTTATTAGGAACAGCGGCGGGATTAGCTTCAAACCATTCAATGAAGAAACGTGCAGAAAAACTTAGAGAGAATAAATTTTCTAAGGCTGATAATGATTTAGATGAAGAAACATATCTTGGGATGTCAGAAGAATTTGATGATTCTAAATTCTCTCGAAAGTCAGATAAATGGCTTAAAGAAAGAGCTAGATATAATGAAGGTTTGACTGATAGAGAGAAAAAGAATATAAAGAAGACTGCTGCTAAAGCGATGATAGGTTTAGGTGTGACAGGAGCTTCAATTGGATTAGCTAAGAAATTATCTTTAAAAAGAGGTTTAATAGGAGCTGGAATCGGTGCTGCTACAGGTGCCGGAATTGCTGCAGCTGCACATCTTCATCATAAATCAGAAGCAAGAAAGGCTCGTAAAGAATTAGAGCGTAGAGAAAAAGAAGATTAATTAATAAAAAAATGAGAGTTTAACGATTATGAATATTTTAACATCACAATTACCATCAGGAGGATATGGATATAAATTCCCAAGTGTTAAGGTTAGTCCTATGACATTCTTAGAGATAACGAGATATCTTGAGAATCTTCCTTCTGATGATCCACTAGAAAAATACTTATATGATATCAACTTACTTATCCAGGAAGATGAAACTATCCTAGATTGTTATTTAATGGATGTAGATTTCTTGATATTTTATAAAAAGCTTTGTACGGTTTCTGGAGAATTATCTTATGAAATTGAGGTAACATGTCCAGAATGTGGAAAGAAAATGAAAAAAACTATATCCTTCGAGAAAGATATACACTTTAAACAGATCGATCAAAAGATTATGAATGGTGCTTTTATTGAACTCGGTGGACATAGATACGAGACTATAGTTCCGACAGTTAGAGAATTTATGAAGGTTTTTCAAACTTACCTTAGATATCGAACTGTAACTGATCTTAAGATGATTAAAACTATAGCACTGATTAAAGATTTTGATTATCAGGGAACACAGATTGAAAAAGATGTCCTTGGGGCTACTCACTCTGATGTTACACTTCTCTTAGCTTTACGTGACTTATATTATGATCGTCTTGAGCCAGTTCAATTGTTTTGTTCAGAATGTAATAAAGGTAAAAAACCGAAGGAAAGGAGGAGTGTGGCAGTAAGTGTAGAATCTCTTACTGTCGACTTCTTTCGAGACATCTGTAACAATTCCCCAATTGATGGATCTAAAATTTTATTTAAATAAATTTCTTAAGGCAGATGGAATAGAGAATTATACATTGAGTTCTCTTAAAGCTCTTAGGGAATGTTATGAGAATTTTCTTGATACTACTGAAGGAACTGATCCAGACTTCCCATTACTTAATTTTGGTGGTAAGAAGGGACAGAGGCTTAAGGGTATATCAGCAGCACAGCGCCAAGCCTACTATGAATCTGAAGCTGAGAGAAAAGAAATGATGGGTGAGGGAGGAATAATAAATGTAAACATTTTAGACTTATGATTATAAAACGTAAATTATTTAGTCAGAAAAAAAAGAATCTGATGACAAACTTAAGAGGGCCGCATCAATAGCCGGAGGAGCGGTAGTTACTAAAGAAGGATTGAATATACTAGATAATGTACATCAATCTGGAGAAGTATCTGGTAGGGTTAGATTATATCATGGAACTACTAAGAAAAATAAGAAGAAAATACTAGAAGAAGGTTTGAAAGGTGAAAAAGCTCTTACTAGTGATGCTATTACTAATCAAAGAATAGGTGATGTTGGTAAAAAGTTTGGGAAGAAGATAGTATATACTGGAAAAAAGAGAGCGCCAGCGATTGACATGATAGTATCTCACGCAATGAATGCTGAAACACCTTCTATGGTTAGGATGTCAATTCCCTACAAAGAGTATCAGAACATGAGGTCTAGGAGAGTATATGAGAATCCTGAATTTACTATCGCTCACAATGCAAAAACTAAAAAAGAGTTTGCTGAGGATATGAAGAATAATATATTTCATCCAATGACTAAGAGAGAAGCTAATAAATATTATGATAAGTTTTCTGGTGCTAAAGGAACTTCTGGAACAAGAATTTTTGAAGGTGATATTGAATCTAAATATATAAAAGGAGGAAAAGGTTATCAAAAAAAATTCTATCAAAGAGGTTGGAAAATATATTAAAAAGAATCCTAAACGTTTTGCTAAGGGTCTTGGAAAAGCTTCTCTTGGTGCTGGATTAATTGCAGGAGGAGCGGCATTAGCTATCAAAGGTGGAAAAAAGAAAGATAATACTGAATAAATTAATCTATAATAAAAACTTCTATCTTCCTGTAAACGGGGGGTATGAAGTTTAATAATTCCCCTATATAATATTTTATGATTATTAAGAGAAAATTATTTTCTAAAAAAGAAGATAATAAGAAATTAAAAGAAGGAGTAGGATTATCTTCTATTATAGGAGGTGGATATTTAATTTCTAAATCAAATAATAAAGGAGATTTAACAGGAAGGCATAAATTCTATCATTCAACTGAAAAGAAGAATGTTAAATCTATTTTAGAAAGTGGTCTTAAAGGTTCTAAAGCATTAGAGGATGGAAACTTTACAAATTCATTTCTTCATGGTGCCGGAAAAGATGATGGAAGGGAGTTAGTATATTTAGCAAAAAATAAAAAATCAGCTAGGAATGTTTCGGATGCTAGGATTGAAGCTGGTAGAGGAAAATCAAAGACTCTAAAAGTAGAAATACCACATGAAGACTATAAAAAAATGAAAATAGCTAATGGAAATCCAGAACTAGAAGGAGCCAAAACATATAAAGAATTTCTAAATAATAGAAGTTATAGAGAGGATAATAAATATAATAGATCTCTTTGGAAAGATTTAGGAGGAGATAGGAATTCTAACACTAGAATGATTGAAGGAAATATAGATTCTAAACATATCGTTGGTGGGAAAGGATATAAAAAATTAAGTACTAAAGAGTTAAGAGGTTATATCAAGAAAAATCCCAAAAAATTTTTAAGAGGGGCTGGAAAATTATCTTTAGGTGTCTCCGGAGTTTATATAGGAGGAAAATTACTTCGGAATAATGCAGAAAATTCTAAATCTAACAGTATCGATAATTCAGAAAAAATTTTAGTAAGTGCTGGAGCAATTGGATCTGGAATTAAAACTGCTAGGACTGAATTAAAGAAAGTTAAACAAAATGATGTTATTGGTAGATCTAAAATTGACCAATTTTCTTCTGGATCTTTCAGAAAAAAAGCAAAAATCGTAAAAGATCTTGTTAAAAAGAAGGAGTAAGTAACTTTGATGATATTTATAAGAGAGCGGGAGAAGCTGTAGAAAATGATATTAATATTGAAAGAAAAGCACAAGAGAAAGGAATGAATATATTAAAAAAAGCAAAGAAATTAGGAAAACAGAAATCTATAGCAAAAGGAGCTTTAGTAACTTCTTCCTTATTAGGTGCTTATGCTGGATATAGAAAATATAGAAAAGATAGGGAGGAATAATTATGAGAGTATTAAGACAAAAAGTATTTTCTTTACTAACTGAACGAATTAGAGAAGAATACTTAATAAAACCTGGAGATTTCGATAAATTTCCAAAAATCGTTCAAAATTATTACTTACAGGGAATTAATAAGGATTTTTATGATTTAATTAATCTCCAAGGATGTCATGGATTTAATCCATTTCCAACTCCAATATTAGATAAAAAACCTAATAAAGATGGATATATTCCTTTATTTGCAGAAAATCAAGATTATGCTGACTTAGATAATCCTACAGTTTACTATAAAGATGGAGTATTATTCAAGAAGACTGGGATATTTTTCAAAAAGATAGTTCCTATGAGTGACTTGGAATTTAAGAGTTTTCTTCTCAATAGTATGATTAATGAAGATGATTTAGGTCAGGAGTGGAAACAACATCCTAATGGAAATAGGATAATAGCTCTTGAAGAAAAGATGGAGAGGAAAATTAATAGATTATAGAAAATTAATCCTCCTTAAAAACATACAATCCTGGGAAAGTTTGGGATATAACTGCCCAGGAACTAATTAAATAAAAATAAAGAGCTATGATTATACTATTGAAAAATAAATCATTAACAGGGAGAGAAAAATCTATAGTAGAACAGAAAGAATTTAGCTTGCCAAGTAGTATAATGAAATCTATAAGAAATTTTATTGCTCCTATTAATAAAAGAGATGGATCTAATAAAATAAAGAATCCATTAGTATTGTACGCTAGAGATCAGAAAGCTAGAAGAATTAGAGCAAATAGAAAACTAGGAATTGATTTAAAAACAAATGTTCCCAAGAATCCTAAGTTAAATCAGAGTCTAACAAAAGAGATAATAAAGGATGGAGAAAATTGGGTATTGGATAATAATGGCTGGTATAAATTTCAAAATAACGTTGCGAGAGAATCAGCTGCTCCAGTAAATAGAGTTACATTAGGGATAAATAATCTTAAATATACAAAAATTTCTCCAAAAGACTGTATAGATCTTTCAGAATCAAAAGCACTACTAGCTGCTAAAACAAAGAAAAATATAATAAACCTTGAAGGAAGTTTGTTAGATTCTACAACTCCTATGTCTCATGAATATGGACATATATTAAATTCTAAAAATCCAAGAACTAGAAAGGTAGGGATGAGAATTAGAAGATTACAGAATCAAGAAAACAAAACGACCTCTAATAGATTCTTTGGAAAAGCAAAATCTACATGGAATATTGCTAGATTAAATAACTCTATTGTTTCTGAAGAGAAGAATGCTTGGAAGAACGGAATAAATGCATTGAAAAGAAATGGTGCTACTTCAGAAGATCTAAAGTATACTAATAAATATAAAAATGCAGCTTTAGATACATATAAGAGTAGTAGAAATTTAAAAATTGTATCGAAAGTATATGACATGTTTAAATCAAAAAATTCGGTTAATCCAATAGAATCATTAATGAAAGATAGAAAATATAAATGGAATGCAGTAGATCTAGGGTCTAATTTGTAAAAAAAAATAAAAAGTAGAAATCTTTGTTAATCTCTACTTTTTACAAATCATACTTACTTAAATAATCCTTTATTATTTTTAGATCCCCATTATCAAATTCAATTATATTATTAGGTATATCGAATTGCCATTCTCCTGGCGCAGTATAAACGTAATTACACTCTTTACCATCATCTTCTATAATTTGAATATCTGAGGTATTACCTTTATACTCTACCATTGGTCTAAGTCTAATTATTCTTTTATCACTACTAATAGGATTTTTAGTAAATATGAATAGTTCTACTGATTTAGGTTTATCTTCTTCATCCCTAAATGTTAATTCAGCGTCTTCGGTAAATTCAAATTGACATGAAGACACATCTAATTCACTTTTTTTAATAAATCTTATTCCTATTTTCATATTTCTTTGGTTTTATATTACATATATAAGGCTTTGAAGTTATATGAAGATTAAAGAGAGATAAAAAAATAAGGAGGCTATATTATGTTTGGATTTATCAGAAGATATGTAAAGAGAAAGAAGTTTAGGTCTAAGGTAGAAGTAGAACTACATGATATATTAAGAAACTTTTTTGATTTTAACGGAAATATATATATTTATTTAGATGAGTATAGTACGGAGAGATTATTGGATTGTGTAGAAGGTCTAAAAAGTCTTCATAACAAGTATTTAGGGAAAGATATCCAATTTTTTCATAATTGCGAAGATATTCAATATATCTTATATTCTAATATTGATCAATTAAGTAATATTATAGAAACCGATTTGGAGTCTCGAGAGTATTTATATAATTTTCTGAAAGATTATATATCTAAAAGAGTTTCTCTTAATGAATTAGATCTAAGTAGGGAATATAATAAAGAATTTTTTAATATTTTCTCAACTATCGTAAATATAATAGATGATGGCGGTATAGGTATTAATTATAAAAATTTTATTAATTCTTATCTATATTCATCTAGTATATTATTTAATGAAATGAATGATATATTGAATGAGTATATAAAATTATATCCACTAAGTAATAAGGATATAGTTCGGGAAAAAGTGACTGTACATGAACCAAAAATGATAAAAGTTTCGGGTGATTATATACCAACAAGTGAATTCGTAGATTATTCAGTATTATATGTAAAAACTCCAAAAGATAGATATGAATTATTATCTCCTTATTCTTTAGAGGATGAAAAATATTATATCAATGAGTTTCGCAAAGAAGATGATACTAAGAAAGATTTTAACTTGGATAATATACTTTCTATAGAACACTTTATAAGAAACTATATAAAACAAAAATAAACAATGGCTGCAGAAGATATAGAAAATAAAGTAAGAAAAATGTCTTCCCAGAAACCAGAGGATGGGAAAGACTTACAACAACTCCAAGAAGCACAAAACCAGATTGTTCAGATAAATGCAGAACGTCAGAGGAACTTACAAACAGCTAGACTCGAAAATAATGCTGATGCGGCTAATAATGAAACTATGAGTCAAGCTGTAGAGATGGCTGCTCTTGGAGGATTAGGTGGTGGAGCAGCAGTACAACAACAAGTACAGGCAATGAATCCACAAACTCAGGCTGTCTTAGGAAAATATGGTCTTGGACAACCTAAAGTACAGCGAACATCTTCAAGGAGTGTACAAGTAACTCCACAGAAGATAACAATAAATAATAACACTACGAACACGACGACTAATAACGTTGCTGTTCCCGCTGCTAATATTGGTGGTCCTGTCCAAGGGAGAACATTAGCAGTAAAACAAAATCCAGATGAAGGACAGGCTCGATTTAAAACTTGGATATCTAATGCCTTTGCTAAACAGAATCAACAAGCAGCGGCCAGAGAAAAAGAATATCAACGTCGTGAATGGTCCTTGACAAGAAGTACTAATAAATTAATGAAACACTTATCTGACTTAGGGAAGAGTGTTTCAGAGAGATTAGACCCTAAAAGAATGGCTAGTACTGTAGGTGGACAATTTAAAACTATTCTCTTCCTCTTTGGTACTATGTTCTTAGCTAAACATTGGAAGAAGGTTATCAGTATAGGTGCTAGTATTGAACGATTTTTCTTAGGGGCAAGAAATAAGAATGGTGGTAGAAGTAGATCTGGACTTGCAAAAATGTTAATATCTGCTTTTGGTGGAGATCCTGAAGGTAAAGATGGTATTGTTGATTCTTTAGGCAAACTTTTCTGGAATAAAGAAAAAAATGGTATTCTTCAACTTTTAGGAGATAAAATTAATAATTTTTTTAAAGAACGAGGTGATGCAATAAAAGCAATTAAAGTTCCTGAGTTAGATTTAGGTAATCTTCCAGATACTGTAACAAAACTAATAGAATATTTAGGAAATATTCTTAAGGCTGGTTTTGGAGGTGCTGATGCTATAAAAGATATAGTTAGTTCTAATATTAAACAAGTTGGAAAAGAAAATTCTATGGTTAGTGAAGCTATGGAAGGAAGAGCTTTTAAATCTGCTAAAGGAGTTAATGTTAAAAATACTTCATGGGGAGACGCTACCACTGTTTCTAAACCCGGATCAAATGGATATTTAAATTCTTGGGATATTTCTAGTGATAATAAGATAACAAATACTGCCGGAGAGATAAGACAAGCAGGAACTATTTCTAGAATGCTTAATGACAAAACTAGTAATACTGTAAATGTTGCTGGTGTAATGTCAGGAATGGAGAGGCTAAAGAATACTGCAGATACTAAAGGTGGAGTATTAATTAGTGAAGATTTTATATCAGGACTTCGAAATTTAATAGATACTAAAGGATTATTTAACAATGAAGATTTAAGCATTAAGAGATTTAAATTTGTTAAAAGAGAAAAAACCGATGATGACTACTATAGAGAAGGAGCTGATTGGAAAAGAAGAGGGGTTGAAGGATTTGCAAAAAGATCTGCCATAAATGCTGGGAGAAATGTTGTTGGTGCAGATGGATACTTGGCTGATATAGGTGATGCAATTGCTACTGGAGATATTATTCAAGATCCTGCATGGAAAGCTGTATCTGAAGGAGTTAAAGGATTGTGGAATAAAGCTTGGGCTGATAAGTATACTTTAGATATGGTTCCTTTAGATGATCCTAGACAAGGAGAAGTATTAGAAGTAGAAGAATATGATGGTCCTGAGTATAATGTAAATTCTCATACTGGAGCTAGAAAAACAAAGAAAGTTAATAAATCTGTTTTTGAATTTTATGAAGCTACTCCTAGTTTCTTTGAAAAAGTGAGAGCTAGATTAGGAGAGAAATTAAATAATAAGAATTTTAATTTCAATACATCTGATGAAGCATCTTTGAAACAGATGGAAGGTCTTATGACTCAGTTAAAAAAGAAACAATTAGAGGATAACAGGAAATATTTTGAAGCAAATCATATTTCTTTTGATCCAGTTATTAAAAATATTCATAGCGATATAGATATTAATAAGCAGTTTGAAGGTTATTATAACGCTATTAGTGAATCAGAAAGAAGAGATAAAGAATTTGATAAAAAATATGAAAGTTCTCCTATGAAAAAAAGTGGTGAATTTATTTCTAACTCTATTAGTAATATGGTAGGTAATTTGAAAGATCGTTTTGGAGGAGTTAAGGCAAATAATTCAGTAGGGATAAAAACAAAATATATTTCTAAGGCAGAGTCTGAACAGAATTCAAGGAAAGCATTTGAATTTTTTAAGAAAAAAGGATTTACTGATGAACAAGCATCAGGCATGTCTGGAGTACTTCATTTTGAGAGTGGAGGTATGAATCCTAGAGCAATAAATGAATGGGAAAAGAATAGAAACCTTAAACCTACTGAAGAAGGATTTGATAATTATGGACGAGGTATTGCTCAGTGGTCTAATGAGAGAATAGACCAGTTTGCCAAATGGCATGAGAGTAAATATGGTAAAAAACTACCACCTAATGAAGTAGAACTTGAAAAACAATTAGAGTATGTTTGGAAAGAAATGCAAGAAAGACCTGCATTTATGAAAGCTATGAAAGATTCAACAACTGTTTTTGATGCTACTGATGTTATGATGAGGGGATTTGAAAATGGTGGTCCAAAGAGTTTAGCTTCAGAGGAATTAATAAATGAAACTTACCCAAAAGATCCATATAATAATCAGATGAAGAATAGATTGCCTAGAGCTTTAGCGATTTTTGAGAAATTTGGTAATCCTTCACCTCAAGAAAATACAACTATTTCTCCTGATACGTCTGGAACTTATCTGGCAGATAATAATAATTCTTCTACAACTCCAGATAATTACGTAGAACAGAAGACAGATAAAGGATCTAGTATACCTACTTATGATTGGAGTACTGCAGGTGTTAATTCTTTTGGGAGTGATTCTGGATTGATAATGGCTCAGAATAGTGTTCTTTCCCCAGAAAAGATTACTCCGAATACACCAACTTCAGAAGGGGCTATTCCTGGTAATACTTCAGAATCTGCTGGACGAGAATTAATAGCTGATTTAGGAAAAGATAAGACTGAAGATATTTATGCCAAAGTTTCTGATGTTAATGAGAATATAAAACTTCTTCAACAAGGACAGTTAGCTCAAGCAGAGGCAATTAATAATATTGCATCTGGATTAGGAAATATGACGATTAATGTAAATACTTCTAGCAATCAGAAAACTTCAGTAAACACATGGACTAATAAACCTAATAAAGTATAATATATGGAAGATACTAGTCAAGATACAGTAGTAAGTGCTGCAAAATTAAATACTCCATTTTATTATGATAAACAAATAACTAATCGATTAACTTCAGTATATCTTCATGCTAATAGAATATTAGATGGTGATAAGTGGAAAGAACCAGATGAACCTGTTGATGATGATGGATATATGATACGTCCATTGTGTAGAGCTATATTAGATGAAGATTATCAAGTAGCTGTTTCTAATTCATGGTCTCAATTTGGTGAAGATGAAATAGGATCTTTATTTAATTCACTTAAACCTTATGCTCCTTATGCTGCTCACTTAGCTAATGCAGCTAGTAGTATGTTAGGAACAATGGAAAATATGGAAATCTCAAAAGATCCAAATGTTAACTCAAGTTTTTCAACTGTAATGAAAAAATTAGTTACTGGTGTTAAGGATGTATCTGAAAAAGGGGCAAAAATATTAAATAAATCTTTAGTTGCACAAGGAGCTAGATTTTCTTACTATTCAGGTACTGGAGTAGGTTTTGGTAATTTAACAATGAAATTTACTGTTTTTGCAGGATATTTACAAAACTATAAAACTGGTAAATTTGAGTGGAAAACTACTGAAGAACAGTTAAGCGAACTTTATCCATATATCATGGGAAAATATACTAATGGGATATTAGACAGTAAAACAGGAGAAATTCAAGGAACAGGAATAAATTCTGGAGTTAAAGGAGAAACTGCTGAATTAATAAATGAATTCTTTTCTTGGCAATTACCTCCAGGAGGATATGAACCGGATACTATTAATATAGATAAAGTTCAGGTTGGTACTCTTAAGCTTAGATTTGGTGTATTTTATTCATTACCATCTCTTGTATGTACTAATGCTCAATTTCAATCTTCAAAACAAATGGTAAAACATTGGAATGGTACGCTAAATAAATTAAGTCCATTATTTTGTGATGTAGTACTTACTTTTCAACCTGCTACTAAATATTCTGATGATGCATTAAAAAGATTTATAAGTGGAGAGAATGAGAAAGATGCTGTTACTAGTACTAAAACTGGATTAAATAATAAATTAATTGAAGAGAAAAATAAACTCAAGACGTTATTAGGAGGTTAAAATATGAGTAATGTTTCAGCAACTGAATTTTTCAAATTTGGAGAAGGAATTAATAATTCTTCTAAATATCCATTTTATTATGATAGGAATTTAGTAAATGAATTAATTTCTGTATCTCTTCATGCTAATACTTATACATCTGATGGAGGTATTACATGGCAAAAAGTACTTCCACCAGTAGAAACTAGTGGAGATGAATATCCTTACTCTCTTGAACCATTAATTAGATCTGTTTTAAGTGAAGATTATCAAGTAGCTGTTTCTAATACTTTCTCAGAATTTGGATATGATTTTTTAGGTAACCTATTTAATCAATTCAAACCTTATGCTCCTTATGCTGCTCACTTAGCAAAAATGTTAAAACAAGCTAATGAAAAAGAGGAGGAAATGAAAACAGGAACAGAACAAGAAAAAAGAGATATAAATTCTACAGTAGGACAAGTATTGGATAAGTTTACGGATAAAGTATATGAAGTAGTAGAAAAAGCACCAAGTTTATTGAATCGACACTTAGTTGCACAAGGGGCTAGATTTTCTTACTATTCAGGTACTGGAGTAGGTTTTGGTAATTTAACTATGAAATTTACTGTTTTCGCTAATTGGATAGATGGAGAATTTAAATCAACTCATGATCAATTACAAAAATTATATCCATATTGTTTTGGAAAATTTGTACAAGCATTAGATGATAGTGGAAATATAACTGGAACAGATGTAAATTCAGGAACCTTTATTTCAAACAATAAAGATTTAGTAAATAGATATTTTGGTTGGCAGTTACCTCCAGGAGGATATTTAGCATCAGTTAAAGAGATTGATGAAGTTCAGTTTGGTACCCTTAAATTGAAATTTGGAGCTTTCTATTCATTACCAAATTTAGTGGTCGAGAGTGCTCAATTTCAGTTCTCGAAGCAAATGATAAAAGTAAGAAAACCTGGACAAACTATTAATGATATTACCCCTTTATCTTGCGATGTAACACTTACATTCAAGCCAGCTACTAAATTTACTGATAATGCTCTTCGTAATTTTGTTAGTGGAAAATCAATGGAGAAAGAGAGAGAAGTTATAGAGTCAGTTCTAAGTACCAAACTTACTGATGAAATGATAAAAAATGCATTACTATTAAAATAAGAAATAATGTATACTAAAAAAGATGTAATAATTAGTAATAAGGAAAATCTTTCAAATTATATAGATGGAATTGATGTATATAACTCTAGCATTTTGATATATTTAAATAATCCAAATATTGAAAGAGAATCTTATGAAATAACAGCATATGAATATAGACCAGATCTTATTGCAGAAGATTATTATGGTTCTGTTTCATATGCTGGCCTCCTAATGTTACAAGCTGCTAGAGGACTTGAAACTTATAAGCAAGGAGCAATTTTAAAATTAATTCCAAAAAGGATATTAGATAATATATTAAGTAATATTTAAGATATGAAATATACAAATTCTTATAAAGTTTCCATTAATTTCACTCCATGGTTTGATTCTGGGTATAGATTTGATAATATCCATATGTATGAAGAACTTGGTGGAACGATAGCTAGTGGAGAAATTAGTATGTCACATGATGGTTCTGGAGAAGCTCTTAAATTAATTACAGATCAATATACTGGACAGATAACTTTGGAGAAAGAAGGTGGAAATGTTTATAGTATTGATATTTTCATAATTAATAAAAAATATTTTAAAAATTTCTTAACTCTAAATTTTATCTGTATAAAAGATAAGAAATTTTATACAGAACTTATACAAGCTGAATGGGATGATATTACTTCAGCTATTGAATCTTTATATCCAGGAAAAAAGGATATAAGATGTAAATGTGATATTAATAATAAACTTACAATTTTTCAGAACTCAGAAACAAATCAATCATTATGTTCTAAGTTATCATATGGATTTAAGAAAAAGTCTATATTTGCTTATGGGTGGGAAGGATATTTAATAAAAGAAATTATAGGTATAGATTCTGGAGGTCATCAGGAACCATATTATCAAATTACAGGAAATGCTGAATTCCATCAGTTAGATTCTTATAATTTAAATTATAATCAGAAGATATATTATACTCCAACTAATCCATGGGAACCAGTTAAAGGAGATGAGAATAATGGAGAGCAAGCAAATAATAGTACAGATGATTATACAGATCTTCAACCTAAAAATTCTAGAACTCTTCAGTTTTATGAAGACTATACGATTGTAGGAAAAGATTTCGAACAACTTATGCATAATTATTGGAGAAACTTGGGATATATGAATTCTGATTTCTTCACTGCATTTAGAATAAAAGACTTTAATATGCCTAAATATAAACTTGGTGATATTTTGAAGTATAAACGTGAGGAGCAAGAATCAGAATTACCATTTAAATTATTCCTAGTTCGATCTAATGAATTGTTTATGGCTATTGAAGGTTCTGATTTTGTAGGCCCTGATGGAGAGAATTTTTCTTGGACTTCATTATTATCAGGTGTAGAAGAGAAAGAAGAAATATTACCAATTGTAGATCCAACAAATTAAATAGAAAAATATGAAAGAAGCAGATTTATACTATACTGGAACAATTGTAGAAGTTTTAGATAAAGTATTGTATGAAATAAAGGTGGATATCCCAGGAATAAAATCGGAAGTTAAGGCATTTCCATTTAGAGGAGAAATAGATGAGCCAAGAGTAGGTGATTTCGTATTTCTTAAGTGTCTTGATCCAGTATTTCAGAGTTATTACTTATATCAAAAAATAAAAGAAAATGATTATATAGGTTTTAGAAGTAATGGAAAAATGGTAGATATTACACCTGATTATATAAGGGTTGCTATTTTTGATCCAGGAACTGAGTATAATGATCCAGATAATAATCCTAGACCTGAACCAACCGATTGGGTGACTATAGATAAAGATGGAAACATGGATATTAATATGAGATCTAATGTAACTATCAATATAGGAAAAAATTGTGATGTTACTATAAATGGGAAAACAAATGTAGAATTAGTTGGATCTGCAGTAGTTAAAGGATCTGATATTACACTTAAAGGTCCTGGAACATTAACAGTAAAGGGTAAAGTAGTAGCGGGAGGACATACAGCTCTCGGACCTTTTGTATTATCACCTACTTTCTTAACTCCAGGATCTCCTATACCTACATCAGATACTATATTATTAGAGAGTTGATATATTATGAAAAATTTATTAAGTGCATTGTCTGCTAAAGCAGCTCAATCAATATCATTAAAGAAATATCAAGATTCTCTTCCTGAGTTTAAGGATGAATCTAATGAAATAAAAGATCCTGAAGCAAAAAAGAAATATAAAGAAACTTTAGATAATGCTAAAGAGGATATGAAGAAGAGAGGGGAGGAAATGCTGGATAAAGCTAATGAAAAACTTGGTCAGATGTATAATCAAATGATAGAAGATTTTAATGAGCTTGGACAAGATTTAGGTCATCTTTCAGTAGGAACAGCTCAATTTGCTGCGAGAATTGCAATGGTTCCTCCAGCATTGATTTCTGTAACTCCTATGGGTCCTGGCGTTTCTGCTCAATTAGCTCCTCCATTACTTCAACAACTTAAAGCTGAAGGAGATAATCTTAGTGCAGTTTATGATAGAGTTGATGCTAAGGTAAGTAAACTAGGATTAAAATCTCTTATGGGAACTATACCGGTCGTTGGATCTGTAATGAGTATTGTAGAAACTACACAGGCAGTTGCTAAACCATTAATTGCACTAGTTGGAGCTAATGTTGGTGATATCATTGATGATCTTCCTATTCCTGAAATAGAAATACCAATACCTATTCCTGACTTAAGTGCAGCAAATTGTTCTGCTTTTTCTCCAAAAGATTTAGATCTTACGAATATATCAGCATCTAACTGTAGTAAATTTGTAGCTCTCAATGATAATGATCCTACAGTTAAATGTAATAATTGTAAAAATTATAAATCAAGATTATGAATTACCTACTTTCAACAGGTCAAATAACAAATCAAGTAGAGTATTATATTATAGATCTTTTCAAACTTTACTTAAATATCTGGCCAAAGGATATTCCGGGAGCATCTAAGATTGGGTTTAACTTTATTTTTACTAATACCAAGAAAAAAGATTTAGCATCTGAAATTACTGGTAGAGTAGAACAGTTAATAACAAAAATAAAAGAGAAATTTACAAAAACACTTGATATAAAAATTGTTTCACTCGACTTAATAGATGAAACAAAAGTAAAACTAGTAATAAGTGTTAATCAGGTAGAGTCTGATGATATACTAGTTGATATAAATGAAACAACAGGATAATTATTATGAAATCATTACAAGATTATATAGATATTTATAGAGGAATAGCTAATAAACTTAATATTACCGGAGATTCTGTAGAGATTTTGTCTCAGATGTTAGCTAATGCATCTTTTATTAGTGAAGTAGAAAACATAGCCTATGCACAAGAAGCATCTCTTGAGAAATCTACACTTATCAATTCAAAGATTCAACATTGTGTAGATGATATGTATTCGGTATTTCGTGGTAGTTGTCCTCGCGTAATTCTTAATATAAAACCCACTAAGTATTTAAGTTTTAATATCTATGATGAAATTATAAGTTCTAATAGTTTTAAAGCTTATTACTTAGGGTATTATGATAAAAATTATACACGGCCGGGAGGTTATGGAGATGATAAAGATATAGCTGGAGACGAAGGTTTTGTATACTCTCCAATTACAATGTCTCCGGCTGTGAATGATACTGATACTTATACTATTATATGTCTAATTGCAAAAGAAACTGTTTCTAGGAAGTGGGTCTTAAATCAAAACAATACTTATTATGTTAATTGTCTAGAAAATGATCTCTCTGATGATTTTTGGGTTAAAGTTAATGATAATTTCTTCTCAACAACTAGATTATTTTCAGGACATATATTAGATGGTAGTATTTTTGATCTTACTCTCCCTGGATTTGGTTCTAGACTTTATGTAGCAGATATCTTTAGAACAGTGATGGAAAGAGAAGAAACACAGACTCCAGCAAATACAGTAGTAGAAGCTCTTTATTATAAATTTTCAACACTCTTGGGGTATAATACTTCAGAATTAAAAAAGCTTAATATTCGTGGAGCTGAGATGGTAGAATTTGATCCTTCTTGGTTGAGTGGACGAAATTATGAAATTTTAGGAACTGGTCTTGCTAGTATGTCTGAAGTTGATAGAGATAACTTAATTACTATCCATTACAAAGCTAATCGTGATAGATATGTGAATTCAATTTTACGTAGTAATTCTGATATTGGTACTGTACTTGAAGAGACTTATCCAAATAAAATCATTTCAGGTGGAACAACTTATAGATTTAGTAGTTCAGCACAAAGTAATTCTATCACTATCTACTATGTTCCATACTCTAATTCTACAATTTTAACAGAAGATGAAAAAACTAATTTTATTGAAACTAAAGGAGCTTACTATATAACTGATAAAATTACTATAGAAAGAGGATCTCAATATACAGCTATTTTTAACTTAGATGTAGAGATATATCAAAATAGTAGTATAGATTCAGAAGTTGGTGATATCTTGGATAATTATAGTAATAAGTTCAATATTAAATTTCCAGAGTTAACAGAAGAAATAAAATCTCTTATAAGTAAAATATCTAACGTAAAGAGAATAATTGACATGGAAATAACTTATACTAATGAAGATGGTTCTGTAGTTTCTCCTGAGATTGTATATGGAGAAGGGAATGTTGTATATTTCTCAATTAACTACATTATTAATTCAGTTATAGAATCATGAAAATATATATACCTAAACACTTAAGAAATATAGAAATCATAGATCAGCTTTATAGAATGATTGAAGATTACGAGGAACAATATTCTTCAGTAGTTTCAACTCAACAAGGTTCATTTGATGATTATTATATTTATTCTGGAAGTGATCCGGTGAAAAATTTCTTGAGATTATGTATTCCAAAATCAAGTCTCCCAGATAATCAAGATTACGAAGAGGTTATAAACTATCTTAGTAAATTATTTTATAGTGTAAAAGGAACTATTCAAGTATTTAATTATATGATACAGTATCTTCCTTTAGATTTCGATGGAGAGATTATATATGACTCAGGAGAAATAACAGTAAACTTTGAGAACTTAAGTGTAGAAAATGAAAGCTTATTTTACGAACTTCTTAAGAAATTTTTAGATGCACTTATATATTATACCAGACTTAATACTAATATAGGTTCTGGAAGTATAGATCTAACTATTCAAAGTAAGTTTCAGAATTATATTGGAGCAAACTTAAGAAGCTATAACAAAATGACAGTAACGCCCTATGAAATTGATTATCAATAATAACAATTTTACGGATATCGGAACAGTAGTGTTTTACAGTCAAGATGACCTAGATAACCGTGAATACAGTAAAGTTCAGTACAGATCTAACAGTTCTTTACTTTACAATAGAGACTTTAGTGAGTATGACTTTTCGTATAACATCACTAAAGATAAGTTTAATGATAAATTTTTAGTAAATTATCTAGGAGAAAAAACCCTGAAAGAAATCGGAGAAACATCAAATTCCCTAGAAAAAATAGAATCAATAATATTCCCAACATCCTCTAGAGAAAATTTAACAGAGGAAAATGATAGATATTTCGGAACTACTATAATATCCAATCAGGTATTCGCTCTTTTTAAAGCCGCCGCTGGAATTAAACGTCTGGAGTTATATGAGGGAATAATCGATAAAAATAATAACAACTCTAGAGGTAGTGACTTTATAGATACTGATTCAATGGCCGCCGCTGGAATTAAACCTACTTCTATTCCTAACTTTATATTAATTTTAGGACAACCAGACGAGACTACAAGCGGCGAGGATTTAGTAAGCGAGAAAGAACTCCTTGATGAAGTTACTGGAGAGAAGATGATTTGGATGCTAATTTCTAATAACTCTGAGGTGGAGAGTGTAAATCTATCTTATAAATCATGGGTAGATAGTACAAATCCTAACAGAAATATGAATAAGTATCTTCTTAGAAATGATGAATACTGGTCTACAATAGATTCAGTTGGGATAATAGAGACTGTTGAAGATGTTCCAGAGATTCTAATTGATGCGAATTCTAGTACTCTCTTAGGAAATGAGAAAATAGAAGATAATAGATTATTAATTCTAGGAAATAAACGAGGATTAATTGAGATGTATAAAGGAGCCGGAGATTATCCTAAGTACTTTCCTTTTACTACGTATAAAATTGGAGATAAAGTAATTCTAGGTGGAAAAGTTTGGGAATCAGTATCAGATAATAACTTTAATAATAATCCGGCGCTCTCATCTAAGTGGATTCTTTCAGAGTTTCTAAATATAAATAAACCAATTAGAATAGTTGTATCAGTAACCCCAGAAATCGGAGGAACTTGCAACCCTATTGGAATAATATCTATCCCTTCTGTCAAAACTCCTATTGATTTTAAAATATATCCTAATCCTGGATATGTTTTGAATGAAGATATACCATGTCTACTTGATGTGAAAGATTTAATTCCATTTCCGCCAAGTAATAATTTTAATTATAATATTCCAAATAACCTAATAACAGTAACTAATTGGGAAGAGGTTCTAAAAACGAATCATCTAATCTTCAACCTAAAATATACAGGATCTTATATAATCTTGAAAGCTATGATATCTGGAGAAAGTGATGTATATGATTATGGTGAATGGAAAAGAAAATTTGGAGAAAATAACTTTATAGTATCTGAATTAATTATAGGTGATGAAACTAAATATGATCCTTATATACAAGAAGATGGTAAAGTAGATGTCCTAATTAATCAGAGAGCAGAAATTAGAATACCAGAACTTTCAGGGTATATTATTTCAAGAGTCTTAGCAAAATATGAAAATGGAGATCCAGATGCACCAGAAATATATTATCCGGAACAAATCAATACCGTTAATAGTATTGTGATTCCTGAAGTTAATTTCTCGGCTGCTACTCTTACATTAGAACTTAGTAGTAAACGAGTAACTATTAGTATTATAGAGTTCTCTGGGTTTGAAGTATCTAATAATTCATTAAAGATAAATTCTGGAGGTAATGCTGTATTTAAGTTTATTTCTGAAGATTATCCAAATAGTAACTTGGAAAAAGTTATTATAGAAGACTCTCAAGGAAATTCATTAACTATTAATAAATTTACAGCAAATGGAAGTATTCAGAGTTTCGGTCCATCTCAGGTATCACTCAGGTCTGCAAATATAAATACTCCAGAAGAAGGAGAATATACCTTGAAGTTAATGAATATATATTATAATACAACCATAAAACTTATAAAGAGATAATATGATACTAAATAATACACACGTTCAAGGACTGTTTTTGTATTCAGAAGAAACTGAATATGAGAAAGGGGATTTTGTTGTCTATGGAAATACTATCTATATCTGTACAGCTAAAAATCCAACTAATAAAACAAATAATACTGTTTCTGGTGTTATTCCTGAAGAGAGTTCTGATAATTATTCACCATATTTAGGAGATAAATTAAATAACATAGAAGAGTATTTTAATTATATAAATCATTCAGAAGAAGAACAAGGCAAAGAAGATAAATTAATTACTGCACATCTTCTATCTCAAATTTTATCCACATACATGATAGGATTTGATGAAAAAGGTATAATTTCTGAATATGTTTATCTTAATTCTGGAGATGATTCATTATCTATTTCTTCTGAGTTATCTGATTTTCTGAACGGAACTGGAATTGACTCTAAAAATATCTTATCAATGATCTTAATCTCTCCAGAAATTAATAATGCTGTATTTAAGATATCGAGAAATCTTCCAGAAATAAGTGAGGTTATATTTAATGATGCTTCTGATATTTATCCAGAAGACGCTAATTATGTAATTCTACGACAATACACTTATACTAATGAACCTAACTCAGATTCTATTTATAGACTTCAAGAATTAATAGATCCTATGGGTTCAGTTGTTAGATATAGATACGGAAAAGGTTATAATAATGGAGATCAGAATACTTTTGATAGCGTTACTTCTTGGTTACCTAGTAGTATTGATAAAGATTGGATGGAAAATATAAAAAAACTTGAAAAACTTTACCTAGATAAAATCGAAGAATTAAATAACTTAGAAAAATCATTAGTAAATAATTTCCGTTTTAAAGAATATCCAATTCCAGAAACAGCTAATGTAATAGAATTTCAATGTACTGATAATACAAAAGATAACTACCTTCCTGTATCTGGATTTGATAAGGAGTCATTTATTCTTACAGTAATTACACAGGAAAATAATACAAATACAACAATTTCTGTAGATCTTCTTGACGCCTATATGAGTCATGATGCAATTTCTAGTTATTACTTAACAGATAGTAGCGCTCTTGTTATAGTTCCTGGAAAAACAGAGGGAAATAAAGGAGAAATTGTCAGACTTTATGTGACTAGTGGAAACATAGTGAATATATTTTATAGAGATAAGTACAAGAAATGAAAAAGATAGAATTAATAACCACTACTTCCGATAATATTTCTATATCACAAGTAACAGGACAAGAAAATGAGAAAGAATTTTACTTAACTGGAAATAATCGAGCATTAGTATGTAATGATTCAAATTATAGAATGACCAGAATATCTGAGTTAAGTAATAAATTAAAACTCAGAGATTGGAATGTAACTAATCGGAGGTTTGTTATCCCAGGTGAAGATGGCTCAGAAGGGAATCTACGAGTATGTATTGATGATTATTCTAAAGGTTCTGGAATAATAAATGAGGTTGATGAAGATACAAGAAGTATTGAAATTGATAAATATGAATTAACTGAAGAAGAAAAAACTCAATTTAATTCATATCTAGATTACCTCAAGAATAATAAAAATAATTACTTAAAAGAAATATATAACTTATATAATAGTATGAATAATAACGAAATTTATTTGTATAGTACTTCAAAAAATGTGGTTGATATTCTAAACAATTCTATTACTATCGATGTTATACCATTCAATTCTGATATCTATACCAATACAGTAGATTTAACAGAACTAATAAATTATTCCGTTAGTCCTGGAGTTTCTACCAAAATTGATCTTGGAATTCAATATTCTAAGTATGAAACTAAGTATGTCGAGGATCCTGAAGATAAAGAAAAATTAATTTTAGTAGGTAACGAAAAGTTATATTCCAAAGAAACAACATTTTCAGGACCTAGATATAATAAACAAGGAGAATTAGTTTCTAAAGACTACATAGAAGAAATTGGATCTGATATTGTAATTGAATGTATTAATAATATTATTAGAGTTGTATCTAAATCAACTGACATAGATGAATGTATTATTAGTAATTGTACAATAACTTATGGAAAATTATAACACAGGATATAGTACTTATGTTATTGGAAATTCTAGTAATATATCCAATAGCTTAGAAGTAATACTATATAATAAAAATGATGATTGGGATCCTAAGTTACCAAAAATATCTCTCTATAATATTAAACAAGTTTACTCTAGCCTGCTTACTTCCTCTGGTGGTAATTATATTAGATTAAGTCGAACTACTTCTAAAGAACCGTTTAAATACAAAAATAATCTTCCTTCTGGATTTACTGTAATAATTTATATGAGTGTAATAGATAATACTCCTATTGGTTATACAGAATTTTTAAATCCTCAAGGAAAGGGTAGTAATATAAATATTTATGTATCTTTAGATTCTAGTATATCTAGTCAAATCCAGATAAATCTTAGTAATTCTTTGGATCAACTAAAGAATAATTCAACAACTGGAAAAAACTTCTTAGATGATATAAATTTATATAACTACCCTGGAGCGAAAACTATAAAGCAGGACCTAGGAACTGATAATTACCCTAGATATACTTCTCATGTATACCATATTCAAGATAATGAACAAATGAATCTTCTCTTGGATTATGGTATTGGAAATAGTACTGGTTTTCATAAAATCAATTTGAATCATGATGTTAATATAGATCCTTACTCACATAATTATGAAAATCATCAAATTGGATTTTATGGAAAAGATATTGTATTATATTCTTGGACAGGTAATAAATATTCTATTAAATCTTTGGTAAAAAAGACAAGATTTGGTAATCCTGAAGTATATACGACTTCATCAGGAGCAGACTATTCTATTTTCGAGGATATGAAAAGTAATCAAGAAATATTCTATTTTTCTGGGAGATTTATAATTACTATTGGAACTAATTATCCTAGTATTCTTGAATTATATGATACAGAAAAAAGTCAATGGATCTCAACAGATTATCAAAATTTCTTTTTAGATACTCTTGATCCTAGAAGTAGAATTATATCTATTCCTGGAAATATTTCTAATAAAAGTATTACTAACTACATTCCTAGCATTAATAGCACTTTTTTAAATTTAACTGATTATACTAAATACACAAATATCAATATTATCAAAAAAGTTGGAGATTGGTATGTTTTTAAAAATAAACAATCCTCACAAAAAGATTTTCATATCTATAGTTGTATTGATAGATTAGTATATACAGTAAATACAGATGAAAGTCCGATACTAATTAATAATAGTCTTTTAATGATTCATACAGTAGATGAAGATCTGGGGTTAGATTATTATACTATCTACTATGAACCAGGAATTAGTTATTATACAGAAAGAGCTAGAGCAACATCAAGAAATTCAGAATTAGAGTACTCAGAGGAACTTGGAATATTAGTTAGTAAGGATGAAGAGTTTGAAAAATATAAGGGATATTATAATGAGGGAAAAATATTAGTAATTCATCGAAATAACCCAACAGGTATATTTGGAACTATTCTTACAGGATTTAGAAGAAGCTATTTTAAAGCATCTCTCAAAACAGAAGTACCAAAAATTATAGCATCTATCTCTGGACTACTATATTACATTGATGAAGATGGATACTTAAATTATATATAAAATTATGAGAGTTATTTTTGAAAAGGAATTCTTAGAGAGTATAAGAAGGATAGATAACACATTAAAGATAACCAAATATGTAATAGGAACAATTTATAATTCATATACAGTTGGAGAAGAATTCATGGAGAAATTATTTTCAGGTTCTTATCTGTATAATGATGTTAGAAAAACCTCAGAATATCCTCTAAATTCAATCTGGGATAGCAATAAAAAACTCTTAAAAATTAACATTGATATCCCAGAAGAAGAAAAAGCAGCTTTAGTTGAACCTAGTTCAGAATATTGTTTTATTTATTGCTATGGTATATATCCAGATCGAACAGAAAGAATAGCATTTATAATAACAGAACTAGAGGCTGCTGAAAGAAAAATAATTAAGTTCAATAAATTAGATTTAAATATATCGTCTAATCTTTTTGAATTATCTTTTCCAGAATATACAGAAGCAAACATTGAAACAATAGCTGATAGTGATACTGTATTCTTGGAAGGTATAGGTATTGATTATGGAGTTAATATTTTTACCTCTCCTGAAGAAAAAATAGTAACAAAAAAATCTTACTATAAATATATAAGAAATAAGAAAACGAGTGGACATAGTAGCTCATTCTTATATAATAATGTATCCGGTGAGAAGATATACAATAACTCTGTGATTAGGCAAATTACATCTATTCTATCGTTTTCAGCATTAGAAGATACTAGTAGTCTTAAGAAATCTGGAGGGTATATAAATCTATTAGGAACATTAGAATGTGATATGTATAGATTGATAAATGATTATAATATTTCAAAAATAAAAGAAAAAGTTAAAATAGATATAACATCTCTGCCTGTAATTGAAATTTTGGTAAAAGAAAGTAATGGACTAGAATTTAGGGTAGATCAACTAAATAAAAGATTAATATATTCTGCTAATACTACTGGAAAAGAGTTAAGTTCGGTAATAGTCTTAAAAATTACTAATCTAGATCCAATAACAAAAAAGACAAGTATTATAGAATCAGGAGAGATTAGGTTAACTCAATTTGCAATATAATAAATCATGAAACTATCTTTAAAAGAATTTGTTGAGGCTATAACAGAGATAGATAAAAATATAGGATTTTCAAAGTTCGTGAAGTATATTTTTATCTTCTGTTTGGTCTTAGCTATATTTAATTATAAAACTATAATAAAGGATACTATAGAAATATATTCTGAGATTTCTGATAAGATACATTCTGAGAAGATGGAACTTAGAGATCAGTTATTAGTAGAATTAAAACCTCTCCTTACAGAGTTCAGAAGCAATTCTAGAGCTGATAGAATACTATACTTCGAATATCATAATTCTAAAGAAAATCTAGTATCTATTCCCTTCAAATACGTAGAACTTCTCCAACAAGATAACGGTTTTGCTGTACCTTCCATAGATCCAGAACAGTATAAAAGTATAAATACTGGATTGATTACTAGTATCTATGAAGATATTAAGTTTGGAGAAATTGTATACTGTGATGGTCCAAGGGATAGCGTATTTATGGAAAAATACCCTGGGATATACGAATTAGTAAATAGTAGAGATGGTTCTAAAAGACAAATATTTATTAGTATTCCTGGAATAAATCAACCTATTGGATTAATCATTCTGGAGTGGATAAATGAATCTAATATAGAGTTGAATGTAGAAGAAATTAAGAAAACTGCTACTTATAATTATATACCACGAATAAATGCCTTAATTCTATCAAAGTCGCCCGATAGAAACAAGTGGTTATAATTATGAATAAAATAAATAACAATAAAAACAAAAATTTATGAACGAAGAAGTTAAAATTTATGAAGATGCTACTTGGGGTAAGTATGGAAAAGATATTATTCCTAGTAGATTTTATCAGGTCTATAAAATTGAAGGTCCTTGGTTAGGAGATGATGAAAGTACTTGGTATGAATTCGATAGCGAAAATAAGAGTGCTGCAGTTTTAGAACCTGTATATCCTAATTACGAAGTCAATAAATATGGTTTGACTGGTGATAAAGAAGTGGTTAAAGTTACTATTACTCCTAGTGAAGAACTTAAATCACAATATCCAGATGCTTTAGTAAGTATTGATGGTAAATTCTATGATCTAGGTATTCTTAATAATCCTATTGAATTTTATATGGATAAAGATCATAAAGTTTCTATTATTTGGTCTACTGCAGAATTAGTTGAATCTTTCCGAATTATCAAAATTAAATAACAGAAATTCTCTTCTGAAAGCTTCAAAACCTAAATTATGAGAATAGACTTAGAAAAATTATAAAACTAAGTCTATTCTTTTATTATTTTATTCAATTATAAATAAATAATTATGAGTAGTTTAAATTCTTTTCAAATACAAATTTCCAGAAGCAAATACATAGAACGAGATAGAAGTATAGCAAGATTAAGGTTAAATCAACATGAATTCTTAGTCGGAGAGCCTGTTATGGTTAGATATTATTCTAACTCCGAACAAACAGAAACAGATACTATATTCGCTCTAGGTATTAAAAATGGAATAGGAGAAGACTGTTATCAAGTTGTTACACTTGGCGGATTAGATTTAGTTCGAGATGTAGTAACTGAGCTCCCAGACGTATCTCTTCTTGTACATGGAGAACTATATCTTTACAAGGATGAAGATGGGATTTGGAATTATGTATACGAAACTGGTGGGGTTAGACAAATAGAACCTATAACTGGTGGTCCTTTCATTTTTAGTAATATAGAAGATAAATACAGATGGTTTTATCGTGATGGAGTATTAAAACGGGAAGACGATTTCTATACTAAGTCAGAAATTAATGAAATGATCTCTGGTTGGGATGTTAATATTCAAGATGCTCTTAAAAGTCTAGAAGAAATTAAGAAGTTAACTTATAAAAACCATTCAGCTACATTTCCATTAAGAGTTAGTTTTTATGACTCTAACAGACAAGATGATGGTACTACTCCTCTTTATCAAACAGGAATTAGAACCGCTGTTAACTTCTTAATCAGAGTAACTATTCCTGATATAGATACAAAAACTGGAGAAACAAATACATACGAAGTTACTAATGATTGTATCTTAGAGCTAAATGGCACACAAATAACTCTCCCTGAAAGTAATAGATATACAGTCTTAGGTCTTACAAATACAACAGAATATAGATTATCTGTTAAATATACGGATCCAGATACAGGAATTATAAGAACTGCAACTTCATATTATACAGTTAAGTTTGGTTACAATTTCTACTATGGACAAATTCCTGAAAGTGGGTGGAATATAACAGAAGCTGCTTTAAATTCTCTTGAAAACACTGTAGTTGGAAATGAGAAATCAATTGTTACTTTCCAAGGAGATCTTAACTCACAGAAAATAGCTTTTGCATATCCAAAACTGTACGGAAATCTTATGAGTATTTATGATACAACTTCTGGAATGAATCATATAACTGATTATTCAATAGAGTCTTGTAAAGTAAATGATATTGATTACAATGTTTATGTAAAAGATGTTGCATTAAATTATAATAATTTTCAACAAGTTTTTTCATTCTCATTACCAACATTCTTCGAAGGAATATCTACAGAAAATTCTAGTGTAAATGCAACTGACTTAGAAAATCTGAGACAGGAGATTTTAGGTGGAGCTAGCATAAATTATAATACTCTTGGAAAACTTGAACAAATTATTAAAGGATTATCAATACGTGAAGGCTTTATTGGTGGTCCTGGAATTAATTTAGTACAACTTGAAGATGGTAGTACAGAAATTAGAGTCAATGTTGATAATTCTAGTATTGTAACTGATTCTAATATGTCTATAGCTGCTAAGAATATAAGCGGTGGAAAATATTAATAAATAAAATAAATTATGGCAAATAAAATAGGTTCAAATTTTTTATTACCCGCTAAAGTATTCCTAGATAAAAGACAAGGTATAGTTAGTGGAATAGGAGAATTAGGAACATGGGATTATGATAAATACCCTATTCCTGATGGATTTGAAGTATTTGTAGATGGAAAATGGTATACTTACTATAAGGATATAGAAAAAGATTCAATTACAGGCTTTTTCAGAATTCGAGGTGGTATTAATGTACTTCAAACCACAGGTTCATCTGAGGATGATGTTATGTCTCAGAATGCTGTAACTAATGCATTAAACGGATTAAATGAGAGAATTCAAGATATTATACACAGTCTTGGAACAGTTCTAGAGATACGATTACTTCCAGATTATACAATTTCGGGTAATCCAACAGTAGATGGAGGGCTTTATGAAAATGGAACTAGAATACAACCCTCTTTTGCTTGGGAAGTTTGGTATAATGGAATGAAATTAAAAAGAAAAGATGTTAGTGTAAGTATATATATAAACGGAAGTTTTTATTCTGGAGGAATGAATAATCCTAGCGAAGATGAAGATGAGTATACTTGGGTATGGATTTATAATCAAAATATTTCAAGAGATACTGTAATTACTCTATCTGTTTTATACGGTAATGGTAGTTCATCAGACTCTATTGGATCTGTTAGTATCTCTAAAAACATTACCTATGAATTTATTAATTCTAGAATTTGGGGTAAATCTAAAACAAACGATATTAGTAAGATTGTAATTGACGGAAAAACTTACGGAAATAGAAGTCTATCTAAAGAACGTTCAATTGTTTTAAATAATGTAGATTGTAGCGTAGATGATGAAGGTAATGATTATACTTCAGGATTATACATATATTACATGATTCCTACTGAAATTTATGGAGAAGTTAATGAAAGTGAAGATCCTATAAGACTTTTAACAGGAAATATGGAAAATAATGCTTTCTCTTGTAAATTTGGTGAAGAAGATTATTCTGTAATAGTATTTGATTATCCTCAAACAGGAGTTTTAAATATAGAATTTAAATAATATGGAAAAAAATAAAAAAGGTATAAATGTTTCAGCTCCTATAGTTCCTTATACTGATCAAGATACATACCCTACCCATGAAGCAATTTATGGAAAAGGTGGTTGGAAAAGTGTTAGAACAATAGAAGATCTTAAAGCTATTCCAAAAGAAAGACTTGAAGATGGCTGTATAGTAAGAGTTGTGGAATCAAGTAGCTCTTCAGGATCTGCAGTTGAATTTTATTACGATAGTAGTATAAAAGATGGAGCTTCAATACCTAGTTCTATCACTGATCCAATTGAGAGAGAAGTTTATCCATATAAGTTCAGAAAATGGGCTCCTGGATATCTTTCTACAAAATTGAGTGATCTTGAGAACGATATGGCTTTTATTGCAGAAGTTCATAATACTGAAGAAAATGGAGATTACGTATATTTAGATCCAAATAATGCAGATGATAAGAATGCTATTGAAAAAATTCTAGTAGGTAGAGCTAGAGGTATTTATCAAGAATTAGCATTAGCATTTTTAAATAAGAATTCATCTACTACAGTTAAAGTAGATACTAATGAAGATGGCGTAGTAGATGGAAATGATAATAGTATTCCAATTCATGGTTTAGTTACAGTAGATGATACTGGGAAAATACCAAATGATCTTCTGGAATATCCCGGAAAATATGTAGAATCTCTTGTAGCAATATTTCCTGATGATTTTTGTTATGATCCTCTCGATCCAGCTTCTTGGTGGGATACTGATGACAAAGGAGTACTTGTAAAAGTTGCACCAGGAGGACCAAAACCAGCAGATTATCCAAATTCAGATCAATCTGAAGCTTTAGGTTGGGATCATCCAGAAGTAACTGAAAAGGATCAAAAATATTATATCTCTGAATATTACAAAAGCAGTGGAAATAGTAATAGTATAGTAGATAATGCTTATCGAAATAAAGTAGCTGTTGTAACTTCTAGTGATCCTAACGATTTTTCTTGGACAGCATCAGATCCAATCTGGAATGATATTATTTATGTAGATGAATTTAGAAGAACTGCATTTATTGTTAAAAATGATGGTATTATTGTAGAAAAAAGTATTGGACGTGATTTAATTCGAACTATAGAAGAATTAATGAGACCAGCTACGATTCTAGAAGTACCTACAGAATGGAATAACTGGGGAATATCTGCAAAAGTAGCTTATCAGATTCTTCTTGAAATCGATAAAATAGTTGCTTGGGGAGAAGATATATCCGATGAGAGAAATCAGAGAAAAGAGGCTGATGCTGCAATAAATGCTAGAATTGATGATCTTTGGGATAAACTTAATGCTCATATTCAAGACAAAAATAATCCTCATAATGTAACTCGTGAACAACTTGGTGTTGGAGAAAGTGATGAAGTTACGTTCTCTAAAGTTACAGCTAATGGATTCTTTATGTCTGTCGGATCTGCTGGAAAAATGGCCTCGAAAGAAGTAATGATGAGTGATCTACCTGCTGAAGAAGAAACTCACGAGGAAGAAGTTATTAGTGCCGTTAGCGAAAAAACATCCTCGGCACAACTATTAACTCCTCGTGTAAAAATATCCAGCAGTAATAATCCATCATTTAGAGTAGGCCCGAGTGATGGATCTTATGAATGGCAGGAAGAACTTAAAAATGAAAAAGAAGAACGTGAAGCCGCTGATGCTGAATTAAATAAGAGAATTGATGAAGTAGAAGCAGCTATGAACGCTCACATTGCTAGAAGAGATAATCCTCACGAAACTAATCGAGGACATCTTAAGATTGATACTACTGATGCTGTTGTATTTAGTAAAGTTAATGCTCCTAACGGTTTCTTCCAAGCTAATGGAACTCCAGCAGTATTTAAAGTAGCAACTCTCGATCCAAAAGAAGAAAAACTTAATGAACTTGAGTCTAAGATAAAAGAACTTGAGGCTGAAATTGCAAAACTTAGAAAGGTATGATTTCAAAATTAATAAAAAACGGAGAAGATATATTTCTGCAAACAACAACTAATGCAGTAATTGATTCTAGTAATAAAACTCTAACTACTATCATTCAAGACCTAGAGAATAATATTTCAGCACTTGAAGCAGAAAATGAAAAACTCAAGGAGACGATAGAGATATTAGAGAAAACACTTACTGATAAAATAACTGAACTAGGAACTAATCTAACTACAAAAATAGAAGAGGTAAATACTAACCTAACTACTGAAATAGGTAAGATTAATACTAGTATCACACAGATTAATGGTAAGATTACAACTCTTGAAAATAATGGAACTGACTACGAAGAAAGATTACAGATGCTTGAAAAGAAAACTCAGAGATTGGGTGAATCTGGAAACTTTAATCAACAAGTTAGCGCTCCAGGATTTTTCGAAAGATAATATAATGGGGAAGAACGATTATAAGTTCTTCCCTTTATTTTCCTTATATATGTTATGAAAGAAATTTATATAAACTCGCCATATTCGATTTGGAACGAACAAGAAATAATAATTCCCATAAAATTTCCATTCAGATCTAAAAAACATATGATGGATACTATAGGATCTCATTGGGAGGATCCAGAAAAAGTACTTAATATTCTAGATAACAGAATTAAAAAGGGAATACTCTTCGATATGGTCTTAAAAGTTAGTAATCGAGGAGGACAATATAAGAGATTTGGAATTAAACAATTTAGGTACTGGATATCTTTTCGACCATATATATTAAAACTTGAGGAACTTAGACTTCATGAGAAAAAGATTAAGAAAGGTAAGTATATCAAGTACCTAATTCCTAATCCTAAACAAATTTCACCATATAAGATGGATCGAAAGACTTTCTTGGAAGATTACAAATATATGAATAAATATTATGATTCTGTTTTATTTAAGTATTCTCTTCACTATGTCTTATATAACTTAAAAGCCTTATAAGTGTATTATAAACTTAAAAGAAAACAGATATGGAAAAAGAAGAAATTTGTTTACGTCTCATGGAATTAATGAGGGTAGAGACAATAAATCACAACTTGTTTTTAGCTAAGCAAGGAGATTATGAAGAAAAATCGGGGAAAATTAAAAGAGAATACTTCTTCGAGAAATACAAAGAGTACAAAAATGGAACTTTCAATTCATTAGAGAAAACGAGGAATGACTTCAAAAAGGAGTATTTTGATAGGATAGAGGAAGTAAGAAAAAAGTACAGTGAAGATTGCATAAATTTTCAAAGAAATCACGAGATGCTTATTTGGAAAATTAAAGATCTGTTACACACTGCAAGATTTAAATGTCCTGATGAAAATGTTATAAAGGATGTTGAAAATTTCTTAAAAACCTGTGAATTACTTAGAAAAGTAGCAGAAGAAATCAGCCTTGATCAAATTGATAGTGAAATGAAAATGGAAAAACTTAGGGAGCTTTTATAAGCTTCCTTTTTTATTCTCCTCAAAGCCTTATTAATGATAGTTTTGTTTAAATCAAAAAATTCCCTGGTCTGTGAAGATCGGGGTTTTTGTTTCATTCCTTGAAAGCCTTATATATGTAAAAAGAATTTAAAAGAATATGGAAAAAGAAAACAAAAAGAAAGAGAAAAATTATTGGAAATTAGCATTTATAGGAATAGGTCTAACATGTGCGGTTGTCAGTATAATTAATTCACATAGAACCCAAAAAAAGTTAGACATTGTCCGTGGAGAAAATCAAAATCTCCAAACAATAAATAAATCCCTTCTGAGACAAATTCAAAATTTAGCCTATCAGAATGGGAAATTGACACAAAAAAGAACTTAAAAATAAGAATATGGAAGAAAGTGTTAAAAAAGAACAACGTCAGTATTGGGCGGTTAATAGAACTTTTCACAGTTCTATGTTCGAAGAAGTATTTAAAGTAGGAGGGAAAGTAATATTTTATACTATCTCTCTTGAAGAACTAAAAGAAATTAGTGAAAATACTCCAATTAACGTGAGATTTTTAGGGAATGGAGTCCCTTATAAGAACGCATTAGATAAAGTTGGAGTTAAGTACAAAACAATAACAGATGATGTAGTGTTATCTCCTAGTCGTAAGGATGTACTTTACACTATTATTGGTAACACAACTGTTAAAGAAGATCAAACGAAATTTCCTGACTATACGATCATAGAAGTATATGTTTGTGAAATATGCCGTTAATTAAAGTAAAACAATAAAAATAAAAAAAAATGGAAAGACTAGAAAAAAATGCTTACCAGGAAAAATTGGTAAGAGGTCTGTTAAATTCACTTAGAGAAAATAAAACTATCTCAGACGTACATGTAAAAAACTTAATTAGCGAAGTTCATAGTGAAATTGGAAGAAGCTTGGATAAAGCTTTAATCAAGAGAAAAGCTGATGAGTTGTTATTCACATGGATGAACAGTGAATTAAATATAGTGAAGAAAGAAATGAAAGGAAAAAGAACTCCACTTGTTATTAAGCTGAAAAATGAAGAAGCTATGAATGACGAGGAGTTTGAAATCTTCACTGAAAAAATACTTGAAAAGGTATTAGTAAAAGAATCGGGAAGAGTAAGAAAAGAGCCGGAAATAAAAGAAGAACCGGAAGAAATAACTACTCCCTCGAAGAAAAGGAATAAAGAAGAAAGAATTAGAATAAACACCTTAGACAATATCATGGAAGCGCTAAGTTATTCTATTACATATAACAGAGGTGACGGAGTAACTGGAAATAATGTTGCCAAGGTATTAGGTGTGAAAAGAATAAATCAAATCCAAATAAAAACTTGGGTAAATGGTTTATCAAAACATTCAGTAACGCTAAATGTATATTATGACGGAAGAAATGATAAGTTGGTATTCAGAGAAGCGGAAAAAGACTTATCTATCTGTTGTGAATTATACAGAAAGATTACAGGAAAAGAACCAAAAAGAGAATATTTAAAACTCTTAAGTGGTAAAGAAAAACCGAAAGTATTAGTAAGTAAGACTAGTTCTGCAATAGTAATGAAGGAATCAGTCATTGATAAGAAAATGATTAAAGAAGATTCCTATGAAGATTTATATTATTACGCTGCAGGAATAATTGTTGAACATAGCTATAAAGCGGTAGATATTGATTCATTGTGTACTAATTTGAGAAAATTAGGATATGATGTATCAAAAACTGAACTTCAAGAAATCCTAAGAAAAAGAGCTGAATTTTCTGTAGTAAGATATGGAGCAGCAGTAGGATTAAATGAAGGAGGATGGAAAACTTGGGATGAAATCAAAGAAAAATTCAATCCCAAGAATAACATAAAATGGGTAGATTGTAGACTATCACTAACTCTGGAAGAAATAAAAAATATCTTTCCAGAAACTGAAACATTGTCTATGATAACCGAAAGAGATGGATTTTATAGAGTATATTATAATGGATCGCTCACTGAATTAACGAAGTGGATCCAATTAGCGACAATATCCATCGGAGCAGAAAACTTAAGCAGTTATATATTTGATCAAGATTTAGTTAAGAGAATCAAGACAAGAATAAATCTGCTTAATGAATTTATGCTGAAAGAGGAATTAGGATGTAAATTAGAAACATTATAATCCCACTAATAATTGATGAAAACCGAAAGTCTGTGAAGATGAGTAGGTTTTTATTTTTTGTCCCTTCAAAGCCTTATTAATGTATGGAATAATCTATAGAACTTGATATATAGTAGAGTTTTATAGATTTTCTTTTTACAACCCTAGAAACAATAACTTAAAAAATTAAAATATTATGGATTTATTTGGAAGAAATAAAAAGAAAGAAGAAACTGCCGAACTAAAAAGACAGTGTGAAAAAATCGAAGATAATATCATAAGATTATCAATGGCAATATCAGATAATCGACAAGATATTTGGGAGATTTCAGAATTGGTTAAACAAGGAGACGCGTTAACCGAGAAAATAATTGAAAAAATTAATGAACAAGAAAAGAAAGGAGGAAAGTGGTATGAAAGAATTTTTAGAAAATTCTGGTAAGGTTATAAATAAACTTACAAGAGATCAGTCCTTTAATAATCAACAACTAATAAATCTAAGGAAATCTGCAGAACAAAGAGTAGCATTTCTAGAAAATGTTTTGATTTCTAAAGGTTATCATGAAGACGTTATGGAGATAAGAGAAAAATTTGCTCTCGAAGAATTAAACAATAAGATGATGGTTCGAGAGGAAAAATTACTAATTCTCCCTAAGTTTGAACACCTAGTATTAGCAGCGCAACAAGAAATAAGTTCAGAACCAAATTTTAGTGGTATATATCCTTGGGCAGAATCTTATAAAACATTAGATCAGAGATTCAAGGATACAATAGACTTAAACCAGACTGAACACTTAATTTGTATAGGTTCAGCAATGGTAGGTTTTGCGATAGATATGGTATTTAGAGGTGGTCCAGAGAAAGTTTCAGGAATTTCAGGGATGATTCAGGGTTTCTTCGATAATAAACTTTCAGAGGAGACAGTGAAAGAACTTGAAAAACAGGCTAAAGTAACATTTGATCAATCAGTTAATTCTCAGAAATTTGTGGAGAGAGCCGGACATAAGATCAAAGGACTATCACCTAATCTTCATCATATTACTGGAGTAGGTCATGATCCTAGTCCCGCCGGTATAATAACAGGTGTAAAAGACGTGATGAAAAATACGGCGACTTTTATGGACTCTGGAGAAATTCGAACAATAGACATGGAAGGATTTTTTAAAGATGGAAATAAAAGAGTTGCTAAAAAATTAGTAGAAGCATTTAATCTAGTAGTAAAACATCAACTCTCGGATATAAATGGAACCAGAGGATTACCAGCGCCGTTTACTTTCGTGATTGGATACCTGGAAAATTTCGGCGACTATGGACAATTAATTTTTGGAATAGTTGAGAAAATGTACCTGGAAGGATATGATTTTAGATATCACCTTTCAACATATCCAGCTGCATTAATAACAGATATCCTAGTAAGAGTATGTTGGGCAATAAAGCTAATAAATGAATCTGAAGGTAAATTAACAATAAAGAAAGTAATCCCTATGGTAAATTTAAATACTATAGAAGGATCAAAACTCGGAAGAATGTTATTTTATACTCACTTAGAAGCTGTAGCACTTAATACTGGATTTATAGCTGTTACTTTTAAATGTACGGCTGGAAAAAGTTTACTCAAATTTAATTATGGAGAATGGGTTATGTTAGCAAGATATGGCATAACACAATCTAGATGGTTAATCATAAAGAAATCAAAACTGAGAGATAAATTTAGAGAAGGAAAATTCGAAGAAGCAATGAAGGATTTTGAAGAAACTTATAAAGATTTATTTGGAGGTTATATTATTAAAGTAGAAGAGGAGGGTTAAAATTTCCCTCCTTTTTATTCTCCCCTCAAAGCCTTATTAATGTATAAATAATTAAATAAAAATTAAAAGATTATGAAAGAAGAACAAGACGAAAAAAAGAAGAAAGGATTAAGTAAGAAAACAGTTAAATTACTGATCTTTGGCGGAATTGCAGTATTGGTGATCGGAGGAATTGTGTATAGGTTAAAGACTTCGAAAGGAAAGACGAAGTTGATCAATGAAGGAAAACCGCTAGATTACTATTACAGACAATCAGGAAAATATAAACTGGCTCCTCTTACAATGGATACAGGAGTCGGAACATTAAATCTTTCAAACCTAGAGAATACAAACGGAGACTGTTTTTCTTTAGGTTACATAAAAGATGTAAAACCTCTTGGAGATGCAACAATTGAAGGAGGTGATGTAATTAACGTAGAATCTGGAAAAACTACAAAAGTGAATCTAACAACAAAAGTAGTATCACTTGCCAGATTATTATGTGGAGCAGAGTTCGTTAAAACAAGTTTTGAAGTAAGAGGACTCTAATAAAATATAGAAGATAGGACATTCAAAAATCCTGTCTTCTTTTTTCTCCTCCCCGAACAAACAAAAAAGAAGAAGATATTTTGATTTATCTTCTTCTTAATTTTATTCTATATTACAGTTCCTTAAGAGCAGCTTTTATTGAACCTTTAATCATCTCTTGAATTCCTTCTTCAGTTGTCATTGCTCCTGATAACGAGAATTTCCAAGAGTTTCCTTCTCCAGTTCTAACAAAAGTACCAAGAACTAATGCTTTCTTACCAATAAAGTCTGGATTATTGTCGATCTGGAAGTCGGCGAAAGTCTTAAGTTGATTAATCTTATTACTATCTGTTACTTTCATATCCGAACTATAGATCTTCATAGTCGCCGAAGGAATATGATCGAATACAAGCGCTTTAGGATCTCTTCCCATGTGCTGATAAATATTCAAAATCACAGCCATATATTTTACTTCCGGCGCAACTTTTCCAAGCTCCATTCGAATTAACTCATTATCACCTTTTGAGTTATTCTTTCCAGTTAAGTCATCACCAAGTAAACTAGCAACTGAACCATCTTTAGAAATTTGATGTCCGTAATAAACAATATCATACTGTTTCTTAGACTTATCAAACATTACAACGCTAGCATCAAGATCAATATCAAGTTGTTTATCAGGTCGGAGTGTTCCAGGATTATCTACTACTTCAGTTTCGATTATCTCTGATGGACCTGTACCAAATAGTTTTTGAAAGAAGTTACCTGTCTTAACTGTCTTTCTTTCAACATGAGTCTTTCTTCCAGTTACTCCACCTTTGATTACTGCCGGAGCCCATCTAAGCCCTACATAAACATAATCAAAGTTTTCACCTTCTGTTTCTTGATTTTTTCTTAGGCTAATTGTTCTTGTACCATTTTTTCTTAAGCTAATTACTCTTTCTTCCATAATTGTTTATATTAAATTAAACTGTTTTAATAATTTCATTTCTAAGTATATCCCGAAATTAGGAGTTGTTTCTGGGTTTATTAAGATTTCTAGAAGTGTTTCCGGAGTTTCTTTTAAAAAATCTACTTCATCTTTTGAAATAATACTTTTAAAGAAACTATCATCATTGATATAATCAGAACTTATCCATTCCGCATAAGAATTTCTAAGTAAACGACCTAAATTATTTCCTAAAGCTTTGTGTGAGTGAAATTCAAACATGAGCATTCTTGAATAATCATTATTACAGCGTAATGGACCTGCTGCTTTATAAACATTCACAACACTATCACTATATATTCCAGGATGTTTTAAAGATTCTATCGGAAATTGTAAAGAAATCTTATCTAGGTTGATATCTTTCAAAAAATCATTATATCTAGCTTCAAACAAATCTCGACGGTCTTTAATTCCCGAGTGATCAGTATTATAATCCATACTCCACTCAACCTTAAATTCCGGAAAGATTAGATATTGATATATACCTCTAATATTCCCTAAAAAGCATGTATAATGAATCGCCCTCATTAAATATCTGACTCTTTGAACTTAAGGCCATATTTTACCAAACTCTTAAATAAAGTTTGGTTAGATCCTTCTCCGAGTGCTTGGAATTCCCATCTGTTTCCTTCAACCCTAGAAAGTTTCCCGAAGACTAGAGTAGTATCATTCTTATAGTCATCATCTAATTTATACACAAGTTTAGCAATATCTTTTCCATCTTCGTAAGCTCTAACTTCTGCACCATCAATCATTTTAAAAGTCTGTTCTCTAGTTCCAGAATCATAGATATTAACCAAAAATAGAATATCAGTTATATTTGGATCAACTTTCTTTGGGTAAATTAGAACTTCCTCATTACAATAACCATCATCTCCAGATTCATCTTCAGATCCTGTATTATCTCCTCCATACTGTACAGCTTCGAATGGATCTGTTAACATTCCTTCCGAAGTTTGTAAGATACTAGAATAAAATACTAAATGATCTGGACTAGGACATTTACCCATTTTATTGAGCTCAACAGTAATTAAATCTACGTCGAAATCATAATTACTACTTCTAAGAGCTCTAGAATTAGGTTTCCAAACAATTTCTACTTTTAATTTACTCAGACCTTTCTTTAAACTTACTGATCTTTGTTTTGTTAATGTAATTTCTCTTTCAATTGTTTCCATTATTGTTTTATTTTTAATTACATTTATAAGAATTTCAAGGATTTACTATTTTAAGCCAAATATTTAACTAACTTACCTGCTGGATCTGAATAACCTTTAAGTTGATATAAACAATTTGAGATTATTTTAAATAAATAATCAGTGTTCATATTTATTATCCTCTTCGAAAAGTCTATTGTGGTTCTAGATATAAGATATAAACCATCCCAGAAATTAATAGATAAGTAATTTAATTGTCCTGTTAAACAAAGAGCAATATACTTAAAAAATGATCTATAAGTCTCTGAATCATAAGTAAATCCTCCATTTGATCTTATAGCATTTACATATTTTAATTCTCCGGACTTTTTCATTTTAAGTATATCATTCTTTAGACTATTTATATAATCTATTGCAGAATCTTCAACATATTTTTCTACAAAATCTGACCCTAATTTATTTTCTATTATATTCCTATCCTCAATTTTTATAAATCCATATTGAGGTGAGCCAGGTGGAACAGCTAGTTTTCCTTGAGTTTTAATCTTGTCAAAGAACCCATCTATTTGTGTCATCCAATGTTCTAGGTCACTGTTTTTATCATCATAGAATTCAATCATTTTGATTATCTCATATCCTATTTCATCATTGTACTTAGATAGTTATCATAATTCATGAAAATCAATGAAATTATGATTTATAATTAAATAATTCTAATTATAGGGTGAACTACAACACCCATTACACCATTATTCTTGATAGTAAAATTATCAAAACATCCTGGCTTACATTTTCTGAGAATATTAAGAGATCCATTTACATCTGCATTTATTAATCTACCACCTCCAGATTTAAATAATCCCCTATGAACTCTTTTACCTAAGTATACATTATGCTTTCCTATTACTTCTAAATCTAAGAAGCTACATTTACTGGTATATTCCTCTGTTACGATATAAAAATTAATTCCTTCTAACCTACACTTATATTCTAACATTGAAATTAATTTCATAAAAGGAATTTGTACGAAATTCTGATTTCCAATTTTCCCCAGAGAAGTGTCTTGTTTCCAACCTTTATTATTACCTATCACTAACGTATTAATATGTTTAGATACTAAGTGATTCACTATATCTCTAGAAATCTTATGAAAATAATCATTTATTCTGAGTTCCCTCTTAAGAGTTATCTTCTCTAATCTCTTACTCCACTTCTTTCTTTTAGATTTATTTGTTTTATCTAATACTCCTTTATAATATGCTATATCTTTATTATATTTGTGATTCCAAGATTTAACTTTCTGACCATACTACTGGAATGTCTCTTAGAATATTAGTAGTTAAAGTTACTAAGTTATCTACTCCTAAGTCTATTCCTGCATACCTATGGTTATCTGGAAGAATTTGCTTTTCTTGTTTCTTATATACCACTTCTACTACTATATGAGAACCTCTCGGTATTATCCTAACTTGACATAAATCTTTATATTGTATTTTTGTGGTAATATATACATTATCTACTCCGCTAAATTTTATTCTACTATTACTTTCTAGTTCTTTTTTAGATATAGATTGATATGTATATACTACTACGAACCTACCATCTATTGGATCTAAATATCTAGGAATTTTAGGTCTTCTTTTAAATTTCTTAGGATTTCTTTTATATTCCTTGAGAGCTGCAAAGAAACTTTTAAAATTCTTATCTACTAACATCATAGTTTGTTGTGATGTTTTAATAGGTAATTCTCTATAATCAAATTGATTAGTCTTTTGAAATTCTTTCTGAATAGAGTAGTATCCTAGGTATATTCCAGAATTAAAATATTCTTGTCGAATCTTATATAATGTAGAATTATACAAGTTTTTTGATTTAAAACAAAGTTCATCTAGGGTCGGGAAGAGTGGATTATTCTTTTTTATCACATGTCTCTCCGTTAGTGTCATTTTCTTCTAGTTGTTTAATTAATTTTTCAGTTGCTCTTTTACTTCTTCGGATACCATATATTCTAGCACAGAAACTAGTAATAATAGAGATGAAGTCTTGTACTAGATCTTCTTTTTCTGATTCTAAGTCATTTACTATTTCTATTCTTCTATTGTCTAGTTCTAGAAGTTTTTGAATATAATTTAATCCGAATCTAGCTAATCTATCTTTATGCTCTACTACTATAATATCTACTGTTCGATCTAATAGTATTCCTTCTAACTTTGGTCTAGAATCATTTAATCCTGATCCAATTTCTTTTACTACCTTAGAAACTTTATAACCTTTAGCATTACAGTATGAAACTAATCTAGAGGCTTGAGTTTCTAGATTACTTCTATTTTCACTAGAACTTACTCTAGTATATACTACTACTTTAGGATCTTTTTTTATTTCTGGATCATCTTCTATTATCCATGTATGTCCTGTAGAGTCTTTTTCAGTTTTTACTATACCTTTAGAGATCCAATTCCATATTGTTCTATAGGTTTTTCCTTGAAGTTTTGCGTACGTACTAATTTTATACTTCATAACAATTTAGTTTTTATTGGTGAAATTTACAAGTAATATTCCTTATATTACACATATAAGGCTAACATAAAAATAGGGTAACAAAAAGTGGGTTATTTTAATACAATTTTAACAGTTTTAGCATCAAAAACACCAAAAATAACCCACTTTTATTTTTTATCCCCAAAATCAATGAAAACTTGGTAAAGAAAAAGAAGGAATGATTTCTCAATTCCTTCTTTATAATACCTTATTTAATAAATTCAATTTCTATACATAATGTAATGAATCTGCTCTAGTTTCTGCAAATTCTTTTTGAATTAATTTTCTTTTTATTAACATATATAAAATTAAAAAATAATAAATTGAAGAGAGTAAACTTAATTACTCTCTCTCTTTCTCCAAATTTCTTCTTGATCTTTCTCAGCTTTTTCTATATCTAAAAATCCTGTTTTCCGATTTATGTATTCTCCCACCTTATGCCCTGTATCTCCAAAAGGATAATCTGATAATGTCTTCAATAACCATCTCTTAGCTCTTTTATTCTTAGATATTAATAATAACTTAAGAATTACATTAATATCCTCGGAACAATCCAAAATAGCACTATCTAATACACGAACACTATAAGCATACATGTCATCCGTCTTTCTTTTAATTTTTAAGAAAATAATGTTAATATAGAATGTTGGAGATTTATCTAATTCAGAAATTTCTCTTTCTACTATTTCAATTAGTATCCTTCGATCTTTATAATAATCTTTTGTTTCATATTTCTCAAGATCGCCAAATGTCATTCGTTTCTTTTTTCTCATAATTTTTTCTATTTTTATTCATCTATAAGGCTTTTAATGTTATTTTCTTTTTAATAATTCATAACTACGAATTCGTTTCTTCACTCCATCTACTAACATAGTATTTTGAACCTCTTTTACTTCGAAATAATTAAGAATATCATTAGCCTTTGGAGTTGCTGTATAATTAATATTGGAGTATAAATTTCCTAGTTTTGTCTTAAGATCTGATAAACTATACTTTTCTCCTGGATTAAAATTTTGATGAATTGTGTTATTAAGTAATTCTGGACTAAATGTTACTATCCCAAGTTCTTTCTTTATTCTGGATGAATTATAGGACAAAGCTTTTAACTTTTGTGGACTTAGAGCTAAATAGTAAGATTTAACTTCATCAGAATCTATTATTTGTTGTAAAACTAAATCTATTACTTCTCTAGAAACAGGGTATTCACATAACATTTTAAGTTTATCATAAATAGTTGTTAATGTATCATAAATGCATAAAAATCTTGTTACATCTCTATTTAATATATCATCTTTTGTTAAACTAGAATGAATTGAACTAAATACACTAAATCTATCTCTATAATCTACTTGTTGAATCTGAAAAGCTCTAATTTCATTTACTAGTACAAGTTTATTAATAACAGGTTTTAAGATAATATCTCCATTAGAGTTAATTATGTGATTGACTGCTATATAATCGTTAAGATAATTTTTAATTTGTACTGCTTCTTCGAATTTCTTAACTAATGAAAATTTTGCAGTATCAGGTGTAGATTTATAAGATAATAGTAAATCATTTGTTGCTTTATTTTTTCTATCTAGAATTGCTTGAAAATCTTCTTTTTTCATTTCTCTATAATCTGCAGTAGTACGATAATAGAAAGTAGCACTATTTTTCCAAGGATTATTGAATAGTCTTTGTCTCCCCAAAATTTGTGGTAAATCTTCACTAATATCAACTGCTAAACAATCTGAATTAGAATCACTAAAGATAAATGATTTAGCGCATAAGCTATAAAAATCTGCACCTAAATAAACGGTACGTGTGCAGAAGGTAAACATCTTTGGCTTCTCTGTTTTCTTAGGTACCTTCCCTATTGTAAAAGATTTTCCTAATTTTCTTTTTATTCTTTTAGCATTATCATCAGTTCTAGAACAAAGAATATTTACCTGTTCTGGAGTTAATTCATTTTTCTTGATAATAGATATAATATGATTCACACTGTTTACATAAAATACTGCTTCATCTGATACTACTTTTACAGGTTGACCATCTCTCATTACTACTACTTCATCAAAGTCTTTTGAAAGATACTTTTGAATAATTTCTGAAGCTTTTTCACCAACTGATCTCATTAGATAAATATCTAATTTTGGTTTGATTACTCTACTAGAGTCTGAACTATACCAATCTAAATCAAAATAAGGAAGATCTTTAAATTCATCTAACATTTCTAGGTACTCATCCATCATAGGAGTAGCTGATACAAAGTATGCCGTTGGAGATTGTTTAAGATATTCCATAAATCTCATTTCAGTATTACTTTTAAAGCGAGCATCATGTAAGATACTTTGAAATTCATCTACTACTGTCACAAATCTTTCAAAAATCCTTAATTTTTCAAGAATATCTTTAACAATCCTATATGAGTCATAGGTTACGAGGATTTTGGCTGGTAAACCTGATAAATATCTTTGATAGGTATAAGTATCGATCTCTCTATATAGTCTTTCATAGATTTCAGAATTATCTTTTTTCTCTTCTACTAATACAAATTCTTTTGGTTTAGTATCTTTACTAATATCCTTATCAGAATCTGGATCCTTATCCATTTCATTAACTACTAAATATACATCATTTTCATGCTGTCCTTTTTTATTTTCTAATAACATTTTTCTAGGACTGCATAGGATAACATTCTCAGGACCATTAATACAGTATTCAGTAAATCCACATCCTGGAAGTTGTTTGTTTATTATACATTTACTTGGAAAATTAGAAAAACAGAAATCTTTCCATTCTCCTATATACCTAATTCCTCTAGGTACAATAATCTTATCTTTAATCATAATTTTATAAAGTTTTAATTAATCTATTATAGATTCCAATACAGAATCCAGTTACATAAAATTGAAGACTAGGGATACCCTTTATAATCTTCATTCAATTGTAAGGATTTAAGGTTAGTAGAAGAGCAAAACTACACTTTAAATTAAACATTTAACCTACGTACTCTATATAGTCTTCTAATTAAAAAAAAAGTGCATCAATATATTCGATCTCCTCCCAAAGGGAGATCGAATTCTTATAATCCATTTAATCTCTATATAGTTTATTCAGTCTAGAGCCCGTAGGGCCCTGGAGTGAACCTGAAGCTGTGCGTAATGGTGAACGGAAGGTATAATAATGGGTTCCTTAGTCTTCAAAAATAAGTTACAATAGATTAAAAATCTTATAAGTGTTATGAAGTTACCAATAAAATTTTACAAGTTTATCTCTAATATAGATTATTTTTCAGAGATACACAAATATCATAAACATGAGAATAATGAAGATATGATTATTGATTATATGATAAGTAATCTAGCTTTTCTTCTAACTCCTTCCAATTTTAACCAAAGAGCGTCTTATTGTTTTAATAATTGGTTTTCTATTCTCTTAGAAATAGATCCGATTAAGTATGGTTGGGTAAAGAAAGTTGACCTACAATTCTTAAATAATACATCTGTAACTAAACAACAGATTATAGATTGGGAAGTACTCAATTTTACAGGGAAGAATAGGATTTTCACAGTAAAGAGAGAAAAATGAAGTTTTGCTACTTTAAACTTCTAATTTCCTTATATGTGGAAAAAAGAGCCCCAGACTTAATTGTCCAGGGCGTATTTGATTATTTACATAACCAAATTGAAATTGCTTTCAAAGTCTTTAATAATATTTTTATTAAAGTTGAAGCTATGAGAGATATCACTAAGATTCTCCCAAGAGTCATGAACACTGTAATGAGCATGACTGATGAATAAAACTCAGGTGTTTGCATTTTAATTGAGTTTTTTAAATTAAAAATATAAAAGATAGATCGTCATTATATCCAATTTCTTTCAATACTTTAGGATTTTATGACCTCATGATCTATCTTCATATATAAGGCTTTGAAGCATTTCTAGAAGGAAGGGTAGTTTTAATACTATTCTTCCTTTGATTTCCTTATAAGTAATTAAAAAATATAAGACTATGGAAGAAAAGATCGATTTACCAGAGAAAGGAATAGTAGTTGGCTTTGAACTTGAGAACTTAGAGGATTACTTGAATTGTACGGAGCATTTAGTACAGGTTCATGGAAAGTTTGAGGTCCTAGCAGAGATCGAGAAAAAAGTAAAGTACGAAAAGATTAGACACCTCGCCAAATTTCTCATGACGGAATATAATCCAGAGTTAAAAAGGAATGTGGTTTTTAGGTTGTCTAAGTTTAAAGAACGTCATGAACACAACGGCGAGACGGTTTATATAGCTTATTATAGGTTTGATGGATTTGTATCACTTTAGGAAATATAGGGAGAGACTTTTAAGGTTTCTCTCTTTTTTCTTTCAGGTACAACAAAAAGAAACTACACTTATCCATCTCGGACCAGTGTAGTTTGATTAGAATTATAGTATTTTAAGAAGTTTATCTGAGACATTATCGATCTTTATAGTTTCGTATGTTCCATCTCCTTTAAGCCAAATTAATCTTCTCCCCAGGATCTTTAAGCCAATTGATTCTAACATTAATTGATACATGCTAAATTGTAGGGTATAATGTCCTAGGGGTTCATCTATTAAATTATCAAAAGGAGGATACATTGTGATTCCCTTCGACCTCTGATAATCTTTCGTAAGTTCTTCATTTGTTTTCCAGTCTCCTATAATAAATCCAGGGTTATCAGGGGAATCATAGTAGAATAGAAGGTCGGTAGTTCCACAAAATTTAGTATTAATTTCTGGGATATACTTTGATGACATCCTGAATTCTGCACCGACCGGAATTATCGAAGGCGGTAACTCAGAATAAAATTTGAGGATACTTTCTTCTTTAGGTGCGAAGGGAATTAACCAACCCTCCTCTGGAATATATTGCCTTCGGATATTGGTCGGAATTAATTCAGGGTAACCACATTTTATCCATGTCATTGCTTCTCCAAATTCATGATACTTCGTTCCTTGTGTTACTGATTTTACATTTTTATATTTCCATTCTCTGAGGACATCTTCTTGAGTTCTTCCATTCTTTTTTGCATATCGTTCTGAGATTGTATGTTTATCGAAGGGTCTAACAAAGTTTTCGATTATATTAGAAACTGGTGTATATTCTTCAGTTCCTATAAAATACTTATGTCCTTCTTCTATAAATGTTATATCGGAAAAATGTTCAGATATTAAGTTTCTTGTTGTTTGTATAATTTCTTCTGTAGTCATATTCTTTTATTTTATTATCATATATAAGATTCACTAGTGCAGAGAAGAGCAAAATCCTTACTTATGATATGAAAATAATGATAAGTTTTGCAGATTTTGAGTATATACTAGAAAATCGAGTAGAGTTTAATCTGCTAAGTAAATTTAATCGTACTAAAGATCCAGAATTAAAAGCTATAATTTCTTTAATTCTTCTTGCTGAATCAATATCTAATGGAGCAATAATAACTTTAAAGAAATTAACGTTTGCCACTGCTTTAGAGGGTATAGATTTATGGAGAGGGAAAGTTAATACTAGAAGTTATGCGAAGATTAAAACAATAGGGGATTTGAAAGAATGGTTAAGATGTAATTTAGTTGGAAAATTGATAACAATAAAAAGACATGGAAAAAACGAGGTTAGAGTTATTGATTTATTGTTATCAAGAGAAGAAAATTAAGATCCGACTTTCACAAGCCAGATCTTATCAGAATGATTTATATAATTATTTTTTATTTTTTATGCATATATAAGAGTTTGGAGGATTGAGAGATGATATCAATAATAGATGTTTTAAATAATGGAGAAGAAATTGCAAAGTATTTAGAAGTAAGATTTCATACAATTAAATATGCTGATGACTATTACCATAAGTTTATCTTAATTCATTCTTTGTGTAAATATGCGAATAGTTTAGATCCAGTTTATCACACTCTTATAGTATATCATACAGAGTTGATTGGGTGGTCTAGTGAAATCGATCTTAATAGTATAGGAAGTATAAAAACTAAGGAAGATTTAGCAATATGGCTTAAAGATAATTTAGTGGGAAAAATAATAACACTTAAGAAATATGGAAAGAATAATGATTTCGTATCCTGAATTTTATAAACATCTGGATCTTTTATATGAGAAAAGATTAGATTATAAAAATTATAATAATTATATAAAGTCTTTTAAGGAAAGAACAGAAGATGAACTAGTATATTATTTACTATCAAGTATATCTTGCTTTATTAAATCTTATAATGATCCAGGATTTCTTAATGTATTAGGTGTAGTTATGATTTTTATAATTAAAGCACTTAAAGAAATAAATCCAAAAAAAAAATATAAGAATCTAAAATCTCCAAAAACACTTCTTGTATCAAAAACATTTAATTCTCAACAGGAAGCTCAAGATTGGATTTTAGATAGATTTTTAGGAAGAATATTAACACTTAAGAGAAATGGAAAGAATATTAATTTTATATTCTGAGTTCTTAGAAAATCTAGAAGAGTATAAAAATAAATACTCTGATTCTAGGGTTCACTTCAATATAGAGATAAAACAGAAATTATGTTGATTCAAAATTTAATATTTCGTAAGGAAGTGGTTAAATTTTTTTTATTGAGAAGAATTTTTCAATTAAAAGAATAAATGAAAAGAGATCTTATACCATTTTTGGAGTTTCTGAAGATAGCAGATGATCCAGGAACAGAGACTAGAAGACATTTGTTAGATCAATATTTTCCTTGGGATAGATATTATACAAAACTATCTGAACGAGGAATGTTAATTGGAATTGGAATACAGTTAATAAACTCCTATATATTTTTTGATGAATCTCGTAAACTTTCTAAGAATGCACTTCAGAATGTTAATAATATTATAGGTCATCTTATATCAACATTTCCAGAGAAGTATTCGGGATGGAAGAAGATGAGCCCAGAGATATTAAAAATTTCTGAAGATCTCTCTGAATATTCTTCGAAAAATGAATTAGTATCTGAGATAGTTTGGTTATTTACAGGAAAACTTTTTAGATTAAAAAAGACAAGAGTTTAATTCTCTTGCCTTTATTTTTTGAAGAAAAAAAAATGGTAATGGACCAAACTTATTTCGCAATCCACTACCTGACCTGATAAATATTCCAAAAAGTCGTACTTACTTTAAGTTCAATTTATCTTAGCTAACCTTTATCGCTACAAGGGTATATCTTTTTGAAGTTCTAATAGTTAATTTCTTAACTATCATGAGTATTTCCCAAAGATAATAATTACAAATACCTTTATAGAATTTTACAGTGACCTTAGAGGTATATAAAATTTCTATCTTCTACCATATATAAGAATTTCAGGGGTTTAGAAATACCCAAATTTTTGTAGATTATTTATTAATTCTTGTATATTATCATCTATCTTTTCTTTTTCCATGTTGTTCCAATTAACTCTATCATTTTGTTCTGGATTACCAAATATTCGAGTTATCCAATAGGGGATTTTAGTTCCTCTTATATTATCCCATCTAGATGTGTTTGTTTTTTCAGAAAGTGCCCATAATACTTCTTCTATTGTATATAACATAGATTGGTGAATATGTAATGATACTTTAAAAACAGATCTCATTATTCCTATTATATTATCTAGGAACATATTTAATTGATCTTTATTAGTAAATACTCCAAAATTTCTCGAATCTATATTATAAATATCTCTCAAAGTTAGTATTATTCCTTTTCTAAACTTAAAATTATTATAACCTCCGATATATCTATAAAGTTTATCTATGAATTCTAAGGCTCCTTTATTACTAATGATAAAGTTATTAACAATTATATCAGAAAAATCAAACATATAGTTATTATATACATTTAATCCAGATAAACTACTATAACTATTTTTAATATTTTTCTTGATAGATTTATAGAATTTACCTCTTACTATAGTACTTTTTCCATATTCATAAAAACGATATGTAGGAAGACCATATTTGAAGTACATATAAGTATCTCTAACTCTATCATCAATAGCTTTTTCATCATGAAAACTAGAATCAATTTCTACAATGAATTTCGCTTTATAAAAGAAATAATCAGAAAGTATATAATGTTTCTCCCAAAGTTCTGTTCGAGTTTTTGGAACCTTCTCTTTAGTTAATATTTCTTTCCAGAGCTCTCTATCCATTATTGGAACGGGAAATTCTTTTATATACTTTGTAAAATCTTTTTCTTGCGTTAATTCATTTTTTATTTTTTCTATATCTTCTTCAAACTTTTTTGAAAAACTACTTTCATTAGCGATAAGAGCATCTCTTCTATTTTTAATAATAGAGATGTGAGTGTTATCTTCTTTTAAAAGATACGTTGGAATGATATATCCTTGTTCAATCTCTTCTGCATAATATTTGCATCCCATAGCAAATATCTTAATTAGGTCTGTATTCATAAGTTATATTAATTTTATTTCTATTTATAAGGTTTAGACCTTAAGAGCCTTATATGTGTAGTTTATTACATGAAAAACAAACTTAAAAGAAATGAAAATTGAACAAGAATTAATCGATGAATCTTATAGAGGATTCGTAAGAAAAGACCTAGTAGATCTATACCAAAGATTTATAGGTGAAAGAAGTGGAGGAAAGGTACGTAATTCATCATTATCTAATGAGATAACTCCTAGTAATGATGTAAATGTTAGTGAAAGATTTTTAAATAGACAGAAAAAGAAGGGGATTAAATTACTAAGATTTCCGAAAACTATTCATATAATTAAAAGATGTTATGAAGAAAGGTTTGGTGGTTTTATTGAATCTGTCTATATTGTCGAATACGGAATTTTGCACTTAATGTACTTTGATGAGAATGTGTTAATTGAATTCTCTAAAACATTTCGATCTCTTGAGAATGATAATATAGATATGATGAGAGAAAAACTCAGAACTGTACTATCTGGAAAAATTATAGGAGATAATAAATTCATTTCTGTAGATAGAATAGAAAATCTAAGAATCAGGAAATAAAAAAAATTGAAGGAGAACTGTAAAAAGTCTCCTTCTTTTATTTTTCTTCTTAAGACATGAAATCTAGCTTTTTTGTTTTTACCAGATCTAAGTCATTAAATGGAGTACCTTCGATTAGATTTACTCCTGTCTGTTGTAAAATCCATCCAAGTCCGGTCAAGTTTCCATATTCATCTACTACAATCTTTTTATCCCATATTGTTAGTTTAGGGAAATATAATTTGTAGTCCGGGAAAATCATACTCCATTCATCTTCATTTCCTTCTAAAAATTTATCTAGTTCGGCATGGGTATTTATCTCTTTCATTCTCCCATTCCATATCACATCAAAACACGGCCGAAGAATATATGGACAAACTTCGACTCCTTGATACTCTCCTGGTTCTGATGTTCTAGAAATAACTTTACATTTATTTCTTACCAGAGTCATTATTTTGTCCATTGAGTAGTCGGCCGTATTAATTATCACTATCTTTCCGGTTATATATGTTGGATTCTTTGGGTTAACGTGAATTAGACTACCTACCGAAGGATCTATCTCTTCTTGTAAGTAAATAGCCTCGATAAAAGCATCTAATCCATTCCCATAATATACGGAATTCATTTTTTTATCTCCTTCCCTAGTAATATCCCAGCAAATTCAGTAAGATCTACATCCCTAACAAATACATCAACCGGCTTAATGAATATAACAGTCCTTTCTACTATTGTCCCATCTTCTCTTACTGCTGATACATTATATAGGTTTTTTGATATTTTAGGGAGAAATGATTCAGGTACATATTTCCAATCAATTGCCATAGCTTCATCATCAAACATCTCTGACACTAGGTATCTTTCTTGTTTCATATTTTATATTTTTAAAGTTGATTAATAATTTGTTCAGTATATGCTACCGGATCGAATTTCTTGAGCTCTTTTAATCTTGTCTTGAGCTCTTTTATACGATCCGAAGTATCTTTATTTTTTCTAAGGTAACTGATAGGCTTTGACATAACAGAACTAACTATTTCCTGAGGCATTCCAAATACTTTCATAATCTCTTCGTCAGTTGCTTTTGGATTTTTGTTTAATATATAATCCGAAATTAATGGAATAGCCTCTAAAACCGCAATATCAAAAGTAGTTTTTTCTATCTTCTTCTGATTTACTTTTACAATTAGATCTATGTAATTTTTATAAGTATAATCTAACCAATCATATAAACCAATTCGAAACATTGTGGATCCAGTAGTTACGTTTGTTGTGTAGTTTGTAGCACTATAGCAACACTTTCTTGCTAGATCTTCAATTTCTTCAATAGATATTCCTCTTGCTCCTGGAACTTTAGATATTACCATTTTAGGACCATTAATATCAGTAAGATCTTCCATATATACTTTTCCTTCTTCTGCAAGTTTTTTAAACTTTTTAAAATTAGGTGTAAATAAGAAAGTATCTCCTTCAAATAATATTCCTGGATTACCAAAATCATCAGTTACTCTTGTTAATTTGTATGAATATATTACTCTACCTTTACCTGTTTTCCATAATCTATCAAGTTCTGAATTTTCTTTGTCAATTATTAAGTTTGCATTCGGTTCTAGGAGTAACGGGTTATTATTTATATAGGCTTGGTATAATGATTTCGGACTAAAATTCGGATAATCATTCTTAACACCTATGCACAGACCAGTTACCGATGTTTTCATGTAAAGACAAAGAGGTATAGGAAGTGGAAGATAAGATATTTCCATTGGTCCTACTGGCGATTCTACCATAGGAACCTCTTTCCACAATTCTCCAAGTACTCTATTGTATACATCTGAAACCATTTGTTTTGTATATCGAGGAGCGGCATACTGATTGTATACACCATTTATTTCCGTATATCCCCATGAACCGTGACCTTCAAAAACTCCAGTATGTACGAGATTAGCATTAAGTTCTTCAATACCGGAAAGACTATGAGGATGATAGTTTGCTACACTTGAAATTACTGTAGTACTAGGTATCATCTTCCCTTTTGGAAATTGAAGAGCTGAATATATTAATCTTCTATAACTAGGTTTACAACCATCTTGTATAAATGCTGTATGTCTTTGATTATTAATATAATTACCAAAATCTAAAAAAGCATCTCTTGCTATTTCTCCAATAGCTTTTTGTTGAATTAATTCTTCTTGTGTAATTTGTGGTAATTCTATTTCTTTCTTTTTTCTAGCCATATTATTCAATTATTCTAAATTCGTCTAAATTATACCAAAAATCTTCAGATACTCCTGCTTTTACTGAAATCGATTCTTCTGAATTAAGATTTGTTATTTTTATTGAGAAAGACATAATTCCTCCTCCAATTCCACTTTTAGATATAACTACTGGTGGATATTCTAGAAGAATTAGGTCTCCTTGTTTAATATCTCTTATAAATTTTTCAAAAGTTTTACTCGTACTGTAGCTCATTTCAATACATTTCATTGAAATTACCTGAACTGTATATTTTACTGTAGGTAATTCTTGTATATTGAAATTTCCCATTTTAAATGTTTCCATGATCTATTACTTGTATTTCTTTCATAGCATCCCAAAACTCATTAATTGCACTTTCAGGAACTATTATTGATTTATTACTTCTAAGATTTGTTATCTTAGTTCTTACAGATTTCATTCCTGACTGTGAATTTCTTTTAAGAATAGGAGGAATTTCTAGAAGAATTATATCTTCTGGGTTAATTCCATCTAAAAATATTTCCCTTTTCTTATTATTTATGTAGTAAGTATTTTTATCCATCTTAGAAATTACTTTAATAAAATATTTCATTGTTGGTAATACATCCCTACTATTTTCAATACCATTAATTTTATAAATCTGTAAATCCATTATCAATTATTTTGAATTTCCCGAAATAATAATATAAGATATTTAATTCCAGAGTGCTAAATTTCATACTCTTTTTATTCTCTAAATTAGTAACTGTGACATATCCTTGAAGTAATAATGAATATGAAATCATTACTAAATCTCCTTCATTCAGATATAAGTTTATGAATTCTTTTTTCTCCTTATTCATTAACCTATAAATTTCAGAATTTTTATTAGTTAATATTTTCTTAGCTCTATCACAACATATATTTTGTGGTTCACCAAGTAATATTACTATTTTAACTTCTGGAATATTTGGATATTTATAAGTCTGTGAATCCATATGGATTAGTTATAATTCCGGCATCAAATAATAGTTTTTTTCTTTCTTCAATATCTTCTGTCAGTTTCATACTATAGTCGAAACCATCCGGAGTTACTTGAATTAATTTTCTAGTTGCCGGATTATAAAAGATATCATAAATATCTTCAGAATTAAAAGCTCCTAGACCTTTTCTGCGAAAAAATGGTTTACTCGGATCTAATCCTATCGGAAATATTCCATTATCTTGTAATGGATCTCCAGGATAGAACTTTTTATCACCTTGTTCAAATATTGGTGACATTATTTGATAAACCATTCCAAAATCTATCAAAAATCTTCCGAATTTTCCAAATAAATATAGAATTAATTTTTTTATCTGTTCGCCATCAGGGTCCGCATCAACTGCGATAACAATTTTACCATAACGGCTGTATTTTTTTATCAATTCATAAGCTTCTTCAAAAGATTTTGCATCCTTTGTTACGTTATTTACATCCATACCAAGTCCAATTACTTTGAATATAGTATGAATTTCTTTATTATCTAGTGCCTGATCTACAGTCTTATCTAGCACCGAAAGTATCTTACCTCTTAACGGGAGTACTGCGTGGAACTGAGTGTTATGTCTTCCACTTTTTAGTGATCCTGCTGGACTTAGCAATATGTTAATAATTCTATCAATTGATTCTTGATAGTTCAGCATATATTTTTATCTATTTTATTATAGATAGTGAATACAGTATGCGTTACATCAAAGAATTTATCTTTGACTCGGTATTAGATTTACTTAGGATATTTTTTCTCTAAGGTCTTTCACCGAATTTACTCACTTATAATTTAAGACATTTCTGATTTAAACGGCCTAATTTGACCTTCACAGAGGAATAATTCACAATCCCATCTGTTTTTTCCAGTTGCGTCACTAAAACCCTCTATTAATTCAACCCTTGACTTAAACATATTTCTTCCCTGAGCATCATCAATCATTTTTTGCGCTTTTTCAGCTGCCGAGAATGATCTCATTGAATTATAAATAGTATTCAATCTATCTACATGTTCTTGCCAATAGTCAGGGTTAGATCTAAATATTTTTATGAATTCTTTTACTAATGCTCCTGTGAAATCCGATTGTTTTACTTTCCCAATAGATTTTAATCGTACTTTAGTTTGACTATCGAACGATATTACCTCTGCCAGGAGCACAACACATGATTTAAAACCATTCATAGTGTATTTATGAGTAATTTTATACTCAGCTCTAATTGCTTGGTCAAAACATGCTTCTATATAATTTAAATGTTGTCCCGTATTTACTACAAGACCGTTCACACTACCATAACTACTTTTATTAGACATCTCAGGATCTACATCAAAATATATTAAAACTTTTACTTCTGAATTTTTACTTGTATCTTCAGGAATAATAGTTTTAATAATTTTGTATTTATAAATATCAAGATCTGCAGCTGTCATATTTTTTCCATTTGCAATAACAGTTACTTTTCTTTTATAAAATTCCTTCATTATAAGAAGAAAATAGTTTAAGTTATCATATGGAATAACAACTCTAGGGTCAGGAACATATGTAGTACCTAGTTTGAATAAAACTATAGTACTCATTCCTGTTGGTAAATTCACGCCAAGTTTTTTATTTACATCAGAAAGTTTCATAGCACCTTCAAAAGTAAGATTACCGTAATTCTCATATACAACTATATAGAATAGATCTTTTTTACTTCTAGGTCCTTGTGATTCCCAAAGTTGTTTTACTTCTGGAATAGATTTATCATAATTATCTTGTGTAATCTTTGATAATAAAATATATTGTTCAGAAAGGGCACAGGTACAAGCACTTCCTACACCGTGCAAGTTTTCTATGATTTTCATCATAAGTTTAGACTATCTCATCTAAAAGTTCAGTTCTGTACTTAGTCGTTAAACAATAAAATAATTTTTTATTGCTTGGTATTAGATTATTATATCTTTCACCAATTTTTGCAGAATTTTCTTAGGAAACATTTCCTAAGCCGCCATCTGACGGCCAATGTGAGCGCCTGTATCGTCCCCCTTCCCATTAAATTTACTTCCAGAGTTTAATGTACTTATAGATAAATGTGCCATAGTTTTTCCAGGTATCTCACTCATTCTTAGTGGAATACCCCAGCTATTATCTGCTACTAGATTAAATCCATTATAATTTTCTGTATCTACTATGATTGTTGTTGCATCAGGATTATCGTAAAGTACATCTATTGCATTATCTATAATTTCTCGAAAAGCATTACATGCACCTTCACAAGGTTTTCCTGATGGATCTGGAGCAAGAGATCCTAACATGTAATCCGGATTAGTTAATACATTTTCCGGCCATTGTAATAATCTAATATCTCCAGGTCCTTTTTTCTTATTTTCTTCCATAAATAAAATTTAGTTTATTAAAAAATTTAATATTAATTAAATATGTTTTCATTTATAAATATTTGGAAGATAACACAATAATACCTTCCCATCTATAAGGTTTACATGTCTAATGGTTGGTTGTTTTTAATATCATAAATTAATTTATCTATATTATGATAAATATAATATGGGTAATCATAATTTGATAAATTGGTATTTAATGAAATATAATAGATTTCAATAGAGTTATTTTTCGCAAATCTATTTTTTATTATATCATGTTTTCTACATATTAGAAATTTTTTATATACTTCATCTTCATTAAATCCATCTTTATGATAATCTATTTGCATAAAATGTCTAGGTCCTTGTACTTCTATTAGTATTTTTCTGTTATTATATATAAAATATAAATCAAAAGGTAATGGTCTTTTATCAATGCACTCAGTAAATTGTTTCTGAATTTCTAAGTTTTGTATTTTCAGATTTAATTTTATTGATTCGCATACATACATTTCCCAAGAAGATCCATATATTGATCTGGGAAATGATAATTTATTTAAAAATCCTTTATTTCTGCATTTTTGCCATAATCCTCTAAATCGTTTATTAAAATCACCTTTCCCAATTATATTATTATCGTTTATAAATTGTTGAAATTCTTCAATAGTATCAATATCTTTCCAATGATTAAATATATTTTTTGGTTTTCTTTTAAATACTAATTTATCTAAAATATGCAATTCATTTTTACATTTTCGAAATAATCTTCTATATTTTTTATGAAATTCGTATGAAGATTTTATTCCTTCAGAGTCAATTAAGTTTTGTACTTGATCTAAAGTTACTGTTGAATAGTTTACTTGAGGGTTTGGAAATATTATATTATCTTTTCTAAAAATATTATATATACTTCCAAATCTATTTTGTAGATCTTTTTTATTTTTTATATTATTCTTATCTATAAAATCTTGAATAGTTTCTGTAGATAAGAATATATCATCATACTTACTCATAGTTTAAGTTTTTTAATTAATTCTGTTTTTTCTTTTGCTGTAAGTCCTGAAGAGAGATTAGTTACTTCTATTTTTCGGCCGGCAGATTCAAGTAACTTAGATATTAGACCGAAAGAACTCAGGCTTATTCGGTCCTTTCCTTCAGTTACTATAATATCAATGGCCGAAGATAATAGTAATTTTTCTAATTCAGGTGTATCTTCTGAATCTAGTCCAATATTCTCTTCGACTACTTGATCTACTACATATCCTTTAGCTGAACAATATAGTAATAATCTCTCTTTTTGCTTTTCTAATTCTTCTTTTTCTTCAGAGCGTGTATATATAGCTACGGTTGGATTAAGTTTCTTAGGATCTTCTTCAATGACCCAGACTCTACCCTGTCTATCTGTTTCCATTGAGATTATACCTTTTTCTTTCCAACTATACACTGTACCTCTTGAAATTTTTTGAACTTTACAATACTCACTAATTCTATATTTCATAACACAATAAAATTAAAGATTAAACAACTCTATACATATATAAGGCATACATTAGAAAAAGGTAGCGAAATGTGGGTTATTTTTGATGTTTTTAGCCATCTTAACCTATAAAATGAGCCAAAATAACCCACTATCCTAAGAGAGGTTGATTTTGCTCTTACAGATGGTTGAGTTCCTTAATAATGAAGTTAAAGAAAAAATAAAATCCCTAGAACCGTTTAAGTCCTAGGGTAAAAGAATTAATCTACTCTTTTATTTTTTAATTTATCACACTCTATTTTTGTTCTTGCCAAAGCAATAGCGTGATTGAATATATCTATGAGAATGTTATCATCCTCTAGAAATATCATCATTAGTGTCATGATAATTGCAATGATGATATGTTGAATAATTTCTTTATTATTCATAGAAATAATCATTTTAATTACACCTTTTTCTACGGATTAAATTTATTCTATGAATTTTTCTTTAACTTTAAAAAAATTAATGCTAGCTTCTTTTTGTATATCTGCGAAATATACTTTAGGAGCTAGCTCATTTATTTTCTCTTCATATATAAGGCTTTGAAGCATTTTTAGATGGAACTAGTTTTTAACCGGATTCTGCATTACCCTGAAAACCTTATATGTGTAGAAAGGAAAATAGAGTTCCTAAGAGGTTAAAAATAATACCGTCTAAGAAACCCTATTAGCCTTATATATGTAATAAAAGATAGAAATATCTGATATTACCTAAAGACATAGTATATCTGATTTAAAGGATATATTATGTCTTTTTTACTTTTTGAGACAATAATAACGCAATGCCTGAAGCAAATAGAAGGCAAATAAAAATAATAATTATGAAAAATTTAAAAGAACTTTGGTCAGCAGTATTAGAGGGCCAAGAAGAGCAAAAGAACAATTATTATGCAACTCTAGTTCAAATTGGAGTTCATGGTAGATCAAAATTTTCGATATTAGAAGAGGATATCGAAAATCAATTCGGCGAGAATTTAAGAGAACTATTCATGCCGAAAGATTGTAATAATCGCGTAAGATCGATTGTTGTGATTGAACGATTATCAAACGAGAATGAGGAACAAAAATATACAGTCTTTATATTAGAACATTCTCAAGATCAGGAAAATAACGAATTTATTGCTAGATTAAAAAATTACAAAGGCGAAATCGTTGGAACAAAACTGACTATGGATGAGTATAGAGAAGAGTTTACAAAATCATTTGATATAACAACTATAAAATGTTGGAAGGATATTCTCGACTTGTTTGAAATCTAAGATTATTATGTATGGAGAGGGATAAAAAATTCCTCTCCTTTTTATTTTCCTTCAAAGCCTTATATATGAGATAAAAAAGTAATAATATACTCCTTAAGCAATAATAAAAAGCTTAGGGAGTTTTAAATTTTTATAGTATGAAAAAGACAAATAGAGAAAAAATCAGAAGAGAATTTCAAGAATTAAAAGTTAAGTTTGAAAAGATTAATTTCAAACAGGTAAAACTTGAATTTGAAAAAGGAACAATTACTGAAGACGAATTTATTGAGAAATCAAGAGTGGTCTTTGCATTAAAAGCGAGGTTTGAAAAATTACTAGAAAAAACTAAGTGCCTAAAATATCAAAGCAAGGCGATTAAGGAACTTTATGGGTCAATGAGAAAATATTGCATTAAGAGTGATATTATCGATCCTTGGTATAAAGAGATAATAAAAAATTTACAAGTTCCATTTATTTTAGGATTAGCCTTAGTAGCTAGAGATCGAGAACTAGTAAAATTCGGTAAATCATTTATTAATGGAATTAAGAAAGTAGTTGTTTAAAAGAGGGATTAATTTCCCTCTTTTTATTTTGTACGTTGAAAAAAAAGATAGATATAGTAAAACTATATCTATCCTTAATAATTTATTTATTCTTTCTATAAGAAAGAGTTTCCGGATTATTCATATTTTCTTTTTGAGTTACTTCTCTTAGATTAGAGTATTCATTATTAATTGTCTCTACAGATCGAATAGGTTGAATATGATCTATTACATTATTTTCTTCTATCTTTTTCCCAGAAATAGTTTCATAAACTAATCTATGAACTAAAATTGATTTTCCTCCGATTTTTATTCTATACCTTTGTTCTTTTTCTTCTAAAGTACCTATATTTTCTACTCCATTAATCTTTAGAATTCCACAAAGATTGGCTTCAACTTTATGAGAGGTAATAAATGGGTTAAGATACCATCCATTTTCTATAACTGGATGACGAGATTTATAATCTTCGAGTGTTAAGTCTATTCTTTTCCATTCATAACCTTTGTAAGTAATTCTAATTCCACATAACACTTTTCTATAGCCTGGAAAATATTTCTTTAGTTCACTAGCATTATACCATTCTTTAATAACTTTTTTATCTTTTGGATCGATTTGAAGATACTTGTATTTATGACAAAAATTATTTAATCTATTCTCTGCCTTATTGTTTTCGCTATAAGTAATCCACTCCAGATTTTCTTTGCAAAAATTTAAGGGATTTAAATCTTTATGGTTTATTATATTATTTACTTCTGGATATAAATTAGGAATAAATAGATAAGCGATTAAAGAGTGATTATAAACATGAATACTAATATCAAATAAAGAAAAGCTTCTTTCGGGATATATTCTTCTATTTGAAATTTTATTTTTAAGATTAGATTTTCTTACTTTTCCTTTATAATTACATTGAATTGCGCCATACTTATTAATAAAGTATATATTAGATAAATCATAATCTAATAATTTCTTAAAATTTTCATTTCGATCAATTAATTCAAATTTAAAAAATTTTTCAAGATCTATCCATTGATTATCTGGAATATCATCATAATAGTACTCCATAAGATCATCCGTTTCACGATTTAAAACTAAAATTTTCTTTTCTCCAGAGTTTAATTCTACTTCTGCGACATCATAGTAGTCTTCGGGGTAAGATTCGTGATGTTTAAATAGGTTTCTCCATTCTGATGGAAGTTCTGTTTTTAAATGATTCTGTAACATAATTTTAATAAATTTTAAGGTTATATAAATTATATATCGAGTAACACAATAACAATTAAAGAAGGGTTTTCTTATAAGTAGCTAATTTATAATACTCACCCTTTTATTATGTTACTAGATCAAAACAAAAAGAACAACTACAAAATTTCTTTTATAATTGTTCTATGTCATGTATTAGGGTTTGAATTCCTCAGGCCCGCAAATTCTTATATATGATATGAAAACTTATATAAACAAAATTAATAACAGTTATGATTAAAAGTATTTTAGAACAAGATCTTTATTGTTTTAGTGTATCACATTTCTTCTCTAGAAAATTTCCAGATAGTATTGGAGAGTTAGTATTTTTTGACCGAAACAACACAGAGTACACTGAGGAATTTGTAGAAGAATTTAAAAGAAATCTTTACACAATTAAAAATCTTAAACTTCTTCCAGAGGAGTTTGAATGGGTAAAGAATAGAATTAAATACATTCCAGAATTTTATTGGGAATGGTTAAGACAGTGGAGATTCGATCCAGAGAAAGTTAACATTTCTTTAGACGAAAAACATCATCTTAAAATCAGTGTTATCGACAAAATGTATAGAATGGCACTTTATGAAATACCAATTCTTGCAACATTGTCAGAGATGATGCATAAAGAAGACAAGGTTGATATGTCTGAAGTCTTAGGAAAACTTGAAAAGAAAATAGAACTTTCAAATAGAGAAAAGCTTTGGTTCTGTGAATTTGGCTTACGTCGAAGATATTCATTCAATGTTCATGAAGAGGTAATTAGAATGTTGAAAGAGAAATCAACTTATTGTACTGGAACTAGTAATGTTTATTTTGCTATGAAGTATAATATGATTCCTCAAGGAACTATGAATCATCAGCTTTGTAGTTTTATGAATAGTATGTATGGATATCGTCAAGGATCGTACGTAATGATGGAAAATTGGGAAGATGTATATGATTCTCAGCTTGGTTGCGTACTTACAGATACGATAACTTCTAAAGCATTTTTCGATCAGCTTTCTAGAAAACATGCATTCTTATTTCCAAGTTTTAGACAAGATTCTGGAGATGAATATATGTTTGTGAATCTTATGATTAATCGTTTGAAAGAGCTAGGAGTTGATCCTAAAGATAAAACAGTGGTATTCTCTAATGCACTTGATATGGAAAAATTCAAAGATATTTCTGAATATTGTGCAGGAAGAATCAAAAAAGCTGTCGCAGGAATAGGAACTAATCTTACTTGTGATATTCCAGGAATTAAACCTGCTAATATAGTAATGAAATTAGTAAGATGTAGGATGAATGAAAATAAACCTTGGATTCCTTGCATAAAACTTTCAGACGACTTAGGAAAACATACTGGTGATCCGGCCGAAATTCAGTTATGCAAAGATACGTTAGGAATAGAGTAAAAATAATGAGCCTGGGGATAATTTCCTTGGGCTCTTTTTATATCAATGACTTATGTTAATAATATTAGATCCAGCAAAAATTAATCTTAGGGATGCAAAAATTTATACAACACAAGAAGAATTAGAAGAAACATGGAAAACGCCTTTAGATTCCATTCTTCCTTCTCTAGGTTATACTAGGACTTATTTTGAATTGATGAAGTCGAGTTTAGGAGGCGTTACAATAGGATCTGTTTATTATCGAACTGTGGAGGATCAAAATACGGCCGGTGATATTATTGAAAGAAATACATATATAAAAGTTCAAAATATAACTTATACATATTCGAGGTATTATGCTTTTTTAACAATTATAGAAGACGCGGCCGGAATAATATCTGTTTGTCAAGGTTATGTAGAGGCAGAAAAATTATTATCTGATCCTTGTATTGTTGAGATTGATAGAATTCCTATATCTATACGTGAAAGAATTATAAAACTTATTAATGTATGACAAAAAAGCGTGAAGTATATAATGAAATAAAATATGGTCTATGTGAGCTATTTCCGACAGAACATGGAAATTTCATGATTAATAATTCAGATTGTTCATTTACATATTCTAAGTTTTCTGATTCTGGAAAAATTTTATTTTATGGAGAGATGTCGATAGGTGATAAGATAGAATTTTCAGTATTTAGAACTAGGGAGGATTATCCAGATTGTATTGTTCTCTATTTTTCTTGGATGAATGTTTCCGAGATGAAGAGAGATGTACAAAAAACAGAAGAATGGTTGGGAATATTAAATAATGGATTTGAGCATGAAAAAACTAATAGAGTCTCCTAAAGAATGGCTTGAGTTTTATAAAAAACTAAATGAACTATACAATTTTCATCTTGAATACTATGGTCCAGAAAATGATTGTATTAAGGGATATACAAATCCTTATTTCTTACCAATCAAGTATCCTGTTATTATATCTGGATATAGTACTATTAGTGGTATAGATAATTGGACTACACTTACATTTACATTTATTTATTTAACTGACTTTTTTAAAGATGAAGACTGCTAAAGATTATATAGATTTCTTAGTACAGCGAGGATATAGTTCTGCAGGAAATCAATTTATATGTGGTTACTTAGAGTATACCGATTTAGAAAAGAAAGATACTTTAGGGCATGTTACATTATTTACAAGATATACAGAAGAATATACCAAAGAACTAGAATCTCTTCCTGAAGGGACTGAATTTGAGATTGATTTTTCGAGAGTAGAAGTCACAGGAGCATGGTTTAAGACTTTGATTACTTATCCAGAAAAGACTAATTCTTTTTGTGATGAAGGAACTGGAATAATAGTAGAAGGTAAAGAGTTCGAAGATAATTTTGAGAAAGTATTATGGATATCAGAGAACCCAACCGAACATGAATTAGGAACTATTAGAGCACATTATAGAAACTTAGAATACTTTATGAAAAATTTTAAACCAATTCTTATGAAGTATGATTTTTATGAGTGTTATGATTCATTTTGGGATATCACCGAAAGACATTCCTCGGCGCCTAGATTTGATTATAGGCATGTAAATACTAGATCTGATTTTGATATAGATTTTATATTTACAACTAATCCTATAACTGGAACTCTTGAATGTAATGCGCCGAGTAAATTATTCGGTGATAAGTCCAAGGATTTATGTAGTTTATCTCCTGAAGAATTTGAAAAATATTTAATCGAGAATTATTTTAAGGATAATTTAAAATTTGAATATATTCTCAGTTCTGATCCTAGATATACAAAAGATAGTTACATTGAGATTATGAAATTAATGTTTTCTTTGAGATATATGGAAGATGGAATAGGTCAAGTATATAAAGATATAGATTTTGGGAAAATACCAGAAAAGTATAACGATTTAATTAAAGATTATAATGAAAAGAGGTGATATAGGATTATTATCTATTGGAATTAAAAGAAGATTTAATCCAATTATAGGAATAGGATCAAGTCAAAAAAATATAGTAGAAGTAGAAAGTTTATTAAAAATTCTAGCCGAAGAAAAGAAAGTACAGAAGTTTATAGATTCTTTACAACCAGGAGATATTATATACTGGAAAGATCTTGATGTGATAGAACTTGCATGGTTTGAAGTTAAATTCCTAGAGGTATTTGACATAGAAAGACGAGAACTTCGAATACAAGAGATTCATTCTTTTAAACAATCTGTTAAATTAATCAGTGCTTATGATTATCTTTCAGGAAGTTTATTAACTAAAGAAGAATATGATAATCAGACTATATAATAGATAGAAGAAAGAAAAAGAGAAGAACAATTAAAGTTTCTTCTCTATTCTTTTTTTACTTCAAGATAAATTTTGAAGTTGGATCATCTCCGATCTTATATTGTAACTTTCTGAGAGATCTGATAAATGCTTTTTTAGAACCGTATGTTGATCCTCTTTCTAGTATCATTGTATCTTCTGTTTCTCCTTTCCATTCTAAAATTTCAGGATCATCTTGAGATATAGATTTTTGTGTTCTTGCTATCACTACATTCTTCTTCCATGCATTCCTTCCATTCTTTAAGTTGATTCTTTTTAGTGAATTTACTGGAACTATACACCTAGGATTAAGTACTAATAAGCATTCTACATCCCAACCATAAAGATTAAAACTTTTTCCGTTATAGTATAATCCATTAAACTCAGGCATTCTAGTTTCATTTTGACCATTCTCTGTAAGTAATATTCCATCATAACCTTCGGATACCATCTTTTCAAAATCAATTAAATAATCTGAAAGAGCAGGTTGAAGTTTTAATATTCTTTTAAACGGTACTTGATATAAATCTTCTAATGTATCAATGATATAAATTTTAGCTGTAGAAGAAAGTTTGAATTTAAAATATGTTTGTAGATCTTTCTTCCAGGATTCCATTACAGATATTATAAAATCTCTCCATCCCCATTTAGAGTCTATCGGAGAAGCCCATAATCCAGCTTTAGGTTTACACCATCCTTTTCTGTTTTTAATTTTTCTGAATTTCTCTGGGTTAAATTTCTTTTTCCCATATACAACAAATTCTTTTTCCATACTTCTCTTTTATTTTGTACACTAATAAGGTTTTGAAGCGAAAAATAAAAACCATAGGATAATTTCCTATGGCATAACAAGTTCTTTCATAAGTACGTTGTATAATAAATTTATTATTTTCGGAAGGCATTTTTATACAACGTACATATATATTTCTTCTTTATTGGGTGGTGTAGCAATTAATTAATCTTTAGTCCTTCCTTTCCTTAAGATTTTATAATCGACCATAATATCTTGGATCTGGTGTTGACGAAGCTTCAATGATGTATGGAGATATTCTATTCCAATAAACGCCATTTCCCATATCAATAGGCTGTCGATATCCCCAAGGGTCACCATAGTAAGGTTGACTTAGATAACTATTTCCATCATTTCTAAATATTCTGCTAAAATTATCTACTACCATTGTCAATGATTGAACGAAAGTAAATAATCTTCCACAAGTATCCTGAACATTTTTCATTTTCTCGACAATATTACTATCATTCCTATCTCTCTTTACTTGTTGGATCTGAGTATTGTTATTTGATTGAAACTCTGATCCTGAAGAGAAACTTGGATCGTCAGGAATACTTTTTTGTCTAAAACCACCATTTTGATTGCCATTATTAGTATTGATTTTATCTACACTAATAAATACAGCTACGCCTGCAACTGCTGCAACTAATACTTTGAAGCCAACGCTTAAGATTTTACCGTAATTCATAAAGCTACTAATTTTTTTATTAAAATGTTATACTACCTCTCAGTAGCTTTACTCGTGGCTTCTCGTTTACACTCACCCGAATTCATACTAAATTTTTAGCATCAATTTTACTTGTTTTTTTAATCACTAAATTGTTAATTTTTCTATTTGTTTTATAGACAGAAACTTTAGCGCTTATTTTTCGTCCATATATAAGAATTTCAAGGTTTATGCTCTTTTTGCTTTATTTTTTAAGTGAAAGCCTAATTATTGATAAGAAACTCTGTTTGAAGAGTTGATTAATAACTAAAAAATAAACTATCTAATGATTTATGGTTATATACGAGTATCTACAGAAAAACAAACAATAGAAGTACAGAGGTATGAAATAAACAGGTATTGTAGGGAAAATGGAATTGAAGTAGATGCATGGATAGAAGAGAGCATCTCAGGGGCTATAAAACCTAGTGCTAGACTTCTTGGAAAATTAATATTAGATCGAATAAAGAAAGGGGATTTAATATTAGTTACTGAAATTTCTAGACTTGGAAGAAATGTATATATGGTGATGTCAATTATAAATCATTGTATGTTAACTGGAGCTGCTATCTTACCTATCTGGAAAGGGGAGATAATAAAAGAAGATTCTATGTCCGTATATGAAACCTTCTTTGATATAATTAGTGCTCAGAAAGAAAGAGAGCTAATAAGTCGAAGAACAAAATGTGCATTAGCTATGATGAAATCTAATGGAGTGAGATTAGGTAGACCTGTTGGAATTCCTAGGAAGCGTAAATTAGATGGAAAAGATAGTGAAATTACAAGATTACTTGAGAAAGGATTGAGTAAAGCAGAAGTAGCTAGAAGATTAGGAGTTAGTCAAACAACATTATCAGAGTTTATGAAAATAAAACATTTATAAATTAAAAAAGTTATGAATAATAAGTTTATTTTAAATTTGGAGAATCAATTTCATGGAATACACACGAGATTGAAAGAACTGCATTTCTCAGCACCCACTATGAGCATCCATAAATTAATTGATGATTTTGATGGTGAATTTCAAGATTTTGATGATGCTCTTATGGAAAATGCTCAAGCTCTCTGGGGATTTATTCAACCAGGAACATTAAGCCCTATTCTTCCAGAAGCATTAGAATTTGAAAATCTCTTAGTAGATATTAGAGGATTACTAACTGGAATAAAAAGAGAAGCTGGAGATGATTTAATGTGGTCAGGTATTATTAACAGAACAGATGACTTTTTCGAAACTGTTAATAAATATATTTACTTGATCAAAATATGTAAACATGACGCTGCAAAAAGCGAATAAAAAAAGAACTAACCTTGGAAATAAAATCCTTGGTTAGTTTTCTTTCTTTTCTAAAATAAACCTTTTTCTCTAGATAGTTTAAGAATAGAATAATTGTAATTGCTCATATAATAAGCAGCATTATCATCTATGTTTATTAATCCCTTTTCATAATTCTCTATTATTGCTAAAGAATTATATAGGATGATTCTAATAAATTCTTCTTCAGGAATACTTGGTTTTTCAATAGTAATAATATCCGAATTAAGTTTTTTAAAATACCTAAAACTTTCTTTTGTTATTAAATCCAGTCTATATATGTATCTTGTCATATTTTTTGCTGTCCAGATTTTTCGAAATGGTTTTTCAAAATTACTTAAGGTAATTGAAATATAGTATTTACTTTTACCTAAGCGATTATTATCCTTTAAAAAACTTACAATCTTTGAGATTTCTAGAAGACGATTTCTATTTCTATTTCCTATAAATGAAAATACACTAAAACTATTTGATATTGTTTTATATTCCTCAGAAGTTAGATAATTTTGAGCATTGTGTATATCTACTAGTTTAAGAGGAGTTTCTATTATATAAGCTCTAAAGTTTGGTGTGAAAGTTATCATGATAATTTTTATAATTATAATATAGTTCATTGAGGTTATCTATATCTTTTTTAACACTAAAAAGTCCAGTAGTAGTTTTTATTATTTTAATTAAAACTTTTCGAATATCTTCTGAGTTGATTCCAGATATAGTTTCTTCTTTTATTTTTACAGTATCATATCTTCCATAATAAATAAAACAAATCTCCTTATATTTTATATGGTGTAATAAATAATTAAATGAGATTCTCTTTAATCGATTTCGAAATAAGAGACTAATTCTATTATCTATTATTACAAAAGTGTATTTATTATTAGTCTTAACAGTGCAATAATAATATTCAATTTTTATACTTTTCTTATTCATAACAATTATAAGAGTTTAAATCCTTAATAATGTAATAAAATAAAAAAAGAAAATGTTAAAAGATTTATTAAATCGATTAGAAGAAGCAGAATTTTTTAATAAAAAGAATTATTATGAAAACTTAAGAAAGGAAGTTGGTTCTAAATGTGTATATTATGATATTTCTATATTTAATACAAGACTAACTACTATTCAATGTTCTCTTGAAGCTTTTAAAGGTTTATATGGAATTATACCAAGGTCAGAAGGATACGAATTAGCTGTTAATAATCGTAGAAGTTATTTGATCACTATCTTGTCAAATCTAACTACAAAAGAAAAAGTAAAGTGGATATTTAGAAAAACTAGTAAATTTGTTAATATAATTACATCCTCACGAGGGATAGTTGATAGTGAAACAGAAGCTTATATCTTTGGATATTTAGTTTCTCAACAGCTTTTAGATTTTATATACATAGATGATCTTCTTTTAGAGGTAGAGAAGAAAAAAGAAATCTCTGGAAAACTATCTAAGGGTGATGTAAGTTATGTAATGTCCACTTCTGGAATCTATTATGATAAGACAGATAAGGATATCATTAGAATAGGACCTCCTCCAGTAAATGGTATGGTTTATTCAAGAGCTGGTAAGAAAAAATTTATAATGATGATTCCAAAAAGCAGAAAAGTGACCAAATCTGAACTTTTAAGTACTTGGTCTCATGAATTACATCATATGGCTAGAGATTCTTTTGGAGTAATGAATCGAGAATATTTTCTCTTTGAAGATATTTTAGTTGAATATATGGAGAAATCTTTGCCAATTTTAAAAGAACTTATATGGAAACGGAAGAATATGTAAAAGTAGCTGGATACGTATTTTTGTATGATCTAGAAGAAGATTTACAAGTTGTTACCGCAATAAGATTAAAAGATGGATTGCCTCGTTTAGTGCTTTCTCCATGGGATAGTGCTGATCCTGAAGAAGTATTTTTTGGATGGACTGATGATCTCAATGCATGTTATATTAGTATTTCAAGTTTTGGCGATGTTATAATATTAGATACATTTTTAGACAGTGTTAAAGATCGTTTAATGTCAGTTCCTGGAAAATTAGTAGTAATGAAAGATAAAACTTATAAAATAGAAATATGATGAAGGTTATAGTTTATTTAGTATTATTAATTGTATTTTTCCTGTATTTAGGACATACAGAGATATCATTTTCACCATTTAGAATTAAAATAATTGAGTGGTATAAGCCTTTAGGAATAATTATTATGACTGTTGGATTTTTTATTTATACAGTCGGAAATGAAAGAAAATCATTTAAAGATGGTTGGACTAAGGCAAAAAATGAAATAATTAATAAGATAACAGATGAGAGTAGATAGTTGGACGCAACCAAGAGTCAAAAATAAAGATACTGGAGATATAGGAGTTGTTTATAGTAATGGTTTTGATTCGAAGGGATCTTATTATAAAGTATGTTGGGGATCATCTATATTTCCAGAAAGAATGAGTACAGATGATTTTGATAAAAAATGTGAAATCATAGAGCATGATTATACATCAATTATCCCTCAAATAATGGAACATCTTAAGGAGAAAAGCTTAGCCAGAATTCCTCAAGTAGTAGCAAGAAGGTTAGATCCAGATTATTATAAAGTAGGTGATATTGTTTATTTTCAGTCTCCTGGATATTTATGGGGTAGTGGTGAATATGCAGCATTTGGACCAGAACACCCTTTAATAATTGTAGAAATAAGGCAAGATTGGAGTAATGAATTTAGATTTAATATTATCCTAGATAGATATCATCCAGAGTCACCTTTAAATCCTAAAGGAGAGTTCTCGACTTTTTTCGATCTAACTAGTTTTTATAGTACGGATGCATATAATAATTTAGCACGTTATGACAAAGAATACTAAAAGAAAGTTATACTATCAAAAATATCTTCCAGGAGATATAATTACTTGGTCTTATGATAGTATTGATGAAATTATTCTTATTAAATTAGTAACTGGTGTAGTAGGATTATTTGGAAGTTTTAGATATGAAACTGTAGATTTAGAATTAGGATGTTCCCTAGATCATAGATATTATGGAGACAGAACAAATATATTAGTATTTAATACTGATATAATAAATAGCAGATTGATTTTTCGATCTTTCCCGGGAATTTCTGATATAATATGTAAGAAGGTATGTAAATTTTCTGGAGAATGTGATTTATGTAATTTTAAACCTTCTACCAGACCTAATGAATTCTTTTTCTCTGGAGATAAAATAAATAGCACTCTACTTACTTCTTATCCAGTAAATAATCGTAAAGGAATAGTTAAACGTGTGAGAATAAATGAAAGTATTCTTATAGACTTTGTAGAGGAATTATATGAAAAAAGCATTATTACTCTGGATTTCATAAAAAAGAAAGTAAAAGAACTTGTAACTCTTGAAAGTCTTGAATATGGAGTTTTTATGGAATATTCATCAAAGGAAGTAAGTCATTTTTCGAAAGACCTTAGATTATTTCAAAGAAGAGTATATACAATAGATTCAGGGAATTTAAATTATTGTGATCAATGTGTTCTCTCTAAGGATAATTGTAGTGAATGTGGAGTTATGACATATAATTTATTAGATAGTTTAAAATTATTAATGATATGAAAACAAAAGAACAATTAATTAAAGTTTTTAAAGAAGTAATAGAAGATATTATTTCTAGAGAGTATGAATGTAAGGATAATTATATAGAATTTCCAGAAACAGATAGATTAATATATGAATCAAAAATGTATAAGTTTATTCAAAAAGGAAGTAATAAATCTAAATTTCAAACTCCTCCTAAAATATATGTACAGAACATAGATACCTTTGAAAAAGCAAAGGAATTAGGTTCAGGATGTGCAGTCCTTAATATGGCTTCATCTAAAAGACCTGGTGGAGGAGTTGAAACAGGCTCTAGAGCTCAGGAAGAAGAATTATGTAGAAGAAGTAATTTGCTATTATCCCTATATTTATACTCTCCTGAAAAATGGGATAAATACTTTGGAGATTATTATTCAGGAAAAGTTCTTAATGACTTCTCCTACCCTATTCCAGTTTATGGAGGAATATATAGTCCAGGGGTATGCGTTTATAGAAAACCAGGAACTTATGAAACTGTAGGTAATTATTTTAAATGTAATGTAATTTCAGTGGCAGGAGTAGTAAGACCTGATATTGATAAGAATACTGGAGAAATGATGAAAAAATATGTTCCTGTTGTAAAAGGAAAAATAAGAACAATCCTTAGAATAGCTTTAGATAATAATCATACTAAACTTGTTCTAGGGGCACTTGGATGTGGAGCATTTAAAAATCCACCTTCTCATGTAGCAAGATTATTTAAGGAAGTTTTGGAAGAACCAGAATTTATTGGAGCATTTGAAGAAATATGTTTTGCTATTCTCGATGATGGAAATTCAGGAAGAGATCATAATCCAAATGGAAATTTAAAACCTTTCGCAGATGTGTTTGGAGAAAAGATCTAATTTATTAAAAGAAATTTGTAGAAGATTAAGATATAAACCTATTATAAAAACAAGTGATGGAAATTATACTAGAGTTACAGGAGTTTATTTTGATGATTCTGGTAGTCCTTGGTTTAAGTTGATAGGTTCTGATAATTGGTATACTTTCTCAGTAATAGATAAGATTGTTCTTTATTCTAAAAATCTCATTAACAAAGAAATTCGTATATCCGGAGAAACAATAAATCCACTTGTAAGATTTGCAGAAGAACATGCGAAAAAGAATTTTACAGATGAGGGAATAAAAGCATCATTGGATTCTAAAAATGAGAATTATGTAAAAGTAGTAAATGGTAAAGGAGAATCTATTGCATCATATGATAAAGATAAACCTTATTTTTATAATTATGGTGTAGACTTACTTTTAAAGTATATGATAAATTTAAAAGATTGTTCTGGATCTGATTTTGAGATAATTGAAGAAGATTCAGAAGATAATCCATTTTTATATTTTGGATGAATTATGGAAGTAGGAAAGATTTATGTAGATTATAAAGATGGACCTGATGGTTGGTTCGGTTTATTTAGTGGATGTGAAAGAGGAGTATTTAATTTTCCAAATAATCTTTGGAGATGGTATGTAATAGATTCAAGGATTGTTATTAATTATCCAAGAGTTGATAATTATTATGGTCGAAGAGTAGCAACTGTTAAAGAACTTGAGAAGATTGAGTCTATTCTTGAACATCTAGGGTATACTTTGATACCAGGAACTTCAGAGATTTCAGAAATACCTGTTAATAATATTTCAAAAATTATAGAAAAATTAGAAAGAGGTGAGTGGAGTCTTCTCAAAGAAACTGAAAAAATAAAAATAATAGAAACACTTAAAGGCTATGTTAACAACTGAAGAATTATTTAGAGAATATATTAAACTATTCACATTAATAGTAGAAACCGCCGGACAAACGGAAGGTAATAAGAGTTACAAGGAAGTTACTAGAGTTCTTAAAGAAAATGAACATATAGTGAAAAAGATAATTGAAGAAGAAATGTCTTTTACTCCATTTGTAGCTTCTCTTATATTCTTTATAATCAAAGATATTCATGGGACAGAAAAACTTAGTGGAGAGAATTCTATGGAAACTATAAAACCACTAGTAGATGATTTCTATGTGAGATATATAAAGAAACCTACTAGAAAATTTACAGCAAAGTATGGATTACCAGCTGTAGAAGATTTAAATACTTATATCAAATTATATCTTGTTTAATTAAGAAGTGGATATTTTTAATTTTGATATAGTTAATCAAGAAATGATTGGTGGATTAGTAGTTGTATCATATTCTTTTCATTACAATATGCTAGATTTCTCATATACTTCTCCAAAAACTAAGAATATAAACTTATGGCCATTTTATAAGAAGAGTTATAGTATTCCAGGAAAAATAAGTGATAGTACTGGTAAAATAGTAATAAATGATATTCTTAATCCTATAGAAGATGGAAGTATCTTAGAAATTAATGATACACCTCCTGGAAATGGACATAATAGTAGTTATAAAGTAGTATTTTATAATAAAAAATGTTTTCTGCTACCCTTCATAGAACTAGTTTTTGGAGCTAAGAAGGAATTAGATGAGAAAGCATATACTCTTATACCTACTGTAAAAAGATATGAATTTAACTTTTCTACTATAAAAGATTGGTCATCAATTAAAGATGATAGTGTTTTATGTAAAAAGAACATCATACAAATTCTAAAGAAGGTGAAAAAGACAATCGGTAATAACCTTATAATTGATAAACAAACATTGACAATTGTTAATAATTTTTATTTATGAAAAATTTTAAAGTAACATCAAAAGAAAATGGAAAAGAGTATTGGATCTCTAGAGCAAATGCAGTAGTAGGAATTGTATATACTAGAGATAGCAATGGTCGAGTAATGTTTTTAGTATCTAAACGAGGTTCAGGATGTCCAGATCATGTTGGAAAATGGTCAGTTACTTGTGGTTATCTTGATTGGGGTGAAACAAGAAAAGAAGCGGTAAAACGAGAACTTTATGAAGAACTTGGACTTAATCTTGAAATTTATCCCAATGAAGCAATTGATCATTTTTGTACTATAGATGATCCGTCTCGAGATGTTAGAGAAAACATAGTTTCTAGATATCTTATTCATGTAGATTACATAGCTACTCGGAAAAAATTAGCTGATAAGGAAATTAACTGTGATACCGTATCAAGAGGTGGAGAACCTAATGAAGTAGATGATATTAAGTTTATCCCAGCAGAAGATATTGATAGTTATGATTGGGCGTTTAATCATGATCAGGTACTTAAAGAGATTTTAGAATACTTAGAAACAGGTCGAAAACCTAAATATTGTGAAGAGTAAAGAAACTAGGGATAAGCTCTTCTTATGTTTAATAAAGATTAATAATCAGAAAAAATCCTAGTTAGTAATCAAACCCGAGGAGATAATTCTTCGGGTTTATTTTCCTTATATGTGATAAATATAAATAAATAAATATAGAATTATGAACAGATTTATTAATTGTGATTGTATTAAAAATAAGAAAGGTGAATTAATACCTTTATGGAAAATAGATTGGAAATTAGATAGTGAGTATCTTGATAAGGATGATCTAGAAAATAGTTTTATTGTTCCAGAAGATAGGAATATTGGTGATTTTATAGCAGAAACTGATATTGTAAAAGCTTTATGGGATTTGATAGATAAAAAAGTAGTTCCATGTAAAAGAGTTATTAAAATTTATTCTGACTCGACAGGAAGGGTTGGATTGAAAGAGGGTGATGAAATTTATGTTAAACATAAATTTAGCTCTAATGAAATTTACCCAACTAAAATAAAAACAATAACTCAAGGAATACAAGAAAATGTTTATTATACTACAGAAAATCATCTAAAAGAGAACTGGTTAGGATCAGATACTGAAATTATAGAAGATGCTATATTAAATGATATTCCTGGAAATAATGTTGTTCAGATAATAACATACAGGAAACATTATGTTCTAGAAGACGGAACTGAAACTGATTACGATTATGATTTTTTTAAATTAAAAGAAAAATGAGAGAATTTATTTATGCTAGTTACCTTCGAATTACACCAGAAGAGTTTTTTGATTTAGCAGCTGAAGGGATGAGTAAAGCTTATGAATCTTATAAATCTAGTTCAGAAACTTATAAAGATCCTTTTCTTCAATTTTGGGTCTATATAAATCCTAATCTAATTCCAGATAGTTATATTGATACTTTAAAGAGGGTGTTAATTGATGAATATGGATGGAGGATTGTTGATATAGAAAAACAACTTGAAGAGGGGAAAATCTATATAAAAACTGAAGTATAATGGTAGATGATGAAGTCCTGGAAAAATTAGTAAAACTTGGATATAAACAGCCAATAAAAGAAAAGAGAATTGAGGTAGAAATAGTAGAATGGATAAGATTACATAAGGATATTATCATTCTCGTATATCCATTTACTAATAAGGAAGGAGAGAAAAGATTTATATTTGCTATCCCAATGGAGAATGGTTCATTGAGTAGTAATAATCTAAACTATCCTTCTTATGAACAAGCTAGGTTAGAAGGAATAAAGAGCGTATGTAATGAATTATTAAGAAAGTAATTATGAAAAAGTTATTAATAATCGTCAGTCTTGTTATAGGATTAGTGAGTTGTGATAGTAAAGGAAAAGATTTACCACAATATAAAGTAGAATATAGTAAGGAATTAGTTATAAAATCTATTGATAGAGGATTAAATTCTTACGGCGTTAGTACTGTTTATTACATCGCTGGGGACGAAATTGGTTCTAATGGAGATATTAGATTAAGTGAAAGAATTCCTAGTAGTAATAATCCAACATATAAAATAGGAGATAAAGTATTATTTTCAATTAAAAAGATAGAGAAAAATAAATGAATTTTTTACTAGTTTTAATAGCATTATTATTAGTAATTGCAGTAATTTTTAAAATAATAGTTATTATAGGAGCTCTCACCAGAAATAAAGAATCTGTTTCTGGATGGGTTTCTAGATTATATACACCAAATTATAAACCGTATAAGAAAATGGAAAAAGATAAAAAAGATCAACTTCTTGAAGAGTTGTTTATGCAAAAACTAGAAATAGATCTCGGAAAAGCAGATGGAACAAAAGATGAGGTTTATCTTGCTGATGTAGTTGAAGATGCTTTGGTTGATATCGAACTAGCCATAGAGGAAGAAGTTTCAGAGCAGAGATTTTTCATATGGCCAAAGGAAAGGGAGCGTCTAATTAAAACATGGGCTAAATTTATTCCTAATCCAGCTAATGGAGGAGATGATGATTTTATTGTATTTGATTCTTTCCGAGGTGAGTATACATTTGGGGAGAATGGATTTACTCCTTTATGTAGCTCAAAGGAATTAAACGGTTACTATAAAGACAATAACTTAGAATATATAATTAAACAACCTAGATATTAAATGAAGAGGAAAGATTATTTATATAGTATTATCTTAGATCAAAATACACCAGAACTTAGGAAAGAGTTTGAAGATCTAGGATATTCTGAAATGGTTGGAACTGGTTTAGCCTTTAATCCAGATAAAGGAAATTGTATTATTACTTGTGCAGAGACTGGAGAATATACAGCTATAACTCGAGAAGCTATTAAATTTTCTTCATCTGGAAAAGTATCTCTTGTAAAAAGAATTCAATGTGGAGTAACTAAAGAACTAGCTCTTGGGATAGCTGCTCTTAGAGGAGATACAGATTTCGGACAATGGTTTACTAATGGAGAAGATTGGATAAAAGATAATCAAAAGAAAGGTTATCATAAAGCAACCATAAATGAACTTCAAGATAAATTTCCTAGAGAAGGTATTCAATTTCTTAATTCAGCTTATATCGGAAAAGTTAGTAAGGATATAATTGAACTTCTAGAAGATGTTGGTTATTATGATAGTAAAATAATTGATGGAGCACGTGATATTAAAGATTGGAAGGATTTTTCAGATTGTGGAATATGTACCTCTAATCATGGAAGCTACACAATTATTCATAAATCATGTTGGGAAACAGCAAATCCTCATGTAACTTGGAACTGTGCAGGAAGAATTGATTGTGGGATTGATGAAGTTAGATTTTATCAAGTTATTACACCTAGATTATAATGGTTAAGGAGTTAGGTATAATTCGAAGTGGTTCTGGTGGAATAATTGGATGTAAATCAGCGGCAGATCAAGTATACTATTATAATTTAACTATAGAAATCTTAAAATATTTCTCAGCATTTCAGATAGATAATAAAATTATAGTTACTTATGAAGATGTAGAACATATAGATAGAGTAGAATTATCAAGAATTAGCTCTGGTTTTTACTTAGATATTTATTATGATTTATTTATTCATACTAGATTAATGATCTTAGATGATGAAATTCCAAACTCTCTTAAGTATAATTGGAATGTGAGAACTGAAAGAAATTTACATGAAACGATATTTATTTTTAATTAAAGAAAGATGTTAGAATTAAAAGCTGTAGAATTTTTAAAAGAACTGTTGGGATCGTATAGTCCTAGCGGTTTTGAACAGGAAGCAACTAGGGTATTTAAAGATTATTGTTCTAAGTTTGCGATAGAAGAGTTTACTGATAAAATGGGAAATGTAGCATTTAAGGTAGGTTCAGGGAGTAAGAAAGTAATGATTTCTGCACATATTGATGAACTTGGAATGATGATACAAAATGTTACAGACCAAGGAATGCTAAATATTATTAATCTTGGGGGAATAGATAAAAAAGTTCTCCCAGGAAGTATAGTTAAAATTTCTAAAATTGGTCACCCAGGAGAATATGTAACAGGTATTATTGGGAAAAAGCCAATTCATGTAGAGTATGATGATAATAGCAAAAATGAATTAATTCCTATTGAAGATCTTCTTGTTGATATCGGCGCTGAATCTAAAGAAGAAGCTATGAAGTTAGTAGAGATAGGTAGTAGAGTTGTTTTTGAAGCAAATTTTATAGAACATCTTGGGAAGAATCGATTTGCATCTAAAGGACTAGATGATAAGATTGGAGTATTTATTGTTGCTGAAGTCTTAAGGAACGTGGTGAATTATGAAGACTTTAAGGAACTTTTTGATGAATATACTTTTTATGGCGTGGCGAATACTCAGGAGGAAGTAGGTCTAAGAGGTGCAATGGTAACAAGTAAAAGAGTAAATCCTGATATTTCGATTGATATAGATGTTACTTTCGCCACGGATGAAGGTAGAGGAATAAAACCTGAGTCCTATGGAGATATAGAACTTGGGAAAGGACCTGTTATCATGAATGGACCTGATAAATCTTGGAATCTTCGCTGTAAAATGATCGGAGTTGCTGAGATTAATGAAATTCCATATCAACTTGCAGCTTCATATGCAGGAGGAACAAATACTTCAGCAATTCAAGAAGGTGCTTTTGATTGTGAAACTATGTTAGTATCTATTCCTCAACGAAATATGCATACTCAAGTTGAAGTATGTGATTATCGAGATGTGGAAGGTGCTATAAATCTAATCTCCAAGACATTATTAGAGATTACAAAATAAAGAAAAATAATTAGAGGACTTTTTACAGTCCTCTTTTTTTTTATATTTCTATTTTCCCTAGATTAATAGGTTTTTCATAATTTCCATTTACTTTAGAATTCCATATATTATAAAATAATTCTCTATAATTTTCTCTAACTTGATATACATCTCCATAAATAATTCCTAGTACATTATAGTTATTTTCACCAAACATTCCAATCACTTTAACAAGTTTAGAACGCATTTTATTTTCAGAGAAAATGGATTCTTCATAATTCACAGGATAAAAATTAAGAATCCTTCTCTTATAAAACCCTAATTGTTTTTCTTTTATTGAGTTAAGAAAGTAAATAACATGTCTTCCTAATAATCTTTCTGAAAAATTATTATCTACTAGTATATTATCTCCAAACACTTTTTGATCTTTTATATAAAGTCCTAATACTGGATGTTGATCTACTGATGAAGAATCTATAATATATTTCTTCAATTCAATTCCATAAGTATTTCTCTTCTCCATCCATTCTTTCATGATAAAACTTCTAACTCTAGGGTTTAAATTTTTTGATAACTTAGCTTCATAACATCTAATCATAATTCTTTTATTTATTTTCACATATAAGGAACTTGGATTTCCTTATAAATGTAATAAAATAATCATATGAAAAAGAAGAAAAAGAAATTAATCTCCCTAGCCGAAAAAGTTAGGAGAGATAATGAAATTAAAGAAACAGGAAAGTTAGTATCCTTAAGACCTAGTATCACTCATAAAAGTAAAAAAGATTATTCACGTAAGTGGAAACTCGAAGATTATGAATAATAGGAAAGAATTAATAGAGTTAAATAAACTTTATAGGAAACGTTTAGTAGATTCAGTAATAACTAAATTACTTAAAGTCCTTGAATTTACTGGATTAGATACACTTGAAGATCTTGTGTTTGATTATAAGAGTTTAGAATCTAAATCTATATCAGGAAATATTCAAAAATTATATTATGTAAACAAAACATTTAATTATATTAAAGTTGATATGGATTATGGAGAGTACTCTAAACATAATTTGGATATAGAGGATTTAGATACTACAGATTTAGAGATTATTGTATTTAATAATATTATCGGATATTATAAAGAGAATAAATTAATAAAAATAGCAAAAGATTATGAAGATTAAAAAACCCTTTACAACTGCTGGATCTGGAAAAATCTATTTTATATCAGATCTTCATTATGGTCATGAAAATGTAATAAAATATGATTCTCGACCTTTTAAAGATGTAACTGAAATGAATAATTATATCTTAGAGGAACTTAAAAAAACTAAAGAAGAAGATATTATATTCGATTTAGGTGATATGTTTTGGAAAATGCCTGTTGACGATATAAAAGATGTCTTAAATCAGATTCCTTGTAAAAATATTTATAAAATTGTTGGGAATCATGATAACTATGGACTTTATTTTGATCAGGCACCACTTAAAGGGTATTTCAAAATAATCTCTGATATTCTTGATGTTCATATAGAGCATTCAGGAAAAGATTATATGGTAACTATGTGTCATTATCCCTTTGTATCTTGGAATCATAAACCTCATGGATCTATTCACTTATTTGGTCACGTTCATGGTCACCTTACTGAATATATTAATAGTATTTATGATCTTAAAGTTGATGTAGGTTTTAATTCTGAGTTAGCAAAATCTCTTGGAACCTTCTTAATACCATTCGAGGAAATTATCAAGCATTTCGATACTAAAACAGGAGGAATGAATTATAAAGAGTGGACTCTAATTAAATGTAAAGAATTATGAGAACAGTTTGGATTTATTCATTACAAATATCAGATACTGGAAGAGTTTATAGAGATATTCCACCATCTGAAGCTGAAGTTGTTGATGAATTTGGTGGTATTCCTAGGATAGTAAAGATACTGGATAGCGGGAAAATAATAAAAAACTATCAACTTCATTATCAATTCTTTAATACTCCAAGTGAATGTATTGAACATAGAAATAAGTATATCGAGGGTAAATTGAAATTCTTTGAAGATCAATGGAAAGCCACCGAAAGAAATCTTAAAAAACGGATAATAAAATGATAACACAATTAACAGCGAAAGAAATAATGAATCTCCCTAAGGATAAAACATTTTGGTATAGTTGTATTAGTTTTAGGGAGAAAACTTTTAGATGCTCTAGTATCATAAAACCAGCAGAAATTATTTTAAAAATTGATATAGATAATTTATTATATCTTCGAAAAGTTTCTGATAATTCTGTAATTGGATCTTTTCAGGGTTATAAAGAAAGAAAAGATTCAGAATGTAAATTTTTTGTGAGAATATTCGATACTGAAGAAGAATGTAAAGAATATTATAATGCTCAGATTCATAATACTGTAGATCGACTTCAACATTTTTATGAAGAAAAGCTTAAATATATAAAATCCAAATTAATATGATAACAAAAGAATTATTGTTAGAATATAAAGAAAATTCCAAGTCACTTTGGTATTTTATGTTAGAATTTTCTAGTAAATCTTATAAATGTACAAGGTTAGTAAAACCCATCGAAGTCTTAGTAACTAATTGGGATGAAAAAAGTGATTATTCTCTTATTTTAAAAAGTAAAAATAAAAATCTAGTTTTCAAAAATTATCACATAAGATTTTTTCTACCATATCTTTTTGAAACGAGAGAAGAGTGTGTAGAAGCTTATAATGCAGTTGTTCAGGATCAAAAAGATAAACTTCAACATGATTATGAAGAAAGATTGAGATATTTAAATTCTAAAATAGAAAAATTATGAAACAGCCAGAAACATATGAAGAACTTGATAAACTTATAGGACAAACGTTCTGGACTTTTGGATTCTATATCGGTCCGTATAGTTATAAACTTGAAAATATAAACTCTCCGCAAGAAGTAGTTTTAGGAAAAGAAGAAGGATCTGGATATAGAAGAAACACCACCTGGTATCCTTTAAGAAACAAAACCACTAATATGATAGTTGGCTACTTTCAATTAACTCCTAATAGATATAACTTAGATAATTATAAACTATATGAATCAGAAGAAGAAGAAGCCATTGAAGGTTGGAACTCTACTATTCAAAATCAATTAGATCGATTAGAATTTGATTATGAGAAGAAAAAGAAGTATCTAAATAAGAAAATTATTAAAAAATGAATAAGATAATAATTGATGGATATTATAAAGAAAAAGAGTGTTTAGGAAAAATCTCAGGTATTATTTTTAAAAACTGGGAAGATAGTGAACCTATAGATAAAATTTCAATTATTATTAACAATTTCGATTCTTATATTCCTGGAGAATTTTATAAAAGAGAACTTCCTGGGATTGTAAAATTATTAGAAAATATAGATCTTGATAAATTCGATACAATCATATTAGATTCTCATGTTTGGTTGTGGAATGATGAAGAATCTTTTGAAAAACCTAAACCAGGACTAGGAGCACATCTATATAAGAAACTTGGAAGAAAGAATCTTAATATTATTGGAATTGCGAAAAGTTATTACCGTGATAATAATCTACATACTTTTCAATGTTTTCGAGGAAATAGTAAAAATCCTTTATATGTAGATTCAATTAATCAAGATAAAGATTATTCTGAAGTTATTAAAAGTATGTATGGAAATTTTAGAATACCATACCTTATAAAATTAGCAGATACAGAATCAAAAATAAATTTCAAATGAAAATGATTTATGCAATAGAACAATTACCCAAGAAAGAAGATACTTGGGTATTTTTGGGAGGACCTATTCAAGGAGCTCCAGAGTGGCAAGAAACAGTTCCAGATATTCAGGGAGTAACTTGGATAAACCCTAGAAGAAAAGAGAAAATTTCTGGAGGTTTATCTGATGCTGAATATAAAAAACAGGTAGATTGGGAAACAATTGGACTTAGAGTATCAGATTTTATATTATTTTGGATCCCTGAAGCTGTTGAAGATATACCAGGAAGAGATTATGCACAAACTACTAAAATCGAACTTACCGAAAATTTAGTTAGAAAGAAAAATATAATCTTAGGAATTGCGCCGAAAATACACGGAAGAAGGTACTTGATCGAAAAAGCTAAAGCATATGGAATAAAAAATGTATATAGCTCTTTAGACGAATGTATATCTGAGTTAAAGAAAGAAATATCTAATAGAGAGTCCGGTTCAAGAGAGTTTTTTACTTCCGATACACATTTCGGCGCAGAAAGAACTTTGGAATTATCTAAACGTCCTTTCATGAATGTTGAAGATATGGATTGGACTATGGTAGAGAGATGGAATACTAAAGTTCCTCCTAAAGCTATCGTATGGCATCTTGGAGATTTTGGTGATAGAAGTTACTTGAAATATTTAAATGGAGATATTCGATTAGTTTGTGGAAATTATGAGATTAAAGAAAAATCTGAAAGAAATCTAGATATACCTGATTTTATAGGAGAGCTTATAGATTCTGGTTTTTCAAAAGTATTCCTAACTGAAGCAGAAACAAAACTCCTAGGAAAAGAGATAGCACTTGTACATGAACCTATGAATTCTACAAAAAAGTATAATCTTTTTGGACATATTCATGGAAGACAAATGATTAAGAGATTTGGATTAGATGTAGGTGTTGATGTTCATGGTTTTGCTCCTATGTCTGCAGAAGAGGTTGAATTTTTCTTAAATGCACTAGAAAAAGGCTATTACGACGCTGAAGTATTTTGCTAGTCTGATATTCCTTGAAAGCCTTATAAGTGAGAATAAAAAACAAACTTAAAAGAAAAGGAATATGATAGAAAAACTTAACACACTAATGACAATATTAAGTGCATTAGGATTATTAAGAGACGGAGTAAAAAATTACATAGATGTCTCAGTTGAAAATAGTTTATCCAATGGAATAGTAGATAAACTAAAAGATAGTTATGACAACTATACAGCTATCTTAAACAAGTATGCGATTGAAGGAAAGGATTTTGATGTTCCTTCGATTAATAGAGATTACGTAATAAGAAAACTGCGATTAATAAAAACAATAGTAAACAGATTAGTCGAATATTATATCAATGAGCCAGAAACATTGAGAGATTATAAACAATCCCTCTATTTGATTGACGCTGACATAGATAGTATATATCGAAAGTCTGTTGTTGATTATAAAACGTTTTTGCTTGCAGTTAAGTAAGAAAAGGGTGGGTAATTCCACCCTTTATTTTTCCACCGTCTAGAAAAGACTAAAAACCTTATATATGAAAGGAAAATAGAGTTCCTAAGAGGTTAAAATAATACCGTCTAAGAAACCCTATTAGCCTTATATATGTAATAAAAGATAGAAATATCTGATATTACCTAAAGACATAGTATATCTAATTTAAAAGATATATTATGTCTTTTATACTTTAGCGTTATACATAGATATAACTAGAACTTATAATACATACGAAAGGTGTGATGACGGAGTATTATAAGGAGAGACTAGGAGTTGCTAACCTAGAAGTCGTCAGAACGACTTTATAAAATTCATCACCTTGATCTAACTTATAATTATGAAATATAATATAAGGACAGGTGGAAGTTGTTATACCACTTGAGTAGATATTTAAATAGTATTAAAATATCTTTTACAAGGATAAGTTCTGAGCGTAATTAAATAAGTATATTAAGTTACTATATTGAATTATACTATTTATCAAAATAGAGAAAATACTTAATATAACTTAATAATTGATAAAGGTTGGACACATAACTTGGCAAGCACTAACAAATTTTATAACGTGCATTTAGCCGAGTTTAACAAAATAAATAAAAAATTAAATAAATTCCTTATAGTAGATAATATTATAAGGCCACGATATATTGAGATAAACCTGATAAAGGATTATCAAGAGGAATATATCAAAGACATGTAGCCAAATATATGTGGTGAACTATGAAAATAATAAAGGACCTGTATAGTCTAGAGTTATTAGTAATAGGATGTGAACTTAGAGGGATTTAATATACAGTTAAATTATTATATATAACCTATGATAAATACCGATGAGGAAATTATAAAGATTATATATAATTCTAAGTTAGAAATCTTTAAGAGAGAAGCTTAGAGTAAAAACAACCATTTCTAAGTAATTTACTTAGAAAATAGAGACAAAAGAATATTAACAACAAAAAATTATAGAATTATGAAAGCAGTTGTAAAAAACGTTGGAATTTTTGTAGCAGGAATAGCAGCAAAAGTAGTATTTGATTATGGTTATAAGAAAACTAAAAAATGTTTAAATAACCGGAAAAACAAAAAAGCTGAATAAGCTAAAACAACCAGCCCGAGTTATGGATTAACTTGGATTTAGAGACAATAATTAACAAAATTAATAACTTAAATAATAGGAGGAAAAATTATGAAACTAATTAACTCAGCAGTAACGAAATTTGGTGCAACAAAAGTTGTAGCAGTAGCAGCTGGAGCAGGAATGGTATTAGGAGTAGCAACTACCTTAGGATGTCAAAAAGCCTATAAAAAACTCAAACCGAAAGGTCTTAGAGATGAGGATTTGGAAAAATTGGTAGAAGAAACCGTCAACCTAAAACCGGATGCAGAAAAAGAAAAACCTGCTGAAGAAGTAAAAGCTGAATAAGCTAAAACAACCAGCCCGAGTTATGGATTAACTTGGGTTTAGAGACAATAATTAACAAAATTAATATATTATGAAAAAGATAACAGAAGTCATTATTTTTATGACAATGATATTAGCAGGAATTGCTTGGATATTAGGATTTGATATAATTTATTCAATATCAGCAATAATTATGGGAACTACCGGAATTTATTATTGGTTTAGATATATGATTCCGGAACTATTTAACAGCAATGAAGAAGAATTCATTGATGACTAACCGGAGGGATAACAAAATTTCCCTCCATTTTCATTTTTGTAGTTAGGTGAATTCCTAACCTGATGAGATCACGAGGTTAAACTCAAGATCGAAACAGAAATGGAAACTAAAGATTTCCTTTTGATTTTATATATCAAGAGACTATAACTAAACAAAAGGAAATTTACAAAGAAAAAAAAGAGGTCTTGACTTTAATTAGTCAAGTTGATCCTCTTTTTATTTTTTTTCTTCAGAATGCTAAGGAATTTGATTTTGTAGCATATAAAATTCATTTTTTAACATATCAATTCTACATTTGATATCAGCTATTTCACTTGCTATATCACGTAGTGGAGAATTACAGAAAAATTCTTGATTACTATTCCAATAAATATTATTTCCTGTAATAACACTATTAATATTAGTTATAGCTGTTTCTATATTATGTAATCTTTGCATTAAATTAAAATCTCCAAAGATTCTTTTATCTATAGTAGATACTAATCTCTCTTCATTATTTACTATTATCTCAGGATTATCCATTATTTTCTCTAGATAACCTCGAAGATAATTAATAACTATATCTAAAATCTCATCCGATTGTGCAGAGGATAGAATTTTTTCAACTACAGCTTTTACTACAGAATCAGAAATTTTGATATCATTACTTAATTCAATATTTGTATTACTCGTTTTCATTGCCATTTTTCAGTTCTTTTAAACAAGTTTTCTTAGATTCTAATTGAGCTTCAAGTAACTCTATTTCTCTTTTTAATGAAGCGATTCTTGTACTCTTAAGGGATTTATCTAGCGCCTCTATAAAAGAATCTTCAAATTGAGAAAATTTTAATTCCATATAGCAATGACAACTACCACCATAACCCCAATGATCTGTATACTCTAAACAAATACTTTTATCATTAATAGCATCCTCATTGTAATCATCATCTAACCAAAGACTTCCTCGAGTAGGATCATATTCATCATACCATGAATTAGTTAATCCATATTTTCTATAAACTTCATAGATCTTATCAAATCTTTCCTTACATATCTCAACAATCTTAGGTTTAACTTCTTCTGATTGTTTCTTTGAATCTCCTAGAAAAATACCTAAGAGATTAATTAATTCTTCTTTTCTATCCATAATTCATATATTTTACGGTAGCAGAACACAACTATCTACTACATCATTAAGAGTTTTAAGGGAAGAAAAATAAAAACTATACCTATTATTTTAAGTATAGTTTTATATAATAACTCTATTTATTATTCTCTGTAACTATCATATCCATTTTCCCAAAGAATATCAGCTTCTTTAGGTATACCACAATCATCTGCAAATGAATAATATACTTTTCCGATAACCCCGTCTATTAATGGCCAAATAAAATCAATAATCTCTCTATCGGTTTTACCTGCATCGTTAAGTTCTTTCCATTTATCTCCTTTACCATATTCAGTATACATATCATACCACTCATAAACGAAATTAATAAGATTGAATATCTCACTATTTCCGTATCCCCCACTATCCTCTTCTTTCTGATAAAATTCAACAGCACGAATTACATCTTCTTTAGAATTTATAATAATCACTTTATCAGTTATATTATTTTCATTTAGAAGATTTATTAATTTTTCTTCAATATCTAAGAAGAAAACTTGTGTACTCGAATTAGTAATTACATCTGAATAACTAACAATTAAACGTTTTTTGCTCATATTTTTCTAAGATATTTAATATATTTTCTGATAATTTTACTTTACTTCCTAGGTTACGAATAAGTGTTGTCTTACTTATAGGATTTTTTGTTATTATCTCAGAGTTATATATAAAATTTCCTTTTATAGTTTTGATATTACCTCCTTTAAATCTCTCTGGGGTAATTGCTTCAATATCATATGTATTTTTCAAAACTGTATGAAGAGTTAAGCGTTTTAAGATTGGATATTTTATATTAGTTCTAATGAGAATAATGTAATCTGTAGTATAAGTATTTTCATCAGCACTTCCTCCAAAAAACTTTAATAATTGTTTTGGTATAGTATTTTCGATAGAAGCTCCTAATTTAAAACAACATACAACAGCATCTTTATTATATCCTGTTAAATAAGTATAAAACCTATCCGTCATTAATCCAGAAATATCAGTCAAGACTCCATCCATATCTAAATCCTTTTGTTTCTAAGTTATCTAACTCATAAGAATAGTCTTTATCATCAGGATACAGTTCATAAAGTCTATTCATAATTTTTTGATTATGTTTAATATCAATATATACAATAGTTCCCTTTAATCTCTCCATAATCTTTGGTTTAAACATTTCCCAAATATCATCTTCTTTATCAGGGAATTCATTGTTCATATCAAGGTATAAGTTAAATAGATTTCCTAGTAGAGGTTTTAAATCCCATATTGAATAATTATGATTAAATCCTTTCTTTCCTTGAAATCTAAAGAAATATTCAACATCTTCCTCAGTTTTTAGAACAAGGAAATCTTTTTGATATTTTTTATATATTCCAGTACCAATCATCTGTCTTAATGCATCTGGTCCTTGAATTAAAAATACTTCAGTGCTTGAATTTGTAATAACATCTGAAAAACTAGTTATTATTCTTTTCTTTTTTCCCATAATTTACATAAATAAGAAAATGAGGGCAGCCATAATCTCACGACTTGCCACCCTCTGTCTTCAAATACTCTATATCTTTATTATCAGAACATTAATCCACCTCGATATAAACTTGGATTACCTTTCTGTCTAATTATCTTAACTAATGTTTCGCCATCCCCATATATATCCTTAACTAGAATAAATCCGTCTTCATCAGGATCTTCAAGAATGGTTCCAATACTAAGTTCTTGATTTTTCCAGAGACTTGAGAATTGAGATGTCATTCTAGTTTTCCAACCATCTAGGATATTACTACAATAATCCTCATTTGTCTTAGTATCTGAATCTTTATCTTCCATCTCACAATCTTTTCCAAGCCATTCTGGGAAATTAGCTCTTCCTGGACGAAGAATTTCCTTAATCCTTGTTACATCTTCCTCTGTTTCAACAGGGAATTTCATGATATCGAAAACATATTTAGCCAAAGGAATATTAAGGCAAGTATCTTCAGAAAGTTTTCCATGAATATTTACTTCATCAACAATCGAACCAAGAATATCAATAGTAGATATCTCAAGAAGATCGATTTTTTGAAGAATATTCTCTCTCTCTTCTGGAATTTTTAAATTATCGTCCAAATATTCGTTTATTGCTTTTTCTGACAAATTTCCGAATTGTTTGATATATCTAATTCTTCCAGGACGTCCAAGTAAATTCTCATTTACGTTAAGTGTATTTGTTGTTAGAATATATAATTTTCTTGATCTATTATATACCCCATCAATTAATTTTAGTAATACTTCATCACTCTCTCCTCGCTTAAATGTTTTCTCTGCTTCATCAATCAAAACAATACATTCAAAGTCGAGTTGTTGAATAAAACTTACCATTCCCTCTATTTCATTATCAGGAATGATTATGACAGGAATGTCTAATCTATTACATAATAGTTTAGCACCAACACTTTTTCCTGTTCCTTTATATCCTGTGAAAATAACACCAAGATTCTTATTCTCTTCAACAAATTTATCTGATTCCCAAGTTTTTTGAATTATATCAAATAAATTATCACAACCTACATCATATATTTTGTGATTAAATTCAAACTTTTCTGAGAGTTTTTTTAAACCGATTCTCTTATCTTGACCTTTTCCTTGATATAATTCAAAAATTCCTGAACCTGGAGTTGGATAAAGTACTGTATTTCCATCAATCGGAAATAAAGTTCCACATTCATCAATCCATTTTTGTGCTACTAAATTTTTCATTTTTCTATTTGTTATATTTTATACATTTATAAGAATTTCAAGCTTTCAGAAGAATTTAGAATATTTATTACAGTTTTTGAATCTCCTACAATTAAATATGTATCTTTCTTTTTAATTATATCGACTATCGTTTTTAAAGATATTTCTAATGAATTAATCTTTTTCCAATTTTTATCACAAATAATAGGATCATAAGAAGTATTCCCTCGATGTTTATCTTCGAGGTTAATAATTCCTAAACTTTCCATACGCTTCATAAGACATTTTAACCCTGTTTTCTTAAAATAATATTCAGGCTCAACTCCTAATTCTATAACCAATTTATTTTTCTTTCCAGGAACTATACTTGGATTCCTAGTATATTTCTTCGGAGTTAATTCTATTGTAGCAGAATATATAAGAACATGGTCGATATCAAAGAAATATACGCCCCATTCTCCTTTCTGTTCTAGGTTAATCATTAGAAATATATGTTAAGAAGTTGTCCAAGATCTATATAATCAATTCCTACTTTTTCTGCTGCTAATATATCTCTATTACTTTGACCATATAAACCAGATTCAAGTCCAATTTGTATGGCTGAATTCTTATCAAATCCACGAGTCTTAGAAATTACAGCATCCATCATTCTATCTTTAGATTGTCCAAAATCATTCTGTACTAAGATTTGACAATGATCATACGGAACTCTTAGATATTCTGATAAAGCACAAACAATATATTCTAACATTATTTTCCAAGAATCTGAACCATTACTACTTAAGATTAGATTTCTTGGAACCATAGCATAAACTTTATTTGGGTTAAAACATAAAATCTTATCCCAAACTTCAAAACGGAGTCTAATATCATAAATTCCACGTGGAAGAAGACCTGGTTTTCCATTACTCTGAAAAGTTTCTACTAGACAATCTAAGACATCACAAAATATTACTTGTTTCTGTCGATCAATTTCTTTTCTTCCATTATTTGTATTACTACTTCCCCAGGATCCTCCAGTATTACCACTACTACCCCAGCCAGAAGATCCACTCCAAGATCCTCCTGAGTTTCCCCAAGAATTTCCTCCTGCCGGTTTTGTTTGCCATGGATACTGTTGATTATTACTTCCTCCCCACGAAGATCCTCCTCCGTTATTGTTCCAAGATGGAGTTGATGGTTGACCCCAATTACCTCCACCTACACTTTGTCCAAATGGTGTCTGTTGCATAATTTTTTCATTCAATTCTTTTTGACCTTTAACTACTTTTTCTATTCTCTCATCCTCCTCTGCTTCATCGATTTCATTGATATCATCATCGTCATCATCTCCTGAATCATATGGAGGTTCTTCCGAAGAGTAGTCAGGCTTTAGATATTCTTTAAATTTATTATCTTCTTCCATAAGTTTTATAGTTTATGTTTATCACTTATAAGGATTTCCGGATTTAATAAAAGCTCATCAAGTTTAGCTAAATGAGACTTCTCCATATAAAGTCTCCATAATTCTGTTTTACGAGCTTCCTTAAAACATTCTATAACTTTTTGAGCATCTAATTCTACACTTCCGATAATAACGTATCTATTATCATTTGTACATTTCGGTTCTATACCAAAACATCCTTCTCTAATAAAAGCGTAGATAGTTTCATAAGATGGTCGTTTTAATATAACAGGAACAGTTATATTAATAGAAAGACCTGTACTTGTTGAAAGAATTAAAAATGTATCTCTAATAGAATGTAATTTAAAATAATAATTCAATATAACAATATCTGCTATCATAGGAAATATTCTTTTGAATTATTTATCATATCTTTTAATATAGTCAATTGAGTGTCATCACCACCCCAAAATTTATCATTAAAAGCTTTCTTCATACCCTGAATTATCTTTTTATAATCTATTCCTTCTACTGTCCCTAAAACTTTAACAATTGATCTATTTGACATTTTTTCCGGTAACTCAAAATAAAACCTACCAAAACCAATAGATTCATATATATCTTTTCGTCTAGGTCTTTTAAGATAATTATAGTGTTGATCATCAATACATATGTAAATATCTAAATTTTTCATAGTTCGAATTATTACTTCTCTTAATTCAATCATATCGTTTGTATCAACTATTATCCCTGTCATGTAAATTTTATATTATCTAAGTTTTTTACTAAATGTTTCAAATCATTCTCATAAGGATAATTTTTAGATCCTTGGATAAATGATTTTTTGAGTTCTTCTAGGTCAACACTAACTTCCTGAATGATTAAGCAATCGATCATATTTCTATATCGAAGATGTTCTAATAAAGAAGTATCATCACAAAATCGAAATATACAAAATTTTCCAAGACAAGTTTTTACATAAATTTGTTTAGGAGTTATTCTCTTAGTCGCTAACCCATCTAAATTATATTCTAAAATAAAGTTCTCTCCAAGAATATTTCCACTAACAATTCCAATATCAGTTGATAATTCTTTTTGAAGTCTTCTGTAAAAACTAATCTTCACCATCTCCAGTTCCTGCTTTAATAGATAAAATAGGTTTAATAATTTCCAAAATTTTCACTGTATCTTGTATTCCAGTTATTATTTCAGAAGGATCTTTATATACCTCGGGCGCTTCATCAATACAGGCGAGACATACAGAACTAGAATATACATTGCCCATACTTTCTTTAAATTCTTGGAGACTTAATCGTTCTCTTGCTTCTCGCCTAGACATTAAGCGCCCAGCACCATGAGGAGCACTATAATTTCTATCAGGATTACCAAGACCTTCACAAATTAAGGTTCCAAAAGCCATGTTCATAGGGATAATTACTTTCTGTCCGGCGTAAGCTTGAATAGATCCTTTTCTAATTATTCTATCTCTTGGATCTATATAATTATGAATAGACTCAATCCTCTCAAGCTCTTTTCCGAGTCCAAGAGCTTTTTTAATTCTCTCTGATATCACCATTCGATTATATTCTGCATAGGCTTGAGCAAAAAACATATCTCCAAGGTAACCAGATATATCTTCATGTGTTACTAAGAATCTACTAGGCGGTATAGTATGACGGCCGGAAGTATGAAGTTTTTCTATCTCTTCTTTAATTTTTCTTCCTTGACCCTTATATTTTTCTTTAATTCCCTTCTCGGCCGCTTTCATATCCGCCTTAAGAATTCTAGTTTTTCCAATTTGTTTCTTCCAGTAAGCTAAGATTTTTATTCCAAGATTTCTAGAACCAGTATGAATTGTTACCCACACCGAATCTTTATCTCCTTCTGTTTGTCCCAGCTCTAAGAAGTGATTCCCGCCGCCGAGAGTACCAAGAGATTTATAGAAAATTCCTTCATCCATACCAATTCTTTTTAGAGTTTTTGATATGAATTTTTCTGTTTCTCCAAGCCCTTCATAACATACAAACTCAGGCCATAAACTTCTTGCTCTTTCTAATTTTGTTTTGAAAAATTTCTTGAATTCTTTTTCTTGGATAACTGGTTTCTCATTTACTTCCATACCCATTGGAATATCTCTACGAATTCTAGCATCCCAAAGAGCTAATTCTGGATCTCCCGAAGGCATTTTATATTTTACACTTAACATACCACACGATATGTCACAACCAACCACATCAGGATCGAGAGGACCACCAGAGTAGGTTTGAGTATACCCTACTACACATCCATTACCACAATGAGTATCTTCCATGATTCTAACCTTTTCTTCTTCTACCATTTTAGTATTTAGTAGATCATATATCTGAGTGATTGCAGCTTCTTCTATATTCTCAGTAAAAACTATTGCTTTACCGTATTTTCCTATTATTTCCATATCCCTATAATTTCTTTGATAAACTATAAATCCAATGACGTCCTTCTTCAGTCCACCTCTTTACATTTCTTGGTTTTCCTGCCTTGTCAAATATAGTAACTATTTTTGTATATCCAAATTTATCAAATGGTTCCTTTAAGTACCATTTCTTTTTATCATGAGATCTAAAAATTAAATTATTCTTCTCTAATAATCTTAATAATTCTATATTAGATATTCCAAGACCCAAATCTTTCACTATATCTCTTGTTGAATATAGATTTTCTGAAGTAGTTAGGACTCGATTACAATAATCTACTTGAGGCTGTTGATTTTGAATAGTAATCTGTAGGTTAGTAATTTCAGAGGTTAATCTTCCAATTTCAGCGTCTCTCAGAGCAAATCCATTATTTATAATTTCGTCTAATTTTCTTAGACACCATACTCCAAATTTAGGACTACACCACATAGCAAAATGAATAGCTATTAATCTATGCATCCAAGTACCTTGATTCTGAGGAATACCTCCTTTAATAACTACTATTAATTCCGATATCGGAATTCCGATATCGATCGAGACCTCATTGATTAATTCTTTTGTCTGTTGATTACTAAGATAATGACCTAACTGCTTCTTACAAACTTTTGCTATCTCAGTAGCATTAATCATGACATCATTACTAGTCAATGCAAATGGAATAATACATCCATTATACTCAAAATTTAATAATTCATTCATACTTATATAAAATAAAGGGAGTAAATCATATTACTCCCCTAAAACTTATTTCTTTTCTTCAACAGCTTCCTGTCCCTGCGTTTCTTCTTTAGAAGGTTTGTCTTCTTTAACTGGACCTACAAACAATCCGCGAAGAATACACATCTTATTTTCTAAGGTACACTCTGAATGTTCCTTATTATAATATTCACAGATATCAGGGCAACATTTATCGATTACTTCGTCGAGATAAACCAATTTTTTATTTCCGGCGATTTTTTGTAATATATCAGGCTGATCTTTGAAAATTTCCTCAAGAGTGCCTTCTTTTGGAACCATTGAGGTTAAATCTGAATCTTCTCCTTCATTAGCTCCAAGATCATTACAAAAATCGATAAATGATAGTTCTTCATTTCCGGGATCTCTAGGATCAGGGATAAAAGAACAACATTTTCCATAAGGACATTCTTTATCACAAATTAAATGTGATGTTGGAATTTCCTCAATGGGTCTAAAGACTACCACTTTTTCTCCGTTAGATGTGGGAACTTTTACTGTTTTTAACTTTTTCATAATTTAATTCATTAATGTTATTTAATTCTTTACGCATTTATTTTCGAAGCGGATTCTGTATTAATTTCCGCTTCATATATAAGAATTTCAGGGGAGAAGAAAATAAAAAGAAGGAAGTATTTCATTCCTTCTTCTTAAATGTTCTAGTTTAGTTAGTTACTGCATAAAGAATTGTGTTCCCTTCTCTTCTAAGAGTAAATAGTCTTTCAACCTCATTATCACTTATTATTTTATAGTCCTCTCGTTTTTTAGAAACTAGATAATCTTTAATAAGTCCATAATTAAATGACTCTATCACAAGATGACAACCATTTGGAGTATTAATTTTTCCTAGAATATTAGTATATCCTGAGATAAATTTTTCTATATCATGTTGATAGGATTTATCTTCAGAATCAATATCTAAAATCCACCTAGGTTTATCTACAACTCCTTTTGATTGAACCGTTTCATTACTTAAGGCTACTTTCTTTGGAAGATTATGTATATTTGTATAATCATTGTTTGCTACTCTCTTAGAATATTCAAACATACATTGCTTTCCAAATTTTTCCAAAGATCTTGGTGTAATAGATATGTAAGCTCTTGCTTTATAATGTTCACACATCTCCGTTAATCGATTCCAGGATTTTTCAAGAACTCCTAAATCTGTCACCCACCAAGCATATCTCTGTATTTCTTGAAGAGGTAAATCAGGATTCTCTTTTCTTCTTTGTATAACTTGCACAAAATAATATATCTCCGGTTTACCTTTAGAAGATATCTTAAATTTTAGAAGACTTTTTACTGTCTCTAAATTATTTATTACTCTCATGATTTTATAGTATTTAGTAAAAATTTCCAAGAAACTGTTGCTGTATGATCTGAAGAAAAGATATCAACCGTCTTACTAGTACTCTCAATCAATGGAAAATGTTTATCATTAAATCTCGTTGTTTTTGACATAATGATCTGAAACTTTCTTCTTCTAAGCTCTTCATTATATTTAGTGAGATTAGTTTTCCATTCTTTTCGAATCTCTTCGATTGGCCTTTTTCCAAAACCAATAGAGTCTAAGAATACTTTGATTACACTACTTTTTGGTAATGCTCCTCTTTGATATTCTTTATACATAAGTTGTCTTTTTTGTTTTTCTCCAGGGATACCAGAAATAAAACTAACCAATTCCATTATCATTTCTGATTTTCTTGTAGCTTCTTTATCAGTTTCCTTCTTAGGGAAGTAATAATCTCCAACTATTCCAAGAGATTTAAGAAACTCTATTTTTGGATCTAAAGTTACCTTCTCAGGATAGTACTCTTGAATATATTCATTAGCTATTGCTGCAAGTTTATACTTAACTTCTAATCGAGAAAGGTAATAACTACTAATATCTCTAATTGCACACTTAGTTATCACTGGAAGAGATGAGATATCTATTAGATACTCTCCAGAAAACACTAATTCTGATTTTATTATCCCCAGTCGTTTAAATTTCCCGGCGAGTTTATTGGAAATCATAACTCCTATTAAAGACTGATTAAGAAGACCATCCTTTACTAAACATATAGATTGTCTTGTTTTATATGTTTTTTCGCCGGGTTCTATTCCGACTGTATTTTCTGGGATATTAACTACCACATTAGTATCAAAGCAGATTCCTAAGTTAGCTCGTCTTTTATTTCCAATCGTTCCTGTCACTTTCGCCCATTTATCTTTTTGGTAAGTAACAGCAGTATTACTATCCACTTTTTTAGGAGAAAGTCTTTTATATTCTCCGATCAACTCTGGATTAATAAGAATACTTGCATTATCCTCAATTAAATCAGTTATTAACCTACTAATTGAATATTTATTATAATCTGAATAAATTTTTGGATACTTAGTTTTTCTTTCAATAGGTTTGGGTGTATATTCGGAACGTTTAATAATATCATTAAGATCTTCAATATAATTAGTCATCCCTACACGACCGTACATCTCGTAAAAACCTTCGATAACTATTTCATCTTTTGTTGCTTGCGCTAAAAGTTCAGCAGTATCTAGGTATTCAAGTTTAATTGTACTTCCTAGAAAAGATAATATAATTCTAAGATCCTGGGTTGAATAAGTTTCCCCAGAGTATCTTTCAACTCTTTTTTCTCTTACTATTCCCCATGCAGATGCGTAATTATGAACACTAGGACTAACTCTTATTTTATTTTTTCCATAAGAATCCATTATTAACCAAGGATTACCAGAAGAACTAAGTTTATCTGCTAAAAGTACATATTGATATTTTAGATTTTTCTTATTTCTCAGGATAATCTCAGTACTTTTCCCATACTCATAATCACAGTACTTTACTAATTTTAATCTTGAACCATTAATTTTAATTTCTTTTTCCATAATTCTTATGTTTATTGTTATTTATTATTCATTAGTAAGAGTTTCAAGAGCTTCTAAAAAATCCAAGATATTCATTATAAAATTACGATAACTTTTATCTGGTTTATCTGGAAGTCTAAGAGAATACTCAATAAAACCTCGTAATTCTATATCAGAAGGACAAATATTCATTATAATATCTTTGTAAAGATTATTATGAACTGTTTCTGAGATTATAAGATTATTCTTAAGCTTTCTAAATAAACTTCGTTTTGTTAATTTTTTATAATTATCCTCAGAATGTAAATAAACAGGTAATACCATTACTAAATCTCTAACTTCAGAAGGACTAATCCAGTTCCCTATTGGAGATCTAGCTGCATTTAATTCTTCATAGTTCTTTAGAATATGATAATTCAAAAGTTTATTTCGAAGAATAGATATATTTTTATCATAAATAAATTTTATAAATTCTTCTCTATTAAATAACTGATTAAATCTGATATAACCAACTATAATATTTTTGTTATATCGTAATCTATAAAATTCAATACTTTCTATTTTTATTTTCTTCATAACACATATAAGGAAAATAAACCCCGACCTATCACAGGCAGGGGCTCACACTATAATATGCAATTCAAAGGATTTTCTCTTTTCCATTTATAAGGATTTAAAGCCTTAAAATTGATAAACAATAAGAATCATGGAAAATATTAATGAAGAAAAAATTAAAAAATTTAAAAAGATTACAGAATTAATTTTGAATGGACTAAAAGAAAGAGGAATAAATCCCATCTTATCTGAGGACGACACTTCCCCTAATGAAGAGTGGGGAAATAGTATGACAATGTCTTTCAGTTTTTCTAATGGAGGACTTAAATATTGGTATCTCGGAATTTGGGGATGTGGGAGATGGTCTGAAACTTACGATTGTGATAATTCTGAGGACTATATATCAGTCTTTCTAATTCACAAATGGACGTATGATAAATTTAGACCTAGTAGTTCAGATATAGAATACAGAATTACATTAAACGATAAACCTGTAGAAATATATCATGTAATTCAAGAGTTAGAAGAAATTCATAAAAATCCTATTCAAGAATATTATAAAACTTTTTGGGAACATAAAAGTGGTCATGATATGCCTTGTCTTGAATATTTTAGAGATTGGTGGTTTCATGAAGTTACTTATCCGATTCAAGAAAAATTGAGATATAAATGGAGTGTAAAAATATTATATAATTTTCTTAAAGTATTATCATGGATTGACCCTAGAGTCTCACGAAGGAAGTTATTTAAAGAAGAAGGGTGTATTCCAATCTATACTTCCGGATTTTTAGCGACGGAATGGGCATCAAGTCGTGATTGGGCTTTTAATAGCTTTGCATGGTTATATGAAAAATTTCCATGGTGGTTATGTAAAATCTGTAAACATAAATTATTTGATGCACACTGGAACGTCGCTGATTTTCCGGAAGAAGTAACAAATACTTTAGAAAAAAGAATGTGGAAAGGAGTAGTAATATGAAAAAGTTTAAATTTGAGGAATGGTTAGATGAGAAAGGTGGAGGTTGTGAACTCATTTTAATATGTCTTTTTTGGAAATTTATATTTGATCCTATTATATACCTAACTACCAAAGATATGGATTGGGTAGTAGCATCACAAACTCCATTCATAATATTTATTCTAACTCCATACATATTATTTAGAACAAGAAAAAGATGGAAAAAGAAAGATTAGATTTATTATTAGTTTATGCAAATGATCTATATAGATATATTGCTAAGAAACTTGGAGAAGATTATGAGCCAAAAAATTTAATTGGTCTTTTAGGATGGTTAGACGAACATAACGTAATAATACATATCCAACCAGAATTTTATAGTCAAGGTATAAATTGGAATTGGCAAATTTCATTTTATAATCCAGAAACTTTTGATGATCCAGATCTTATGGATGGAACTGGATTATATGGAGATAATGGAGAATATCCTACTAGAGGAAAAGCTATGTGTTGTAGTATTGTTAGAGCACTAGAATTATATATCCTTGAGATGATAGATTCTGAAGAAATTCTAGGCGATTACAAACTTCCAATGCCTTCTGGAACAACAGTACAAGATCTCTTAATTTACATGATAAGAAATCAATATTCTGTAACAGTAGATGAAAAATGGTCGGAAATGAAAAGAAAATCTATTAATGAATACTTTAATTACTTAAAAGAAAGGATAATAGAATGTTGGGAAAAAGTTGTCTAGGATGTTTTATGTTCTTGGTAATAATGTTCTTAGGATGTTTATTCCTAGGATTTATAACTAAGATTGTATTCGCGCTATCAGTAGGAGTATTTATTCTTACAGCATATATCATTGGAATAATTTTTATGGCTTTCGTGATTTATAATGCAATTAAATTTTTACTTACATCATGAAATGGAGAAATTTTATACAAGATTTAGTTCTGATAATTATTGGAGTTATTCTTTCAATAATTCCAGAAAAATCAGAATTTACAGAGATGCTAACTACATTCTTCATAACAGGAGGAGTTGTTAAATTAGTTTGGGATTTTATAGTAAATAGTGATGAGGATTGATTATGGAAACTATAGAAATAAATTATAAATATAAACCAGGAACAAGATTATATCGAGTTACTTATGGAGAGCTTAAGTATTATGATGTTGAATGCGTAAATATAAACTTATCATTAAATCGAGATGAACCGCTTATAACATATCAACTCAGAGTTAATAATTCATCAGGAAACAGAGATACAACTTGGGATTTTGAAATTGATAAATATTATTCATTAACCCCAGAAGAAGCTTTAAAGAAACATTCAGCGGAGTTATTAGAAAAATTTAATTCTAAAGATAAATGACGATTATAGTAATTATATTCTCAATAATAATATGTCTAATAGGAGTTTATTTTCTCTTAATTGAGACTAGAAGAATAAGAAAATGGCTAGGAATTGGACTAATTCTTATCACAGCGTGTATTGTATCTACTATTTATACTGAATGGGTAAATAATAGAGTATTTCAGTATTATACACTTAAGATTACTCTCAAAGATAATACCGAAAAAGTCATAGAGTACGTTAAAGCCTCTGAGTTATCTATACGATTTGCTGAGGATTCAACTATTATAGTTTGTGATACTATTCCTAGTGTAGTAAAAATAGAATTAATTGAAGTAAAACAAAAACGTTATGGAGAAGTACATAAGAACGCTAATTTCTAAAGGAATGTCCAGAATAGAGGCTGAAATGTTTATAGACGGATTAACAAAAGTTATTCTAGAAAAAAGAGAACCAGAACCAATTAAAGCAATATTTCCTACATACTATAAAATTAAAACAATAGATTCAAATACTAATGAAGATCTTGGTTTCATAAAGTTTGATGTAGGATTTGATGCTAAATTTTTTGATTATGATACTGCCAAAAAAATTTGTACATATTTAAATGAACATGATATATACAGACAATTAGATTCAATCGATGCTGTAAATTATAATAAAAAACCATGGTTAACTATAACTCGCGATTGGAGATCTTATGTGAAATATATTACAAATGAAGGTAATGTTTTTTATATAGAAGTGAATTGGAAGATAGGACAAGCAAGTTGGAAAATAGTACCATTTTATGATTAGAATATTACTCTGTGGGTTAGCAATCCTATTTGTAATTGGAATTTGGACTATAGAATTTATACAAAGATTATATGGAAAAATACTTGGAAAAATTAAAAGCGCTTGGAGTAAAAGATGAAGAAGCTGCCAAGAATCTACTTAAAGAAATAATCAATGATATTCAAGAAAAAGATATCATACATTTGATCATTTATTACCAAACAGGAAGTTCTTTTGAAACGCATAATGATGTAGATATTATTGATTATCCTTGGAATAATATATCTATTGCAAAAGAAAATGAAGAAGCAATTCGACAGCATTATAAATTTGCAATGGATTTAGAATATATATGTACTTCTGAATCAAGAGAAAAACTTAAAAAAGAAGCTGCTAAGAATTGGTGGTATGTAGAAGGACAATACAGTAGATATTCTCTGAAGTTAAAGAAAAATGATGGAACTTTCTTTACTTATAGTACTCCATGGATTGGCTACTTTGAACGTTTAAATGACATAGAAATAAAAATTTGTAACAGTTAATAATATTAACTACACTAGTCTATTATGGATTGGTGTAGTTATTTATTTTGCTCCTTTAATAGGATGAGAATCTTATATGTGAAAGAAAATATTTTTTTATTAACTAAAACAATAAAATCATGTTAGAATTTAAACCAGAAAAAGAATTAACAACATTAGACAAGTACAAAAAGTTATATGGTTTCTATGAAGGAAATCTAAATTACGTTCCTAGAGGAGGAGATCTAACAAAACATATTGGATCTTCTTTAGCACTAATTGATTATTCTAGAGATGAAACTGGAAGATGGGACTATTCTCTTAAAGAAGTAAAAGTTGAGGATATAACTGATTATGATCCTATGACTACAACTTCAATTATTAAGTATAAAATAATTGGGGAAGAGGAAGTCAAAGAAGCTAGAATTATTCCGGAAGGCTTTAGTTTTGAAAGTCCAGAGGAAACGGGAAAATCATTGAGATTTCTTCCGTTATCAATGCACTTTAAGGTTCAAGAAGAGAAAGCTTTTTATGATAGACTCTTAGCGAAATTTGATAATGCTAAAACACTATCTATCGAAGCTCTTGAAAATCTATCAAACTCTAAAGAACAATCTGAACTTCTTGGACGTAATTATAATATTGCAGCAGTGATTAAAACTGACGAAGAGACTCCAGAAATTCTATACTTTAGAATTGATAAACTAAAATTAAAACACAATAAACAAGATAATTATGCGATTACTTTAACTAATGAAGATAAAGATAAAACGTATACATTCTTGATTGATTCTAAAGCAGAATATTATGAATTCTCTTATGGAAAAGAAAAAATAGGAGATCTTAAAATTTTAGATCTCCAAAAATTATAAAAAATAAACCCAGGCCCTATGTAAAATAAGGCTTGGGATTTTTATTTCTTTACACAAATAATGCTGGTTTACATCTACTTCTCCAATCTAGAAGATAACCAGGCTCAATCTCTTCTAAAAGTATTGAAGTTTCTTTTAATTGAATAATACAATCTAGACATAAATTTATACCAGAATTCTTACTTCCAAAAGCAAGATATTCTTTTTTCTCTTTTTCTAGCTGATTATATTCAAATCTAGAACATAGATCAAACCATGCTCCTTCTTCATACATATTCTTTCCACAAATTGCACACTCACATTGTCCTAAACCAGCAATAGGGAAGAGTTGTTCAGGATCTGTAAAAGAGTGGAATAAATGTTTCATAAATCTTTTATACTGTTCCGTACGATAAGCCTCCACAAGTAATCCAATTTCTCCGAGATCTGGTTGAAGAGATCCTTGTGGGTTCTTATTTTTTCTGTAAGCTATAATTCTTTCTGGAAGTTGTCGGTCTAAGAGTGGTCTAGGGAAAAGATATAAATAAATTAAATTTTTCTCTTCCACACTTAATACTGGATTTACTCTCAAAGAATTAATAACTTCGTGTGCATCACAATCTTTTAGTTTGTCAATGTAAAATTTTAAAGAATTCATGGTTTTATTGTTTAATGTTAATGATAATACATTAATAAGAGTTTGTGGGGAACAAAAAAGAGAACTTAAGATCTTCTCCTAAGTTCTCCCAACAAAACCATTTTCTTTATATTAAACTACCCAAGAAAGTATTCAGATTTTTCATAATCCTCTTTTCTTTTAGGCTGTGGTGTAGTTTCTTCCAAAATCGTACTCGTAAAGATGACTTCATCTCTCTTCTTTTCACGATATTCATCTTTATGGTGTACGTGTTGTTCACTTACAATGTCTTCTCTAACAAAGTAGTTTTCATTCTTTTCCATGTCTTTTAAGTTTTTCATTTTTGTTTAATTTTATTTTACATATATAAGGAAATTGGGGATTCTGAAAATACCTTAATTTCTAGTATTCTTTTAAATCCACTCTTCGGACATGGAAGTCTTGATTCTAGAATATCAAAACTTTCCCTAAATCTAGTTCCATAAAATTCTTCAGGACTTGGATCAGGATACACCAAGAAATCTCCGGTTGGATAATATCCTTGATTTTCTCTTATGTCTAAAAGAAGAGGATTTACTTGATTTAATTCATCTAAAGATATCTCAGTAATTGATATATTCTCCTCACCTTCATCACAATCTACTTCTATGATAAACGTATAGTTATTATTTCTCTCAGGAACCATAATCTACTTCAATAATATGCTCTGGACTAACTTTTTTCACTAGAATAACCCCATTTCCAGATATAAATACTTCATCTTCTAATCCTTCTAAATCTACTTTAAGTATTGCTATCTCAGGACCTCTTCGAAGAGCTACATTTCTTGCTGTCAAAGGATCTGAACTTAAGTGTACGTATTCTCTACTCCCCGGGACTAACCCATCTCTAAATATACTTTCTAAAAACTTCCTTTGCGTTCCATGATAGACAATATTACATCCTGTATACTTCTTAAAATTAGCATTAATACCTTTAACACTATGACCTTGAAGAGCACGAATCTTTCTTAAATCGGCCGATAATTCATAGCGCTTTTTATTATCAGTATCTACTAATTCTTTTAGTTCAGACATAGTCCAGCCATGATCAATTAACTTCTTTGTTTCTAACCAACCTTCTGAATCAAGCGCTCCTTCTACTTCGGCCGGATTATGTCTTAGAATATATGCTAACTCTTTTCCTCTATTCTTCTTCATATAATCTTCCTATTTTTATAAATTCTCCTATTAAATTTACAGTTTCAGTTATAAAGTTTTCATCATTATATGTTGATGTTGATACTAAAATCTGTTCAGAATACTCAAGATATCCAATATTATTTATCACTCTATCTCGAATATACTGAAAATTTATTTCACATTTATCTAGAATTGAATTTATGTAGTTACTTTCTGGATTAATTTTAATAAGATCTTCTAAAAACCTCATAAATCTACATTGCGTTCTACTAGTAAATTTCATTATTTTATCCAAAGGTTCTAAGTAATCTCGAAAAAGTTTTCCTAAGAAATAGAATGAAAGCTCATCTATCTTCAGAAAATTTCCATTACCAGTATAATATTCTACTAAATAGTTAGAGCTATCACTGAGATCTAAGCAAACTTTGAAAGGTTCCATGAGATTTACAAAAGATTCATCCTCCTGAAAAATTTTTCTATGAAAATACGTATCTATATCTCTACATAAACTCAGATATTCTTTATATGTTTCTTTACATATTCTTCTTAGTCTATTCACATGATCTTCCATACCACCAGATTAAAAATTTTCTTAACTTTTCATCTTTCCAATTAGGTGTAAAACAATTAACAATTCTCCTTCTTATTTCTGTTCCAGAATAAGTTACATGCACATCATCTTTTTGATCAGGATAAATTTTTATATTATAGAATCCTCCATTTTCTTTATATCTCTCAGCTACAGAATCTCTAGAACCACAGATATAAATTTCAGAATCCTGTGGTATTTCCTCAAGACTTTTTAAATAATTAATTCTATGATCTAGCGTTTCAACCCATTTAGGATAATTACCTAGATCACTAATTTTAAATATTTTCATCTTTGGATAGGACTCAAGTATCATTTCTTTCCTTGCTTCAAAAGGGAGAGGATCATGTGCAGTTCTTTCTGAGTTTTTTGTTTCTCCTATAAAAATAACTACATTACTATTTCCAAAATCTCCTCTAACTTTATCTAATAAATAGTTATGTCCTCTTGTTAGATTATCTACTTGAAATCTACCAACAATTACTCCAATCTTAGTGCTCATTTCTTTTTTCTTTTATTATATGTTCTTTTTAATACATTTGTTTTAAGATATTCTTCACAACCTGTAAAAATTCTTCCTAATTCTGCTTTATTATCATAAGGCATAACAAATTTCCTATTCACTAAAGCAGTCGGAACCTGGTGAAGAGTATACAGAGCAGTTCCTTTAAAGAATCTAGATCTTTCAAGTTGATATCCTACGAACCCTTTAGCCTCTCCTGATGTAGTAATTGATAAGACAAATGATATCTCTCCAACTACTTTAAAAACAATACAATAGTGAAGTATAGGTCCAATAGGAAGAAATGCTACATCACCTCTTTCAATAGTTTCAGGTCTAAGTCTTTCTATATACATCGGAAGATATTTCTCCCTAAGATCGGCTGGAATTTTCTCTTCTAACTCCTTTGATCTAGTTACTATCTCTTCTTCCCTTTGTGATATAGATTTTTCTTCAGAGTCTCCAGCCGTAAGTGAGGGAGTTATAAACTTCCGCTTAATATCTAAAATTTTTTCAATGCAATCCCTATCTTCAGGCTTTTTATACCAAATTTTAATCAAATCCATAACTTTATTACATCTAGTTCTTGTTGCCTCTGGACTAACTACTCCTGGACCAACCATGAGAAATCTAATCATCTCATCCAAACCTTCAGTAATTGTCTTCTTAATACTGTTTTTGATACTCTTATAGTTATTTATTGATTTTCTAATATCACCTAATTCTGTAACAGCTTCTTTAATAGTTTCCATAGAGTTAATTTTTCATTACTTTATCTATTACTAATTGTTTTATATCATCTTCAGTTAAACCAAAATAATTACTAAGATTTTTAAGAATAAATACTCCTATATAATGCTGAGTAAGATTAAGAATACTATCTAGAGAGGTATCACTATAAAGACTTTTATATTGTAAGATTCGTTTATATTCAACATTATCCTTTTCAAGTAATTTCTCTATATAAAATTTTTTTTAATTTCGGATAATTTCCTAAGAAAAATTTAAGATCAATCTCAAGAATACTAAGATAATACCCATCTGTTACATTTAAATCCACTAATGGTTTACTAGATAATGCAGAGAAATCTATAGAATCTACATGAGAAAGAGATTCAATAACATCCACAATTACATCTCTTGGGTTATAAGTATCATCTACACCTACCAAAAGTTGCTCGATTTCTGTTCCTTTCATAGCAGTTTTCTTAATATCTAAAACTCCTCTAGTTATACCATCTCTTATATTATCTGCATTTTCAAGATTTTCAAAGAAATATCCTTGAATAAAATCCTTTATATTATTATTTTTTCCTGATAATTTTTCTAAAATATTATTTCTCTTATTTATCGGAATACATAAATGTATTTCTCGATCTGATTCAATATCTAACCAATATGAATCAAAGAAATTTAAAAATATACTTGATACCTGTCCTCCACTATAACCGAACTGTTTGAGCGAAAAAGGTTCAATATAACTTCCTAGATAAAGAACTAATTCCATCGGAGATAATGCATATACATATCCAGGTTTCCATTTTGTCGTTTTAGGTTTTGTTGCAATCAATTTCCCAATCTCCGTAGAATATATAAATGATTTATTTGTTGAATCTTCCTTTACTAATTTTAAACTAGGAAAACATCCAATACCTAAAGAGAAAGTTCCATGTAGATTTCCATCAGAAACATATCTAGTATCTTGAAGAATCTTAAAAAATCCTTCAATAGCTACATAAATATAAACGTTTCGCCCTGGGAGTTTTGAATCTAATTCATCATTTTGAATCCTTACAGCTACTCTAGGTCCATCCTCTCCATACTTAACATTATATCTTCCATATGAAGAAAAGAGTGAATTCTCTGCTAAAGATATATGAAATCCAGAGTTAAGTACAACAACCTCAGAGATATCTTTCTCTTCCACTGTTTTGTTACCATTCAAATTGAAATTATCTGACTTAACACTATTATATACTTTATTACGCAATGGTTTTGTTAAGTCCTTTTTATTTACAACTTCTGGAAACAAATCTGTTCCATGGTCAAAATAAACTAATGTTATTTTATACGGAATATTCAAATTTTTCATATTTTTTTATTTTATTTTACATTTATAAGGGACTTAAAGCTTTATTTATGTAATAAAATTTTAATAAAGAATAATAATGAAAAAGAAAATTTATTTTATTTCAGGACATAGAGATATTACTGAAAAAGAATTTAAAGAATGGTATGTTCCTCGTCTTGTAGAAGCAGCGGCCGAAGATTCAGAATTCGTAGTAGCTGAATGTATCGGAGTTGATAGATTAGCTCAAGATTGGTTAAGAGATAATCTTAAGAATCATTCAAGAGTTACAGTTTATCATATGCTTGAAAAACCTAGATACTTAGCTTCTATGTTATTTAAAACGGCCGGAGGTTATCAAGACGATGTTCAAAGAGATTCAGCAATGACAACTATATCAACAGAAGATATCGCATTTATTCGGAAAGGTAGATGGACTTCTGGAACCGCACAAAATATATTAAGACGTTATGAAAAAACTAATTAATTGCTTCTTTAAGGGTATATTTGCAACTGTTATGATTGCAATAACCGGGCAACTTTACTGGAATTTTTATATAGTAGAGAAGTTTGGAATAGGAAAAGTAGTAGAAGATAGTTCTGTATTTATAATTGGAGCAGCTGTATTATACTCTATCTTTGCTCTCTTAACAGGAAGAAAAGATGAAGAAGTATATGAAAAATTTGATTGGATAGAATTAATATGTCTATTTATAGGAAATATATTTTTAATATATCTATTCAAATAAGATAATTAAAGAGGGAGGAGACAACTTCCTCTTTTTATTCCTTAAAAGCCTTATTAATGTAATTAAAACTTAAAAGAAAAGAAAAATGGAAAAGAATTATGAAAAACAAATATTTCCAGAAGAAGGAAATATCTTAGGGACAGTAAAATTTAAATTCCCGGGAGAAGGAGAATACAGTCTTGCTTTTAATGGCAGGAGTAGTGTTAAAATTCAAGACATAGTAAATAAAGTATGTCTAGGAAAGAGAATAAAAATAAAATTACAAAAACTCATTAAAGATAAATTGATGAGTAGAGTAATAACTATAAAAGATACTTACGAAATGACAAATAACCTATTCGTAAGAGTATTTAATAGTGAAAAGCAATTTATCGGATTTATTCATATTAAAAAAGAATTATAATCATGAAAAAGAATGAAAAAGTTTTAATTAAAGTATCTCCCAAGAATATATTTAAAGCAGGAATAGGGTTACTAGCTATTAATGAATACCGCAAGGGTGGATTTCAGGCAGGTCTATCTGTTTTAATTGGAGGAGCAATTTTAGGATGGTTATTTTTCGATGAATAAAACCCATTAAGAAGGAGTGAGAAAGTTCATTCCTTCTTTCTTTATTTCCTTATAAGTGTATAAATAAAAATAAATAATTATGCTAGAATACTTAAAGAAAACATATAAAGAAAATCATGAACTTGGATATGAAAAAATCTATATTGCAGTAGATATTCATGGTACCATTCTTGAACCTTCATGGAATAAAACTGAGAACTTTACATACTTAGGATCCTCAAAAGAAGCACTTCAGGAATTATCAGCTAGAGAAGATACTATATTATTAATATGGTCATCCAGTTATCCTGAAAAATTAGAAATGTACCAAGAGAAATTCAGGGAAGATGGAATAAATTTTAAATACCTCAATCAAAATCCAGAAGTAAGATCAGGAAGAATTTCTTGTTTTGAAACTAAACCTTACTATGATATTCTTTTAGATGATAAAGCTGGATTCGAATGGACTGAATGGAAAGATATATTAAATTGGTTAGAAAATGAAAGAAGGTGATATTGTAAAAATTAATCCACAGAATAATGGATTTATAGGTTGGGCTGAATTTCTAGAGATCATTAGAGATTTTGGAAAAAGAGACCCTGAAGAATATTACGTCATCGATATTCTAGGGCCGATTTATTCAATTGTTCATTCTGCTCAAGATTCAGGATTTTCGGAGAAGACTATTAATACTTCTAGTCTTCGGCCCATCCCTATCGATGAAGAATTATTTATAAAATACTGTGCAGAAAGATGTACCCTAAGAAAGAATTGTATAAAAGGATGTGCATTAATAGAATACTCACCTAAAAGCCTTATTAATGTAAACAATAAAAATATAAACAATAATGAAGAGTGAAACATTAATTACTGCTTTAGTTACAGCAGGAACACTATTTCTAACAAAAATAATGTTAGATGATGTGATATTAAGAACTAAAAAAGATGAACTAGAAAGAAGACTCGAAAACGCTATGAGAAATTATGAAGGTGATTCGAGAAAGCTTACAGAAAAAGAAAAAGATGAGGTTAATAAAGAGTACGATTCTTTATGTGCTAAACTAGTGAAGAGTTCATATAGTAGTCTCTTCTTAAATAAAAAACTAGAACAAGAAATCGATACTTTCTATTATAAATCTCGTAAACTTAAAAGTAGGGTATAAAATCCCTACTTCTTTTTTTTATTCTTGAGAACCTTATTAATGTTAAATAATAAAAAATAAATTATGATAGTACTTGGAATGAGCTGTGCAGATATAATAAAAGAGCACAAAAAAGACGAAGAAATAATTGATGAAAAATTAATGGAGATCTTAAATAATAACAAATATAAGATCAAGGAAAATATGTAGAGAATGGATATTATGACAAAATGGTAAAATTATTTCAAGATCCGGAACTTAGAAGAGAAGATATAATTAAATATTTTTAAAAGGGAGTGAATATAAAACTCCCTTCTTTTTTTATTTCCGGCCAGTAGATAAAGAAGCCCTGAAAACCTTATATGTGGCATAATAAATAAGTAAAATGTTATGATTTTGACTTATAAGCTCTTGGTTCGTGATGAATAGAGGGCTTTTAATTTTGGCCGGATGATATAACTTGAAGGCCTTATATATGAGAAAAATAAGTAAATGATAATACACTCCTTAAGCAATAATAAAAAAAGCTTAGGGAGTTTTAAATTTTTATAATATGAAACTAGAAAAATTAATAGAAAAATTTGATCGGTGTTTAGGTACTGTTATAGTTATCTTAGGAATTATATTAGTAATTTCAATAGTAATATCACCTGCACCAAAGCCGAAGGAAATAATTTGGCAATCAGAAGAGGAGTATGAATATGAACAACTCCTCGACTCAATAATGAAAGAGGAAGAAGAACTGAAAGACGAAAAGACAATAAAGGTAACTGCAACTGTCTATAATCCAGTCGAAAGTCAATGTGATTCTGATCCTCTAGTAACAGCAGATAATTCAAAAATTGACCTTGAAAAACTAAATCAAGGAAAACTTAAATGGATTGCTGTATCTAGAGATCTTAGAAAACAATTTAAATATGGATCAAAAGTAAGAATTAGATGTAAATCAGATCCAAGTATCGATGGAATATATGAAGTTAGAGATACCATGAATAAAAGATATAAATTTTGTATAGATATCTTAAAACCCGTCGGAGAAAGTAAGGGGAAATGGCATGACGTCGAAGTAAGTTCAATATAAGAAAGGGATTAATTTTCCCTTTCTTTTTTTTATTCCTTAAAAGCCTTATATATGTAAAAAAAAAATAAATGAGCTAGCTCCTAAAGTATATGTGCGAAATATACAAAAGGAACTAGCATTAATTTTTAAGATTAAGAAAAATTCATAGAAAAATACTGGCATTAGAAAAATAACCCAAAATAAACTAGACCAGTATTATGAATAAAAATGAAATTATTCAATATGCTATCATTGCTATAATTATAATCGCAGTGATAGTATTTCTAGAGGATTCTGAATTAAAAGATACCCTCATAGATATATTCAATGATTCTCTGGCACAAATGAATGTAGACAGAGAAAGACGGAGGTTTAGACGAATGTTTGACGACTGACTCTAAACCCACTAACTAAAATCCTGAGATAGAAAATATCTTGGGGTTTATTTTTCTTAATCTTCATATATTAGAATCTAAAGGATCCTAAAGAGCAAAATGTAACTTATTTATGAGGACAAAGGAGCTTCCCTTATATTACACCCCTTTTCGCTACCGCTAGGGGTGTCTAAGGAAGAAACTTTGAATAAGATATATAGGAATAAACTCAGAAAATGAAGATATTTATAAAGATTTTATATTATTGATTTTCGCCTCTCCAAGGAGGCGAATCTAATCTAAATATTAAACAGAACTTTTTTAAATATATTTTATTATATTAGTATATGGTTAAAATTACTCTATTTAAAGTTCTGTTTTGCTTTTCTTATCCTTTCAAACTCTAATTAATGAAGAAGGGAAACTCCTATGTCTTCAATTTTATGTAACTGGATTCTGTATTAGAATTCAATATTAATATGATAATAAACTTAAAATATTAAATAGTATGATAAAAAGATTAAATGATTATGTAGTTCCTAGAGGAATAAGATTTATATCGGAATTAGGAACAGACTTTAGATTTTACAAGTTACCTGTAAAATGTATTATTAATAAACAACTCCCTGGGTGTGGATTTACTGAATATTGCTTAAGAGGACCTGAGAATGTTATACTTTGTTCTCCTAGAAAAATGTTGCTCAAAAATAAGAAAGACCAGCATGGTAGGGATGTTTATTTGGTTATAAACGAACTAGAAAAGGAAGTAGCTATTGATAAGGATCTTTCTAAAATAGATAAATCTCAGATATTTATGGAAAAAATGGATGAGATAGTTCATGGAAAGGATACTGTTTATAATAGATTAATGAATGAAATAAAAGACTACCTAAATGAAAGAAAATATTTAGGAGATAAACCAGCCAAGATACTAGTAACATATGATTCTTATAGAATTGTAAAAGATATCCTAGAAAGTCTTGGTATATTCCAATCATTCTATACTATTATAGATGAATTTCAGACAATCTTACATGATTCTAAGTTTAAGTCTAATACAGAACTAGACTTTCTTTATCACCTACATCAATCTCATTCAGCTTTATTTGTTAGTGCTACACCCATGTTAGAGGAATATCTTAATATGTTAGATGAGTTTGATGGTTTACCATATATTAATATGGATTGGGCTTCGCAAGATCCTACTAGAGTATTAAAACCATCTCTTAAGGTGTTAACAATGAAATCAGTAGGTACTAAATTACCTGAGATAATAGACTCTTATAAATCTGGTAATTTTGAAAGTGCTATTAGAATGGTAAACGGATATCCTACTAGAGTAATATCGGATGAAGCAGTATTCTATGTAAATTCAGTTAATCATATAGTTAGTATTATAAAGAAATGTGATCTCCAACCAGAAGAGGTTAATATTCTTTGTAGTAATACTCCTGAAAATCTCAAGAGAATACAAAAAAGATTAGGGAAAGGTTTTACAATAGGGGATGTTCCACTAAAAGGAGTTAAACCTAAAATGTTTACCTTTTGTACACGTACTGTATACTTAGGAGCAGATTTTTATTCTACCTGTGCTAGATCGTTTATATTTAGTGATAGTAATATAGATTCTTTAGCTGTTGATATCTCTGAAGACTTGCCTCAAATATTGGGAAGACAGAGATTATTTAAAAATCCTTGGAAGAATGAAGCTATATTTTATTATAGATCTACTTGTGACTACAGAAAAATTAGTCAGGAAGAGTTTGATAAGGAAATAGAAAGAAAGAAAAGATCTACTAATAATTTATTATCTGCATTTAGTACAGCCTTAGATGATGCTAAATATGATTTAGCTAAAACTTATCAGAAAAATACTAAATCTTATAATTATAAAGATGATTATATAGCAGTTAATGAACATCGAGGAGGTACTCTAATTCCTGTACTTAATAATTTAGTATTAGTAAATGAGATTAGAGCTTTCAGGATTCAACAAATAGATTATAAAGATAGATTTACAGTATTTAGTACTATTCATAATACTTTATCTTCTGATGATATAATAAATCAAAAGGTATCTGAATTTCTGAGAGAATATCAAAAATTAGGAACCTTTAAGAGTAAGTTGAAATATTTATGTGAATATGGATTTTCAGATGAAGTAGCAGGAATAGTATTAGATCAGATAGGGGAGCATGATAATATTAAATCTTACTATATTTCTTTAGGTTCACAAAAACTTAGAGCTCTAGGGTATGATAAATATAAAATTGAGAAGGAACTTGGAATAGTAACATTTTCCTATGAACTATTAGAGTCTAGTATTTATTCAGAATTCAAAGTAGGGGATAAATTAACGTTATCTAGTATAAAAGATAGACTTGATTATTTATATAAATCTATTTCTTATACTGCAACACCTAAGGCTACTGATTTAGAGAAATTTTTTGAAATAAAAAACTCTAGTATATATGAAGATGGGAAAAAGATAAAGTGTTATACGTTATTAAAAAAGAAGGAAATTTAAATTATGATATATTTAATTAAGAGTGCAGGTTATGGAAAGGATAACAATTATATAGATTTGTTAAAAATTGGATATACAGAAGACACAAAGAAAGAAGGGAGATTTAATGCATATAAACTTCATAATCCAACCTGTAAAATTTTATATGAACTTCCTGAATTGACTGAAGAAGATGAAAAGAATATTCAATATAAGTTTAGAAAATATTTGTATATAGATTATGGTAGAGAATGGTTTGAATATAATGATGAAATAGTAAACTTTTTTAAAAATCCAGAAGTAGTGAAGAATATTAAAAATCTTCCAATAAATCCATGTATTATAAATAAAGAATTAACTGAATTTAAGAATAGTGTTAAAGAAATTTTAGGAATTTTGCTTGGAATATCCTCTAATCTACCAGGGAAGGGTAGAGACAATGTAAAATCTGTGTTTAAAGAAATTTTAGATAAGAAACTTAGAGATATAGATTCAGTATTTGAGTTCTTAGAGTTGAAATTTGATAAGAGCATAATAGATAAGTGTAAGGATCTTTTGGAATGTAGAAAAACAGGTAAATACTGTAATGATGATATAATAAATCAGGAAATATCAGATTTTTTAAAGGAATATCAAGAATTAGGTACTTTTAAAGCCAAACTTAAACTTCTTTGTGAATATAGTTTTAATGATCAAATTATAGGAGTAGTATTAGATCAGATTGGAGAACATGATAATATTAAGTCTTACTATTTAGCACTCGGACCTCAAAAACTCAGAGCTTTAGGATATGATAAATATAAGATTGAGAAAGAACTTGGAGTAGTAACATTTAGTCAAGAACTTTTAGTTAATACTATTTATTCAGAATTTAAAGTTGGAGATAAATTGACATTAGCTAATATAAAATCTAGACTAGAGTATCTTTATCCATCAATTTCCTATACAGCTACTCCTAAGGCAAAAGATTTAGAAAATTATTTTGAAGTTAAATTGATATATGTTACAATTTTAGATGAAACTACAGGAAAGAAGAAACAAACAAAGGGTTATGAATTATTAAAAAGAAAATAAATATAGAAAAAGAGGGAAATAACAAATCCCTCTTTATTTTTCTTCCTCTAAACCTCTAAAACACGTATCCCAGAAGGTGTTACCCTAATAATTGAGAGAAAATTTCGGGTTCTCTCAAGGTTTATACTAATTAATTAAAAATAATAATGCTAATAAAGAATGGAAGACGATTATTTGTTAGATGAAGAAGAAGAAGACCTAGAAAATCAAGGATATCTAGGTCCAGACGAAACAGGAGATGATTCTGACGACGATGACTCTGAAGGTTCTGATGAGAGTATTATTGGAGATGACGAGGATGAGAAGAAAATTAAAGTAGATGAGTCTCAGTATGAAGGTAAGATGACTAAGGACGAACTTTGGTTATCTACAGCATACGATGACATAATAGCAGCAGGAAAATTGGATAAAGATAATACAATTGAAGATGCTGTTACTACTATAGTTTGGGCTAATCCTAAACATACTTCAGTTAATACAGTCGGAAATATTATTAAAGATTTGTTTCATAAGCAAGGTCACTCTCGTATGGTTAATAGCCTCTATACACCTGATACTCCTTTACGCGGAGAAGATGTTGATATAGACTTTAAAGATGAGGATGATTCTGGATTTAATAAGAGATATGCTGAAGAAGCGAGAAACCAAATAGCAAGATTCATAGAATTTTTGGCTACTCGTGATATTAGCAAAGACTCTATTATATCAAAGCGAAGAAAACAAAGACAAATTCCAGCTTTTATTATTTTCTTATTCTCTTCTGGTATGTATGACTTAATTGTTGAATGTCCTACTATGCCCGAAGAATATGCAACTCAGATAAAAGAAGCAATGAGAAAAATCCTAAAAGCTAAGTATGATATCGTCGAAGAATTAGCAAAGAAGTACGAAGAAATGGGTAGACAGGCTGTGGCAGATCGAGTTAGAAAGTTACAGTTATCATGGTTTAATAAAGAACCAGCCGAAATTAGATCATCAGCCGAATACTCTGATCTCGAACTTACTTATGACGACGTATTGGTTTATCGTGAATATAGATCCAGATTTACTAATACATCAAGAGCTATTACTCAAGATATTATTTCAGATATGATTGAGGTAGTTATAGATAAAGAAGCAGGAGTTTATGAAAGATTAAAAGACAAGACCAGATCAGATGCAATATCAGATGTAAAACAAGTATATAAAGATTGGTCAAAAAATAATCCTGACGATTCTGAACTAGCTACTAAGATAATTTGGAAAGATGTCGAAGGAATGGTTAAACAGTAAAAATATTAAAATTTTATGTCAGTATCTCTTGAGTTACTAACCGATGAAGCTATCATCGATTATACTAAAAGTGATGGAAAAGATCAAGTCCTATTTAATCATAGAGACTTGGACCTGAAGTACAATGGAATACAACCTATCGCCGGTGGAGTCTATGATGTCGATATTTTTGGCTCACCCATGGAAGATAGATGTATTTGTGGAAAAATTCGACAACCCTCTGCTGAACCTTGTCCTCATTGCGGGGCAAGAGTATTTACAAGAGAAGAGGGATTGAGAAGATTTGCTAGAATTGAACTTCCTTTCTATTACTTGAATGATTTACGTTTTGATATCTTTAAAGAACTTTTCGAAGATATTTTTAAAGATAGTAAAATTGTGTTAGATTTCTTTGGAGACGATCTTCGAAGAAATGGTTATAGTGCAAGAGGAGCAAAGAAATTAGGTATTAAAGTTTTTGATACCTGCCAGTTCGAATATAATCCAACAACAAAAGAACTAAAAATATCAGAATTTATTACTGATGAAGCTCTATGTTCTTACGAAGGATTAATTAAAATTATTGAAGAACATTTTCCCGCTCGTCTTACAGAATTTAAAAAATTAATTAATCGGTATTACCTAGTACAACCTGCTATGATGAGACCTTTTACTCTCGGAATTAAAAACGGGAAAAAAGTAATGGGATCTCATAAACTTAGTATTTGGTACTCTATTATTATCAGACTTTGTTGCGTAGAAGATAAAAAATCTAATGACTTGAACTATGAGGAAGTTACATCTAAATTTAATACCCCTGGAGAAAGAGTTAGATATACAGCCCTTCTACGTGCTCTCCTAAATGCTGGAAAAAAAGAAGCTACAGCACTACTTAATACATCTAAAGAAAATCTAGCACGTGACTTGTATTCTGTCCGTACTAAAAATTCTGCTAGATGCCCAATTATACCTAGTACTACATTAGCTATCGATGAAATCTCTGTTCCAATACATATCGCTTATGAAATGTGTCGGGAAGGTTTCTTAGATTACTTAATGAAAGAGCTGAATTTTACCAAAAACGAAGCACTCAAAGCAACAAAAGAAGAATATAATAATCCGGAAACTCTGAAAATGTTTAAAGAGTATGCGGAAAAACAAATCGTACTAATGGTTTCCTAATTGGTACGTTAGGTGTGAATCCTAGAATATTACAGTACCTGAAAACTGTAGTATTAAATTTTGTGTATTGCTGGGAAGAATCTTATTTCTAATCAGCAGTTGAAAGTTATATTTACAAGAAAACAAAACCCTAAAAAAGAAGAGCTTATGAAGATAAAAAGAAAATTATATTCATCTTCGCTATCTTCTAACAGCCCCTGGAATCGTTCCGAACATATGAAAGCGCTTCACGCACAAGGACGATATACCGGAACTTCTAAAATTGGGCTGTGGAATTCTAGCGAAGAGAAAAGATTAAGAATGGCTCAGATTATGACTAAAAATGCCCTAGATAAAAATGCTAAAGGGTATGGATCTGAATATGCAATGAGAGTAAATAACCGAAACCTCCTTTTTAATAAATTTCAAGGAGAACAAGGATATATGTACTTCGTTAAATTTCCTAAGTCAGTTAAAATCGGATTCTCTAAGGACTGGGATAGGCGCATAAACTATCAATTTCCATACATGAATCATATCTTGGGTGGACAGGTTATAGCAATCATCTCTGGACCTACAACCGAATTAGCTGACCTAGAATTTGATACACTTATTAAATTTCAAGATTATACGAAACTTAATGAAACCGGAACAAAATATACTGAATTTCTAGATCTAAAAGTCAAAAAACAAGTATACGACTTCCTAAAACATAGAGTTTCTGAAAATAAAGACCTAGAATTTTTAATACAAAACTCACTGTAAATATAAACTATTCAACTCAACGACTATGGACAAAACCAGGCTAGTGTTGTGATAACCTAGTTTTAACCATGGAAAATATAGTCTTTGCAGGGTAGAAAATATCCTGGATAATCAATTATAATGTTGGCTAAAGTATTGATTATCACAGAGTTAATCGCCAACCCTCTTTGCACGAGTACAGTATGTTTAGCATGAAGCTCAAGCTTAATGATTCATATGCAATTGAATTTCCCATCGCTGTTTGTGAGCCTTTAAATGCTGACTTCGATGGCGATACGTGCTCCATACAACTCGTCCCTCCAGAGGCAGCAGAAGAAACATATCTTAGGATGTCGCCAAGATATGTGAATGTTTATAAGAAAAATAATGAACCTATATTTAAATTTAACCACGAAACTTTGAATGGTCTTGCAGTTGCATCAGAATACGTATTTGATGATCAGGATGAATTAGAAAATCCTAGACACTTTTATACGGATTATGTGCAACTTCTTAAAGATGTTGAAGTAGAGAAAAAAATTAAAGTAGGTACTCCAATTACATTCACTGGAAAAATTGGAAATGTTGAATATACCGCTAAAACAACAAGTTATGGTAGACTTCGAATTTCTAAGATTCTAGACGCAGATATGGATGAAATTGGGATTTTATCTAATAAATATGAACGTATCAGTGCTAAAGCTGCTTCGAAATTATCTTTATATCTTAATCAATTTCCTGATGGAGTTGAGAAAAGAAAAGCATTACAGAAGCTTGCCCTCAGAATTGTTACATTAGCAGGAGTAGTTACGTTTGACTATAAAATTGTAGCTTAAGAAATAAATTATCTTGAGAAAATTCTATTAAAATGCTAGAACTATTAGAATAAAGTAGAATTAGCATCTCTATCTCTTAGATAAAATAGAGTTCAACGACTAAATATAGAACTGTATGAAGTTATATACAGATGATATAGTCTATCTAAATTAAGAAGATTTAGAATTAATGAAAACGTTATATGCTGATTGTGATACTGAGACGTATAAAAGAATATGTAATGTTGCAGATTCAAAAGATCTTACTGATAAACAAAAACTTCTTATAATGACTGAAGAATTTCGTTAATTATTTTTAGCGACTTAATAATTTTAATTATTAAGAAAAATAAGAGAATTGCTAGAACTATATATAAAATACTGAACTAGCATCAAGTAGTATTAACTATTTGTTCAACGACTATGTACTTATTATAAAATGATATAGTCTACCTTTATTGATTGAATAAAGAGTTAGTGAAATATGAAAAAGAAGTTTCTGAAAGTTTTAGTACAGATCTTAAAAATGAATTAGCACGTGCAAATCGTGTAAAACTAAACTCGATTGTAGCAATGTCAATGCCTAAAGAAAAAAAATTGGGCAATATAATGAAAATTAACTCATTATATTAAAATTATGTTAATTGCTGGAACTGTAAGAATTATAGAATTAGCATCAAGTAAAAGCTTAAATTATTTGTTCAACGACTATATACATAATATTAAAGATATAGTCTAAACTTATATAAAGTAATATAAGTATCATTGCAATTTATTGTTAGTGGAGTTGATGAAAAACCTGTTATTACACGAGGAACACTTTTGTCAGGATATACAGAAAAAGACTATCAGCTTCATTCAATCGAGAATAGATCACTACAGTCAATTTTAGTTTACCTTTAGTTGACTATAAATTCTACTAAATGCTGGAATTCTGTGAAGAGAATCAGCAGTTAATACAAAACTAAGTCATAAAGTTGTGAAATTATTATGGCAGGGAAATTGGAAAAATTTATATTAACAGATAAAGAAGAAATAGATTCTTTTAATAAATTAATTAGTTTAAATCCGCAACCTGGAAAATCTTTTGATAATTATTTAAAAGTTATCAATCGCGGTCATTATAAAATATGTTTATATAAATGGTTTACTGGATTAGATGAAGATATTTATGTAACTCAATCTCATTTATATAAACATTTGAATGATAATAGCAAATTTGTTAAAATAACACCTCAAATTTATTATGATGTTATAGTATTAGGTTTGACTAATATTAATGATCGTCCTAAATGTGAAATATGTGGAAAAATATCTAGATGGGATGGATTTAAAAGAGGTTATTTAAAAACATGTTCAGAAAAGTGTTCTGAACTATTAAGAGATAGTAGAATGTCTGAACAAGGATTAAAAAATTTTCACAAATTACAGACAAAAGAGTCTAGAGAAAAGCAGAGGGAATCACATAAAGGATGGAGTCCTTCAGAAAAACAAAGAAAACAAATTTCTCAACGAATGAAAGATTTCTATAAGACACCAAAAGGATTAGAAATGAGAAAGAATTCTAGTAGGTTATTATCTGAAAGAAATATTGAAATGATGAAAGATAAGTCTTATTATAACAAACGAACAGGAGGTAAATATAAAACAGGTATATATCATTCTAAAGTTTGGAATAAAGATTTTAATTATGATTCATCTTGGGAAATTAATTTTATAAAATTTTTTGAAAAGCAGAAATGGCAAAGTGAGATAAAAATATTTGATAGGTGTTTAGATTCTATTATTTATAAATGGGATGATGGAACTGAACATAGATATCTACCTGATTTTTACATCAAATTTAAATCAGGTCTTCAAGTTGTTATTGAGTTAAAACCAGCAAATCTAATAGAAAAAGATCCGGTGATTTTAGCCAAAAGAATAGCAGCGAAGAAATACTTTGCAAAAAGAAATATAAAATATATTATATTATCTGAAAATGAACTATTCACAACTAGATATATAAAGTATACTAAATTATCTGAAAGTTTAGGAATAGTTAATTCATTTAATATTTATGATTACATAGTTTAATTAAGATTTAGTTTTGTATTAATTCAACGACTATATGTAGAAACTTATGTGAATAAGAAAGGTATAGTCTAAGTCTTTATGAATAAATAAAGATATCACTGAAAAGTTAGTGGAGTTAGAAATAAAACCTGAACTTTATGGTAGCCCACTATAAATAACAAAGAAATGCTGGAAATAATAATAGACAGACGAAGTCAAAGTTTTTTAAAATCAGCAACTTATCAACGAGAAAAAGATGAATTATTAGTACTTTTTAAAACTTAATGTGTAGATTTGAAAAATTCTTAGAAACTCTAAGGCTTGTTGGAAGTATAGCAAGAACTATACTCTCTGGAATTGAAGAATATAGAAAAATTCAAGAAACAAAAGCTTATCGAGAGAATAAGAAAAATAATGTAAAATATCTACCAAGACCAAAAAGGTATAATAGTAGAAGAAAACAAAGATAAGATCAACGACTATGTATTGTTAGATTAAGGAAACTCTTTAATCATGATATAGTCTAATCTTACGTGAATAAGCGTAAGCAGGATAAGAGATTAGAAGACGTCTTTTAAAAATTATAATATCTAATCTCTTTGAATGGCCTAGTTCAGGATATTTAACACGACAAATTTCATTCCTTTTAAATAGTTTTATATATCATGAAGGAGAAGATCCAGAAAACACAGGATTACTCATTCCACGATATAAAGCATTAGGAAGAACAGCACCGAACGGAAAGGTATACCCAGACAAACCAATAGTAAATGGTTCTGAGGATGATCTTGTTCCAGTACGTTCGATTGTTACAAAAAGAACTGGAGATTTAAGCACAATTACACCAGACCTGATTGGAAAGAAATTTAGTTTTACTGATGGAGCAGCAATAGGATAAGTTTAGAATTGTCCATAAAAGTTTGTTATAGACTTTTATTAAACTTCAAGAATTGCTGGGAGTATTATCGCTATTTATTCTTCGCCTTGTAAAATAAAAAACTTAAGGCGAAAATTATATAGCGAGAGATAATCAGCAAAAGATATAGAAAATATATCTTCTTAACGACTATGTGTGAAGGAGAGATTAAAACACTCTTAAGATATAGTCTAGTAATCTATATAAAGTTTGTATAGGTTTAATCGTATCATTTGCTACATCATTAACTGAAGGTACTACTCAATTAAAATTGGTTGCTATATAAAATAGTATTATATAGAAAATCTTTGTAAAATGCTGGAAATTAAAAAAAAATAATCAGCATCAAGGAATATATTAATAACTTGTTCAACGACTATAAAAAAAGATCTTATTAATTTAAGAATGGTATAGTCTAAATTCATTCTAAAAGGATGAATAATCTTGCAGCATTAGGTCTGAAACATGGTGGCCATAGATTATATTTGTGGCGTATAATTTCAATAATTGCTGGAAATATTTGTAATAAAATAAATCAGCAGGGGAAAATAAAATCCCTTCAACGACTATAAATGAAACTAGATGAATTTCTGGATGATATAGTCTAACTTATAAATTATATTATAAGAGTAATTGGAACGTGTGCTTAATACAGAAGGAAATCTTAAAGCACCAAAACAATGTGAGTTTAGAGAGGAAGGTAGATGGATTTACCTAAAAGTTAGAGGAGGAGAATTAAAATATCCGAGACCTAATAATTGGGTAGGAGTAGGTAAGACAAAATTTGAGAAAGGTGACTTAATAGGGTCAGCTTATAATACTACCTCGCCCATTTACAAGTTGAACGCTCTCATTAAGCTAATGCGTGCCAAAGGTGAATATAAAATTGCCGTCTAAGGAAGTAATTCTCTAGATTATAAGTAAGTAAATTTGGTGAAGCTAGTAACTAGTAATACCAAGCCTTGGATTAATAATTAGAATCTTAAGGTATAACGAATAAAGACTTACCAACTTTTTTATAAGTTGAATTTATATTCTAAACTATAATAAGAAAATTATAGATAAATTGAGTGATGGCACAAGATATTTTGAGAAGGATAATGTTATTGTATCTGATTGTTATGCTTTGAATGATGGGGTTATTCATTACAAAGAGACCAAGGAAGGTGATACTGAAGTTTGGATTGGTGATACTCAGTATGACTATAATCCAGAGTGTATGTATTATTTTCCTGATGGTACAGAGATTAAGAAATTTCAAAGAATTTCCAGCGGAGTTTGCAATATGAATCATGTTATTGCAGAGTTGGGTTCTAATATTAATGATATTTACTTAATCTTTAGAAAACAGTTCTATACTTTAACAGATGGAGGTTTTGTATCTACGGGTTTAACAGATCTTCACGCTACACAGGAAGAACTTATTGAGCTTTTGTTTACTGGTTTGACTGATGTAACTGTAGATCCGGAGACTGAGAAGATAGAAGACATTCAGTATCTAGGAACTCAAAGTGGTGTTTTAAATAAGAAATCATTCTATACAGTACTGTCTTATGGTTATAGCTCTAGAGTCGTGTCTAAAGCTCTCAAAGGGGAATTAAATCTTTCTGGTGACGTAATGACAGAAACTATATTAGGATTACTTTTAAATAATAAACTTGACGAAAAACAAAAGTAAAAACAAATTATGGGAACTATTAAATTTGAAATAGATCTTCCAGAATTTGAAAAAGAGTTGAGTATTAATGTAACTATTCATAGAGACGGTGAGGTGGTTTATACTACTACTACTACCTCATCTTCCTCTGTGGATAAATCTAATAATACTAATCTTTTATCGAGCCTTGGAAGTAAACCCGAGCAAGAAAAATGTATCTCTGTGGATGGAGATAAACAAAAAGAAGAAAAACCCAAGAAAGCATCAACTACATCTCGAAGGGGAGGAAATTTGATGAACTTGGATATATGATGATTAAAACCAGAGAAGAGAATTTTTTGTTATGAACGATAATTATTATAAAATTATACTATCATATGAAATTCCATATAACATTTTAGACAGTCAAGATCCGAATATTATACAGGCGAGAGAAATATTATATGAAAAACTTAGAGATGATATTTTTCCGAAGTATGAAAGATTTTCGGTAAAGCTTACATTACATCAACTTAAAGATAACTTCAATTATCTTGTTACTTATGAAGCTTTTTTTAGATCTCTTGATGGTAAACCTATGGGAGAATATGTAGAGGCTCGTAGCTTAAAAGATAGTATTAAATCAGAATTAGAAACATTTTTTAATTCAGTAGATTGCGAATATAAGCAATTAAATATAAAACCATTAGTATAATGAGTAATTTTAATCAATATTTCAGAAACACTGGAGCAAAAATTATAGTAGATCGATTTTTTAATAAAGTTGATGCATATAATCCTAAAGTAAAAGTTGGAAAAATTGGATATTCATTTATAGAAGAACCTCCTCAACCAGCTTCTTACTATATTGAAAATGGATTAACTGCTACACATAAAGTAAGAATTGAATATACAACTATAACGGATGGGAAAGAAGATCCTGAAATGAAGTATGCAGAGTTCGAAGTTCCTAAAGAAATTGATGGTGCATTTATTATAGAAGGCGCTTATCGTATTTCAACTAATCGAATGGGATCTGATTATGACTGTCGTATTAAAATGTCTGGTACAGGAGATTATAAAGTTAATTTCGACTATGATAGAGTTTACGATATTCAAAAACAGATTCTGAAGATAAAAAGAATTAATCCGGAACTTGGAATTGCAGATAAACCAATTGATATAAAGTTTGAAGACATTGATAAATACTTGGAAACTGATAAAAAGGAGATCTTGAAGTTAACTGAAAGACAAACCAAGAAATTAATGATCAAACTTGACTTGGATTATAAACCTGAATATATTACACAAAAACTAATACAGGAATGTTTGGCCTTTGGAGATGATAGACTAAAAGACTTAATCATTGATAAAACATTAGAATCAGTTCCTAACAGTTTTATGCAATATATCTTTAGAAATAATAACGGAAGAAATTATCTTGCAGCAAGACGAAGAATTACATCATATTTTACAAAGTATGGTAAAATTCAAGATCAAGTAACTGCAATTAGTACATTAGCATTCCGTTATTTTAAAGGAAGTAGCGATAACAAAGGAGACTCTAGTTTACAGGTACAAAATATAAAGGTGCCGTCTAAGGAAGTAATCCCCTAGATTATTAGTAAGTAAATTCGGTGAAGGAATAATTAAAATTCTAATACCGAACTAAGGATAAAAATTCTTAGTGTAACGAATAAAGACTTACTAACTTATAATAAAATATAAGTTAAATTTATATTCTGTTCTATATAAGTAAAAGTTTTATCTATATAGTTAACAAAAAGCCCCCCTGGAGTAAATTCCGTTAATTTAGAGGCTATTTCCCAAAAAATTGTTATCCCTGCGAGTGTAGCATTTAATTCGACTTTTACAGATTTAGATTAAGTCTGATTATAGAGTAAAAATCTATAATAAAAACTTTGAGAATTGCTAGAAAACCGAGAGGGTAAATTAGCAGTATAATAAATTTTGATTATAAAATTAATATGAAAATATAAAAAATAAATTTTATGATCAAAGAAAATGAAGAAATTAAATACCATAATCAATTATGGTACTATAAAACATATAATAAGTTAATAGATAAATGTATACAAATGGAATCTGAAGGATATCCAGAGGATGTGTATACAGAAGTTCACCATATACTACCTAAGTGCATGGGCGGAACAAACAAAAAGGATAATCTAGTAAGAATGCCTGTTAGATATCATATAGTAGCTCATATGTTATTAGCTAGTGCATTTCCAGATAATAAAAAGATAGTATATGCTGTTAATATAATGTTTATTTCTAGTTCATCAAATAGTTCTAGAAATAATTCTATTAATAGAATTTCAACTCGATTAGTGGCTAAATTTAGAGAAGATATGAGTAAACAACAGATAGGATCTAAACTTTCTGAAATTCAGAAACAGAAAATTTCTAATAGTATGAAAAAATTTAGAAGGAATAGTAACAGTATTATATCTGTTGTTTGTCATGATGAAAATTTTAATGTAATTAGAATATATAAATGTATTAATGATGCTTCTATTGATAAATTTTATCCTAATACGATTAATGAAGTGTGTAATAATGTTAGATCTGATTATGCTGGTTATAAATTTACATATTTATCAGAATTTGAACAGAAATATAAGGATAAAATAGAAGAATTTTATAAGTTAAGTGAATTGCCAGTAATTGTAAAACAAAAATTTACACGAACTGGAGAAAAGATTTATAATAGTAAACAAGTTATAGGACCTGATGGAACTATATATGGAAGCATTGAAGAGTGTAGCAGAGCAACTAAGCATACTTGGAATACATTAACTAATTGGATTAAAAATAAACCCGAAAAAGGATATAGATATTATATAAAATAACTTCATTTTCATATTGATTTTAGATATCAATATTTATTATATTCAACGACTATGTACAAAGAGGAAAATTTCCTAAGATATAGTCTAGTGATAAAGTGAATAACTTTATCTATTCGTTAGTCGATATCGCGGATTAATGGTTAGTCCGTTCAGAAGATAATATTCTGATAGAACTTTGTGAATTGCTGGAAATATCTTCTTGTGAAAGAGGATTTATCAGCAGTATAAAAATTGATTAAATTAAGGAAAGGCATCTATTATATAGAAATTAATACATTAAATTTTATGAATTGGCAAAAAATATATAATGATAATAACAAATAAGATTATAATATTCTAATTAATAATATAAATGCCAATTCTCAATAATCAATTTTTATATTCAACGACTATGTACAAGAAAACGATTAATGTTTTAAGATATAGTCTAGTAATAATAGAAATATTATTTAATAACGACACCTATTAATTTATTAGTAGCATTCTGATATAAAACATTAGAATGAAAACTCTAAAATTGCTGGAACTTAGAAAAGAATCAGCATCATCTCAAGCAAATAAAGAGATGTTCAACGACTATAGAAAGAGCTTGAAGTAAAGTTTCAAAGATAATATAGTCTATTACTTAATAAAATAAAATTAAGTTATAAAAGTAATAATAATACTAATCTTCAGAACTCACTTACAGTTTCATGTCATATTACAGATGATGATGTATTATTTGATGTATATGACCCAAATTTCGTAAAAATAACAATAAAATATATAGACTATCTTAATAAAAAAGTAGCTGCCAGTGAATATGTAGATTATGAAACTAACACTTTAAAGCCAGATAAAGATGGTCAAGTGGAGGTTAAGTATAGGATGAAAAGAAAGATGGTTCCAGTCGAAGAAGTGGAATTGATCGATTTACATCCTGATTACAGATTGTCTAGCACAACTCGAAGAATCCCATTTGTGAATTATACAGATAGTGTCAGAATAAGCATGGGTACTAATTTATGTGCCGCTTAAAGTAGTAATATTTTAAGTAACCAGTAAGTAAATTCGGTGAAAGAGTGACTGAGCTTTAATACCGAGCTAAAGATAATAGATTTCTTTAGTGTAACGAATAAAGACTTACTAACCAAAATAAAGGTTAAATTTATATTCTAAACTATAATTAAAAGTATATTATAGAAGATTTGACATCAATGCTTAAACAGAGTATACCTCTGATTAATGCGGAGCGTGCACTTGTTGACACTGGAAGGAATGAAGAGTTGAAAGATAATATATTAAATGAAAAGTTCAGTTATCCAGAGGGTAAGGTAAAGGATATAACTAATGATGAAGTTATAATTGAATTGCCTGATGGAACTGAGACAAATATTTTACGAAGAACAGCGATTCAGAGTATAAATGACGTGGCGGTATTTACAGAGCCTAAAGTAAAAATCGGCCAAAAAGTAAAACAGGGAGATATTATAACTGGTGCAGTTGGACATACTCCTGAAACATATAAGGCCGGCGTTAATGCTCTGGTACTTTTCCACGCCTATTATGGTTTAGTAAATGAGGATGCTTTGGTGATATCAGAATCATTTGCAAATCGTATAGCATCTTATAGTATAATTGACTTAATGATTAATGTTAAGAGTACTAGTGCTATTAAGTGGATCGCCCCTATTGGAACAAAGGTTAAATCAAAAGATGCAGTAGTAACATTATATAAAGCTGTTCGCCTCGATGCAATCAATCAGGCACTACAAGAAAAACTCGGAGGACTTTTCGGAGAAGGACATGATCTCTCCGAATATACTATCGAGGATCATTTAATAGTGCCTAATAATATAGACGAGGCGGTAGTTTCTGATGTTATGATACAAGAAATGGAAAAACCTAAAATTCCTAAATCAGTAAAAGCACCAGATTATTCATTTACACATACTTCACAGGATGTTATAGATGAATATGAAAAAACAAAAGATAGAAAAATTATCTACGAAAAATATCCAGAGTATATTGCGGCAGATACATTAGATCCTATTAATATGGATCCAGATGCATATAAGATCGTATATACAGTTCGTGTAAGACTTATTAAAAGAACCATCGGAATGATAGGCTCTAAAATTACCTCTAGATATGGTGGTAAGGGTGTTGTATCAAAAGTCCAATCTGACGATTTAATGCCAATTATGGTTGATAAGGATGGAAAGCAGCGAAGAGTCGAAGTGGTGATGAATCCTATTTTTGAATGGGACATGATTTCAAAAATCTATGAAAAAGCTTTTAAATGCTGGGAAAATCTTGGTATAACCAAGTAAATTTAATCAGCAAAAACTATTAAAAATAGTTTCTCAACGACTATAGTAAGCTCTTAGATAATATAGTCTAATCTTAATAAAAAACTATTAAGCAGAAATGTATTCAACAATCAACCGTAAAATTCCGAGTGTCCTTTAAATTCTAGAGGCCTAAATAATAAATGTTTAGGAAAATACTTTAAATTGCTGGAAAACTTACGTCATAGGAATTTCCTGCTCTAAAGATTTAATTATCTAGAGCGGATGTAATATATGACAATAGATAATCAGCAAAAGGGATATTCTTAGCTTGATTTAAGTAATAAAATCCTTTCTCAACGACTATAGTAAGTACTTAGATAATATAGTCTTCCTTAATAGAACATATTAATGAACCAGAGATGGAATTACAACTCGGAAATATAGCACACAAACTGCACGATCTTGTAGATAATTATAAGAAAACAAAAACAGGGCAAAAGAAGATTAAGCCCCTTCTTGAAACATATTACCCCGGACGTTTTACTAGTATGGATGTAGAAGAAATTATAGAACGTCATAATACTAGTAAAATCGAGGATATGTATTATTTCAATGTTGGCTGCTTCTCTACTAAATTTACTCCAGAACTTGTAAATCAATGGGCTGAAGATTTAGGTGTAGAAAGTCAGAGTAAAATTCTTATGCCTGAGACTGAATTAACAGATCTCGATGAATTAAAAGAAAATCTAGAACCAGAAGAATATGATAAATTAGTTTCTGGAATGTCTGGTAAGTTTAGAGAAGTAGATAAACCTTTGCAGGCGGGATTCATGACCCTTGAAGAGTTATACCATATACCATCATATAGTAATAAGGTTACATCAAGTCTATATGGCGTAGATATTAATGCTAAACGAGATGAACCTATACTTGGAAAGGGACGCTATAGACAGACAGGACAGAAAATTGGTGAGATGGAATTGGCCGTATTACTTTCTAGAAATGCGGATCAATTTATCAGCGGTGCTAGAAAAGACACTGCGAAGGAAGATAATCAAATGTTCTTAAATAATCTACTTGGTCTAGGATTAACCGTTGTAGATGATAAGGGATTTAATCAAGGTGGATTAAAAATAAAATGGTCCAAAGTTTGAGATATAACTTAAGAATTGTTAGAATTGCTAGAAAGACTTAATGAGAAAGTTTAATTAGCAGTCTAGATTTATAAAACTAGATTCAACGACTATGTGAACAATTATAAATTGAAATCTAATTTGTAAAAGATATAGTCTAGTACTAAAATTTATTAGAGATAATAATTAGTAAGCAAGTCTAAAAAAAGAATTAAATGATTTAAAGATTAAATTCCGTCGTAAAAATAACCTATTAAATATGGGAGGTAATTGATATGGAAAATAATAGCTGTTTAATGCTAAATTGCTCGCTCTATCTTCCAGTATCTTTATCTGCTATATTTAGTAGAGAAGATCTTAAAGATACTGGAATTGAAAATGAATCACATATAACATTATTATACGCTCAAGGAAAAGAAATCCCTAGGATGAATATTCTAGGAGATATCGAAACTATCTTAGGAGAACCCGAATTTGATAATTTTATTGAATATATAAGATCTGAAAATACTGAAAGAATTTTAAATAATTTTGAGATCGGATCTTTTGAGAATGATAGTGATTATATAGTGTTGAAAATGAAACAAACTAGTGAATTGTATAAAACACTTGGATTAATCAATAAAGGATTAAGAACGAAGTATGAAGTTGTTTCTGAGTATTCTTATACACCTCATATATCTCTTGCTGAACTTCAACCAGGAACAGCAAAGAAATATCTTGAGGATCCTAAAATTAGTTTAATACTAAATGAAAGTTTTGTATCATTTGAAGATCTTGTTATTTCCTATGGACCTAGTAATACGCCCGTAGATAGATTGAGATATAACCTAACTACATTTAATGCTATTGATTACTTCTTTCATACAGAAAATATGAGAAAAGAAAATTCAGAATTAGATTAAAAAATATATGATTCTCATTAATATACTATACTAATAATCTAATTCTAAATAAATCATTTAGGGAGGGAATCAATTCCCTCCTTATTTTAATTTATTATTTTATGAATTGGAAAGAATTTGATTTTAATAAAACACAAAAATACATAATAGACAATGATATAAAAACCAGAAGAGAATTTCAAAGTTCTCCTCATAGAGGTTTATATAAAAGAGCTAGATTAAAAGGATTTCTAAAAGATTTAAAATTTCAAAAAGAACAAACTAATTGGTCAGAAAACTATAAAACCATAGAAGATGTTCAAAATTTTATTGATAAAGAGAATATACCTAATCCAATGTATCTATATAATAATTTTAGGGGATTACATAATAGATGTTGTGAGAAAGGGTGGATTAAGTATCTAAAATTTTCTAAAAAACAAAATAATTGGGAGCATATTAAAACAATTCAAGATGCACAAGAATTTATTTTCAAAAATAATATAGAGTCTCCCAAAGATTTTAGAAATAAATATCCTGGATTAACTAATTTGTGTACTACGAATGGATGGATAAAAGATCTTAATTATATAAACTATACTAAACGTGAAAAAATTTCATGGAAATCAATTAACTCTATTGAACTTATGCAGAAATTTATTTATGATAATTTAATTACAAAAAGCGAATTGCATGATAAATTTCCAGGATTATGTACTAAATGTTATAATAATGGATGGATAAAATATTTAAAGTTTATAAAGAAATCAGTAAATATGAAAATATCATCTTGGGAAAAATCTTTAGTAAGTTTTTTACAGGATAAATTAATAGTAAATACTCAATTAGATTCATATTCATCTTATTCTAAAATAGATATATTTTTGCCAAATCTTAATATAGCTATTGAAGTACAAGGTCCAAATCATTACAGTAAACATTGTAGAGGTAGTTTTAATTCATTTTTAAAAACAAGAAAATCTGATATAAAGAAAAATAGATGGTGTAGAGAGCAAGGAATTACTTTGTTATACTTTAGCTATGATAAACTATTAGTAGAAAAATATGGATATCCCTGGTATATTTACACATCAGAGAAAGAATTGTTGGCAGAAATAGAACGAATCAAATCCTTATAAGTGTAGTAATAAACAAAATATTAATATTATGGAATCAGAAATTAAATTACCAAAGAAAGGAATTGTTGTTGGAGTTGAGTTAGAAAATCTTAATGAGTTTTTTAACCGAACTCAGCATTCGATAGGAACTACAGGAAAGTTTGAGATTTTGAGTGAACTTGAAAAGAAAGTAAAGGGAGAAAAAATACGACACTTAACTGAATATGTTCTTATGAAATATAAACCATTAGAAAGTATTGTATTTAGAATTTCTCGCTATATAAAAGGAGAAAATCAAGAGGAATACATAGTTTATTACAAATTCGAGGGATTTATTTCTTGAAAATAAAATTAGAAGAAGGGATAATAATTAAATCCCTTCTTTTTTCATGTTAAAGCCTTATATGTGAATAAAAAACTTAAATATAGAAAATTTATGAAAGCAGGAGGAGTAATAGCAACTATGATTGCTAGTTATTTAGCTGGAAAAGTTCTTTATGGAACAGGAAAAGCTATAAGTAGAGCTTTAGGTGGTTATCCTAGTAAAGAAGTAGAAAAGAAAATTGATGCTCTTCAACCAAAACTAAATGTAATGTTTAAATTCTATGAATCAAAAAATAATACTTCTAAAGTATCAGATCTTGAGAATCTTAATAAAAGACTCTCTAATGTTATTACTGAAGAGGATTATTTAGAAGTAGAGATTGAAGTGGAAAAGTTTTGGAATATTTATAAAAAAGAGCAGAAAAATTAAAAAAGAGAGGATTAATTTCCTCTCTTAATTTTTTATTTGCTTTCCACTAATTCTTTTGTTGCCTTTCTATGATAACCTTTTTTCTCAAATGCTTCAATAAAAATTCTTTTATGTATTGGATTTCCGGCCGCATCTTTTCCGTAGTATTGATTTCTCCAATGACCTCTTACACCAAAGGGACAATCTATATTTATTTCAGTATCGTATAGTTTATCTACTATAATTACTCCTTGATTTCTTCGGCCAGTATTAGGATCTTCAAATTGTGTAGGTGGATTTTTTACTTTTCCAGATAACACAGATTCAAATGTTTCAGTTTTTATTTCAGAAGTCATCAAAAATATAAAACTTTTAAATGATTCATAGATAAATCTGTATTTTATGCTAAATGATTCCTTAGCTTCAACCGAATATAAAGTTTGATTATAATTATTTTTAAAATATTTAATAAGATCATCTATAGTTTTATTATTTGATAATAAATCTTCTTGACTATCTATTACCTCTTTATAGTAATCTTCTAATGTATCTGACCATCCTAATGAAGTAAACTCATTCATCATTTTTGAAGGAATACTTTTAAAAAATTTATCCAAACAATTAAACTGTTTACAAAGTTTGTATGAGTTAACAAATTCATCCATGCTATATAAACAACCTTCTAAGTTTAATTCAGAAAAATTTAATAAATCACTCTTTTTTATTACTACACTTCCTAATGAATTAAATGTTTTTTTATCATTGCCCATAATACACTTTCCAATAAATGCATATAGTATAATATATTCACTTGTTATACAAAAAATAGAGTGGGCATTATAGTCTGTTTCCTGTTTATCTTTCGTACTAGAATTATATATCAATCCAAATTTAGCTTTCTTTTCTGAATTTCTAAATAAGTCTTCTAAGTTCTTTTTACTGACTATATCTCTTAATTTGCTAGAAAATAGCCGTTCTTTATTAAGTGAATAAAATCGAATATAGTTTTGTATATTACTTGAAATTTTATATTTTCTTATAGGTCTGGGTTCTTTACTTACAACTTCAAAAAATACATTTTCAAATTCAGTAATATGTTTACGGTTCCTTCTAAAATTTTCTAAGCCTTCTTTTTGTAAAACATATTTTACTGCAAATAATTTCTCGTAATCTTTTTCCATAATTTTTCTTTCTTTTAGTTTTTATTACATTAATAAGGATTTTGGGGAAATAAAAAAAGAATATTCAAATTAATGAATATTCTTTTAAATTAGTGGGCCCAGCCAGGCTTGAACTGACGACCTTCTGATTATGAGTCAGCTTCTCTAACCAACTGAGATATGGGCCCTGTTATAATTATGTCTTGTACCCTCATCCGAAGTCGAATCGGAACTTTCTTTTCAGAAAAGCAGATTTTAAGTCTGCTGCGTCTACCTATTCCGCCATGAGGGCTCCTCTTTTGTTGTTATATTGTGTCTTTTTTGATAGATTTTATTTATAATAGTTTCAGGGTCTATTATAAAAATTAGATCTCCAGATTCTGTAAATAATATCTTTCAATCTTCTCTACCATATATAAGAATTTGAGGCCCTCAAAAATTCCTTTTTTTTCTTACATACATTTGTAAGAATTAAAAAAGAATTGAAATTCCTTTTTCCATATATAAGAATTTAGGGGTTTTCGAGATTCCTTTTTTTATTTTCAGGTTTAAAATCTCCAGCTGTTCCATGTCCTAACGATAGTACTAACTTTACTGCCTCAGGACCTCTCATGTAGTAATATCCGTCTGGCGCAGGTTTTTCAGAATTTAAATTTTTACTAATACTTTTAGTAGAAATAACTGATTCCTTCTTTGCAGATGTAATTGAATTATATGCTCCAAGAACTCTTAATTTATCTTTAGAAAATTTATATATTATATTCTCCATCTTTTTATGTAATTTCTCTTTGTCTCCAAGTTTAATACAAATATATTTTGTAGAAATTACATTACTACTTAATAACCTATCTACTCTGGATCTTTTAATATTGTCTTTTCCAACTAGTTTCTGGATATCTCTCGAAAAACCAAAATTTAAAAAGTCTCCATATAGATCTGCTAATACTATTTTTTCTGATAATTTTTCCAGAGTATTTACATTATTCATATTTCCTTTTTGATCAGTAACTCTAAGATTAGAAAAACTATTATCTGTTTTTATTGTATTAATGTGATCAATTATTTCTCCCTTTTTTAAATTTCTTCTTAAGAGATATTCCATAATAACTGTATGCGCTTTAGTACTATTACTATCAACTATAATATATCCTTTATTATTAAGTGTTCCTATTAATTTATTAAATCTATTTGATTTAATAAATCCTTCACTACACACAGACCATTGAGGATATTTCCAGTGTTCATACCAAGTATAGTCATCTAAGTTTCCAGAAAATCCTATAAGATCAAAAAACTTTTGATTATTTAATGATTCTTGTCGTTTCCAATAATATCCTTTATAGCTATATTGACTTTTTTTAGCAATCGAAGAAATGTAACGTATATCATATCCTTTACTATCTAAAGAATCTATTGTAAATAATTCATTTCCCTTTTTATCCATTGCAGTATATTTAATTCGTTTATCTTTATGAACTGGTAAGCGTCTATCTGGACTATTATTTTCACTTTTAGTAACCCATTCTAAGTTAGATAGGTTATTATTTCTTGGATTATGATCTATATGATTAACTATATTATATATTTTTGGTTCTGAATTATTATAGAAAATGGTAGCCATTATTATATGAATAGATTTTGCTTTTCTTTTATGCTTTTCTATATATTGTGGAGAGATTGTAGTATATCCAAATTCATCTTGTTGTTGTTTTAATAGTTGTTTAGTGTATTTATTTCTAACTTCAGATTTTTTATTAATCTCATATATATCCTTAATACCTGGATATACTAATGGAATAAATTCATAGTCAGGGAGATCTGGATATTTTTGATCTTGGCGATTAAATGGTTTTTCTTTACACATAACAAAAATAGTTTCTAAATTAAACATCTTTTTCATCACACATATAAGAGAAAAAACTTAAATTTTACGTGTTTTGTAAGTTTCAAGTTTTAATAATATAAAATTCAAGTATATAAAAATAAGAGAGGTAGAAAATGTATCCAACCTCTCTATGTTATTTTACATAAAAATATCTTGACCATTGATCTGTATTCTTATGTTTCCGAAGGGATTGCCTCCGATTATGCCACTAGTTCCAGGGATTTCTTCAGGGATCACCTCTTCTATGACATCTTCATCATTACTAATGATAGTTGGTAATTTTTCTTCGTCGATTGATTCTATTATTTCCTCTTCCATAATTTATTTTCTATTAAAACAATCCAAGTAAATTAGTAATATCTCCTATATCTGTATTACTGATTTTTGTTCCTTCTACTTCTACTACTTCACCTTCTTGATTTACGTATCTAGTGCCAGGGAAAACTATTTCTTTTTTCTGAATTGCTGCCTTGTATTCATAATTTTCAGTAGATTCTTTAAGTTTTTTTACCCAATATTTAGCATAGTCGCCTTCTACTGTTTCAGGATCATATGGTTCTTCAAATAATCCTTCTTTTGGCTGGGGGCATTCCATTTTTACTTTAATAACTGAATCTTCATTTTCAGTATCAGTCATTTCATATTCCCAATAAAAGTAGTTTTTCTTTTTATTACTTTTATATGTACCTTCTGTCTTAAGGTCATCCCATATATTTTTAATAAGCTCCACAATATTAGTAGTACTTGCTTGTCCTGGAGTTAATAAAATCTGTTCTTGAACTAAAGCATTTTCAATAATAAATGCTTGTCCTTTAATTATTTTTGATTTACTCATTGTTTATCAATTTTTTATTTATTTATTTATTTTCAGGTTCAAATTCCCAAGCTTTTCCATAACCTTGAGATAATATTAATTCAACTGCTTTATCTCCTCTGAAATAATAATTTCCATCAGGTGCTAACTTTTCTGAATTAAGATATTTATTAATAATAGCCCAACTTACTTTAGTTTCTACTTTCTGTTTATATAGTTTAATATTAATAAATGCACCAATAGCTTTCATTTCATTATTAAAAACATATGTTACTGTTTTCATCTTATTTAATAACCCTTCTTTATCTCCAGGTTTTATAACAATTATCTTTTCTCCTGGAGTTTTCAATTTTACTAAAGCACTTGAACTGTATATTGTTGATGATAAAGATAGTATATTTTTTGAAATATATTTTCCAGATTCATAACATATAAAGTTGCCAAATAAATCAGCTGCTACTACTCTTTTAATTCTTTTCTCTATAGTTAAAGGATTATTCATATTTCCTTTTGCATCGGTTACTCTAAGATTAGAAAACTATTATCATATCTAATACAATTTATATGATCTACTATTTCATCATCCATAAGATCTCTTCCTAGAATATATTCCATTATTATTCTATGAGCTTTATATTCTTTTCCATGATCTTTTCCGATGATAATATTAATATATCCCTCTTGACTCATTGTACATAAAATCCTATGATTTCCTCGAATAATTTTCTTAACAAATCCTTCCTTACATACAAATAATCCAGGATATTTCCAATGTTCATGCCATTCATAATCATCTAAATTACCGAAAAATCCTATTAATTTAAGAGTTTCTTCTTTTTGGATAATTTGGACTTCTTCCAGTAGTATCCTTCATATTTATATTTTCTATAAATAGCTGTAACAATAAGATCTACATTATATCCTTTATTATCTACTCTATTAACAGTAAATAATTCTTCTCTGTTATCATCTAAAGCAGTATATTCCATTAACTTATCTTTAGAAATATATCTGCGCTTTCCTTTTACTATACTATTATTTATTGTTTGTGTTGTCCATTCAAGATTAAATAAACTATTATTTTCTGAATTATAATCTATATGATTTACTACACTATAAATAATTGGATTGGGATTAATTAAAAATGTAGAAGCTACTTCTATGTAATCTTATACCTAATCTTTTCTTATCATCACTATTACTAAAGAGATGTATTGAATAATAATTTCTAATTTTAGAAGATTTTAATAATTTTCCTGTTTCTATGTTTTTAATCTGTCCTAATTTATTAATATAGTAGATATTTTTTACAGTATGTCCATTAGAATGAGTATACTCTATTGGGATAAATTCATTCTCTGGAAGGTCTGGATATTTCTCTATTCGTTTCAGAAGAGATATTCCGTTTGAACCTGTTTCATCAAGGTATAAGCTACTATTATTCACTTCATCTTGATTTTCTGTTGTGTGATGTTTCATAAAAAGTTTGCAACCTTTATTAAACTTATCTCCCCTATAACTTTTATGAAACAATAAAAGAACACTAGATCGATCTATAAATATTTCTTTTATAAATTTTTCTAATGTTCTTTCATATATTAGGTTTTAACCTTTCTCTAAGTGCATTTTTATCATTTCATATTATCACTAGCTACTTTTTCAGCTAATCTTAAGTATGATATGCAATTATAGTATTCCGAGTCTTCCTCTGGATATACTATTTCAGATACACTAAATATTTTATCTACTTCTTTTTCTACTTCAGGATCATGGAGATATTTTTTCATAAAATAACTTAATCCTCCTAAAACAATAATACCATCATCTAAAGCATCAAGTACCTCTCCATAATTTTTATCTAAATATTGAAAAACTTCGATAATATATTTTTTTGAAAACTCTTCAACTTGTCTAGATAAATCTATTGTTTTTCCTCTGCGTTTTAAAACTCCAGTATCTAAAATTACTTGGCCTTCTTTAATTGAAATTGATATCGAATAATTTTTATATAGATAATCAACGAGATCGTAAACTATTCTAATTACGCCAGAATCTTTTACTCCTACAGCAGCACCTGCTGAAGAAGTACCGTTGATAATACTACAGAAATCTAAAGTTTCAAATCCTCCATCAAGTATTAATGCATTTCTTAACTTAACATCATTACGTCTAGAAGCTTCACGAACATTTAACCCATATTCATTATAGGTATATTTACATGATAAGCCTTGGCAAAAACAATATATATAATCTTCTTTATTTATATTTAATGTTTCATATAAATAATCTAATAATTCATCTACGTTATCATTGGTATTAAAAGCCATTGATAAACCAATAGCTAATTTATCAAATGCATTTATTCCTTCATCTCCGCCATATTTTTTTATTAAATATGACAACCATGGGGCATAAACTGCTTTTAAATCTTCAAAAGTTTCGAGTTTAAGTAAATAAGATCTAGGTACTTTTAATGCTGCAGGTCCTAATACATAATAATCCCCTCCTAATGGAAATACCATATCATCATCACTTTCAAGTGGTTTTTCAGGGAGTTTTGCTGTTGCACTAATAAACTTTTCAAATTTTATTAAACCGTTGGAATCCTTAAAAGAACACTTAATAGCAGAGAAACCAACATCAACACTTAAAATTCTCAAATTGCTCATCTTTTATAATTTTCTAAAATTTGTTCGTAAGCCTTTATTATATTCTTATCAACTTTATACTTTTTAAGATCTCCTAGAACAGTATTAGTTAGGTAATCAAATGGTACATGTGGGAGAAGTGCAGTATATCCAGATGTAACCATACCAACTGAAAAGTGTTCTGTTGGTTGATTAAGTGCTACTATAACAATTTGAGTTAATCCTGACTCTCCTGTAGTATCTTTATAAGCAAATACTAGATCTCCAGTAAGTAATGAACTATGAATACTAGCCCATAAATCATTTGCTACAGACATTGCATTTTCCCATCCCCATACTCTTCTTTTTTCTAGAAGTTCATAATCTTTTTCCGACATTTTTTCACTCTCCATCGGATTCGAGTTTTTCTTTGTCTTTTCCATCACTTAAAATATAAATTAGTATATAATAATAATCTGCTTCTTCACAATCAACTTCTTGAATTCCAACTACATCAATATTAGAATAATCTCCCCAGGTCTTTACTACTTTTGATAGTGATCCTAGAATATGTGCTAAATATTCAGGAGTATCTTGATATTTTCTAGCTTCGAATAGAATATTATAATAAATCCATTCACCAGCCTCTCGATTTCTTTTCTTTGTTTCTAAAAATCTCAATCCTATTCCTGGAGTTTTATCTATATAATCATATTCTAAGATTCGTTGGGTTAATTGATTTTGAATTTCTAATCTAGTATTTCCTTTTAATCCAAGAAGTCGTTTTATATCGTTATTGTATTCCGGAACTGCCATAACCTGATCCTCCTCGTTCTGTTTCATCAAGTTTACTAACTTCCTCTAATTCCATATGAGTTACTTCTGCACAAACCATCTGAGCAATTCTTTCTCCATGTTCTACAGTTACCTCTACAGGACTAAGATTAACTAAAATTACTCCAATTTCTCCTCTATAGTTTGAATCTATAGTGGCTGGTCCATTTAAAACTCCTAATCCTTTTTTAAAGGCTTCTCCAGATCTAGCTCTAACTTGGATTTCAGTTCTAGGGGGAAGTTGAACATATATGCCTGTAGGAACTAATTTTCTTTCTAACGGTTTTAATGTAAATTCTTCACCGATATTTCTAAGGTCCATTCCAGAATCTCCAGGCTTTGCATAACTTGGAAGTGGAAATTTTGATTTATTAATAATTTTTACAACCATGATACTGTATTACTATAAAATGTTTTATTACCTATACCTAAAAAATGTTTTTGTTCACGAGAATCAGTATATACATTTACATCCCCAATAAAGTCTTTAATAATTGTATAACACCAATCTCCATGTTCTACTAAAAAATCTGGCTTATATTTTAAAACTTCGTCAAGATAAAATACTCCAAAAGTCCCAGAATCTACACAATATCTTCCAATAGTTTCCCTCTGATTAACTAATTTTTCAAGATTAATCTGATTTTCAATTGAAGGATTATCGTAAAGATTATAGTAAGCTTCTTCAATATCATCTATGAATTTTTCAAGCTCAAGTAAGCCAAGAATATTTTTTAGTTTTGATACTTTCCATCTTCCATCTCCAACTCCAGTATCTTCCCAAATATAATTATCAGAGAATCCTACTTCTTCCGAGATAGTCATATTATTATAATTAAATCCGTTTCCCCAATCCTTATTTTCTGCAATATAGCAGGGATCTGTGATAATAATCGTTCCGTTAAAATTCATAATTTATACTTTTTTCTTGTTCTAAACTTAAATAACCAAGATGTTCCAGAAATAAACTTTACTTGTCCAATTACATCAGGTCCTTTATACATTTCATTAATATTAGTTGAATAAACATTAAATCCATAGTTTTCAGGGCCAAGACAAGTTCTAGGTTTTATCAATTCTCCAGATGCTATTAAAGATTGAAGAGTTGACATTAGATAATCATAATCTTCTGGTAATAGATAAGTCGGTTTTTCTAAGTCCTCCAGTGCTAAACAATAATAGACTGGGAGACCTAGATATACCGTTTTTCCTTTCTGTTCAAATATAAGTAATCTAGTTTCTTTTTCATATCTTACTTTAATTGGAATCGGAAAGTTTGTTTTTACTGTATTATCAGAAAACTCTACTAAGGAATTATATATTTCTAGAATATCATTTTGTAGAGTAGTCATTGTAATTAATCTTCAGAAGTTGCACAAAATACTTTAATACCCATCTGATCTAAAAGATTATAGATCTGAGTAGTAATAGCTGGTGATACAGATCCAGTAGTATTCTTAATTTTATCCATATTATTTAACAATAATGTAAATGGATTTTTAACACCACTTAATTTATTAGGATCAAACAAACCAGACTGTTCTACAATCTGCCTAAGGATAGCTGGAATTTCAAGACCTTCACCAGGAATAATTTTAGTTGCAGTTGGGTAATCATATTGCATAAAGTTGTAATCGATTACATTCCACTCTACTACATCACCTGTCGGGATACCGGCTGCATTTTCTTCATCATCAGCTACATTTTGAATCTGAACAAGATAACCAACTTGAGCTAACCAATAATTAATGCAAGAAAAATCCTTAGTACTCATTGTAGTTTCTGAATTAATAAAGCTTACTAATTCAGCGTTACCAATACTATTTTCGAAATTTGCTAAATTATTCTTTAAAAAACCCTTAACAAATTCCATAACACTTACGCCCATACCTTCTTTATCAAAACGGCTACGAGCAACACAACGGCCTACCATAGAATTCATTTCTTGGGCCGGAATAGAATACAAATTTACTTCAATCATTTTAATGTTATTTTATATAATATTTAATTCGGGGCTATCAACTAATAAGAAAATAGCCCATAAACGCTCTTCAATCAGACCTGACTCAAACAATTCTTTTTCAGATGTAGTAAAATCTCCAACAGTTAAGATAGCTTTATATATTTCTATAAAATCTATCTCCTTACCATTTTTCCAAGATATATACTGATCAACTAACCAAGATTCGAAGGGTGCATTATTCATTTGCTGATAATCAAGAATAATAAATTCATTAATTCCAAATGCATCCTTAAGGAGTTGAAAAATATCTGAAATTCTTGCTCGGTAGGAATATTTAGATACTAAGATTTTATATACTGCTTTCACTGTATCAGTATAATCTGTATCATTTCTTGTTTTTATATAATTTTTTCTTTGCTCTAAATCAAACATTTTCTATCTCTACTTCTAATGGAAATAATCTCTTAATTTCAAACAGTTTTAAATATTTATCATTATATTGATCCATAAAATCTTTCACTTCTTTATAATGATCAAATACCCAATTTCCATTAAGACTATTTAATACCTTTGATTTATCTTCAAGTTGAAATAGGTAAGTTTCAATAGTAATATCATTTCCTGAACCGTGATAGGATTTAGGAGTACTACTTATCCTTTCAATATCAAATATATCTCCCCAAATTGGATCTCTCCAATCTATATCGAGTACGTAAAATATTAATTCTCGAAGAAAAGATAATTCGAATAATTTATTAAATGAGTTTCCTGATCCTTTCCATTCATACTTAAAAGAGTTAACTTTATCTTCCAAGCCCCAAGATTTTATTAAGTCTAAGAGTTCAAGATAAAGTCTATTCCATTCTTCTTTTGGTTTTTCTACAATTATTGCTTCTTGTTTAAATTCCAATAGACTTTTCATAATAACTTCTTAAGATTGTATAACTTGCTCTCCAAACTAAATCTAAATTTCTCACTTGTAAATCTGTTTTAAGGTAAGATCTTAATTGATTATAGTAACTATTAGGATCATTTCTTTCAACACTTCCCAACAATTGATCTATATTAATCCCAGTACTTTCCCACTTAAATCGATCTATAACAAGTAATTTATTAAGATCTAGTTGTTGTTTAATATTACTAAGAGATCCTATATAATTATTCATTCGATCTAGTCTTTCAGTACACATAGGATTTCCACATTTCAAAAGACTTCCATAAACATCTTTTTCTGACATATTATAACCACAGCTACAAGTTGGCCACATAAAATCTCCATTACCTTCAGTAAAAGAATCCCCTACCATTGGAATAGTTGAATTAGCCATAATAATACTTACTATTGCTCCAGGGGTAATTTTCTTTTTTACCATTTTTCCCACACTTCCAGCACTTGGTTTTCTTACTGTACATCCTTTTACTTGAATTGGATCGATTAGAATATTAGCTGACCAAGAATCTTTTCCTTTAGCTACTTGAGAATTCCATTGTATACCTCTTACTGTAGTTTTTAAAGCTTCAGTTCCTGATCCAGCACCAGCAAATTTTAAGGCGCCGAGACATATTCCAAATTCATCATATACTACCCAACCATCATTTAAGAAGTAACCAGTTGAAGTAACTGTTTTATCTGTTTCTGTATATTCTTTATTTCCGGCGCTCATAAGTTCTTCTATAGTCCATACATCGGCAGGGGAAAATAAGATATGTCCATCAGTTTTTGAACATACAGTTTCAAACATTTTTAAAACTTCACGATAGTCTGTTTTTCTTAGTATTTGTCCTTCTATTGAATCATCAGTATAATATCTATAAGCTCTAAGAGTTAATAAATTATTTACCTCAGATTCACAATACTTAGAATTTATTAGTCCATTGGCTCTTTGTCTAGCAGTTTCAGGATCAGTATCAGAAAGTCGATTAATGTCAACTAATGCCTCTGCCTGAATTGCTACTATACCTTTCGGAAATCTTTTTGGAAGGAAGTTTATTAATTTCCAAGTTTGATCTACCCCATAGTTATCCAAATTTAAATTTCCGACTGTAACTATTCTTTTTGGAATACCAGTTGAAGAATCTAAATAAATTGCTATACTAGATCCATCATACTTTAAATCACAGTATTTTCCAGAGTTTTCATTCATAAACTCAGAAAGAGCACTTAACATAGTTTTTTCTTCAACTTTTTTCTTTTTAATTTTTTCTATATAAGAATTTTTTGTCTTAGTTCCTTTTAAGTATGTTTGATAAACATAATCTCTGACAAAAAATCCATCTTCTTGCGCTGCTCTAGCTTCTAACATATCATATACAGCATCATCCATTCCGGTAGGTACTGAATCAATATAATAGTTTTTACATGCAAGAATAAGGTCTTTCCATTTTTCTAATGATTTTTCTGTAATATTATTTGTAACACACATAAATTTATTTATTTTTTAATAGCCATCCAATCATTATATCTTGGACTTCTAAGTCAAACATTTCTTTAATATTACTAAAGTCATCTTCTGGTATAAAAGATGAGTTAGGTTTTATTGCAACTTCATATTCAACTTCTCGACGATCAGAATATCTAGTAATTATCTTATATCCAAGTTTTACTAAAAATTCTTTCATCTTATCATAATCCCAGTGCATTCCGAAAGGTTTAGACATCATCATATTACTAATAACTAAATCAGTAAGTGGACAATCTGGTAAATCTTCCGGCTCAAAATCGAAATCATCTTCTTGTTCATCAAAATTAATATTTCCTTCCTCCCCATCATAGAGAGGAAAGTCGTTATCATCTTCTTTTTTCATAATTTTTTTATTTTATTTAACCTCATTAATTAGAAAATCAAGCTTTCTCGGCTGCGTATTAAGCATGTAATTTATAATATAACTTATTCCAAAACGATCGATCATATCATCTTTTGTTTTTGATAATATATTTTCTATAAAATCAGGAAAATTTATAGAAATTTTGTCGGTTAATTCATAAGCTCCTTGAATTGTTCTATAGTAATATATCTCAGATTCAGAAGAAATTCCATTGAAATTGTATAAATCACTTTTTAAAAATTTATTAACAAATTCCACTCCAATCCTTTTATAATTATCTCCATGAGTAATCGTATAAAATAATTTCTCTCTTTTAGCTTCAAACCTATAACCTCTTAAAGAATCCTGAGAATTAATTAATTTTAAAATTTTCTCAAAATTTGGAAGTTTTGAGGTATCTGATCTATATTTTTCTCGATAAAGATATGCTAATCTAGATATATAACCTTGATATCTACCATCTGCTAAAGACATATATAACCATTCGTCACTAAATCCAATTGAAACTGAATGGGTATCACTAATTATTATCTTTGTCATAAAATAATGAAACCCCACCCTGGGATAAAATATCAAAACCAGGATGAGGTGTAGTATATTATTATTTATTAACCTTCTATTTTAGTTTCGGAAATATTATCATCAATGATTGTACAATCAATTAAGAGAATCATTGACGCTGCTGAAATAGAATTTTCAAGAGCTACTCGAAGAGATTTAGAACTATCTAAGATCCCCTCCTCAAGTAAATTACCATACTTTCGAGTCTTAGCATTATATCCAATTCCTGGTTTAGATGATTTAACCTTTTCTAGAACTACTTCTCCAGAAACTCCTGAATTGTCTGCAATTGTTTTAAGAATTACTGGAAGACTTGAGAATACAATTTCTGCACCCTCTACTTCATCTCCAACTAAAGATTTCCAGAATGTCTTATCTTTCTTCACTTCTAATGATCCTTTGTAATAGATATAACCACTTCCTAAAGAACATCCTTCAGCAATAGCACTTTTAGATGCTAGAATAGAATCTTCAATAGTTTGTTTAAGGTTCTGTTTTTCAGTTTCAGAAGCTCCTCCAGCTCTCACTACTGCAATACCTCCACTAAGATTTGCTACTCGTTTCGCAAATTTAGTTTTATCATAATCTGATATTCCAGGATCTGTAAGTTTGGTGCTAAGAATTTCTACCCTTTCAGCAATCTCTTTAGAATCACCACCACCTTCATAGATAATACATGAATCTCTAGAAATTACAACTTTCTTAGCTACTCCAAGATCCTCTTTTGTTGCTTGTGTGACTGATAATCCGTTCTCAGGAGAAATATATTTACCGCCAGTTAAAATTGAAATATCTGCCATAATATTTTTCCTTGAATCTCCGAAATCAATACCTTTTACAACACAACATCTAATTGCACCTTGAAGAGTATTCATAACAAGAGTTGTATTTACTACTTCATCAATATCATCTACTATAAATAAGAATGGGCGTCCAGTAGGTACAAGCTGTTCCATTAACGGAAGAATTTGCTGTACACTAGATAATCTTTCTCCTACTACAATTACATAAGGATCTTCCATTACACAAGTTCCATCAGTAGGATTTGTAACATACTGTGGAGAAGCCCAACCACGATCGAGTTTCATTCCAGTAGTTACATCAATAGTAGTTTCAAGACCACTAGAGAAATCAGCTGTAATAATACCAAGCATTCCAACTTTCTCCATACATTCAACTACCAGATTTCCAATGGCCGGATCATTATTGGCTGAAATAGTTGCCACCTTTCTGATCTTTTCCATATCATCATTTACTGGAATTGAATTATTTTTGATATACTCAGCCATCCATTTTCCGGCCTTAAGCATACCAGATTTCACCTCATTTACATTAGCTCCAGTTCGTAATGCTTTTTGTCCTTTTTCACACATTTCTTTGATTAATAGTGAAGTTGAACTTGTACCGTCACCTGCTAATCTTTCTGTTTGAGCGGCAGCATTTTTTACAAAGATAGCTCCTGTATTCTGAAGTTGATTCTTAAATGAAATCGACTTAGCAACAGTAGCTCCATCTCTTGACACCTCTGGACCTGTAAATCCTGAAATACACACGGCTTTACCTGACGGGCCAAGTGTTTTCTTAATTGCCTCTACTGATTTTTTTACACCTTCAATAATTTCGGCCTGAGTTTCAAAGCCGTGATTAATAATTTTTCCTTCTGACATGTTTCGTTTTAATTAAAGTACTACAATAATTTCATTTAAAGTTATAACACGATATTCTGTTCCATCTTGAGTAAATGATTTTCCTGTGTTTGGATAAATCAAGATAGTATCACCAGGTTTTAATACTCCCTCGCTAACTTCTTCACCTACTCCAATAACCTCAGCTTTTTCACATTCACTCGCAGGAACAACAAAATTTCCTATCTTTTGAGTCATAGTATCTTTTTTATCTACTATGACCAATACTTTAGATTGAATTACTTTCATTTTTATTAATTTTATTTTAAATTTTTACTCATATATAAGAAAATCACCCTTAGAAATCACCCTTTTTATTGATTTGGAGGAGAAAAAAGAGCCCAACCCACTATAATCACTACAGGAGGTTGGGATTAATTTTATTATGAATTTATTAAATTTATTGCCTATTAACCAATTGGAGTTAATAGAAGAAATGAAATTTATTTTTGCTCTTGTTGTTTGTAATATTCTTCAAGTTTATCAGGATATTTTTCTTTAAAGTCTGAAAATTTAAACCAATATGAATTATTATATAAGGATTCAGTATTTAATTTTTTATCTTTATTTAAGATTCTCCATACATTCTGGTGAAATAACCCATCTTCTCTAACATTTCCAATACTTTTATATATTTTTATAATCTCATGATTCCGATTAGTTCTTATTATTTCATTTCTAAATAACTTAACAACTAACTTTGGTAAATTATTTGTTTCTTTATTAAGATAGTATTCATCTAATTTATCTGGATATTCCCATTCATCTAGGCTAGTCCAATAATAATCAAAGTATTTACCTATAGCAGAATAAGATGTCCTTGTTTTATTACGATTTACTGCAGCAGATGCAGATACTGAAGATTCAGAAAATCCATCTTTTATAACATCTTTTACTGAATCATAGATTTTATATATTAAATAGTCTTTATCATGACAAATAATCTTTTTACTTCTCTTAGTTTCTCTAGGAATATATTTTATTATATTAGAAATTGCTCCTTTTTCATAAAATTTTTGAATACTATTCGAATATAAATTAATAGCATCGTTGTAATACATCCAGTAATATTCTCCATATAATGTTTTATTCTCTATACTCCTTCTAAGATACTCTGGATTAAATCCATCTATTTTAATAGAGGATATTGTATTATATATTTTACAAACATTGAAGTTTTTATCAAAACATACTATCTTTGTTCCGGAATCATTATATTCTAATACAGTATTTCTTTCTAAAGGTGTTAAATTTAATTTTGGTAGATCTTTTAATGAATAAAATTCATTTAATTTTTCTGGATAATTAATTTTAAAATCTTCTAATAAAGAAAATTTATATCCTCTAGAAGTATTGTAATCTCCTTTTACAGTACTACTAACAGAAGTGTGATTAAAACCATCCATTTCAGTTTCTGAAATACTACTATATACTCTATAAACTTTATTATTTAAATCATGACAAACAACAGGATATGAGATAGAACGTATATATTTTTCTCTTAACTCAGCAGAAAGGGTAATATTATATTTCTCTATTACTAATTTTCGCTCGGATGTATATACTGAATTTACATTAATCATACAAAATAGAGCAGATAATATTTTATTATTATCTGATTGAATTCTATATAATAAAACGTGTGCTATTATATGTTCTAAAGCAGAAAGAAGTACGTAACTATAGTTCTCATCTTCACCTGACATACACCTAGGTAAAATATGATGTTTCTCTGTATAAAATTCGATTTTTCCTCGTTTTAATCCTCTCTGAAGGGCTTGATCTATTAATTTACAGTAATCTTCTAGATATTCCTCTTCAGTTCTCCCATCTAGAATCATCTCATTAAAATCTTTTTCATCTAGGTAACTACTATACTTCATCCCTGGATTTTCGGTAGATTTTATACCTTCTATTGGTTTAGATTTCATAATTAAAAAATATTTAAAATAATTATAAACCTCATAAGAATTTTACTAAAGGGAAATTTCAGGTCAATAAAGTTTGCAACCTTTACTAATCTTACTTTTTCCCTATTCTTATGAAATCTAAATAAAAAGAACACTAGATTAATTTATAATTTTATTTATAAATTTTTCTAATGTTCTTCATATATTATGTTTTAATCTTCCTTAAAACGCAAAAATTCACTTTAAGGTCTATTAAATGGAGTTGGTCCAGAAACAGTCTGTCGTATATTAATATTGTTTCCTTGTTGTAGCCCACTTCCATGTTTGTATATACTCTGTTGAGCTTGATTATATTGAATATTATAGTTATTAATCATTAAATCTATATCTGCCTCAGAAAAACATCTTTTCTCTTGAATCATTCTTATATCGTCATATACTTTCTTTGGTAAACTTCTAAATCTACCATTCTGAAGTCTTATATTATAATCAATTATATTTGTTTCTCCACGTCGATTTTTCGTAATTGTTGATATTCCTAGGTTGTTAGGGTTGGGTTTCTCACCGCCCTTAGAGCGTGTTATAATAAAATCTACCACATCAACCTTATGGCTAGACCCAGCTATATAAGACATATCTAATACTTCTTGACTATATGCTCCAATTTTTAACTGAGACAATATAAATACTAACTTTCCCATTGCAGTTAACTCTGTAAGCTTATCATAAATATCTCCGAAAGATTTATACATAGATCCATCCTCTCCACCGTGAGCGTTTTTAAATCCCGCATCATACATTACTAAATTTAATATGGTATTAAATTATTAGACTATATCATCTATTTTTCATAGTTATACATTTAGTCGTTGAACAAGTAACTAATATTCCTTGATGCTGATTTATGTCTTACATTTTCCAGCATTTTAGTATAATTTTCTTAAATTTTATTATTTAAGCGACTAAGCAATTAATCGATAAACAGGATTTTATAATCTTTGGTTTTCATGAATTCTATATATTCATCCACTGAAATTTTTCCGGCAGGTAATATAGTTATGCTAAGATTATTTCCAATTATCTGACACATACTATTATAGATTGGCCCTATATTTTGAGATACTTCACTAAAAGAGCAACCACTAAATTGAGCTCCTAATCTGATAATAAAATCTTTCATTTTGAGATCCCCAAGGGCTAAGTAATGTACTTTATAACCTTGTATTGCCATATTCAATGCTTCCTGCATAGCCATTAAACTCTTTCCAACTCCTGGAGGCCTAAGCTAACTTATTGATATTCAATATGTTATAGACTATATCATCTATGAATGTTACCTTCATAGTTCTATATTTAGTCGTTGAACAAGTAACTAACGTTCCTTGATGCTGATTTGATTTGTTATCTTTCCAGCATTTTAATAGAATTTTCCTAGATATTATTCTAGGCGACTTCTCCAAATCGCAATTAGCCCGAGTTGTCCAAATTCATAAGCTCCGCATGAAAAGCAATTATTTATCCATTCAAATTTACTAGGTGCACCGCCTTCTGCCTGTTCAGCGATGATTGAATTAATATCTATTTGTGTAAATCCAATCTCACTAAAATTATCTAGATCAGCAGTAGTTTTAACATTTATATTTTTCACAAACTTAACATATTCTTCTGGATTTTGAGAATAGAGTCTGTTTGCTTTTTGAAGATTAACTGAATATATTACATCAGTTAAAATCTTTCTGGCTGGTTCAATTTGACTTTTTGTATATTTTTTCCATTTTATAATTTCATTCATCACCTCTTGAGTCTCTTGTGGAGTTTTCTGAGATCTAAATAAGATACTCCTAAATAAAGGCTCATCTATATTTTCTAGAGGATAAGTCTTTATAGCATCCACGAGTTGAGAGACCATACCATTTCCGGCTGTTTGTGGATTAGTCTGAAAATAATATTGAAGATCTAATATATTATTTTTAGCATCCTGAAATAAATATTGATTAAAACAGCTAAAAATCAAATCAAATACACTACCATTATCCATACTATATTTTTAAAGATTTTCTTCATTAATAACTATATCTTGAATATCACAATACTTATAGTAGTTATGTAATAGTTCATCTCTTTGTTCGAATCCTTTTGTATATACCGGGATTCTTTTCGGTATTTTAGGTTTTAGTGCAAGAACGTTCATATTAGTTCCTCTTGCTGTTCGTCCTAGTTGTTGAAGAACCGATCCAGCGTTGATATTAGAAACTAGTAATATATTTTCTAATCCAGGAAGGTCTAGTGCTCTAAATCCTGCGGCGGTACTAGGAATTATATCTACCATTCCATTTTTAATATATTCGCATGATTGTTGAAGATCTAGGTTTGTTTTATTTCCAGACAAGTCATAATAAATATATCCTTCGCCGCAAATTAAGAGCACTCTAAATACTCCAATAAAAAAGTTATCTATCCAAGTTGAAATAATATTATTTAAATTATTTATTGGGATATATAATTTAGGATATTTTTTTGCTATCTTTACAATCAATTCACATACTCCAGGATCAACCCAAATTTTTGACATTATTGTATTATAGACATTATTATCCTCATTAAAATCCTCTTCTGTAAATTTAATATTATTTAAAGCGATAGTATTTATGTGGATACTATTTATTTTCAGACTAGTAGGCATTCTATAAACTAATGCTGGTCCGAAATATTTAATTAAGTCCTTGTTTCTTACTACTGTTTCCGTAATTCCCTGTGCAAATGTGATCATAACTCCTGAATCTCGATCTGCAGTTCCAGAAAATCCATACATAACTTCAGCATTCACTAGTCTATCATATATCCATTCACCAGAAGGATTAATAGTATACTCTACTTCATCTACTAGAATCCAATCGAATTTCTTAAGTTTCTCTTCCTCTAAAATACATAGGTCTGGATCTTTTATTTTCTTTTGATTTAGAAATCCTGAAGTAATTATACATCCAAGATCTCCATCTATTGATGTAGGTAATTTACCACCAAATCTAGACTCGTATCTTTTTACAATTTCATCTTTCGCTTTTTTTCCTGGAGTTATAACTAATACTTTTTTTCCAAGTTCATTATGTGCATAGTTTATAAGAGTTGCTATAGTTTCAGTTTTACCATATCCGGTATTAGTTTGAATAATTGCTCTCTTATATTTTAACACATGTAACATATCTTCATTTTGATAATCCCTAAGATTTGGAAATGGATAGGTTCGATAATAATCTGCAAATATTGTTCTAAGAATTGTATTATAATCCGTATCTGATAGGATTGGTTTAAATACATTAGCAATATAAGCTGCCCATCCCATTCCTAAGATAAAAGTATATATTCCTTTCTTAGGTCCGCATGATCTAGGGTTATCATAAAGTTTTGCTATTTCTTCAGTTGTATTCCAAGATTTCAACCAAGGGGAATACTTAGTTACTTTTCTTTTAAATTCTAAAAGACATTTTACACTAGGGTCATCGGTTTTTATTACTATTTTATTTATAGTATTATCTATCGATGCTGTTATCATTTTATTTAATCCATTGTAAATTATTTCCAGCCCTAAGTTTTCGTTTCATACATTCTTCTGGATCTTCTCCATTAGATTTTATGATATTAATAGGGCAATAATCTATTCTTTTTCTTATTTTTTTAGCCACACTCATAGATTTTTCAGTATCATCTAAGTAACATAAAATTTTTTCAGGAACGTACTCACTAAGAAAATCTAATTGATAATCTGATATAGAACTTCCCAAAACTGCAAAAGGTATATAATCAGGTGCCATAATTAAAGCAGCTATAGCATCATATACCCCTTCCACTACTATTATTTTTCTTAGACCTTGACCATGATCTATTACATAAGGAGGCTTTGCTGATATTTGTGGGAAAAGATATCTAATTTTTGTCTTTCCAGAAAATCTAATCTGGTAATAAAATACTTCCCCATGATATTTAAATGGCATTACTACATTTCCATCAACAAATTTAAAGTCTAGGAGTTTATAGATGTCGTTCATAAAAGGATGTCTACTCATTAGATAATCATAGCCCCTTTGATCAAAATTATCAAATTCATTCCAGTATTTATCTAATGTCCATATAGGATCTTCTGTAAGTTTAACTACATTTGGATGACCTGAATATCCATAATACAATGACATAAAATCAGGTACTTTAAATGATGTATCAACTTCATCAGACACATGTACATAGGCTCGATTACATACAAAACAAGTACCAACAGTTAAGTCAGTTTTTATATATAATTTATGTTTTGTATGTCCAGAGTCTCTACAAAATGGACAATGAATAATATAGTGACCTGTTGAATTTGCATGAGGTTCTACTTCTTCCATACTAGATACTCCATAAAAATCTTTAAGAAGTTCTTCGAAATTACAGAATACTAATACACGTCCATCTTTTAATTTTACTTCTTTATAGTCTACCATTTTTCTTTGTTGAAAATAAAAAGGAATCTCTAAAGAATAAAATACATCTCTTGAGATTCCCATTATAATACGGTTTAATTACTTCTTTTCCTCTTTAATTTCAGGCACTGTTTTTTCTTTTTCAGCCGGTTTTTTATCTACTGGCTGCGGTTCTTTTTCTTTTTCCTTATTACAAACACAAGGATCTTGATTACACTTCGGACATTCTTTTGGTGCAAAACGTTCAATAGCTTCATCAAGGGATTGAACTACAAAACCTACTGATCCTGATACTCCTGCACACATATTTATTTCAAATGGTCCTGATACAATTAATGCTAGTTCATTGTAATCATAAGAACTTACTAGTAAACTTAGAAATTCATTACTAGGCATAATATCACCAGAAACAGAATGTGCTGGGATAGTAATTCGTTGAGTACCTGATAAAGGTAAATTAATTTGTGATTTTGTTCCGTTATAAACTCTCATAATTTTTATTTATTAATGTTTTCTATTTTATTTTCCGGGGTACACAACTAACTCCGGATTTTCTCAATTATTAGGGTTTGAGTTCTCAAGGACTGTGTTTTTATCATCGGGCTCTTCTATAAATACTGGAAGATCAATTTTAGGAAGTGCACAAAGAAAATGTTTAGATTCAGTTTTTTGAGAATTTTTCTTTTTAAAGAATCTTTTCTTTTTTTCTTCGATTACTCTATGCACTAAAATTCCAGAGATTAGTTTTCCCGTATTTACTATATGAATATTCCATCCATCAGTTTCCGGAAATTTCATTCGAAGAGCTGATAAAACTTGATACCTTACTATAGCATATTTAGATTGAAGAGTAGCATCTTTCGGAAATTCTGTAACCTCCAAAAGATCATCCACAAACATTTCTAATTCCGTTCTTAATTTCGGATCAACTCCATCAACAATATTTACTGGAGAACCTAGATTTATATTAATATCTTCTAAAGGAAATAAATACTCAGGAGAATCTACACTTAAAACTAGATTCTTATTAAATATTAATGAAGTATCCACAACTTTCTTAAGTGGTTTATGAAGTCTAGACACATTCTTTTTAAGGGAAAATTTACTAGAACATTCAGATCCAATTATATTATCCTTTATATACAACATTGATTCTTTAGATAAAATCAAATCACGTCCAGATAAAAATATAACAGAACAATAGTTTCCAGCAAAACCAAGAAGATAAGGAATAGTAAAGCTAGAGATTACAGATGCTGAGTTAATATATCCGCCGAGAGGATTAAAGCCAAGTAAATCTATTGCATTTTCCTTACAGTAATTAACAATATCATAATTAAAATTCAAAGGACATAAATCAAGAGAGACGAATTTAATTTTCTCTTCAATAGCTTTTTCTATGGCTTTGAGATCTTCGGCGGTCTTTGGATTCTTTACCCCAAACTCTCCAATTATTTTATATTCCCTAAGTTGTTTAATAGTTTCTTTAATAGTTTCCAGATTTTTAAGAACTACTTCAGAATCTATCAATAACAAGTCTACTTTCTTTCTTCCAAGTTCAAGAAGATGTCCAAGGAGTGCTCTTTCAGGATTATCTAAAAAATCAATAGAAGTGATTAAGTTACCTCCTGGAAAACTCTTTATAAATTCAGAAATCAAAAAATCATTATTAGCTGAGATAGATGTATGAAAATAATCAAAAGAGTATTCATCTTCAGAATCTACCCACGGTTTAATGGTCATATTTGAAGTATCTAACCCTACCCCTTGTACTTTAAATTTTGTTGATGTTGTTGTCATAAAATAGATATATTAATTATGTTATTAGATAATGTTTCATTTTTTTCAGGGAGCCAAGAGATATTAATTATTGGTTCTTTTTCAGAATTTAAATTAATACTGTTCTTAAGAAATACTGAATCCTTAAATACTTTACAAGCTCCAAGTAATTCTAAGAAAATAGAAAATACAAATCTCATATAATTCTTATTTCTTAGAAGAATCAACTTTATTATAGTATAATCTTGATAACTTATTTCTTTTAGATTTACTGGCTCTTCTGTTTTAGTATCAATAACTTTAAATATTGATTTTGTATCATAACCTTGAGTATTGAAAAACTTAACACAATTAGGAGAATTATCTAATTTTAATCTTTTTGTTTTTCTATTTGAATTAAGATTAAGAATATTATATCTACTAAAATGTTGTTTATCGTAAGGAACGATTTCAGGGAAAAGAATTTTATAATTATTAATCTCTATATTATTCTTTCCTGATACTATTCTATATTTCTCTGATAGATTTACTATTTTTATACCAGTCAAATTCGGAATAGATATAATTTTTGGATATCCCGGTACCCAATCTAAAAACCATATATCATTTCGATTCGGAAGATCTAGTTTACTTAGAACTTTCTTGAATTCTAAATAATCATGAGAATAGGTAGCTAAATGGTAAATACTATCAATCAAGAATAGTTGTAAATATCTATCACTAAGAATATAATCATAAAAAGATTTTATATTCTTTATAATAGTCTTAATTAATTCTTGTTTTTCTGTTTTCTTTGTAATAGAGTTACTACATATTCTACAAGGAAGATAATAAAAATCTTTAATTAATGTAGATAATGGACCTCTATATTTATTACATCTAAAGCAAAAATTATCAAGATCTTTTTGATGTGTTAATTCAATTTCACAATACTCTTGATAACTTAAAAAATGCTCTTCGGATAGATGTTTTTCAAATTCTATTGGATCATTACTTTTGAATCCACACCAAATACATTCCATTTATTTTAAATTATATAATCCTGTATCAATAAATTGTTGCTTTAAATCATTTGCTAAAATTTGCATATCTGGATGAGCATCTTTAGCACACCTTAATGAAAAGAATCCAGCTTTTTCAGGAGTATCTTCAGAAGGAATATATGTAAAATCCTCAATGTAACCAGTCATACATAGTTCGGTTTTTATATCATTTGGAAGTAATCCTCTAGCTTCTTCTGGTTTTAGTTTTTCTCCTTCGTCAGTAGAAGTTGCATATAAATAATCGATCTCTGTATTCCTCCATGATCTATCAAAAGTTGCAATAGTTCTATCCCATACTGTAAGATCTTCCCATAATTCCTGCCCATCTATGTCATGAATATAACTTCGAGATAATCCTGTTTGAGAATCTATAGTTGATGCAATATCTTCTCTAACTCTATATATCCACTGAGGAAGAATAAAGGTAAGTTCCCCTCCAAATCTATCTTTTGAATAATTTACATAACGTTGAGATTCTTGAAGAAATGAAAACGCTCTCATTACTTATTTCTTTTTCAAGAAAAATTGGACTATATCATCATCTTTTATTATCAATAAGATGTCTAGTACTTATTAGTCTCTGAACCATTCAATTCTATTGATTGATTTGGATGCTGGTTAGTATAATCTAATACTTTTCAGCAATTCTCTAGATTATTCTTGTAGTGTCTCCACTACTTGGCACAAAACGTTCTATGCCGAACAAGTTCATGAGATATACCTCTACTACAGATCCATCTAGTTGTGACTCTGTGATAATGGTTTTCAGTAGGTTCACACCAATATTTTTTCATAACTCCTTCTAGATTATGTTGATAAATAATTCTTAGATCTGTAGTAACCTCATAAGTTCCAGTTACTGAGTTATGATACCATCTAGTGTAAGGAGCAGTTTTGAAAAAGATCTCCAAGTAGTATCTATCCTCTTCTGGGATACTGAGATATACAGTTCCTGAGTTAAAAACCGCCCAATGACCTCTAGAAAAAAGCATGTTGTCAAACCTTTCCCATGAATCTTCTGTGATTTTATCTTCAGATTTATAAGCCAATCTTCCAATTTTCTCTACATGTTTCATTAATCCATCCACCCCAGATTGTTGAGGGAGAATGGATACACTTGATTTTACGATTTTCATATTGTTTTATTGTTTAATAATTACATCTATAAGTTCTTTAAGGTTCTAGAAGAGCAAAAAGAAGACCTAACACCTATTTCTAAGTGCTAAGTCTTCTGAGTTTTTAACCTTGGCTACTGTTTAATTCTGCAGTAACCTTTTGAATTCTCTCCCTAATAATTTTCTTATAATGATAATCGGGAAATCTCATACTTGTAATCTGAGTACCTCCCTTTTTTGTAGTGGATATAACAGCAACTGGTTCCATATATCTTGTCATTACATCGATACATTGTTTGTAAACACCAATTAATTTCTTCTTTGCCTGTTTTTCTTTTCTACTCAATTTCATTTTTATAAATTTTTTAGGTTATTATTACACTTATAAGATTTTGAAGGTTTTGAAAGAAATCAATAATGCTTTTAGATTTTCCCTGAGATTCTTATATATGATATTATTAATAAAAATAAATTTAAAACAGAAAATTATGGATCCTTTATTTGGAATGATTTTTTATTTTAGTATAGCTATAACAATTAGCTTTATTTGTAGTGTTCTTGAGGCGACGTTATTAAGCACACCAACTTCTTTTATTCAGTCCAAAATCGATTCTGGTTCTAAGGCAGCAATAAAATTTATGAAGCTTAAAAATGAAAGAGTGGATGATGCTATTTCTGCTATTCTAACACTAAATACTGCTGCTCATGCAGTAGGTACGAGTTTAGCTAGTATAGAGGCAGTTGAGATTTTTGGGATGAAAAATTTTGCAATTATTTCTGGAATAATGACTCTATTAATACTAGTACTTAGTGAATTAATACCAAAATCACTCGGAGCACATTATTGGAAAAGAATGACCTCAATTACAGCTAACATATTAACTTGGATGATTTATATAACATATCCTATAGTTTGGATGTCAAGATATATAATGGCTATATTCTCACCAAAAACAGAAGAAGCTACTATATCTCGAGAAGAAATATCTAGTATGGCAACAATCGGAGAGCGAGAGAAGATATTTACAGGAAGAGAAAGTAAAATAATTAAAAATCTACTTGCTCTTGATAAATTAACTGTTGGAAATATAATGACTCCTAGAACTGTTGTAAAATCTTTTGATGCTAATACTTTTCTTAAGGATTTTCCAGATGAATTTGAATTTTCTAGAATACCAATATGGGAAGATACTGAAGATAATATAGTCGGAATAGCATATAAGTCAGATATATATCAAGATTATGATGTTTATCAACCAGGGTTAACAATAAAACATACAGATTACGATTCTGATATTATATTTATTCCGGACTCATCTAGTGTTAATGTATTGTTTGAAAAATTTCTTAAAACTAAACAACATCTAGCAATAGTAGTAGATGAGTATGGAACATTTGTCGGAGTAGCTAGTTTTGAAGATGTTATAGAAAACTTACTTGGAATAGAAATAGTAGATGAAACTGATACTGTTGAAGATTTACAAAAATTAGCAAAAGAAAAATGGGAAGAACGAAAAAGATCTATGAATGGTTAAAGGATATATTATGGATAATAAATCGCCAGAAAGATAAGGATTATATTAAAATCAATGAAAAGATTAATATCATCAAGAAAAATATATCAACTGGAGAGATTGATTTTTATCCACAAATAACCTATAGGATTGGTACTAAAGTTAAAGTATATATTCCTATAAATGATGCTTGGATGTTTGATTGTGCTGAATTTATTGGGACAGTACTTGGATCTTATATTTCTAGTAAGAAAGAAGCAATGTCTGATAACGATATAACGTACTTAATTTATGCAGAGTATTATGAAGTTGCTGGACGTCGTAAATACTTGAATAAAGTTTTTCAGATTAGTTCTCAAGATTGTACAATTTGTGGAATCAATGAAGAAAAGAAGAAAAAAGGAATATATACAGTAAAAGATATGTATAATGATATAAAAACATTTTGTAATAATAGTTGCATTTTATCTGATGAATGTAGCGAAGACTGTCCATTCTACCATTATGAAGCAAATAAAACTAGGAAGAAACATTTATCCTGATATTGAGTTATCTGAAGTTGATAAGTTCTTATTTCAGTATGGAATAAAAATGGGATTCTTATTTGATGATGGAGTAGAATTCTTTATTCCAGATCATATAATGACCAAAAATTATCCAGGGGACTTATCATTTTATCGGGAAGGTTTTAATAATCCAGATCTAATATTTGTAATATCTTTTGGAGAATTATTATTTCTGGATGGGGTTACAGAAAAAGAATTATTTAAAATACCAATATATGATTAGTAAATGGTTTGAAGTTAGTGTTGATTTATTTAATATAATTTTTGATACTTACTGGAAAAATAAAAAATCTTGGACATATGATAATATTATAGAAATTCAAAATCCAAGATCTATCCTAAGTGATCAACCATCTGAAAGATTATACTTAGGATATAAAATAAATATAGAAGATTACAAAAATGTTTTCACTAATTTTCTTAAGATACATACTATAGAAGCTCTTAAGGAATCAGGTTGTACAGTTCCTAATACTTACATGTCTATATGTATGATAACTAGTTTAGGACCTGATATTATACCTCTTCAACATGTGGATAAGCACTATAAGATTGTACTAGATACATGTTATGGAGAAGATCCACATCATCAACTTGAGAGTTTCTTACAAAGACCATTAACATCTTGGTATGTAAAAGAGAATGATAAATATATAATTGGAGGAGAGTATCCAGTAGAAGATAGGTTTATAAGATTTAGGTTAATTGATTATACATCATGGAAAGAAATGATTGAAAAATATCAAAAAGAAGATGTATTATCCTATCTTTATCCAGAAGATGATATTCCTAAAAAATTATTAATGTTATCAGATCAGAATCCCTCAAAGCCTTATATGTGAAAAGATAATAGATCATAAGTGAAATGTCTACTCGAAGAAAAACTCGGGTAGACTTTTTATTTAAAAAAAAATAAGAATATGGAAAAAATTATTAGAAAAATTAAATTACAATTAAAGGCAACAATAACTAGGTTTATTTGTTGGTTAAGTTATGGAATGGGGTGTTATAGAAGTGTACCAAATACCCTAGAGATTTATAGAAGTTATACATTCGACAACTTAAAAAAAGAATTAAATATATTACTGGAGATATATAGCCTTACCGAACTTGATTGTGAATATCTTAAGAAAATAGTATCTGTTAGGGCGTCTTCTGGAATTCTTAGATTATTGGAAATGCATGAAAATAAGAAAATGCAAATAACCTATAATCATCTAGAATTAAAGAAGATGATTGAAGACACTTTGGGTATAAAAATTGAAGAGATGGATTGGGGTGAATATAGATATCAACAGAAACTAAGACCATTGTTTTTATGGAATATAGGAAATGGTGAGAACGAAATAAAAAGAAAGCTTGAATTGTATAACATAGTATTATTAGTAATGGAGGAAGACTAAGGTTTTCCTCTTCATTTTTCTCCTTGAAATTCTTATATATGAAATTTAAATTAAAAAATATGAAAAAGAAATTATTAACATTATTAGCGTTAACAACATTATTGTTAGTAAGTTGTGAATCCGTTGAAAAGGTCGAAGATGTTAGTTCTTCAACAACAGTAACAATTAATCTTCCTAAAGGCGAAAAGTTTATAGATCTTAAACCAAATAACAACTCTTTAATAACTTCTGATACTTTAGGAAATATTAATGTATATTTATATTCCCCTACCAATAAAAATTTAATATTAATTTATAAAATAAAACAACAATGAAAAAGAGAACATTAATATTTTGGGGAATTATAATCATAGCTGTAGCATATATAGTATTTGTATTTATTTTCCCAGAGAATAAAAGAACTGTATTGTTTGGAGGAACTATGGAAGTAAAAGTAGAACCTGGCCAAAAAGTAATAACAGCTACATTTAGAGGAACTAGTTTATTTTATATGACTGAACCTATGGACTCTGGATATATACCTAAAACAAAAACCCTCCATGAAAAATCCGGCCGTGGCATAATCGAATCTGAAGTTAAATTTATAGAAAGAAGATGATAACGAAATATAATAGTAGAAATCGAGTATTTAGTATAACTCTCTCCCAAGAAATAATGGAGAACTACTTAAAGAAACGCGGATATCAAATTTCTACATTCTCACAAGTAGCTAAGGATTTTGGATATACGGCCGGAGAACTTATGGAGGAATTAAAACTATATCCTAGTACGTTTGATTATAAAATAGCATACCTCCCAGAAGAAAAAGAGGAAGTATATCGAAAGTTTATAAAAATTATAGAAGAACGAAGAGAAAGAGAAGATACTAAATATTATTCTGGAGGAAAATGGTTTTGGTATAACTGTGCGGAACTTGATCTCTTAAATCATATAGTAGATCTTAAAGCGAGAGCAATTATGAAGTCTGAATTTATAGAACGTATTATAAATTATGATTGAAGCTATAGAATTATTAACAAAACTAGAATGTGAAATTGATTTATTAATTAAATTATTAGGATATGAACAGAAATAAAAAAGCGTTAGTTATCTTTCATAGGGTAGATTTTGATGGAACATCCAGTATGTGTATAGCAGTAAAATCACTATACGATGAAGGGTACCAAGTAGATAAAACCGGATATAATTATGGAGATGAAATTCCAGAAATGTATGTAGATAAGAATGGAAGACCCTATGACCTGATCTGTATGGTTGATATAAGTTTCCCTCCTGAAATTATGTTACAGGTTTGGGAACACTATGGAGATAACTTTATATTCATAGATCATCATGTATCATCCATCGAAAGTTCTATACAAAATAACTACACCGGAATTAAAGGTATTCGTGAGATTGGACCAGCTGCTTGTGAATTAACTTGGAGATTTTTCTGTCCAGGTCAAGATATTCCAGAATTTATTCGACTTCTTGGAGTATATGATACTTGGAGAAAAGATGAAGTTGGAGAGGATGATTGGCAAGATGTAATACTTCCTTTACAGAGTGGTTTGAAATTTAAATATGGCTTAAATCCTGATACGTGGCTCTATGAATTTCCTAATCTATGTTTCTGGGAAGATAGATTGACAGAAGTAATAGAACTTGGAACTATTCTTAAACAAAATCAGGATAAAATTAATAAAGGAGTAGTTAAATCATTCTCATTTCCCGTTACTGTTGCTGGAAAATATAGAGGAGTTTGTGTAATAGGAACTGCATTTTCAAGTACAGTCTTTAATTCTGTCTTAAATGATTATGATATTTATATAGTATGTAATCGAAGAGATAAAGGAGTATATAGTATATCAATGTATAAAGAACCTGATCGAATTCCAGAATTTAGTTGTGCTGGATATAGAGGCATTATTTTTGGACATAAAAGTGCTGGAGGTGGTACTTTAAACTTTGAACAATTCAAGACTTTAATAGAGGATTGTGAAATTTAAAACTTATAAGAACCAAGGATTTTATTTCCTTGGTTTCTTTTTTCTTGATACATTTTTATGAGGACTAAGGAACCCTTTATCATACCTTCCGTTCACCACTAAAGGGTTCACTCCAGGGCCCTACGGGCTCTAGATTGAATAAACTATATAGGGAATAAATAGATTATAAGAATTCGATCTCCTCCCAAAGGGAGATCGAATATATTAAGTGGAACTTTTTTAATCGAAAATAGATTTACTTTATATATGGTCAAATATGTCCTATTTAAATGACAATTTTGCGCTTCTACTAACTTTAAATCCTTACAATTGAATGAAGATTATAAAGGGTATCCTTAGTCTTCGATTTTATGTAACTGGATTCTGTATTAAAAAGAATCTATAAATAATAAATTAATTAAAAACTTTATAAAATTATGACTAAAGATAAAATTATTGTACCTAGAGGAATTAGGTATATAGGAGAGTGGAAAGATTTCTGCTTTTCTAATTTTCTAAGTAAATGTATTATTAATAAACAATTACCTGGATGTGGTTTTACTGAATACTGTATTAATGGTCCTGAGAATGTAATACTTTGTTCTCCTAGAAAAATGCTTTTAAAGAATAAATATGATCAACATAAAAATGATATTTATTTAGTAATTAATGAGATGGATAAAGATCCAGATGTGGATAAGGATATTAGTAAGGATATTAAAAATCCTAATTTAGATGAAGATTATCAAGAAAAGAAAGATAATTCTGAGATCTATGAAAGATTATATAGAGAAATTGATACTTATACCTATCAAAGATATCTAAATAATCAACCAGCTAAGATTCTAGTAACATATGATTCATATAGAATCGTTAAAGATATTCTTGAAAAAATTAGAATATTTGATAGGTTTATAACTATAGTAGATGAGTTTCAGAGTATTTTACACGATTCTAGATTTAAAAGCAATACTGAAATGGGATTTTTGGAATATCTTAAACAATCACCTACTGCATACTTTGTATCAGCTACTCCTATGATGGATGAATATCTAGAAATGTTAGATGAATTTAAGGATCTCCCATATTATGAATTAGATTGGTATAGTTCAGATTCTAGTAGAGTAATCAAACCTTCATTAAAAGTACTTACAATGAAATCAGTAGGTACAAAAGCAGAAGAAGTAATTCAATCCTATCTATCAGGAGATTTTGAAGAAGTTGTTGTTCTTAGAGATAGTGTACCTACTAGAGTAATATCAGACGAAGCAGTATTTTATGTAAACAGTGTTAATCATATTATATCTATCATCAAGAAAAATGAATTAACTCCAGAACAATGTAATATATTATGTAGCAATACTCCAGAAAATCTAAAGAGAATACAAAAGAAATTAGGAAAAGGTTTTACTATAGGAGAAGTACCTCTTAAAGGAGTTAAACCTAGGATGTTTACCTTTTGTACTAGAACGGTTTACTTAGGAGCAGATTTTTATAGTTTATGTGCACGTAGTTTTATATTCTCAGATTCTAATTCAGACTGTTTAGCAGTTGATATTGCAGAAGATCTTCCACAGATACTAGGTAGACAAAGGTTGTTTAGTAATCCTTGGAACAATTCAGCAACTTTTTATTATCGTACTACAGCAGATTATAGAGAAATGAAAGAGTCTGATTTTCAGAAAATTTTAAATAAGAAAACAGAAACTACAGAAAACTTATTATCAGTATATAATAAAGGAACTGATGAAGAAAGATATGATTTAGCGAAAAATTATTTATATGTAGCTAAGTCAGCAAGTTATAAAGATAATTATGTAGCAGTAAATAAAATAATTACCAGTACAGGTAATATTATTTTAAAACCTGTTATTAATCAGCTTGTAAAAGTTAATGAGATTCGAGCATTTAAAATTCAGCAAATTGATTATAAAGATAGATTTAGTGTATTTAGTAGTGTACACTCTAAACTTACTCCTGATGATATAGTAAATAGGGATGTAACTAGATTTTTCTGTATTTATGATACTTATACTACAATTCATGATAAACTTAAAATGTTATGTGAATATCCTGTTTCTAGAGAAGTGATAGATATAGTTCTTGGACAAATAGCAGATTCTGATGAAGTTAAGTCTTATTATCTGTCATTAGGTCCTACTAAACTTAAAGCGTTATCATACAATTCTCATAAAATAAAGAAAGAGCTTGGAATAGTAACATTTAGTCCAGAATTACTTAATAATACAATTCATCAAAACTTTAATCCAGGAGAGAAATATACACTATCTAATCTTAAAGCAAAACTAGGAGATTTATATTCTAGTATTTCTTATACTGCAGTGCCAAAAGCTAATGATATTTTAAATTACTTTGAGGTAAAAGAATATAAATCTACTGAGGTTGTAGATGGGGAAAAGAAAAGAGTAAGAGGATATGAACTATTAAAAAGAAAGGATAATTAATTATGATATATTTGATTAAGAGTGCAGGTTATGATGAGAATGAAAATTTAATTCATCTTCTCAAAATAGGTTATACAGAGGATAATAATAGAGATAGAAGATTTATGTCTTACAAACTTCATAATCCTACTTGTAAAATTTTATATGAAATTCCCAGTCTTTCAGAAGATATAGAAAAGAGAATTCAATATAAGTTTAGAGATTATAAGTATAAAGAATATGGAAATGAGTGGTTTTATTATAATGATGATGTAATAAATTTCTTTAGGGATATAGATAAAGTAGATTTGGAATCTCTTCCAAAGTCTCCTATGAGTGAAAAGAGGGATTATAAGAGATTTAGAAAAATGGTTAAAGAATTTGTTCCTTGGATTATTGCTGATATAAAGGATAGAAATGAATATGTAAAGAAGATAATAGATGAATTAGGTAGTAATTTAAATTCTATTCAGGATATATTAGATTATGTGATAAAGGATTACGGAGAGGATTCTATCTCTAAGTATCTTGAAGTTACTAAGAAAAAAGAGATGAAAGTGTATAGTGAAGATTCAAAGATTAATAGTGAAATAATAAAGTTTATTAATACTTATGAAACTCTTACTACTATCTATGATAAACTTAAAATGTTATGTGAATATCCAGTCTCTAAGGAAGTTATTCAGATAGTATTAGATCAAATAGCAGATAGTGATGAGATTAAGTCTTATTATTTGCTTTTAGGTCCTGATAGGTTGAAAAAATTACATTATAATATTACAAATATTAGAAGAGAATTAGGTATTGTAACCTTTAGTCCTGAATTATTAAATAATACTATTCATCAAAATTTTAATCCAGGTGAGAAGTATACATTAGCTAATTTAAAGGCTAAACTTGGAGATCTATACTCTTCTATTTCTTATACTGCAGTTCCTAAGGCCAATGATATTTTAGAGTATTTCGAAGTAAAAGAGGTTCAAAATACTATGTTAGTAGATGGAGTAAAGAAGCGAATTCGTAGTTATGAATTATTAAAAAGAAAGGATAATTAATTATGAAGTTAGGTAAATTAATTTCTAAAGCAATATCTTGTATAGATTCTTATATTAATCCACCAACAGAAAAAGAATTAAAAGATAAGCATAAGACTGAGTTTTATGTCTATATATCCCAATTTCCTGGATTTATGGCAATGAATATATTAGATGAAATTGAGGAACTCGAAATGGATATTTTATCAGAGGATTATTATAATATAAGAGCTGGAAAAACGTGGAAGGTTCTTATATTATATCAAGGAACTTCAGATTGTTTGGGAAATATAAATAAAGTTCTAAAAGAAGATTTGGAATATTTTAGGAAACGAGTGATAAAATTAAATGAAACGTACTTAAATGGGGAAGTTTCAAGTATGGAAAATTATGATAGAAAGATCCTTAGGTGGTGTTTTCAGTCAGAAGATCCAGAATTTAGTAGTAAATTTTTTAAATATTTAAATAAGTTGTTAAATGGTAATAAAACGTAAATTATTCTCTAAAGAAGTAGAGAGAAAGAAATCTGATAAAGGATGGGATGCTGCTTTAGGAGCTGGTATTGGTGCTACAGCTGGAGTTGCTGGTAAAATGAAGCTTGAGAAGATTAATTCAATTAAGAAATTAAAAAATGCTACTAATGCTAGAATAAATAAAGTTCATGACTATCGAACTGAGAAAGTAGAAACAGAGATGCAAAGGAGAATTAATGCTTCTGTTGATCCTTTTGAAAAATCTGTAATAGATGAGGTTAGAAGAGGTAAACATGATATAATTAATAATAGCCGTAAAAATATGATAGAAACAGTTGGAAAGAAGAAACGAAAGCTAAAAATTGCGACAGCTGCTATCCCAATTGCTGGAGCTATTATTGGTGCAGTTTATGGTCGTGATAATAATCTCAAGAAACAAAGAGATAAAATAGAAGATGCTGCAGGAGATAGAGTTGCAGATATTGTTAGAGGAAAGAAAGAAAAATAAATATAAAAATTAAATTATTATGTCAACAAGAAGTACTATTTCAGTTAAGATACCTACTGAAATGATTGGAAAGGTATACGAGAACATTCATGGACATCAAGTTTATCTAGGAGGAGAGTATATGGTTATTTACTGTCACTTTGACGGTTATTTAGATGGTGTTGGAGAGATTTTGCAGTGTTATTATGATTCATTTGAGAAAGCTTTTGAGTTAATTCTAGGTGGTGATATCAGTTCCATCGCAGAGTCTCTTGAGGGTTGTGACTATTATGTTCGAAGAGGTGAGAGTTGGGAGAATAGCAAACCAGCTTTTTCAGATAAACCACCTAAGAGAGTTGAAGAGTATTTATATATCTTCGAATCAGGAAAGTGGTATGTTTATAATGGGTATAATTGTAATGGACCGCTGGAGGATTATCTCAGCCCGGAAATCTCTTCAAAAGATGACATGATTTCGTTACCTAAGAATTTTTGTTATTATTTACATGGTTATTTATCTGGGCTGTCATCTACCCAGCGAGAAGATAAAGGACTTGATTCTATAATTAAAACATTGGAGGGTTATTTAGATGTTTAGAGTAATTATTTGTGGTTCTAGAGAATTTGATGATTACGATCTTCTTAAGGAGAAGTGTGATCTTATTTTATCAAGAAAAGCAGCAGACCCAACGGAAAAGATTGTGATTGTTAGTGGATGTGCTAGAGGTGCTGATAGACTTGGAGAAAAATATGCTGAAGAAAAAGGTTATGAAGTTTTGCGTTATCCAGCTGATTGGGATAGATATGGAAAAAGTGCTGGGTATAGGAGAAATAAACAAATGGCAGAAGTGGCTAATGCATGTATAGCTTTCTTTAGTTCGGTTGCAGAGAATAAAGGAACTAAGAATATGGTATCTCTTGCAAGGAATATGAATCTTCTTGTAAGGGAGGTAAAAGAAGAGGATTAAAAGCCTTATATATGTAATAAAAATAAATGTGAGAAATAATATGAAAACAGTAAAAGTAATTGTAGGTACCTCTGTAATTATTGGAGGTATATATTTAATATATAAAGCAGTTAAGAAGACGAATAGTGTAATAGATGGTGTTTCAGAAGTAAAAAATAAGATGAACACTTTTATACAAGATCAAGCAATTAACTGGATGAAAGATATTAATAAGAACTTAGAAACAAAAATAAAGGAAAAAGAAGACAAGTTACTAAACGATAAAGAAAAGAATTAACGGGTTCTTTTAAGTTTGTAATATTGTTGTACCCTATTTAGTCCATCGGTCTGTGAAGATAGATGGATTTTATTTTTCTTCCTTTTTGAGTCCTTTAAAGCCTTATTAATGTAGAGAAAGAAACTCCTTAAGCTAACAATGAAATAGCTTAGGGAGATTTTTTATTAATAAACTTAAAAGAGAATAAAAATGGAAACAGGAGAAATTACAAGACAAGCAAAACAAAGCTTAACTATCTTTAAAAAAAACAACTTCATGAATGTCAGTGTAGAGAGAATCGATTAAAAGAATATTATGAAAAGAAGTGGCTGACAAAGAAAGAGTTTTTAAAGAAAATAAGAAAGCAGAGAAAGAAAAGAGCAGAATTTGCAGAAAAGTATCTCACTAAATATAATGAATTTAAGAATCTTGGAGAAAAGATGTCACTAGAGCAAGAAAATTATGCTAGGGATGCAGATATAATAGTAAGTAGTTGGTTTATAATAACTCACCAATCATTACCTAAATTATTTATCTTAGCTGGAATGGTATCTGTTATAATGAAGAAAATAACTAAAGATTTTTGGTTATTGAGTGAGAAGAAAAAAGAGAGGGAAATTTAATCCCTCTCCATTTATTTTTTTTTATTTAAAGCTTACAACTGGGAACTTAGCCGCGTCATAAGATAAACAGTAATCACCTTCTGGACCAGCTACAGCATCTTGACATACCATAACTACTTGACTTTCATTTTTAGTGCCACAAACTGAAGCAGGATCAGCTGGATTAATCTTTACTCCAGCATGAACTAAATTATTAAAGTTAACAGTAATCTTACCGTCACCAAACAAGTTATTAGCATTAACCTCTTCTTCAGTCTTATTAGTATAATCTTCGCAAATCAAGAAACCTTGCCATGGAGCTCTAGTTTCCCATTGATCTACAGTACAGTTATTAATATTAACAACTACACCAGAAGCATTAGACTTATTACTTAATCTAAGAGTATTACTGATCTTTTCGAAATAACAGTTATTCAATGTAATAATAGCATTGTCTTGAGTACCGAATACTAAGATAGCATTATTACTGAATTCACCTTGGAATTTACAATTATCGAACAAGATATTTTTCGGAAGTACAGAATTGCTTGCTAGACCAATCTCAATACCGTTATAAACTTCAGATGCATCAAATACCATATCTTTGAATACGATAAATTCAGCATTATTTACGCTTATTACAGTATTTCCATTAGCTTTCGGGAATGAACCTGAAATATTTAGATCTTTGGCTTCTACATCACCAGCATTCAATTTAAGTCTAGCATTATCACTTACTTTAATTGATTTTAATGAGATAGACTTACCAACGATTTCAGCATTTTCATTAATAGATCCTGATACGATATAATCCTTAGAAGAATCTTTCAATTCACCAGCAGAACCGTCAACACTTACAACTTCAGTATTTGTTTTAGTAAGAACATCAACTTTACTTTGAAGAATTTGAACTGTTGCATTCAAAGCTTCAAGAGTATTGCTAAGACCAGCTACATCAGATACATATGGGGTTAAATCTACGGGAGGAATAGCAGCAATTTGCTCTTCTACAAATTTTTCAGTAGCCAAACCTTCTAGACTTTGATGTTCTGTAATAAACTTAGCATCAGCTTCTTCCTTAGTATAAACATCTATAGAATTAGCTTTTTTAGCAAGTTCGGTAGTTACAGTTCCAGCGAAATCAGGATCATTACCAAGAGCATCTGCAAGTTCTTTAAGAGTATCAAGAGCTTCAGGAGCAGCAGCAACTACTTCTTGAATTCTAGCATCAACTTGAGAAGCACTCTGATAGTTAGCATCATTTTCAAATTCAGATACTTTAGTAGGAACATTACCGATCTTTTCTTCAAGTTCAGAAACTTTAGTATCAGTAGCACTCATATAAGTTTCAAGATCAGATTGAGATGCCTTAAGATTAATATTATCTTGAAGTTCGGCTGCTTTAGTTTCTAAATCTTCTGAAAGAGCAATTCCTTTAGAACCATTAAATAGAGGACGAGGTTCAGATCCAACTAAGTTAAGATCCATACCAGCAGAGCCAATCTCTACTTTATCATCAGCACTTACTTTTGCCAGGTTAAATCCAGCAACACCTTCTGCATTAACACCACTCAAAGAATCACCATTAGCAAGTTCGATAGTCTTAGAACCATCTTCGAGAACTTTATAAGAAATCAATCCTTCTTTTGCAGCTTCAATATCTTCGGTAAGAGCAATTTCCTTAGTATCATTATAAGTAGGACGATCTGCAGAACCATTAAGATTCAATTCAACCCCAGGAGCACCAAAATCAGCTTTATCCCATTTAGACAACATTACTAGATTATGACCTTCTCCCTTAGTATCGATACCAGAAATATTGTCATAATTAGAAAGTTGAATTGTTTTACGACCTTCACCGAATTCTTGATACTTAACAACACCTTCAAGATCAGCAGAAATACCATCAACCTTTTTAGTAATAGCATCAACAGCAATCTTATCAGCCTTAGAATCAAGACCTTCGTTAACTGTAGCAAAACGATTATCAACACTTTCTGCATCAGCCTTAGTAGCTAATTGTTCAGTAATAGCATCAACTGCTATCTTATCCGCTTTTTGATCAAGTGCTGAATTTATATTTTCTACTGCACTATCAACATCTGCCTTATCAGCTTTAGTTTCAAGAGCAGCCTTAACTTCTTCTATCTGTGCCGAACTAGATTCAACATCACTCAGGTACGCAATCTTATGAGCTTCTTCACCAGACTGACCTGCTTCTTGTACAGTTGGACGTACATCTTTCGGAGTATTGATATTAAATGGGACGCTAGAAGAACCAAAATCAGCTACACCCCAACGATTAAGCTGAACGAGACTAGATGTACCACCTTCTAAGTTACCACCTAAAATAACATCACCATTCTTAAGAACAATAGCTTTACGTTCTGGGAGATTAGAGTCAGCTACATCTTCATATTTAACAGCTTTCTTATTAATAGCATCGATAGAAGAAGCAAGATTTTCATTAACTGTTACTAGGTTAGCAGCAACTTCTTGAACATTCTTCTTAATTTCATTGATACCTTCTACTTTAATACCTGCTTCAGATACACTCAAGTAAGATTCACTGGAAGGATCTAATTTAATAGAGAATCCATTTTCAATCAATTCAATACCATTACCAGCTACGTAAGTATCAACCAAAGAGCTAAGATCAACTACTGAAGTTTGTTCTCCTTCAGAAGTGTTAAATACAAAGGTCAATGATTTATCTTCTGCAGAGTATTCAACAGATTTCAAGAATTGGTCTGCAGGAATATTAATAGTACCAGCAATTTTATCACCTACTTGAAGTTCATAAGTTAAGTCATCTTTCTTAACTAATGCAATAGTTTCCATATTGCCATGAACATCTTCAAGAAGGGCAATTTGTTTGGAATCGTTATAAGTAGGTCTTTCAGCAGAACCGTTTAAGTTGATTTCTACTGAACTAGAACCTAGATCTACTTTATTCCACTTAGAAACCATAGCAATATTCACAGCACTACCATCAGTAGTTTTTCCGCAAATATTATCATGATTGTTTAGGAAAATAGTCTTACGTCCAGGATTTTGTTCAGTTGCTGTATCTTCATATTTAACAGCTTTTTCAAGTTCTGGACGTATCTCATTATTGAGTCCTCCGTTTATGGTGCTGAAACCGTCTGCAACATTCTTATTGATATTATTAACAGCTTCAACAAGATTATTGTTTACAGTTGCAATATCAGCTGCATTTTTTTCAATTTTTCCTTCAAGTTCAGTGAGATCAGCACTTTCACCGTTTACTTTTTCAGCTAATTCATCAATAGCTGCTTGAAGTTTAGCATCGCCTTCTTCACGATTAGTTACTTCAGCTGCAATACCATTATTAATAGTTTCGATAGCCTGAACAAGATTATTATTCAGAGTTTCGATAGAAGAAGCTACATTTTCGTTGATTTGATTTACCATTCCATCAACACGAGAAGCTTCTGATTCAATTTTTTCAGATAACTTAGCGTCACCTTCTTCACGGGCACTAGCTTCTTCAGTTACCTTATTTTCTAGAGCAGAGAGTTGTTCTTGGATATCACCTGGAACTTCTCCACCACCTGTAGACGCGATATCGTATACAACTCCGTCAACACTAATCTTAGAGATTTTTTCGCTCATAATTTATTCTTTCTTTTAATTAAACGTTTAATAAAATTTTCTTAATCATTTACAAGACCTAGGGTAGAATCTTTGTAAGTTACTGTTTCATCGTAGATCATCAATGTATCTGGGGATTTGAAACTTGCATGATAACTATTAGGAAGGTATAATACTCCATTCTTGACATAAATTTTATTATTTTTGTCTTGAGTATCTGGATCTGTACCATTTACTTCCTGAATAGTTTTGCAATAGACTTCATAAATCAGCGGAAGATTGTAACCTATATCCCCGAACGCATTATAATCACTTCCAGGGTTGAATCCACAACCACAGTTGCAAAAATCATTCATAATATTTTAATAATTATTATATATTAAATAAACACTACACATTTCTTAAGAAAACAAAAGAACAACTACAAAATTTCTTTTATAATTGTTCTATGTCATGTATTAGGGTTTAGGTTTCCTAGGAGCGCAAAAACATCATTTGGAGAAAGAAAAAAGAAGGGAATTAACCCTCCTTTATTTTTACATTTACGTTTCCAGTTAAAATGAAATAATCTATATCTATATTCCAACAAAGACCATAATGTTCTATTACATCACTTAATTCAATATAAGTATGATAACCAAGATTATATATAGACCTTATTTCTTTTACTGTACGAGTTGCAATATCACCTAATGTTTTCATATTCTTATGTTGAATATCATAATCTACTAAAGTATTAAGTGCTCTACGAGAAAGATTTAAGTCTCTTATATTAGTTTTTAATAATCTCATTCTCTTTTCTTGCTCTTCACTTAAAGTAACATCAATATTTTCTACATTTTTGATTCTCTTAAGTTCAGCTAATTCTATGTCTTTGGTCATGTTCTCTTTTGTTAACTTTTCAAGTTTTTCGAGAACTAGTTTATTGTTATCATATAAAAATTTTATATTATCATTAATATATTTAGTAAAATCACTTTTTGTCAAACCATAAGAATCTGCTAATTTCTTAATTTCATCAACATTCTTTTCTCCTTTTCCTTTATTAATAGAGTTAAGAAAAGTTAAGTATTTCCATAAAATTTCATTGATGCGGTGAAAATCTGAGTTATCATTATAGTAATGAATATTGTCTATTAAAGATGCAATAATTAATTCTTTGCAGTGTGAGTATCTTCTATATCCAATTCTTATAATTCTTGTAACATCTTCTACTTCTTTGATCTCTTTTTTCATTTTTTCGATCTTTTCATCTAGCTGGCGTTCTAATTCTCCTAAATCAGTTGTCTTTTTAGATAAACTGCTTTCCAATAAATCAATCAGAGTTTTCTTATCTACATATGTCATATTTTTAATAACTCTGATAGTAATTAAACCAGATTTACTCCAGTTTGTAATAGTTTGTGTACTTACTTTTGCTAACTTTGCAGCATCAGTTCTTGTAATCCATTTTTCTTTTTTCATCTTCTTTTAAATTTTAATTTATACACTAATAAGGCTTTGAAGAAGAGCCTATTTTCCTTATAAATGATTATGAAATATTTTTATTATGAAAAGAATAAAACAAGTAATTAGAAAAAATCTACCTGAGACTAATAGTAGTTCGTCTCACTCTGTAGTAATCTGTGTTGATCCTAATTCATTGGTTGATACACTTCCTATGGATTCAGAGGGAGTTATACATGTTCCTAGAAGATCTGAATCATTTGGTTGGGAGTATGAAAAATATAATGATCCAATGACTAAACTTCAGTATGTATGTGGTATAATTTGGAAATATAAGAGTAATCGGAAGAAAGTAAAACTCTTAAAAGAAATTGTCCTAGGATATACTGGAGCAAAGGATATAGTATTTGACTGGGAAGAAAACAGGTCAAATGATGATGTTGTTGAAGAGGATGAGGATTATTACTGGGATTCTGGTGCTCCTGAGATAGATCATAATAGTTCTGATATATTTCCTGAAATTATGGAATCAGCTAGATCAATTAAGAATTTTATATTTAATTCAAGATCTTGGCTATATTTAGGAAATGATAATTCAGATGCTCCAGAGGGTTTCTATGAAGAAGAAACTGATGACCCAGAAATTATCGTTAGCGTTGATTATGGAGGAGATATAGGTAGAGTTGATTTTGAATATAATAAATCAGTAGGTTGTGATATAGAGAATTATCTGAAAAACGAATCTTTAATTTCAGATATAGTTTATAATATCAAAACCAAAAAATTTGAAAAAAATCTTGGAATGGAAAAGTGGAGAGGATTTCATAGTGATAATCAGCTTACTTTTAGACCTATTTCTCTTAGTGATAGAAAATTATATTGGATTAGTGAAAGTCTGGAAAAAGAGATTATAAATAAAACAATAATAAAAGGTGATGGTAAAAAACAAAAATCAACCTTACTATACTCACTTTCTACAAATGAAAATGAAATCTTTAAAGAGTTAATAAAAGATACTCAGACTTGGGGATCTCATTGGATTAGTTTACCATATACAGTAATAACAAAAGAGTTCGGAAAAGTACTATGATAACAGATGAATATTCTTATATAAACGGAAATTATTATGTTACTCTTAATAATTTATCAGGTACAAAAACTTATCGAGCATTAAGAAGAGGAGAGGAGCTTATTTCAAAGTTTCCTGATTCTATAGACTTGAAAATAACAAATAAGTGTTCTATAGGATGTCCATTTTGTCATGAATCTAGTATCTCTGAAGGAAAGTCTTTTGACCTACAGAAAACTATTGATGTTTTATCTCAGCTTCCTAAAGTTGGAATAGAATTAGCTATTGGAGGTGGAGATGTAACTGAAGATTCTGTTATAGATGATTGTGCTGTTTTATGTAAGTGGGCAGATGATAATGGATTTGTTCCAAGACTTACCATAAATTCTAGGTCTCTAAATACTGAAGAGAAGCGTAAGAAATTTCATGATAAACTTGATATGGTAAAAGTATTTGGAGTAAGTATTGATAGGTTTGATAAAAAGTTAATAAATACTTTAGAAGACGAATATACTACATATTTTAAAACAAAAGTATATCATATCATTGCCGGAATATTTCCCCCAGAAGATCTCCAAGAACTGATAACGTCTGGAAGACAAGTATTAATTCTTGGTTATAAAAATTGGGGAAGAGCTCTCGGCAATCCACCCAAGTATGATCTTAAGGAGTGGGAAAAGACTTTAAAGAGAATTTTGTATACTCGACAAAATAATCTATCAGCTACTATAGGATTTGATAATTTAGCGATAGAACAGCTTGGAGTACGTGATTGTATAACAGAGGCTGATTGGAAGAGAATGTATATGGGAGATGAATTTACTCATACTATGTACGTTGACGCAGTTTCAGAAATATTTGCACCTACTTCTAGAGATTCATTTAGAGTTTCTTGGAATGATATGAAAATTTTAGAATTTTTTAATACTTATAAAAATGATAAAGTTAATAACAAAGAGTAGATATTATAAAATTCTTGGAAAGGAAATTTATAAAGACTATGTAAAATATTCTAAAGTAGTATTTCCTGAAGAGAGATGGAGTAAGTTTCTTAGTATCTCAGAGTCTTCATGTATATATTTTCTTTTGGAAGAGGAAAATAAAGTTTTTGTATATATTCCTTCCCTCGAAGTATTATTAATTCCAGGAATGTATAAAAATTCAGATGACTTATATAATAAAATTTTAGCTTCAGAAACAACATTAAGTAATTGGAAGGTAAGTTTAATAAAAGAACTGAAACCCTCTGAACATAAGCAAGATTATATTTTGAATACTTTTAAAATAGGGAACTTTCAATGTCTTCTTGATAGAAGTACTTCTGAAATTGTGTATACTTCTGGGAAATATAGGTTGATTAATTCTGATTTTCCTGAAGATTCAATGGATTTTTCGTTAACTAATAATCTTGGAGATCCAGATGCTTATTGGAAAAGTACATATTTAGCATTTCCAGAGAAATCAGAGATAATGTTATCAGATAAACCTAAATTACAACTAATTGAAGATTTAATTGCAATTATATTAAATGAAAACGGAAGAAATTATCAAAGAACTGATAGCAAGAGTTAATAGTACTCTTAGTTATTATGAGAAAGATTATGTCAGTGTTAAGAGAACTCCATATGCTGAGCGAGAGAGATGTGTTAGCTTTGAACAATACATAGAAGCTAGGTTTAATTATGAGTGTTCTAAGATTCCAGAATTATATGATGCAGTAATAGCAACAGACGGACATTTATTTTCTTGTACAGAATTAATTGATCCTGATACAGCAAAAAGAAGGTTTACTACTGCATCAGTTGTTCTTGTAGATCCAAAAACGCTGATAGGAGCAAACGAAAATCTTATTAATGAGATATACAGGATTCATGATTATCTTGGAGGATCTTGTATAAAATTCAATAATGTTAAGAAAAAAATTAAGTTTACAATTGAGTAAAAGAGAAAAATTATGAAGAAAAATTCTTGGAGATTAACAAGTGATTTGATAGCTTATTTTCCGTGTGACTTATCAGTTTCAGCAGGGAAGCGTGTTTTTTTAGCCTCTCCTGAAAAAAAGTCTTATAAAGCGGCAGTACAAAAGAATATCGAATCTGCTTTTGATGAAGTGATTATTGAATCTAATTCATTTAAATTAAAAGTATCTAATGATCTTAGTGTTTATGTAAAGTGTGATGAATTTCCTGATCCAGAACAATATTACTTAGTTTGTAATATGTATCGGACAGCTTTTGGAGTTCCTATGATTGGCAATATAATTACTCAGATTAAGAGTGATAAAGCTAATTTTGGAGACACAGTATTTGAAGCAGTATTTTCAGAAGATTCTCAAGAAAGTGTTTATTTTATGACACCTGAAATGGCGGAATATAAAAGTGCTTTCGAAGAGATGAAGCGTAGAATGAATTGTACTTTAAATAAAAAAGTAAAGAAGTGGATTCCTGGTGGAAGATATGATACATTAACAAATACGTATTATTATCTTGGAGAATTTAAGAGTAGAAAAAAGAACGAGTTAAATTCTGATTTTCTTGGAGATTCTTCAATGGTTCCAGCGTATCTATATGTTTCTGAACTTGGAGATGAGAAAAAAATCTCTGACATTCTAAAAACCAGAAAAATTGGTTCTGGACCGGAAGATATTCAGATTATGTACTCTCTTCCAAGCGCTGTAGATTCTGGAAATGTTTTGGAGAATGATATAACTTGTCTGAAAGATTATCAAAAATATATCTTTGATAATTCAATGAAGGAATATACAATTACTTCAGATTATGGATTTTCTAGTTATTCAAATCCTAAATATATTCTTGATATTCTTTCATTGAAATCAAGTGAATCAGATTCTTATGCAGATCTTATTCCTGAATCTGTTTCTGAAATGATTAAGAATATGTTACATGAAGTTGTATTATGTTCTTGGGATTTGAATAAGAATAGAGAAGACATTTATATTGGTGAAGGAAATAATAATGATAAGAATGCAGAAAACTTAGTAAGGAGATTTTATCAAGATTTTAAAGATGGAAATGCAATGAGAAATTTGTATTACAGAAAACTCTTTATAGATCTTGGAATAAATATAAATGAAATAGCAGTAGAGGTAGTAAGTCAAGGTAATCCAGAAAGTTTAATACTATCTGGAATTGAGAATTATGTATCTTTAGGAAGTATTTATTTTAAAAATCACTTTACAGATGCTTCCAGAAAGATTAGTAGACAAAGAATTAAATCAACAAATTATACTCTAGAGGTAGTTAAATTATCTGATTTATTCTCTGCTACACCTAATTTATTATTGGATATTAAAGATTTGATAGAAAACGCTAGAAATAATTTTGGATTAGGTGTAAGAACTCTTTATGATACTAATACCGGTACTAAAAAATCTCCGAAAATATATACAACAATTGAAGTAGATATTTTAGACTTGATTAAGTACTATGGAGGTATTAAAAATATTCCAGAAGTTATTGTAAATGAAATTATATCAAGTAAATTTTGGAATCTTCAAGTGTTAATTGATAAAGAAGGAGTATTAGAGTGATATGGCTAAGCAAGAGAATTTATCATTTACAGGAGAAGTTGTTGAAGAGCTCGGGAATTCTATGTTTTCAGTAGAATTAGATTCTATGGAGCATCAAGTATTATGTACTATATCAGGTAAAATTAGAAAAAATTATATAAGAATTCTAGCAGGAGATAAAGTGAAAATTGAAGTAAGTCCTTATGATTTAACAAAAGGACGGATTGTTACTAGATTATCTCTTATAGAAAATAGTGATAACAAAAATAGTAGTAATAACAAAAAGAAATCAAAAAAGAAATGATTAAGTACAACGTAACAAACAGTATGATCGGTAATATTTATCCGATTTTTTTGAGTAATAACAAACTAGTCGAAGATCCATCATACTATCTGTACAGAATTGTGAGTCCTAGTTTAAGTCCAGATCTTATTCCATATATATCATTGGAAAAGATTAGTGAAAGAACAAAAATTGGAAATCCAAAAGAATTCTGTGATAGTCAAAAGAAAAAAGCTATTCGTGAACATTTAGATGTTATTTCTATGTGTCTTGGTAGTCGTGAAGGTCTTGAAGAAAAGGCAGTTGAGTTCTTGCAAGGAATTCTGTGGAGAGATAAACCAGTAATTGATAATGGTTTTCCTGGATTTCCGTTGATTGAAATGGAGAATGGTAATAATATCCAGAAATCAGTAATTATTGGTCTTAGAGATACAATGAGATGGAAGTATTATAAATTGTATCCTGGAAATTATGTTGATATTCTCTGGACTGCTAAGACTTATGCAGTATTTAAACTTTGTGGTGAAAAAGGAAAAGAGGAAGTTTGGATTGAACCGGTCGGATTATATAGTAATACAGATCCGAATATGAAAAATCCTCTTCCAGTAAATCTTGAATCTTTAGACTATCCTACCGATAGATGGTCTATTACAAAGGGTAAACTTTCTGAATTGAATCGAGCATTGAAAAAGCTTGAATGGGAAAGTTTTAATAGAAAAGAAATTTGCGTAGATTAATTATCATAATAGTTCTAGTCCTTGGTTGGAGTGTTTATAGCCCCTCCAAGGACTTAGATTCTACTCCATTAGCTACATTTTATTATGCTAGATCGGGAAGCATTACAGCAGATGGAAGTAAAGTTCATCCTGAAAAAGTTAAAACAGGTGAACATAGATGGATTGCAGTCTCTAGAGATCTCAGAAGGAGTGGGAAATTTAACTTTGGAGATACAGTTCTAATCCAGTCTAAGAAATGTCCAGGTTTAAATGGTGAATGGATAGTAAAAGATCTTATGGGTTCTAAGCATACAAATAGAATTGATTTCTTACTGCACCATGAAGAGATTGATTCTTTGAAATTTTGGATGCCACATAGAGTAGAAATAGTAAATAAAAAAGATAGTCTTAATCCTTTGGAAACATTGGATTGAGGCTCTTTATTTTTCCCGTGAAAGCCTTATTAATGAAAAGAATAAATAAAAATAAAGATTATGAAAAAATTAACAAAAGAAGAAGCAGCAGAATTAAATGAATTATTCGAAACTAGTAATTTTAAACCAGAAATGAGTGGTCTTAGTTTATATACAACACTAACTCAGATAAATTCAAAGACAATTAAACCAGGAGAAAATAACCTTAGATTAATATCTATTCAAGGAACTGAGAAAATTTCGAAAATGATTGGTAGATTTATTACGAAGAAAAATAAAAAGCTAATTAAGATTACAGCTTATTCAAAAAGTGGAAAAGTTCTTAAGGAGTTTGATTTTAATTGTTCTACCTTATATATAGAGAAAGGAAGACAGTCAAAAGATATAGATGAAATTACTGGAGAGATTGGATTTATACCTTTAGTAGGGGATGTATTTGTTCCAAGGTCTCATTATATTGGATTTAAAGTACTATATGATAAAGAGGGGATTTAATTTCCCTCTCTTTTTTCTTTCTCCCTTGAGATTCTTATATATGATGTATAATATTAACAAAATAAATTATGGTAACAAAACAAGTAACAGGAATAGTAGTGGATAAATCTATTGAGGATATTGATAGCATAATCCATGAATGTACTGAGAAATTATCAACCAATGATATAATTTCTAAAAGTCAAGTAATTTCAATGCTTCGAAAAATTAGATCTTTTGAAATTCCGGATGAAGTATTTGATAATCAATCTTCAGCTGAGTATTATGCCAAAGAATTACTTAAGATTGGTTTTCTAGAGAATGTTAAACAAATATTTAGAACAATTCTTAATAAACCTAATTTTTCTGCTCTCGATCTTAGTAATATCCGAATGGAAATGGAATTCTCATGTTTTAAGATTAATTCACTTGGAAAAATTTTGAAAGAACGAGGAATTAATATATGGGGTGGTTCTTATCCTGCCATAAAAATTGATTTTATTTCTGAAAATGGTGATTATATAGTTAAATAAAATTTATTATATTATGATTATTGAAGTATTAGCACAGAAATATCGCTGTGGTTGTGAGAAAGGAATGGCTGATTTAGTTATCCCTGGAATCTTGGTAAAACTTAATGCAGTAATAGAATGGGATTTTTGCAGATTTCCAGAAGAGATTAAACACGAGAAAAAAGATTCGGCCGATGAAAACTCAGAAGAAATTGAAGTAAGAACTGAGCTTAGAGATTTCTTAGGTGAAGATCCTGAATTAAAACCTGGAAATTGTTTCTTATATAAAGGTCAAGTGATAGCAGTTGATTCGGCCGATAGATTAATTCTCGTGGTTTCTGAAACTGGTTATGGAGCTCTTGATCGAATATATGAGGAAAACTTCAAGACGGAATTCGAAATGATCTTTAATGATTATGAGATTGAAGATGTTAAATGGGAGGTAAATGATACAGGAGAAGTTCCAACCGAATATGATGAAACCTATAAAGTTCCGTATAATCTTTATAACATCTGGAAAGAGAGATTTGTTTCGGGTAGAGGGTTCATTTCTCCAGGACTATGTTTGAAAGTAGTAATGAATTCAGACAGTTTCATTATGCCTCTTGAGTTTTATATGCTTGATTGGTCGATAAGGTATAAATCATCTCAACTTGAACCAGATGAAGTAGAGTATGCAACAAAACAACTTTTATCCTGGTTTTATGATAATTATAAAAGAGTTAAACCATTAGAAAGGAGAAAAGATGAACAAGAAGAGATCAATTGATTTTATATTAATAATTTTCATCTTAGGATTATTATTGATTTTTGGAGGATGTAGTAAATCTCCTGAGAGAAGAAAAACTTGGACAACTACTTCAGATTCACTTCCAAAGAAACCAACACAAGGACAAATTTTTCGTGATCGAGATAATAATTCTTGGGCTTATAATGCAGCACTTGGAGCATGGGTATTGGGTTCTGGAGGATATAGATATTACCCTGAAACAAATTCTTATACAGATGGATCAGGAAAAACAGTGATTCCACCTAGATCTATAAGTTCAGGTATTTCAGAAGGAGTAAAAGCTAGAGTGTCTCCTAAAAAGAAAGTAGTTTTAACAAAAGAACCACAAATTAAAGAGACATCAAAAAAGAAGTATACTAGGAAGAAATCTAGAGCTCATAGGATACATAGAATGCGCAGAAGATAATAATAAAAAAGTCCTCAAGGATAGTAAAATATTCTTGGGGGATTTAATTTTACAAAGATGAAAGTATATTTAGTACGTAAATTTTATTCTTTCGGACAACCTAAGTTCATTATTTACTTCTATGCAAAATGTGGAGATCTAAAACATGTTAATCTAGATCTTATAAAAAATAATGAAGATATTGATAATTATTTCAAATCTTATTATGGAGAACTTAATGATACTATTCAGATTGCAATATCACTTATTTCCTCTCCTTATAAAAGACTTGGGAAATCTATTAGATTCTCGGAATCATATAATGTGAGGTCGGAACGAACAGGACAGCATTTTGAAGACTATAATAGTTCTTATGTTAAGGTTATAGATATTCCTTCTGAAATTCTTTTAGAGAAATTTAAAGCAAAGAATTTATCTCCAGAACACATACAAATTTTTGCTAAGAAGAATCAATTTAAATTATTAAAATATATGAGATATAAATGGATAGAGAAGAATGGATTAGAAATTATGGATCCAAAGGATTGAAAGGTGATATCTTAGTTAGAGTTTATTATACTGACAATAATGAAGAATATTGGGTATCTAAATTTTTAGAAATCAAGAATCTTCCAGTTTATAATTTAGCTCTTGTCGATAAAGAATTAATTTCTGAGAAAAATTTCAAGGATGAGCTGGAACTAAGAAATATTGACGATTATCTGAAGGAAAAGTATAAGGATTGTCTAAAAACAGAATCTGTATATTTTCTAATTGATCCTGGAACAAAATTTCTGAAAAAGCGCACATCTGATAAAGGCTTGTGCTTATTCTATGAAGTTAAATTTGATTCTGAAATAAATTTGAGAAATCTTGACAATACTAGGATAATATCAGAAAATATTAGAATTTCTAAGAATAAACTCAAAGATTTTACAATGGATTTAATGTTTGAGCTTGCGGGAGAGGCTGGTTTATTTTATGATAAGGATTATTCTCCAAGTTTATGCACTAAATTATGTTATTTTAATATTCTTAATATATTTAGATGCTTAGAAGAAACTCTGGATCTAGTATAAAATTTTTAAGTAAAAGGGAATAAATTTTCCCTTTTATTTTTCTCCTTAAGATAACCGACAAATCCTTATTAATGTAACAATAAAACATTGATAATTATGAAAACAAACATTTATGAAAGAAAATTAAATTATGGAGAACAAGAAGCCATATTTAATAAGATGGTTGAAAAGACCGAAAAATATGTGATAGATAATAATATAAGAGCATTAATTCTTGGTATCTCAGGAGGAGCAGATAGTACTCTTATGGCTGCTGTATGTAATGAAGTTAGAAATAGATCTGGAATTCCTTTTTACGGATATTCACTTCCAATAAAGAATAAACCAGATGAACTTACTTCGTCTGATCTAACAGGAAATGCTTTTTGTGTTAAAACTTTTTATAGAGAAGTTGCACAGTATGATTTCTATAAAAGTTATATAGAAAATCTCTATAACTACGATTATTGTGATAATGATCGAGATATTCTTTGTGATTTATCTGGAAAAAGTATATCCGAGATAGAGGGGATGATGCCAGAACAAACAAAAATAGCCAACGGAAATATTATGGCACGTCTTAGAATGATGTACCTATATAATCAAGCTGGTATTAAGAAAGGTATTGTAATTGATACTGATAACTTAACTGAACATTATCTTGGATTTTGGACTATTCACGGAGATGAAGGAGATTTTAATCCTATGGGTGGTCTCTGGAAAACAGAAGTATACTCTATTCTTAAGTGGTTACATGCGAAGTATTATTCAGAATCTTATTTAGATACTGAAATCATAAATAAAAATTCGTACGATAAGATGGTAGCTCTAGAGAAAGCTATTAATATTACACCCACTGATGGTAATGGAATTTCTAGTTCTGATCTTGAACAAATTGGAGGAAAGGATTATACTGAAGTAGATAAAATTTTGATTCCTTTGATTTGTAAAGGTTCGGGAGCTATTTCAGAATTATCTAAAATTCATGGGATGGATACTGTAATGAAGATTTGGAATAGAGTTCAAGGATCAGAATTTAAAAGAAGAACTTCCAGAGTAATAAAAGTGTCACGAGAAGAATTATTTGAAGGATTATGATAGAATTCAAAAGAGATCCAAGATTTTTCAGAGCAGTCATTAGAAGAGAAAAAGAAGATGAAGATCCAGCTTTTAGTTATTTTATGATGGAAGATACTTTTACTAATATAAAAGATAAATATGATATTAGTAGGATTGAGAAATTTCAAATAACTAGAAAAAATTATGTAGTCTTTGGATTAATAACTGATCTTGAAAATATTACAGAAGATGATCTAATTTCTGAAACAAAATGCACAATTAATAGTTCTTACATTCATTCGCTATACTTTAAAGAACATCAATATATTGAAAAAGATGATCTCAAGGAAATAACTATTAAGATTTCTGCCGAGTATATTGGAGATTTAATGTTTTCTGCTAATGATTATGTTAATGAATATCATTGGGAAATTTGTTTGAGAGATGAAAAGATATTTAGAGATAATGAAGATATAATAAGAACAATTTTAAAATCAGAATTAAATTATGGAAGAAAAAGAAAAAAGTCTATTACTGATAATAGACCCACAGTATGATTTTTGTAACCCCAAAGGAACTCTCTATGTTCCTGGAGCAGAGAAAGCAACGAAAGAATTGTGTAAATGGATATCTGGGAAACGAAAAATCTTGGAAAAAATCATAGTTACACAAGATACTCATATGTCTTATCATATTGGGCATTCTATGTATTGGGAACAAACTCCTGAAGCATTTACAACTATTACTTCAGGGATGGTAAAATCGGGAAAATATACTCCAGCTTTTTATAATAAAGAAAATACTATCGCCTACCTTGAAGAATTAGAGAAGACAGGAAAAGTTCATACTATTTGGCCTGAACATTGTATCGCTGGTTCTTGGGGATGGAGTTTGCCCAAAAATCTAGTTGAGGAATTAAATTTATGGTCCCTCAGTAATCATGGCGCCGAATATGAGCTAATTCAGAAGGGAAGAAATCCACACTTAGAGATGTTTTCTGCCTTTTCTTATGCAAACGGCGCTAAAAAATCTGAGGGATATGAATTCCTAGATAAAATTGCTAGAGAAGATTATACCAAAGTTTATATAGCTGGTTTTGCAAAGGATTATTGTGTAGCAGAGTCGGTGAAAGATATGATGAAGGAACAAAGATTATCAGGAAAATTAGTGTTCCTAAATAAATGTATGGCTTCGATTGATAAAAATTCTGAATCTTTGAAAGTATATGAAGATGCTGTTAAAGATTTCGGTGCGATAATCGAAGAATAAAGGAAGAATAAAAAAAAGATAGGATTTAACTTGACTTTTAATTAGTCAAGACCTATCTTTTTATTTTTTTTTATTCGCCGATAATATCAAGTATTTTCACATAATTCTTTGATATATCTTCAAATAATATTTTTTCTTTTACTTCTATATCTGGATCATCCGGTAATATTTCTACAACTTCAGCACCTCTAGATTCATAATGTTGCTTAATGATATCATAAGATGAGTATTTTTCTTGTTTAGAGAAATAGTTAACTATTGCTTTCTGTAAGGAATAATTATCTTTATTATTAACTGGAAGTCCGGAAGTCTCACAATCTAAGAGAATCATTTCTCTATTTTCGATATCAATCATCATTGCTGCTATCGAATCAGTCTTAGATGTAACGGGAACTGTTAATTCAACCTTTTGCGGATGCCAAGTTTTATCACCTTCCTGTAATTTTTCTCTAGTACAATACCCCAACCATACAGGAAGAGTATCCATTCCTCGACCTTTATAATTGCAAACATCCATCACCACATATTTATATCCATTCTTTTTGCACTTATCTAGATCAACGTCTACATACTCTGCACAATCTCCTGGACGGTTTAATACATCACCAGAATGAACAGCAACATTAGAATTAAGTGAAGTATTCCATCCTATATTGCTAATATCATCATTAGACTTATATAAGAATGCATGAAGATCTAAGTCTTCCTCTCTATCTTTCTGAATCCAATGAACAAAAAACCTAACAATATTTCCAGAGATTTTATATCTTGTTCCTTTGGGGACAGATACATTTTGATTTCTCATACCCTTCGGAATAGGTATTCTCTTAATTTCTGGATCGATATATACAATCTCGTTTACTAAATCTTTCTCAGTAATTCTAGAATCTATGTTGAGAAATATTTTTCGAATTATATTATCTTTTATAGTTTCTAAGAATCCAGGGTTAATTGGTTTTAATCCATCTAGTATATATAAACCTTTTCCAGGAATATTTACCGCTCTAGGAGTACTTTCTGATTGATCTCTTATATCGTAGTAGCTAAGAATTTCTAAGAGTGTTTTATTTTTCATCCCTGAAGTATTTATAAAGATATCCATTATATCAGATTCTTTACCTTCTTCAAGAGCTCTTCTTAAGAGAGAATCAAATTTTCTAATAAATTCCCCTGGATGAGTAGAAATAAATTTAGCTATTTCTAGAATATCTTTACCAGTATCATACATATTCTGTACTTGAGAATTAAATGTACGGTACTCTTTTGATAAACCTTTACTCTTAAGTTTTACAAAGAAATCAGCACACTCAGGATAATTTACTACATATTCTTTTGGATGTACACGTTCTGATAACAATACCCAATGTCCATAAAAATGTTTTGCATCTCGTATACAGTTTTCTACTCCTTTAGCCTCAATTATTTTTTCTATTCTTCCACAAATTTCTCTACGTTTTGATCTAGGAAGAGTATCTAATTTTCTCCATTCAGGATTATCAGTTTTTTTATTAGACCAAGAGCTAACTTGTATTTTCTTTGGAACATGTGGAAGACTTGGATCAGCTCCCATTAAGTACAAACTATATCTCAGAACATCATTAATCTCGGCAATTTTATATTCCGGCCGATGTTTAGCTACTATACACATTGTTTCTTTAAATGGTATACGTTCTGGGATGCTAAGTTCTGGATAATTCTCTAAGAACCATGCCAACTCTTCCCTAGTTTCTCCTGTTAGTGAATTTCCGGCCGACATCATTTGCCGAGGAATATCCATAAATTCAGAAGGAGTCATAATCTTAAGCTGTCGATCTGGCTCTTCATCAATTATTTCCTTCTCTTCTTTAGTTGTCCAAGGATTATCTCTTAGAAATCCTTCAAGATCACCAGAATAAACTCTTTTTTGATCTAACCACAATTCCGATTTATCCTTAGAAATTACTTGTTCTGGAAATCCTGGATACAAAGGTTTAAACTTTTCCCCAGAATGATACAATTCGTGGATGTATGGAAGTAGATTTGTATGGAGATTTTCCATATCACTAATCGTCATCCTACATATTACTTCGGGAGAAAGAAAATATCTATATCTCTTTAATTCTTGAAGAAGTGAGATTAATACTCTCTTACTCTTTTCCTCCATGTTTCTAGGATCTACTAACTCCTTGCTCTCTACTAATACGCATCCTCTATGAAATGCAATAATTTCCTTGTTTAATTTCATTTCTGCCATATTTTTTTTGGTTTATAAATTAAATTTTCATCCACTTTTTTGCTCTCTCGAATTGTTTTATGAGATCATCTATCCAAGTACTAGCCGTACAATCTTTCTCAACTAATATCCATGAACTTGGAATGTCTGCTGAGTGATTCATAATAATAGAAAAACTAGTATCTTTTCTATCTTTCCCATCACCATCTAAGAAAAGTATTACCCCAAAAACACTCCCAAAGAAATATATCCTTGGAAGATGAGGTTGTTTTGATAGGTCCAGTTTATCATAATGATTTTTCCATGATCTATCTTTCAAATCATTTTTAATTAATTCATTTATTTCATCCATTTTTCTATTTTTCTATTTGTTTATTTTTCTACACTTATAAGAGTTTTCCGCCTTCTACAGTTATGGTCCTATGTTTCTTTTGTAGTTCGTCAAGTAATTTTCTTTTTAGTGTTCCAGGGAGAGGAATTTGTGGAAACAGCAACGTCTCACTTCTATGTTTCCAAAGCCACTCATCTATCTCTTCGAAGGATTGCTCAAAGACTTCAAAAACTGGTTGCTCATCATAAAACCATTCATCTAAGAATTCAACTTTAAAATCATATAGTCTAAGGTGAAGTCTAAGTTCGTCTAATTCTGAACCCTCTCGTGTAGATATTATTTCTCCAAGAGGATTATGAAGACGATATTGATTTTTTCGTTTTTCTAAGTCTCCGGTATATCCAATTTTTACAACCTTCCTTATTCCTTTCCATGCGCCAGATCCAAATAAATATAACATTTTATAATTTACTCCTTTTTCTTCTTACCTTTAATAATTCCAGCAACCCTATCTCCTGCCGCATCCTCTATCTTATTCCGCTGCTTCTTAAGGTTATTTTGATATCCATAGGTTGCACCAAGAATAGCTCCTGCAATCGGAATGGCAGCTGCTGCAATTTCATCATGGGATAAATATGTAAAATCATCAAGTGACCTATGTGTACCATAGGTAGTCAATGTTTCAGCACTTGCCATTCTTGCTTTCTTTGCAGCTTCTTCTACTGTCTGTTTCATAACTTATTCGGATTTGTTTTACAATAATTTTCATTCTCTTTCAGTTTTAAAATATTATTCAAATGTTCGTCTGAAAGCAGATGCTTATTACTAAAATTACCCAACATTATACGAGGTTCAATATTTTCATCTCTCATAAATTTCTGTAGTTCGTATATATGAAAAAGCAAACCTTCACAATCTACTGCGTAGTATTCAACGCCATCGTCATTGTTGGCAGATACTTCATAACCAATCCATCCACCGTTACCCATATAAGTATTTATCTCAATATTACGGCAAAAGCCATAACTGATAAGTAATAGCCTTAGTACATCTTTCCCACTCATACACATTTCGATTTATCAATTTGTCCTATACGCTGTCTTTCAAATCCCTCTATCTGTGCGTCAGTAAGGTTGTTCAGCCATTCATCAGCATACTTTCTGTACTTGGCATGATTGCATTTATAAAACTCCAATCTAAGCCATTCAATAGTTATGTCCTTTTGTTCCATAATCATCTGGTTATAGTAGTTCTTTACTTTACTTCTTATTTATAATTTCTAGTCCATTTACTCTCTTTCCTGGTAAATTTATAGTACACTTCTTAACTTCAAAATAATTCTCTAAGTCTGTTGCTTTTGGTGTTTTATCATAACTTATAGACTTATATAGATATCCAAGTCTGTCTTTTATTCCTGATAATGTTATTTTATCTCCTACCTTAAATTCATTATAAATAGTAGTATCCAATAATTCATCTGAAAAAGTAACTATTCCTAAGGCTTTCTTTATTTTAGTAATATGATATCCCATTCCCTTTAGCCTCTGAGGACCAAGAGTAATATAATAAGATTTAATTTCATCACTATCTGAAATTTGTCCTAATACTATATTAATAGCATCTTGGGATAATCCATACTCACAAAGAAGTTTTAATTTATCATATATAGTAGTTAATCTGGTATATACCTTCAGAAACTCAGATACCTCTTGATTTACTATGTCATCCTTACAATATATTCCAGTCTCCCTAGATTTAACTATTTCTAAGTACTTAGAATATAAATCTCTATCTACTAAAGGATCTGTTTTTATATAATCTAATACACTGGATACACAAAACTTATCCCCTAAGGTAGTAATAAGATTTTCTAGGTAATCCAAGTATTCCGTTTTCGTTAAGAATAAGTATTTTATTATTTCTATTACTTCATTCTTTAGATTAGTAAATTCTATCTCTCGTCTTCTAGGAGATTTTGGAAGAGATTCTAGGTCTATATTATCTATATCCTTAAAGAAATTTATTATATCCTCACTATAATAAAACCATTCATTTCCATATTCATTATATTTCAGACCTCTAAATTTATACTGTATTCTTTTCTCTATATCTTCATCATATCCTAATACCTCGTATAATAATTTATGCCCAGGGTTATGCATCCTATATGCCATGAATCGTTTATCTTTCTTTGAATCCTCTGTATACCCTATCTTCAAGAGGTCCAATACTTCTTTTGTATCTTTATTATAATATGTTGTTTCTATCAAATATATCATAATCTATTATCCTTTCTTTTTTAATAATTCATATCCCTTCGTTTGTTTCTTTTTTCCAGTAGTTTCATCCAAAATAGATATATAAATCAATTTAACCTCAAAATAACTCTCTAAGTCCTTCGCTTTAGCTATTTTATTATAATTAATACTAGAATATAAGTACCCTAACCTATCTTTTATTCCGGATAATGTTATTTTATCCCCTACCTTAAATTCATTATAAATAGTAGCTTCTAAAAGTTCTTGACTAAAAGTTACTATTCCTAAAGCTTTCATAATAAAGGTTTTACTATAACTAAGAGACTTCAATCTTTCAGGCCCTAATGTAGTATAGTAAGATTTAATTTCATCTGAATTAGATATTTGATTTAAAACCATATCAATAGCTCTATCAGATAATCCATATTCACACAATAATTTTAATTTTTCTTTCATTGTAGTTAAACCCGTATATACCTGCAAAAACTCAGATACCTCCTGATTTACTATATCATCTGGTGTAAGAATACTATGTACCGTGCTAAATACTGTAAATCTATCCTTATAATCAATCTGCTGTATCTTAAAAGCCCTAATCTCATTTACTAGTACTAAATTATTAATAACTGGTTTAAGAATAATATTACCATCGGAAGTGTGGATTTTATTTACTGCTACATAGTCATCCTTATAATTTTTTAAATTAGCTAAATCTTGATAACTTTTAGATAATGCAAACTTATCCTCTTTAAGAGAAGTAGAGTATGCTCTAAGTAGACTTTCCGTCATTTTCTTTTTTGATTCTATTATCTTTTGAAAATATTCTCCGGACATTCTTCTATAATCAGCAGTAGATCTATAATAAAAAGTAGCTGAATTTTTCCAAGGATTTTCGAATAATCTCTGCCTACCTAAAATCTGTGGTAAGTCCTCAGAGATATCCACTGCAAGAGAATCAGTATTAGAATCACTAAAAATAAAAGATCTAGCACATCTTGAATAAAAATCTGCCCCAAGGTATACAGTTCTAGTACAAAATGTAAACATCTTAGGTTTCTCCTCCTTCTTAGGAACCTTTCCAATTATGAAAGATTTACCTAATCTCCTTTGAATCTTTTTGAGGTTATCATCTGTCCTAGAACATAATATATTACATTGTTCTGGGGTGAGGTTGTTTTTCTTTATAATAGATGTAATATGATTTACAGAGTTTACATAAAATACTGCTTCATCTGATACTATTCTAGTAGGAATCCCATTTCTCATTACCGTAATCTCCTCAAAATCTCCAGATAAATATTTTTGAATTATCTCAGAAGCCTTCTCTCCTACAGACCTCATCACGAATACATCTAAGGCTGGTTTAATAACTCTTGATGGATCTTCAGTATGCCAATCCAACTCGTAATAAGGTAAGTCTCTAAATTCATCTAACATTTCTAAGTATTCATCCATCATAGGAGTAGCAGATACGAAATAAGCTGTAGGAGATTGTTTAAGGTATTCCAGAAATTTAAGCTCAGTATTACTTTTGAAACGGGCGTCATGAAGTATTGATTGAAACTCATCAACTATAGTATAAAATGTATAAAATCTATTCAGTTTCTCCAAGATGTCCTTTACAATTCGGTATGAATCGTATGTAACTAATATTTTACAAGGTAATCCATTAATACTCCTAGATATACAATACTCTTCAATCTCTCCATATAGTCTTTTATAAATTTCAGAATTTATACTATTTGTATTGATATCATTAGTAAAAGAAGCACTATTTTTATCAATCTTAGATAAATCTTTATCTATGTTAGACTCCTTATCCATTTCATTTACTACTAGATAAACATCAAACTCATGTTGATCTTTCTTATTTTCTAGTAACATCTTTCTAGGACTACATAAAATAACATTTTCATTACTTCTAATACAATATTCAGTAAATCCACAACCTGGAAGTTGTTTATTGATTATACATTTACCGGGGAAATTGTTAAATCTAAAATTCTCCCATTCACCTATATACCTAATTCCTCTAGGTACTATAATTTTATCTTTTATCATATTAATAAATATTTTAAATTACACAAATCTAATCATTGAATTCTAATACAGAATCCAGTTTTTTCTTTAGGTATCCTAAATCTGAAGACTAGGGATACCTTTATTTCATTAATTAGAGTTTAAAGGTATTATAAGAGCAAAATACAACTTTGAATCAGTTTTTTACCTACAAGTATTAATATAGATTTAAAGTTTATAAAAAGTTGTAGTGGTTCTTCTAAATAAGCGAATATAATGAGAGACCCGCCTCCCCTTCAGGGAGAGCGTGGTCGTCTTATTTAGAAGGTTCACGATACATCTTTATTAATATATCTTATTAATAATCTAATGAACCTTAAAAGAGTACCGTCCACTCGGAGCCTTTAGGGCTCCGGGGACTCTCACTAACGTTCGTACTTTTTAAGAACCATTAGAGATATATTATCTTTCTATCCAATTTCTTTTTCCCCTTTATATTTTCTATTATGTATTGGGATATCTTATTCAGTTTCTTGAAGGCCCGAAACGGAATGTAATGGAGTGAAGGGGATATGAATACTAGGTTCCTTAGTCTTCGATTTTATATTACAAAAAAAGAAAAGAGGAATTTATTCCTCTTTTAATTTAATACTTTTATATAAAGTTTAATACTTTCTGATATATACCACATACAAGATTCGATATATTATCTAGAAATAATTTTTCAAATGATGTTTGTTTAAGTTTATTATATGGAATACCACTAATTTCATTTGTAACTCTTGACAATTGTTTTAAATTTACGGTTATAGATCTTTTTAAGAAAAATTCAGTAAATCCAATGAATTTAATTAAGTTATCTACAAATTCCAATGCCTTTTTATTATCTTTTATAAAATTTCCAATAATTGTTTTCGAGTAGTTTATTGGAATTTCTCTCATAGATAAGTTATTAGATTTGAAACGATTAATTATACTATTAGTTATCCTATTAAATAGATTTATGTAAGGAATTGCGTGTTCATCATTATTTCCGAATTCATAAAACCTATAAGTAATTATTCCATAAACACGTTCTACATAAATATCTCTTGCTTTATCATAAATTACCTTTGCTTTATGATATTTAGAATCTATTTCCACAGCTATTCCTAAATAAGGGAAGAAATAGTCTAGTAAGAAATATCTCGTGTTTCTAATACTATCATCTAAACTAACTGAAAAAGAATTCAGGATACTATTCCATAAACTTACATTCTCAATTATTATTGGAAATTCTTCGATATAATTATACTCTTTAATATTATAATTATTATCAATAAAATTTTTAAAATTAATAGAATAACTACTCTTATCGTTTAAAATTGCTTTTTCACGATTAAACACTATATCTATTAATTTATTATTAATTTTTACTTTTCTAGGAATAAAATACATTCCTATATAAGCTGTATAAAATTTATCTCTTATTACGTAATTTCTAATCAAATTTAAATCCATATTACATATTTGTTATTTATGTCAAAAGGTTAAAAAAAACAAAGTAGCAAGGGTCTCTCAACCTCCTACTACCTCTACCTAATATTGCCTTAAAGCCTTGTCCGAATACTCGACCCTTATCTTTATCGACTTCTTATCTGTTAACCATATACAACAAGGTAGCTACTTAGGATCTAGAATATTAGTAAGTAGCAATCTAATATTAATAAGATTCTGCAGTTAATCTTATATCCCTATCATATATAAGAATTTCCCAGTTTCTCAGACGGTCGAAATTAAGTTTTTGCGCTTTCTATAGAATAAAACCCTTATATATGCAGAAAAATATTAGAAAAATTTTATAAAGTAAAATTTATGAATTGATTTTAATATTTTTCTTTTTGTTTATCCATTAATTTATATTAAAATCTATTATGAGCAATAAGAAAGAAATTAAGGTAGTAGTACAAATTAAAAAAAGATTTGTCAGTGTTAACTCTCTGTATAAAGCAAGAATTATGTATGTAGGAGGTAGACCAGTCCCCAGTACTTATAAAAATCCGAGAGCAGTAGAAATTGAGAGAGAAATTAGAGATCAACTCAGGGCAATCGATTTTTCTGATTATCTAGAATGGCTCCGAACCACCCCCGGATTCAAACTTCATATTCAATTTATCTTTAAGAAAAATATAACTAACTCTGATACATCCAATTAAAAAGTAGTTGCCTAAATGATACTATGTTGTTTAGGAAAATCTTATTAAAATGCTGGAAAATTACATCACATATATTTTCCGCCCATAATATAAAGGGAGGTTATAAAAAGTGATGGAGAATAAATCAGCAGAAATTATACTAAGATATAATTTTTCAACGACTAAATATAAGACTAAGGGGAAGTTCCTTAGATGATATAGTCTATTTTTATATTAAATATATAGATATTCAGTACTATAAGAATATAGAGGATATTTGGACCAGATTTGTTAAAGAGGATCTGGGTATTGAGAGATATGACGACAATCTTCATGTTGAGATTTCTGCAGTTAAAAGTATTATCCCTAAATCTACTTCAGAATATGCATGTTTATACTTAACTGAATCTACTTTTAACGTAAGACTTGATCAAGAAGATAAGCCTAAGCGTATTTTCTTGGGAGGTACTTGTGGTGGATCGGCCTGGAGAGATGAATTAATTCCAGAACTTGATAGACTTGGATTTGAATATTTTAATCCCGTTGTACCTGATTGGACTCCTGAATGTATAGAAAAATCCGAACTTTGTAATACACATCTCTATATCATAACCCCGGAGATGAGTGGTGTATATAGTATAGCAGAGATGGTTAATTCGGTATGGGAATGTTTATCGACCGGTACTGGTTTTGTATGGATTGGAATTCTCGAAAGTGAATCTTGGGAACCTCATCAACTCAAATCACTTCAAGCAACTCTCGATCTAATTAACAATATCGCCGATGGAAATAGTAGAATTAGAGCAAAGCTTATAAAAGAATCTAAAGAAATATTAACGTGATGAGAGTAAAAAGAAATAATATTGTAGCAGTAAGAGTTTTTACTGGCAGAGATTTAATTGAAAAACTATACTCTGAAGGTTGGGAAGTAGAACAACGAGAATATGGATTACTTTCTGGAGTAAAAAAGTTATCAAAAGGAGCAATTAATGCTATTAGTGATTTAGGAGATAATTTAATAGTAAAGCCGATTAGTAGGTCGAAAATGGGAAAGAAAATTATCGATAAAACGCAAGATTCTATTGAAGATTCGTTAGATAAAAGAATTAAATTGGATAGAGAGATTAAGGAATTAGATAAATCCATTAAAGATCTATCTTTATCTAATGAAGATTCAGCAAAATCTATCAAAAATAATTTAAAAAATGAAGCTGCTAAAAATAAAGCATATACTTGAAGATAAAAGCAATACTTCAGGAAAATCTTTTGAAAATGGAACTATTGATATAAGAAATCCAGAAATAAAGAAAGCTGTTAGAAAAAAGCTTAAATTCGATGGTCGAAAAGATATGGAACATTTTAATAATAGTAATGATTTAATTTTATTTAAAGAATCTTCAGGTAATCCAGCTTTAGCTCATGAGATTGGACATGTAATAAATAGAAATTCTAAAGGAAAGGCCGCAAAAATAGATAGAGAGGCTGAAAATATAATAGAAGAATTTCATAAACCAGCAGATTCTCCAGGAGGAAGAGATAATTCTAAAGGTCTGTGGAAATCAGTAGAAAGATTTTTCAAAGGTAAGAAAGTAGTAAATAATGAAAAGAATGCCTCTGAAAATGCTATTAAGCTATTGAAGGAATCTGGAGCAAGTGAGAATGAACTGAAACTTGCAAAAGAGAGTTTAGATAAATCCCTGGAGAGTTACAAAGAAGAACATAAAATGTATTATAAGTCTCCATTTATTAATAAACTTCAATCATTTAGGAAAAATAAGGAGAAATAATCATGTTTGGTTGGAAAAGAAAGAAGGAAAAGGATCTAATGTATCAATCTTTGGAAGAGGAAATTAGATTCATCGGAAAAGATCTTGGAATTTATAACTATGGAGACTATAAGGTAGAAACATCTTATAAAGAAGCTACTGAGTTTGAAGATTTATTAAAGGAAGTTAGACATAAATTTTTCTATCTTGAAGAAAAATATAAAAACTATGAATTAAGTATATCACTTAGATCTTATTCATCCGCTAATCTTGTAGATTTAGATGAAATAGAGAATCGAATTTTGAAAGATCATGAAGCAAGAGATATTTTTCTAGACTATATTGGGAGATATAAAAATAATGAGTTAAAATTAATGGATATAAATTTTAACTTACTATATGATTTATCTATGAGATATGCTTATGATGTATTAAGGGCGTTAAACAGAATTGCAGAATCTGATTCAGATAAACTAATATTGTCAGATTGGGAAGAAAATTTATCTCGTGTTGTAAAAAAACCTTATTATTATTCAAGTAATTATAATAAAGAAAAACTTATGCCGTACCTTGGAGCCTACTTTGTTGATCAAAAAGCAAGGGACTCTTTATATGAGTTTATTAGATGTAGAAGATAATAATAATGAGTAATTCTAGAAATTATACAATATCTTTAGAGAAAAAATTAGGGATATTTAATCATAAGTTATTTTATTTAAAAGATTATGTAAAAAGACTTGAAAGATTAGTAGAGAATTTAGATAATGTAACTTTTCATACTGTTCCAGAAACCAGTAAGGAAGTAAATGAGGTTATTGAAAAAATTAAAAATGAAAATCTGAATATAGATATTATATATCCTCATATAATTAATAATGATTTTAACTTCGATCAAGAAACTCTAAATAAGTGTGGTTATAATTTTATTAGAAGTATAGAGTATTTAATCGAATTAATTAATGAAAAAGATGATTTATTTTTATATTGCAGTAGAGATAATAAATTTTATACTAATCGTTATCTTATAGATAGTCTTTCAGATATTATATATAATGAGGAATATCAAAAGCTTTAAAACTAGAAAATATAGAGCCAAATCTAAATCAATGGACTAATTTTTTATACAAAAATTAGTATGTTTTACATATATGGAAAGGTTAAAACCTAATATATGAAAGAACATTAGAAAAATTTATAAAAAATATAGATTAATCTAATGTTCTTTTTAATTTACTCATTTTAAATTGGGGAGAATAGATCTGATAAGGGTTGCAAACTTTATCTTTTCGATGTCTCCCTTTTTAATAAATTTAAGATGAGTTTAAGGTTGTTATAATATTTAATAAAAATGAGTAAGTTAATTGTTAATCAAAGTGAAGTAGAATCTGTCACTGGTGAAGATATGAATAATAGTAGTATCTACTTACCTGAATGTGATTCTAATGGAGTACCATTATTAAGAAGAGTAGAAAAGTATCCAGATCTCTCTGAATCCGAATTTATACCTATTGAATATCCTGAAATAAAGAAAGGAATGTATAAAATTAATAAACTTGGACAAATACTTAGACTGAAGGATAATAAAATCTTAAATGGAACTATAACTGTTAAAAACTATAAGCAAGTTAGTTTATTGAATATAAATAATAAACCTAAATCTTATAGAACACATAGATTAGTTGCAAGTACTTTTCTTATAAATCCTGATTCTAATATATACGATGTAGTTAATCATTTAGATCATAACACTATTAATTGTAATCTTTCTAATCTTGAATGGACAACTATAGCTGAAAATAGTAATAAAAACAGTGGTAGATGCTCTAGTATTTCTGAAGATAAGTTAATGAGTTATATAGCATTAGATGATCAAGGAAATGAATTATTTGAGATTAATAAGTATAATAATAAAGGTTATGATTTAAATTCTGTAATACAAGCAGTAATAAAAAAGAATAAATATAGAAAATATTATTGGAAAAGATCTAGGTTATCTAAAAAAGAAGAGGCTCTTAGGTTAATAGGATTTTCTGGTAACTTAGATGACTATGAATGGCATGAACATTGGAAGTATCCAGGATTATATGTATGTAAAGAAGGATTTATAAGAAAAAATAATAAATTACTTTGTCATATTAATGAAGAAGGATATGTTAGAACTACAATATTTTATAATGGGGGAAAAAGAAATTTAAGTGTTCATAGAATTATAATGGAATTTCTTTTAAAAAGAGATCTCAAAGACGATGAAGTAGTAGATCATATTAATACTATTAGATATGATAATAGATTTGAAAATCTTAGAGTAACTAATTTGGAAGGAAATATGAATAATCCATTAACTCTTAAAAAATATAAAAAATTAAAAATTATAACTGATCTATTAGGAAATTTTTTAATGTTAGATTATATTAATGTAATTTATAATAAATTTTTAAAATTAGATAGTAAAAATGTTTCGGAAAAAGTAAAATCATCAGACTACTATAGTAAACGTATAACTATAAATAATAAATATTTTATTATAGATCTAAATAATATAGATAAAGTATTAAAAAATATGGAAACAGTAGTATATGTAATCTCTAAAGATAAAACAAAAGTAGTAGGTGCCTATATTAATTGTATTGAAGCTAGTAAATTTGAAAAACCTTCTGTAGATACTATAAGAGAACGAATAAAAGATAAGAAAATAGCTTTTGATGGTAATTATTATATGAGAGGATCAGAAGCAGTTAAGTTAATTCTTTCGTTAGGTTATGGAACATCCTTAAATTATAAAAAATTATGATAATAATATTAGATAATGGTTTTATTAATATGGCCGTTTAAGGTAGTAATATCTTAAATTATTAGTAAGTAAATTCGGTGAAAGACCTTAGAAATAGACTTCTAATCTAAGTAAATCCAATACCGAGCTAAGAATTAAAATATAATTCTTAGTGTAACGAATAAAGACTTACCAAGATAATAAAATATCTTGAAATTATATTCTGCTCTATATGAAAAGTTTATTATATAGTTAACATAACTGCATGGAAATAATACCCCTGGAAAAAGAAGTCCAGATGGGGTTTTACGAGAATATGCTTATACAAGAGAAATAGCAAGACTCATAAAAGAAAAATTAGAAAGCGAACATGGAATTGAGATTATTCTATTAGTCCCAGAAGAAGAAGATATTAGCTTAGGAGAAAGATGTAGAAGAGCTAATCAAATTTATACAAAACAAGCTAAGTGTGATGCTATTCTTATATCTATTCACTTAAATGCTTGTACTGATGGGTCTTGCTGGGGAAAAGGAGCGGGGTTCGAAGCTTACACATACTACGGTGTTAGTAAATCTGATATCTTAGCTGAATGTTTATATGAAGCTGCTGAAAAGTATCTCCCAGGAAAAATTATGAGAACGGATCTTAGTGATGGAGATAAAGATAAAGAAAGTGGGTTTTATATTCTCAAACATACTATAATGCCTGCTGTTTTAACGGAGAACCTCTTTATGGATAATAAAAAAGAATATGAATTTTTATTATCGCCTGAAGGAAAAGAGGCAATAGTTAATCTTCATGTCCAAGGAATTTTAGATTATATAAGTAAAATAAAAGAACAATGAAATTATATAGTAAAACAGACTACATTGAATATAAAACAAATCCACAGTCAGGAGATTACTTGGGGAAAATCTTATCTGAATGTTTTGAAAATTTCTTAGAATCGGATAAGGAAGTTAGAGTATCAATCTTAGAAAATATACTTAAATACAAACTAACCCTAGAAGATACGACTGAGGATTATCAAGCATGTTCTGTAGTGTTATCTGAGAATTTCGAAAACATAACTTACACATGGATAGCTGAACAATTCGGATATACTCTCATTTCAAATCCTAGGAAAATTACAACACTCGGAACACTTCTTGGATTTGAACTAGATATTGCTCATGGAAATTTACTGCCTGAAGAGAGTTATACTGGGGAATACCTAAGTTGTGCCTATGAATCTTTAAGACGTAGGTTAATTATGAACTCTATAGGATGGGGTTGTACAGTGAGCAAGGAATTAGAGGATGCTAAGAAATGTATGGAAAAGCGAATGAAAGTTTTTGAGAGATATTTTAGTGGGAATATTAAGTTTCCAGTATTTTCTCAACCTTTTATGAACTCTTCTTGGGATCCTGACTTCTATGGATTTTGTTATGGAGATGGAACTTACGGCGAATGGAACTACTCTTGGGCCGGCTTTATCGGGAGAGAATATCATGATTGGACAAGAGAAGATCAGATTTATTTCTCATGTCTCTACGAAGCCACTGATCAATATTTGGAACATCATTTAAATATGCTCCCGACAATGATACGGCCCGAACTTTTATACTTCGCCGATCTAAGTCTCTATTGTGGATGTTCTGGAATATGGGCATTTATGAATAGAGATATTTCTGGAGATGAAAAGAACTCCGAATTAAATAAACTTTACACCAGATTAACAGCTCTAGGAAAAATTGAAGGAGCTGGAATGGAAGTATATAAAGAAATGGCAGAATCTTTAGGAAAACATGCTGCCAATTATTATGACCTAGATGAGATACAGGAAATAATAGGTTATAGAATTTATTTGTAATAATTTAAAAACGTTTTTGATTATGATTAATGATGCATTATTAAGTGGATCTGCCGCAGATGGTGGACCCCAAGCTGGTCTTCCTGTTACGGAAGTAGTTAAAAGTCTTGATATTAAGAAGGATGCTACTATTCCTCAACCTCTTCCGACTGATGAAGAGATTAATATCAAGGAATCAGAAAGTATTAAATTTGTAGTTGGTGAGTCTCTTGAAATGAAAATCGGGGAAGTTAAGTTTTTAGAACTTCGTCAGGAGCCATTTATTTCAAATCTCCCTTATGTAACTTATGAATCTAGTAATCTTAGGGTAGCTAGATTTATTGAAGATGGAGTTATTCTTGTTTGTTGTCCTGGAACAGTTAAAGTAACTGCAACAACTAGTGAAGATGTTAATAATCCACTAGTAGCTACTCTTACAATTACAGTAGTTGATCCTAATGCTCCTAAAGCAAGAAAGGGAAAAAAGTAAAGTAGAACGTTATAACCAAGCAGGAGGACTTATAAATCTTCTTGTTTGGTTTTTGATTTTTGTAGAATAGATGGCAAAAAAGAAAGAAAATAATATAAATCACTTAGAGACATTTTACTTCTCAGATATTCCAACTCAACCTTATCCGGTGTATTCAATATCAGAATCTGGAAACTTATACTCTCTGAAAAATATAGTATATCCAGGAAAATCAGCTAAAAAATTTACTCGTGCAAAACAATTAAAATGGAGATCTCAACAAGCTAGATTAGTAGATTTCTTAATAAACATAGATTATTTTTATCCATTAACTGTTTATAGGGAATTTCTAGTACCTATTCAAAATTCTCTTAGACTTCCTGGCATTTCTGGAGGTTTTTTCTTATTGGATTTTTATTTTTATGAATTATCCTTAGCATTAGAGTTGGATTCTGACTATCATAATCTAGACGCCGATAACCTTAGGGACGAATACTTGGAACAGCTTGGAATAGAAGTCTTCAGAATATATAACTTAGAGAAAATTACAACACAGAAGGGTAAGTTTAAAGAATTTATAGCTCTTCTCAAATCTAAAGTTCCTGTTCAAAATCCACGTCCCTTTGATTTCCTCGGCGACTTAAGAAAAAGAGAACAGGGAGGAGATAGTTCAGGGTTATGGAAAATCGATTAAACGCTTCCTAGTACCCTCGAGAATCTTATTATTGATAGTATATAATAAAATAGAAACTTTATTAAATTAACAGATCATGAAAATTCAAAGAGGAGTAAACCCAGAAAGTAGAATGATACAAATTACAGTTACTACACCATTATTAGCTGAATATTATAACAATTTTAGTGGTATGATTCGGAATAATAGTAGTAGTATTTCTGAGGGGGTTAATGTTGAAAGAGTAAACACCGATTCAGCTATGGTATCTTTTCCACTTCCATCAGATTCTCAAATGATAAATCATGGAGATAAAGCATTAGTTTCTATGCCTCCAGAGGTTGTAGATAAATTAAATGATGTAATAAATAAGTTTGTTAATTGTGGACTTCGGAAAACATTAAAAACAGTAGAATTCCTTCCACTTAACAACTATGAATTATCAGGACTTCAGGAAGATATTAAATCTGCAATAGAGAATAAACGAAACTTTTGCATTCTCAGAGATTATAAAGAGTATCAAAAAATGTCGGAGGAGAGAAAGTATCAATTTACCCAAAAACTAATCAAATACGGTACATCAGAGTATGCAGACGTAGCTCTTCTAATTAATTCTGGAAAAATGGATGAACTTAGAGGATGGTTAGATCCGCAGTTGAGTTATTGTGAATGGATTTAAATGATTAACTTTATAGTGTTTCCTCCAGGTTTTTATATCAGAGGAACACTTTTTATTTAATGATTTATTATAATATATGTATGAAGGAGTAATATATAAATATACAAATAAAATAAATGGTAAGATTTATATAGGTCAAACCATTAATGAGAAAAGAAGATTAAATCAACATAAAAAGAGCTCCGAAAATTCTCTATTTCATCGAGCAATTAAAAAATATGGTTGGGAAAATTTTGAATATAAAGTTTTATTTAAAATTCATTGTAATAATGAACAAGATTTAACCAATACATTAAATATAAAAGAGTCTATTGCAATAAGATTTTTTAATTCTATTGATAGTAATGTTGGATATAATTTAAAAATTAGTGGTTCTAAAGGGAAACTAAATAAATCAGTTAGAGATAAAATTTCAAAGTCTCATAAAGGATTACCTGGAAGAAAACATACAGATGAAGAGAAAAAATCTTTATCTATAAAAAGAAGAGGGGTTTTAAATCCTATGTATGGAATTCACAGACCTCACACTGAAGAAGAAAAGATAAAAATGTCAATTGCACTAAAAGGAAAATATGTTGGTCCTAAAAATTTAAATTTCGGAAAGAAACGTAAGCCTCTAAGTAATGAAGTAAAGAATAAATTATCAATAGCAAATTCTATTCCAGTAGTTCAATTATCCATAGAGGGTGATTTTATAAAAGAATGGGTAGGCGCTAAAAAAGCAGAGAATGATTTAAAATTAAAAGGAATTACCAAAGCATGTAAAGGAAAAGCAATAACTGTTGGAGGATTTAGATGGATGTATAAATCAGAGTACGAATCTAATGATTATGAATTAAAAAGTACAGAAAAATTTAATATTAGAGGAGTAGTTCAATTAGATCTCGATTGTGAAGTAGCTAATACATTCAAATCAATTTCTGAAGCATCTACTATAACAAAGATAAATTATTCTAACATACGAAGTTCCCTAAATCCAAACATAAAAAGTAAAACTGCTGGAGGATATAGATGGATATATAATGATGATTTTCAAAATTTAATAAAAGAAGGGAAAGATATAAAAAATGAATTAATGCCTCCAACAATTAGTCAATTAGATGAAAATGGAGATCTTGTTAAACATTGGTTAAGTATTTCCCAAGCTGCAAAAGAATTAAATATATCCGGAGGTATTATTAGACGAAGTATTAAATTAGGAGGTTTAAAAATAAAAAAGTTAAATAATAATAGATTTATTAAATATGGAACAGATTAGTAATAATGTGATGGTACTGAATGTAGGAGATCAAATTCCTCCAGGTACCGAAGATGCATTGAAAATTTATTTAGGTGGTAGTATGGATCTTGGACCTACTGGAGAATACAATTGGTTTCAGAAATTTATAGATGGAATGAAAGTAGCTGTAGATCCAACAAAAGGGTATATGAATTTATTCAGTAAGTATAATTATATAATATTTAATCCATACTATGTTCCTAAGAATCCAGCTCAGAATATATTTAATCAGGAATTTACTCAAAAATGGACTTGGGAAAATCAATGTCTTGAGATGGCTGACTGTATATTTCTAAACTTTCTTGGAAAATCTACTAGTCCTCTTCCACTTTACACATTTGGTTATATTGTAAGAAGTGGAAAATTAGTAGTAAGATGTCCAGAAATTTATACTAATTATGGAATTGTAAAGATGGCATGTGATACTTATAATGTACCTCTAGTTGGTAGTAAAATGGGAACTGTAAATCAAATTCTTAGTCTTATGTTTAGTTTTATCCCTAAATTTCAAGAAGTAGGAAAAAATACATTACCAGAATAAAAAAAAATGAAAACACTTATTATTTTAAAGGGATTAGCAAAAAGTGAAAAGCTTGAATGGGTTAAATCTCAAGGTCTAGAGAATTTCTTTCTAGATTATTCTATTTTCAAGAGATTATATAGTATGCCTGAGTTAGATCGAGATAAAACAACTGATATCTTGGGAAGAACGAATATTAATCTCATCTTTAAGTCATGGTTTGAAGCAATTAATAATAAGCTCGAATCTGGATGTCTAGTTGTTATCGATTATGATCAGGAGAAAACAAAGATTTTGGAAGATATGGGTATGATTTATGGTTATACTTGTTTCTATAAAATCTTTAATATCCCTCATGACTATACATCGAATCCAGAAAAGTATAGTCCGGTAGGATTTAAAAGAAAAACAAAAGAGGAATTAGAAGCAGAAGTTATTACATTTCTAAATCTTCAACTTGGATATACAAAGAAAATTATAGAATACTCTGATGTTACTGATTATTGGAAGAAGAAAGAAGTAATTCTAGATATTCCAAGAAAAGAAACGATGTATTTTTTCTCCGATCTTCATTCTAATTATTCTCTCTATCAAAAAATTAATCTCTCTCCTGGAACAATAAGAGTACACTTGGGAGATTATATTGATGGTCCAGAGGAAGGTGGATCTAGGAAACTTATAGAAATGATCTTTAAGAATGCATCACACTATAATATTTTCTTAGAAGGAAATCATGAACGTAGACTTAGAAAATTCTTGTTCTGGAGATGGGCTGCAAGTAGTAATTCAGGTGGAAGTAGGGCTATTATTGCTGAGATGCTTTATAATTCACTTCCAACAGACTTTTTAACAACAACAGCTGATGAATTTAGATCTTTAACTCCAGGAGAAGCATTGACATGGTTGAAGAGATTAAATGATATCTTAAGAACCCATATAATTATTAAAAAAGACGATACTGTTTTTTATTGTACACATGCTGGAATTAAATATCTTGAACAACTTAGTCCTAAATTTATAGGAAATGTTATCTATGGAAATCGAGATATGGATATTTATGATAAATGTTTCTCAAAAACTATATGGAAACCTACAGGAAGATGGTCGGTTCATGCTCATTGTAAGTATCCATATGGCGTTGATTTCCTTAAATATGATGGAGTAGTTAATCTAGATCCATCATGTGAAAAAGAAATAGTTTATATGGAAAATAACATTAAAAATTTTTTACCATGCATCGTACAGTAACATTAACAGTAAAAAGTAAAGACTTAGGAAAAGTATTAAGTTCTTTAGAGATGAGTAAAGACTTCGAAGAGAATACTACATTAACTCTTAGTATTGATATTGAAGATACAAAGAAAAATTATCAAGTTCTTTGTGGGTCTCCTGAAGTTTTGGAATGGGATTTTATTGAGGAAGATAAATCAGAGGATGATGAAATCGTACAGGAAACAAAAGATAATTACAAAAAGTCAGTAAATCCTGTAACTGATATAGAAGAAGCGATAAAAACTGTTAAGGAGAGTCTTAATAAGGAAAAGTCTTTATGGCCTGATAATATATATTCAGTTGCCGTAAATACAGGAAAAACTCTTGGGTATCTTGAAGAATATATTAAAACTTATGACGACATAATTGAATTTATCTTAATATCTTGGAGATTATCAAAAAAATTTCCCAAGTATTCAGTAGATTTTGTTCAAGAATATATCCTCCCAGCAATTATCCAAAATCAAACAGATATTTCAGAAGTATCAAGCTTAGATCGAAAAATTCCTCTCCTAATTACATCTTATTATTCTGGAGTTAAAACAACAAAAGAAGTACTTAAAGATGTGATTAGAAAAGTTCAAGAATCATGGGAGATTATGAAAGAAACTGAAGATGTAGTTTCTTTAGTTACATTATTGTTTGGTGGTAAAAAATAGTAATGTCATGACGGAAGAAATACTTAAAGATATAAAAACTAGTTTAGGTTTAGATGATGTTGATGAAGCTATTCCTTATATCAATCAATGTATTCAAGCTAGAGATAGGATTTTATCAGACGAATATTCTGATTTTAAACCAGGAAGCTTAGTTCTTGATACTAGAGATAATGAAATTGGTTTTGTAATTGGACCAATTAATATGTATGGAGATATTAATACGGATAGTTTTGTTAAATTATCACACAACGCTAAAGTAAGTGATAAAAATACTACAATGTTAGTAGTGACTCGAGTAATTGGAGGTTTAGAGAATGAAAGACGTTCTAATTTTAGAGTTAGGTATATTAAACGAGGCTATCTAACACCATTAAAGGTAGAAGAGAATAATCTCGATTACTCAACTAATAGTGTATCAGATCTTGATACTTTTTGTGGAAGTCAGTGTATTATGGAATGTACATCTGAGTGTAAACTATATAAATATAGAAGGAAAAAGTAATTAAAAACAGAATAATACTAGGAGGGAAACCTCTTAGTATTTTTTATCAAAGAATTATGAGTAAAAAATGGTTACATGGAGCTATACCTGCTCTACTAATTCATGGCTGTATAGGAACTGTTTATTGTTGGTCCTTATTGTATGATTATATAAAAGAATCTATTACTGGTAATTGTACTTGGGCATTTTCCTTAGCCATATTTTTCTTAGGGATTTCTGCAGCTTTTTTCGGTCCCTTAGTAGAAAAGAATGTAAAGAAAGCTGCAACTATAAGTTCTATCCTCTTTGGTTCTGGAATGATCTTATCTGGAGTAGCATGTTATATAAACTCTATTCCACTTCTTTACCTTAGTTACGGAGCAATTATGGGTACTGGAGTTGGAATTGGATATATCACCCCAGTAAAAACCCTGATGATGTGGTTCAAGAATAATAAAGGTCTTGCTACTGGACTTGCTATTATGGGATTTGGATTAGCGAAAGTAATAGCAACACCTCTTCTTAATTGGAGTATAGAAAGATGTGGAATATACTGTACTTTCTTCTCTTTTGGGGTTTGGTATACTTTGATTATGTTACTTGCTGCAATACTTCTTAAAAAACCAATAGAAGAAGGAAAAATAGAGAATACATCAAGACCCAAATTTAAATCACTTAAGGAATGGTTTGATAGGAAAAAACAACTCCTAAATCTACCAGCAATTACTACTATATGGTTGATTTTTTATTTAAATATCTCTTCTGGATTAGCAATTATAAGTTATGAGAAATATTACTATGAAACAGCTGGAATTGGAATAGTTCTAGGATTAGTATTTTCAGCTATTTTTAATTCTCTAGGTCGTTTTGGAGTTGCTTGGTGGTCTGATTATTTTAAAAATCGTGGAAAACTTTTTGGAATAATCTTAACATTCTCTGTTCTTTCGGGAATTACAGCTTTTATGGCTCCAGGTTTTATTCCAGTAGCTGTACTTTTATGTAATGCTGGGTATGGGGCAATGTTTTCAATAATGCCTTCTGTTCTAGCTGATAGGTATGGAATGAAAGACGTATCTGAGATTCATGGATTAATACTTAGTGCTTGGGCTTTTGCTGGTCTTTCTGGAAATCAGTTTGCTAATCTTTTAGTAGGTATTCCAGAGAGTTCATATAAAACATTAATTCTTGGAAGTGTTGGGTTATATTGTATTGCTCTATCTTTAAGTGCTAAATTGTGGAATAAAGACTAAAAACCTTATATATGATATAATAAATAAGAAGTTATGAAAAGTAATAGAGCGTTTGAAATTTTATCTACATTAAGCTATGAACCGTGTTATTGTGAAGTAGATGAATCTATAATTGATTATAGTAATGCAGTTAGAGCAGTAGAAGAGGCTGAAAATGAAGTAATAGATCTGCTTAAGGAAAGTATATTAGCGAAATTTCAAAATGGGTCTACAAAAGATACTATAAAGATTATACTTGAAGAAACTATAAAAGAGTTTAAGGATGAAAAGTAAAGAAGGAGATAAATATTTAGGAAAACACCTGAATAGTATAAATGACTTATTAGAAGAAGGTCATGATCCGAAAGTTAGAGATCTGGTAGTTTATGAAGATGCAAAAATACTATCTGATATTTCTTATTTTGAGGGTTATGATGCTGGGGTGTCGGATGAAAGAAATAAGGAAGATTATGAAGTATGGATGGTCGAGTTATTCAAGAAAATCGCTGTAGATGGATTACCAAAAGAATATAAAGGCGGCCATTCTAAGATATGTGTTTGTTTTGTTCCGGCCGTTAATGGAGAACTTGACAGATATGTTATTGGATACTATAATTATAAAAAGAAAGGTTGGATGACTTGTTTATGTGAAGGATGTCAAGAATGTTTCCGGCCGACTCATTATCTAGAACTTCCGGCCGCTCATAAAATCAGAAAAGAATATGATGTAACTGGGCAAACTAGATCAACAAATTCATTTCCTGAAGTTCCTGATGGTGTATATCAAGGAAAATTCGGTGGACATGTTGGAATGATAGAGTATTTAGGAAAGGTCTATAACTTCACATTCTTAAAAGGTATCGTTCAAGAAAATATTCCAAAAACAATAACAGTAATAGATGGATATGGATGGACTCTACTAAAAGATGGACCGATTGTACCAACCGTTTGAAACTATAACAAATTAAAAATAAAAAATTATGAAGAAAGAAAAATCAGAAGAAAAAGAAACATTAGAAGTTAACAAATTAATAACTAAGAAAGAAAAAATCAAGGATAATATTGTAGATATTATCGATATTGATGACGAAGAGACAGAGGAGTTTAAATTCTCTGGTGGAAAATTGGTAATAGATGACTCACTGAATGTAATTGGAAAGTGGGAATCTAAGAATTATACATCATTAGGAGATGGTGTTTATATGGGGTTTGTAAATAGCGGAGAACATGAAATAACGCTAATGGAAAGTAAGAAAAAGCACTCCAACATATTTGATTTTGGATTAGAGAATGGATATATCGCTATAAATAGAACTACACTCAAAGTAATCGTAAAGAATAAAAAAGGTTATATCGACTGTAGACATCTAACTCTAATCTGTGATTACCTGAAAAAATCTATCAATTCCAAAGAAAAAGAAATTAAATCTTTGGAAAATAGTATATCAAGAATTGAGTCACATCAAGCAACATTTTCTAGTGAAGAATCTAGGGGAACAGTATTAAAATCTCAAAAAGAGATATTATGTGAGCTCAATGAAAAATTACCCTCACAAAAGAAATTATATGAGGAACTTTCAATGAAGAGAGCCAAATTACTGCAAGAAGTTCAAGAAGAATATGAAAATTGCTTGAAATCTTCTAGTGAAATGGAAAAAGTCATGGAAGAACGGAAAAAATCTTATGATGCAGAGTTAGTTAAGTGTTATGGAAAAGAACATCCTACATCAGAAGATAAGAAAAATAAACACAAATCAGAAGAACTCGCCCTTCTCGAAAAATTATTAAAAGAAGGAAGAAAAACGATAGCTCTTATTAATTATAGAATTCCTAACTATGAAGATATGTTAGAAATTCTTAGCGGTAAGTCTATTAAAAGAAAATCAAAAAGAAAGGACGACGATGATTAAACTACTAAGATTACACAAGTTAATTTGGGGAATTCTAGTTATTATAGGAATTCTTCTTGAGATGGTAATTGTAGTACCAATCGTGTTTTTAGTGTTTATTTATAATTTTAGATTTAATCCAAGAAAAGTATGGGAAGCAATACATAGCGCAGACCTAGATTTTCAGAATAATTGGGGAGGTTATGCCTATCGTGATCATACTCCTTGGGATACGTTCAAAAGAAGATATAAATATACATTTAATCATATAGAGAACGAATCTAAAAGACAATAAAAAAGATAAAGTAGTAAGACATCAAAGCTTACTACTTTTATTTTCTATGTAAAAAAAAGGGAATCTCAGAAACCCCGAAATCCTTATTAATGTATGAAAAAGAATTTTAAAGAAAAAGATGATTTTATATTTTTAAATAAAGAACGAGTTCGGCTTACAATGTTAGTTACTACTAATTATTATATGGAATGCAAGATTAATACTGCATTGATCTCCGAACTTTAAATTTAAATACGTGGCGGCTCATGTTATTAGTTACTACTAAATTATAGATTTGTAAACTATGCGATTTACTGTAACGATCACCGCCACGTAATTTAAAAAATATAAATAATTCTAAACTACAAGAGAAATCCTGTAGTTTTATTTTTTCTTCTCTGATACAAATAAAAAAAAGAACCTAGATTTTACTCTAAGTTCTTATTATTTTTCTATTCATTTACAGGAGGAAAGTCATCATTAATAACTTCTTCATTATCAATTAAACCCGCCTCTTTGTAGCAATTTCTTTTATTCTCCTTCATCCAGGCTACTAAACATCCTATTAAACCGAGAATAATTGCGATAAATCCTAATATCTTTTTCATAGTTTTCTTATTTATTTTTCATATATAAGATTTTTAAGCGGATTCTGTGTTATTTTTATCAATATATCTTTTTATTTCTGTTATTAAGTCTTCTTCGGTTGAAATTATTGGTGCAAAATAACTATCTAACATTTCTTCAATAGTTGAAAAATGTTTTGTTGAGTCTCTACCTTCTCTTTTTAATATTTTAGGAATTGCAAAATAAATTATATCAACTCCATGTTCTTTACACAAATTATACTTTATTAAATCTCGTTGTCTATGATTTTTAAATCCTTTCTCTCCTCCCATATAATTTACAGGAACAAAATGTTGTACTCCATGACCTTCTATTGCTAAGTTTAATTCTGGAATATAAAAATCTAATTCTAAATTCCTTTTATAAACTAACCAATCTAATGTATGACATCTTGGAATAAATTCTATTCCTAAAGATTCTAAAATTTTCCTAATAATAGTTTCTATAGTAGATTCTTTTCGTTCTGGATAAATTAATTTAGATAAATACCCTTCATTACTAGCTTTGTGATACTCCTGTGGAAAATTAATTAAAAATTCAGTAGGACTTTGAATATTGTTATTATCTATAAATTCTTGCATTTCTTCCGGAGTTTTATATTTGTCACCCCAATTAACAATACTTGCTTTATATTTCAATTGCGTTCTGATTCCTAAAGTTTTTGCTCTTCCATAAATTTTTGGATAAGTTCTTTCAAAAGACTTGGCAGAATATATATATCTGGATGTGTATCAATAAACTCTTGAATATCTTCTACTGTATCGAATTTACCCGTTAAATTGTTCTTAATTCTATTCGGATATATTACCTTACTTCTTAATCCTAATTTGGATAGTTTAGCATATCCACTTAAAAATCGATTTCTAAAATCTTCAGGATTTTGAATTTCATTATCATCTATAAATTTCTGAGCTGATTCTAAATCATATATAGAATCCCAATTATTTATATTAGTATGTAATCTATTAGGATATACTACAGATCCAGCAAATTTATTTTTTAATAATTTTCGATAAATTCCACTAAATCTTTTCTTAAAATCAGTAGGATTCTGTATTTCATTATTATCTATAAATTTTTGATAATAATCAACAAATTCTTCTGGATTTGTTCTTTCTGGAAATATTAATTTAGAAATAATTCTTAAATTACTTGCCTTGTTATGTATAATTGGATAGTTAATTTTTAAATCAGAGGATGATATAATTTGATTATCTTCAATGAATTTATTAATCCTTTCTAGAGAATTTACATCTCTATATAATAAACTAGTTCTTCTATTCGGATAATTTACTTTATCGGCAAACTTCTTTCTAACTAAACGATTATAAATACTTGGATATCCTTTTTTAAAATCTAATGGTCTAGTAATTTTATTTTTATCTATAAACTGTTGAAAATCCTCAACAGTATTAAAGTCTTTTAAATCTAACGAATTACTATTATTCATTCCCGATTCAACGACAGACTTTTCTTCGCTTTGAGATTTAGGTAAGTTATTCATTTTTATTATATTTTTTTACTATTCATCTTAGACATCACAAGAAGGGAATTTTGGAGATAATAAAGTTTCCGGATCTCTATTATTTCCTACTTTTCCCTAAATCTAAAATGAATAACTAACAATAAAAGAAACACTAGATTAACTTATAATTTTATATAAATTTTTCTAATGTTCTTTCATGTATTAGGGTTTAACTTTCTTTGAGAAGCAAAAGAAAGACTTAGGATATTTCACCTAAGTCTTATATTATTTTTTACTTATTTACTTTTTCTTTCTCGATATCTAATTCCATCATTACAGAATCAGATACAATTATCTCAGAATTATTCCCTAAATCAAGATTAATGATATTTCCTGAAATTTCTCCATTTACCATTGCAAGAGCTAACTTATCCTCTACATATTTTGAAATATTTTTTGATAAATCTCGAGCTCCATACTTAGTATCTACTTGATCAATGATAAATTCTTTTAACTTCTCAGATATATTAAGTTTATATCCTTTTTTAGATAAACGATCGTTAAGTTTTTTAATTTCAAGATCAAATATCTTCATCATTTCAGGTCTTCCAAGTTCATTGAATATTACTATATTGCTAAGTCGTCCAATGAATTCAGGTCTAAAGAATTTTTCCATAGCTTTCATTACTATAGATCTATTACCTTTATTTTTTTCATCTTGACTTTGTTTATTGAATCCAAGTCCATTTCCTTTTTCAGATAACTGCTTACTTCCAATATTCGAACTTAGGAGGATAATGCAGTTCTTAAAACTTACCTCAAGGCCATTACTTAAATTGGCTTTACCTGTATCCAAAATTCCTAATAGTAAATCATAAACATCTTTGTGAGCCTTTTCAATCTCATCAAATACTACTACCATATTAGGATTAGTTCTTACTTTTTCAAAAACTGCTGTATCTGAATCAGACCCTACATATCCTGGGGCACTTCCAAGTAATCGGGATATAGAATAACTTTCAGTATATTCTCCCATATTAATAAGTAGTAGATTTTTTTCAACACTTTCAAAGAAAAGTTCTGCTATCTTCTTGGATATCAGTGTCTTACCTGAGCCTGTAGGCCCTACAAGAAATGCTGTACAAATAGGTTTATTTGGATCTTGTATATCGAGGATAGACTTTTGAATTGCAGTAACCATAGTATCAACTGCATCCTGCTGTCCAATAACCTCTTTTTCCAAAACTTTTTTCATATTTCTGATCTTAGTTGCTTCAGAATCCTTCATTTTATTTACTGGAACGTTAGAGATCTTAGAAACTACCATCAGAACATCATCTTCAGTTACTTCAGGCCATCTAGTAGAATCATTAATTTCACAATCAATTTTAGATTTTTCTTTTCTAAGTTCCTCTTTTAATAATATTTCAGTATCTCTTCTTTTCTGAGCTTCGTCAAAATCTTGTTTTTCTACTAGTTCAATTTTCTCTTTAACAACATTATCAATTGCCTTTTCAAGATTATCAATAGAACTAGTATCAACATTTTTCCTAAGTTTTGTTGCACTTGCTGCAATATCAATACAATCTATTGCTTTATCAGGAAAATGTCTATCATAAATATATCTTCCACTAAGCTCTACACAAAGTTTTAAAATATCATCTGTATATTTCACTTTATGATATTCCTCATATCTTCCTTTAAGTGTTTTCAATATTTCTAGAGTTTCTTCTTTATTAGGTTCATCTACTGTAACCGTCTGAAATCTTCTTTTAAGAGCACTATCCTTTTCAATATATTTCTTAAATTCCCTAGTTGTTGTAGACCCAAGACACCTAAATTTTCCTCTAGCTAATGGACCCTTAAGGATATTTGCACCATCTCCTTTACCATCATTTGAACCATTTCCTACAAGATTATGTATTTCATCAATATAGATAATTATTTCTGGATTATTTTCTACTTCTTTAATTATAGCATCTAAACGCTCTTCATATTGCATTATGTTAACTATATGAAAATATTTCTCATATAGATCAGTATATGATTTCAAGTTTATAAATATCTAAACTTGGCAAGTCTTTATACGTTACACTAAAGAATTATTATCTTTAGCTCGGCATTAAATTACTCAACTAAAAGCGTAAGTAGTTAAGGTTATTCGCCGAATTTACTAGCTTATAATTTAGAAAATCACTTTCCTAAACGGCCATTTTGTAATCACAACCTCTGAATTGGCAACCAGCCACTAAAGCGTTTAAATCTAACGAGAAGATCCTTTTATCTATCAATTCTCTAGGAACTTCTTTATTTACTATTTTCTGACACAATCCTTCAATAATCGCGGTCTTTCCACAACCAGCTTCAGCTAATAATATCCCGTTATTTTTCTTTCTACATGATAGAATCTCAATAATCTGTGAAATTTCCTTATCTCTACCTACAATTGGATCATATTCTCCGTTTTTTGCAGCTAAAGTCATATCAGTAGAGAATTTATCAAGGAAAGGAGTTCTAGAATTTGGATCTAGGTTTTCGGGTTCATTACTTCCTTGTCCAGCCATTTCAAATTCTCGATCTTCCTCTTCGCGACGTTTTTCAGAGTCTTTGTCGCCTTGGTTATAATCGAGAGTTTTTTCTTTAAGTTCGCCGCCGTTATTTTCCTCACAATTATCTTCTTGGTCTTTTATTCCAAGTTTCGTATCGAAGTCATTTATCTTCCAAAATAAACTCGTGAGGTCTCTTGCATCGGCGTCTAATTCATTTACAAGATACTTAGCAATCTTACTGAACTCTGCTTCTGGGAGTGAACACATAAGGAAAGCTAGTGTATCAATATCATCAGTCATCTCAGATTTTAAATTTATATCTGTCAGTTTATCCAAGATATAATTAACGGCCGGAGACAAGACAATCGAATCAGCGCCAGTATACAATTCAGAAGGCGCTGTGAATTTATTGTCTTCTCTAATTTCGGCCATTACATCCATTACAAACTCTCTAAGATCTTCTTCTGTACTAGGTTTTCCGATAAACAGATCTTTTAGGTAATCTCTTAGTTCTGGAATATCACCTTCATTATCTAGATAAGTTATAACTATCTGAGAAACTATATGATCTAGCGATATTTCTTTTCCCATAAACGAAACTACTTCTTCATGAGCTTTCTCGAAAAACTTTTTTAATTCTTGAGATAATTCAAATTTTGATGAATCTTTCATTTTTCTATTTGTTTAATTTTTATTATGTTTATCATCACATTATTAAGGAAATCATCGGTAAATTTTATATCTATTTTTTGCTTCAGAGATATAATCATTAATATCTTCTTGAGTAATAGTTATATCTTTTATGTTTTTAAATTTGTTAGCCCAATCACTACACCAACTTCTCCAACTAGTATCACCTTCAAGTTCTTTTATGTACTCAAGAATTTCTCCTTCTCCTTTAATATTTCTTTTTGGGACCCACCCCAAACAATTCTCGAAGGATTCATTTCGATCATATATTGATTTTACTTTTATCGAAATTTTCTTTTTCTTCTTCAACCACTTAAAGAAATCTTTTATAGGATTTGGATACATTAACCTCGGAAACTTATAAATCTCATAATCTTCAGTTACAACTATATAAATCCTTGATTCTTTTCCTAAGGTCGGTGTCTTAAGAAATGGAAGATCGACTCGTTTGGCATCTATATAAACCTTAGTATTCCACCATCTAAAAGTATCTGGTTTATTTGTATCTTTTACTTGATATAACATAAAATCTCCAGAAATATCAATAACATTTACAGCTAAACCTGTTTTTCCAGTAGAATCATCTATGACTACTTGAGAGTTTCCTTCTTCAAAGAGATCCATAACTTGAGATGCACCATGTTCTACTATATAAAGTGTTTTCCCTGTTAGATTATCAATAGTTTCTAAGTCTTTTTTATCTCCTTCTGAAAGTTCTACAAACATATACCCATCTGTACGCGTTACAGATCTAGTTCCAGTGATTCGGTCTAATTTTGTTTTCTTTACTAATTCTTCTGGTTTCATGTTAAATTATTCTCGGTTCATTAATAATTCCTTTATCAATTAGATAGTTTCGATAGAGAAGATTTATAACAAATTCAGGTGATTTACAACAAAATTCTCTATCTACTACCTTTAGATTTTTCAATAGTTCAAATAAAGAAACTTCAGGTAAATATTCTTTCCTACAACAAATGCTATTATTTCTATTTACAATATCTAATCTTGAATCTGTATAGATTAATTTTTTCTCTCGATTTAGTATATTTATTATTTTTCTATTAGAAAGTTTTTTACAGATATACCCTTCTGTAACAAAATATAAAAATACCTCAGATAAAGAAGCTAGACGTACATCCTTTTCTAATTGAATTCCTTCAAAAAATTTTAACACATAAGTTTTATCAAAAAGATTTTTATAATTATTCCTAGATAAAATATATCTTGAGTGTAAAAATGGAAAAGTATATAATAAATCTTCTTTATTTGAAGAAGAAATTTCTAAGTAAGTGTATTTTGCTCCTTTAAAATTTATATAACTTAATAACATACTTACTTTCCCCATTTTAAATTTATTTTTGGTTCTCCAGTAATTTTTCCAGTATCTATAAGATAATTTCGAAAGATTATAGTTTTTAGAAATCCTGTTACAGTTTTAAATTTCTTTTCAGGGATAGGAACCACAGAAGTCAGAATATCCTTTCTAGTAAATGAGTTTAATTCGTACTCCCTGATTAATCGGGTTCCTGGTTGTTTATTCAACGATTCTACTTCCATTGTAAATGAAAGTTGTATCATTGGATCTTTATAAAGTCTTTTTGACATAGAATTAAGATTTGAAATTTTTGGACGGTCAATTGAGGATGCTAAAACTAATCCTACTTTAGAGAAATCCATTAATTGTATTGGTCTTTCTTTTTCGAATTTTTCTAAGTATGGTTTTAATTTTACTTCGTCCTGTACAATTTCAAAACTAAATCCAGGTTCTGCAAACACTTCGAATCTACCATAATCTACATAAGGTATTGTAATTTTTTCTGTAGAATTTGATTCTGTAAGTACTGTATAATATACTGTGAATACATTTTGTATAACACATTGATAAACTTTTACATCCATTCTTCTATAGTATTATCATTCCACTTCACCCTAGCATATACATCTGGGGCATTATCTAATCTCAATTCTAAATTTTTAAAATCCTCTCTGAATTCTTGAGGTAGTTCGAATACTTTATTTATTACCTCCTTCATAATTTCTCGAGCCTTTAATTGTCTGGCTTTCTTTCTCCATACTCTGGGACAAAATACGGCCGGAACATATATAAAGTGATCAGAAGCGGCGGATATATCTGTTATAACTACCTCAGAAGGATCTATCTCAAGTTTTTCATACTCTGGGGTGTTCCAGTATCCATATTCATTTTTCTTTGGTTCCTTAGAAAAACATAAATACTTATCTCCTTCTTTAACAAACCATAAACTTCCGCCGCTAAACTCCTCTTTATATTTTTCTAATAAATCAGCCGGTGTTGATAGTCCCGGATCTTCATCGAAATAATCTTGAAGAATTTGTTTTATCTCTCCAACTATTTTTCCAGGAGCTAATCTAAATTCTGTCATTATACACTCTCCTGTAACTGGAACTGTGAAATTTGCAGTAGGTTGAAGATTTTTTATTCTTTCAACTTCGGAGAGAAATGATTCAGTTTGACCTGGCATATTCCAACAAGGTTTATGGTTCATATTATCAGCTTCAATTAACTTCATTTCATCCGTCAAGTTATCTCCAAGAAGTCTGATAAGTTGACGAGTTTTCTTTGGTTTTCCTGTATATAATCCCCGAGAATAGTCATATAGCTGTTTAATACACATATGATTTTCAACTAAGAAAACGACTTTATCAATTACTTCTCCTGGGTATTTAAGATTAGTTAGGATTTCTCTTGTTTCTTTTGCTGACTCTTTATCATGTCCATGAAATGAAAATGATCCATCTTCTTTTACTTGATAACATATTGGTTTAGAAACATCATGAAAGAGGGCTGCTAACCTAAGTTCAAGATTTGCTCCGCCTTGAATTACATGACCCAATACAGCAAGAGAATGTTCGCCCCAAGTTTTATCATGATACTTATTATTCTGTACGAAACCGATATTTAATTGAAAAATCTTAGAAATTCTCCACATAAGACATTTTCCAATTAATTCTATAATTCCCCGTACTGCATTCTTTGACATTAGAATCTTAGTAAATTCATCTCTAATCCTTTCCATACTAAGAGCTGAATATTCTGGAATATTATCAATCTTAGAGTATGTTTCCTCAGAAATAGTAAACATTTTAGTACAGGCAAATCTGATTGCTCTTAACATTCTAAGAGGATCATCTTTAAAAGTCTGTTCAGGATCAAGAGGTGTTCTTAAGACTCTATTCTTACAATCATCTAAGCCTTTCCCCGTTGGATCTAATACTTCTCCAGTTAATAAATTTTTATACAATGCGTTACAACAAAAATCACGTCTAAAAGCATCTTCAGTGATATTAGTTTGCTGTACTGTATCTGGTCTTCTTGGTCCCTGATTATAAGTTTCAATTCTAGGCACAACACATTCTATATCTATCTTTTCATTGGTTCCTATGTCTAATGAAAATTTTCCCGTTTTAAATCTATTATAAGTAACAAAACCAGAACATTCAGGCTTTGTTTTTAGAAAATCTATAAAGAGATCTGTTCCCTCTGGATAATCAATACACAGGTCTATATCCTTTGGAGTTTTTCCTAGAACTAAATCTCTGACACATCCACCAACTAGATAGATTTTTTCCTTGAATTTACAATCTTGAACTATTTCTTTTAATAATTCAACTGCTTTTTCATAATCATTTTTCTTCATAATCGTTTATTGTTTTAATCACATATAAGGAAAATAAACTACCCTGGAAGATTTATTTTCTCCAAGGTAGTAATATTTTATTGTTGTTCAGCTTTTTTATATACTTTTATAATAGTTGCTAGATTAAGAATTACTATAAATCCAGATATAATTATAGTAATTAAATTTATAAAAGGTATTTGAATGAAATTATAAGAATCCAATTCAATATGATTCCAATAATCTTTTTGATATCCACTAAGTAAACAATCTGAATAATTTTCTATGTTTAACTTTGTTCCAGGCTTAAGAGATTTTTCCAAAATATATTTTTCAAACTTCTTATCTCTATCCCAACTAAAAGATCCAGACCAAGTTATAGTATCATTTTCATCAATACCTATACAAAATATTGCTTCATTTTCTTTTCCTCCAGACCAGAATGATCTTTGAAGTTCTGTTTTATTCTTATAGCTATTTTGCCAAACTAAAAGAATAGGTCTGAACATAGGATCAAGGGAACATATATAACCAATTTTTCTTTCTAGAGAATCAGGAATATTGATACCATATACGAAATTTTGTCTAGGTTCTAAAATATTATCTGAATTTACAACTCTACCAATACTATATCTCACAAATAATCTTTTCTTCAAAGCTTCTGATATATCTACATCATATAACTTATAGATCGGTAAGATATTATTCATGTAGTTATAGTAATTAACTGGTTTTGAGAATATTAATGTAGTTTCAGGATTACTATTCCACTTAGATCTACATATATGCCAACTCTTATTCTGTGGATGTATGATATCTTCCTTGTTTTTCCATAATCCTTGAAAATACATAAAAGTATTTTTCGAAATTTCAATCTCTACTTCTTCACCAGTATCAAAATCATCATAAACTAGGTAATAAACATCTTCATGAGTAACATCTTTTCCATCTACTTTTTCTATCCAATTACTGTAATGTTTTATATACCTAGCTGAGTATTCAACTAGTTTTGTATCTACTGGCTTATTTAAAGTAAATGCAAAAAATACAATAAATATAGCCATAACTGAAGGTAAGACGAAAAATATATTCGGCTTATCTTTTTTCAATCGATTTTTAACTTTAACAAGTATAAATACTGTTATTAATAACAGTATTACAACAGTTATAAATAAATATTCCATAGGCTTTTTTAAAAACTTATTAATTTTCTTTTTCTAAGCAAATCTCCAACTATTGGATTCCATTCTATTGCATCTTTAATAGTCTTTTCTGGATAAGTACAGGTATGAAAGTTTTCTGCAAAAATGGTTTCTGTAATAATTATCTTTCCATAATCACCCATATCAGATTCAAAAAATATATTTAAAGAGTCTCTAAATATTCCATCATCTCCTGGAGTTAAAAAAAGATTATCAGTATCTTTTTCAATAGACCCTAAGAAAATAAGATCTTCTCTAGGCTTCTTAACTCCCATTGAGGAATCTGCATACCAAAGGTGATGTTCATATTTCCATGAATGAACCTCATATTCTCTAAGATCTCCAGGAAAACCACCTAACTCTGGAGTTCCTTCACTTCCATAAATTACACAAGGTTTCCATCCTCCATTAATATATTGAAGTTCGAAAAGATACTTTGGATAATCTTCATGGATTAAAATATCACCTTCATAAATTCCACTAGTTATAAGTTCACCAACAGATTTATGTGAAACTCTACTCCAAATAAAAGATCTCTCTTCTTCATCAACTCGACTATCATTAATTATAATTAAACAAGAACTGTCATAAGTAGATATTCTAAGGGATCCATACACGAAATTCAATGAATCATATAGACTCATTCCAATAGGTATTCCTCTAAAACTCTTGTCAATACTACTTCCATGTTTTTCTGCAAAGTATTTTTCAAGTAATCTACAACTCATTTTTTCTCTTTTCTTGTTTTAATCTTAATAACTCTTTTGACAAAGTAGGATCATTATGAGAGATGCCATCCAAGATATCATAATAAATACCCCAAATGGATCTTACAAATGCTAATCGTTTCGACACAAGCATATAAGTTCCATTCATTAAGGGCAGTTTAGATTCTTTCATAGAACTGTAAAGAGCACTAAGACGTAAGTATCTCTTATGCCACTTCAAAAGTTCTGGCATAGCTGTCTTTTCAGATAAACCCATTTCTCCAAGAACTTCTTTAACATCCTCTGAAAGTTCATCAAAAAACATATTATAACTTTTCTGCAAAGATTCTTTATCTTCAATCATAGTGTTTTATCTTCACTTAATTTCTCTACTACTTGATCCCATGTTAAATCACAAAGATCATCTATCCAGGAATCAATATAATATAATTTATCCGAATCTTTAATAACACCAAATAGAATTGGATCCTTTTTAATTCTCTCCTCTTCAGCTTTTTCATATTCTGTTAAACTGAATGATTTTCCGGTAGGATCATAGTACAGAATTACGTAGTTATCAAATACTTGTAAATTATCTGCCAGTACTTTCTTTTCAGCAACTGAATCTGGAATTACTCTTGTGAAATTCTTAATATAATCAATATCAAGTTGTTTTTCACATTTTTTCTGAAGAGTTACTAGATCCGACATTGTAATATAATGATTAATTCCAGAAACTGCTAGAACTGATTCATAAATATGTATAACTAATTCTGAAATTAATTTTTCGAGTTGAGCTTGTTGATTTAATACAGTAGCTTTATGAATTAAGCTCATATAAGCTTCAGTACGTTCTTTAAACTCTTTTTCTTTTCCAGCTAATATCTTAACTTGATCAAACAATTCTATTACATTTATTTCATACAGCTTTTTCGGTTCCTCTATCTTATCCTCAGTAATTGTCTTTTTTCTCTTTCCAAATAATTTTTCTAAGAAACCTTTCTTCTCTTTCTTATTCCCCGAAGAATTCATATTAGTATTAACATATTTAACAGAATCATCATTATTATTTACGAAAATTTGATTCCGAATTCTACCTGAGATTAAAGAATTATTTTCCTTCAGAATTTTTAATAGCTTTTCTGAAATTGATATATTAAATTTCCTAGCATTTGAGTCTCCAAGAAATTCCTTAACTCTAGATAAACCTTTTAGAATTTTATCTGTAGCTTCTATTTCTTTCTCACCTTCTAAGAAAAGAAATTGTCCTGGAGTTATTGAATCAGGATCTGTATTTACTATTCTATTAAAATTTATATTTACTTCAGATTCCTTAAGGTCTTCCTTTGAACTTAAAGTTACTTTTTCGGTTGTATCTTTTACTAGATTTTTATATTTTAATAAATTTTCATCTACTACAATACCACCTTCAAACAATGTAATTCTGTTTCCTTTTTCTAATAATTTCATAATCTATATAATATTTGTGAGTTTTTATTTCCTAGTTCACATCTAATATTTTCTATCAAACCCCTTTTAAGAGTTGGATGAAGACCCGACATTGATGTTATAAATAAACACCTTTCTTCAGGATCCTCTATAATACTAAATATTATAGGAAGCATATACATAAGAATTCTAAATCCTGATCCATGATCAATTATACTTAATAATCCAGTTGGATCATGATCTGTTATTATCCTCCAGTCTTCAGTTATTTTATTTATTCCAAAACCTAAATCAGGAATAATATTTCTTACTTTCTCTTGAACTGATTCAGGATATTTCATGAGTTTTTCAATAAATGGATCAATACCCCATTTAAGTCCTTCACCTGAATCAGCTATTATTAAATCTTTTTCAAAAAACTTACCTATTCCATAAGATATATTGGGATAATCATAGGATAAATTAGAAATAAAAGAAGTAATAAATTTTGTTGATTTATAAACTTCATATAAATTTAATAAAATTTCTTCATCCTCCCCAGTTCCTTTAAATCCTGCTCCTATACTTATTTCATATTGATCTACGTATACAGCTAATTTTTGATCTACAACAAGGGATTCAGATATAAACTCATCTAACGTAAAGATAACACTATATCCTATATCATAATCTTCAGAACAAAGAGTTATAGACATTTCAATAGGTTCTATAGGATCATATGGTCTAAAATCTACTTTACTAACTTTTTTCAGTAAAAATTTACCAATTCCTTTGAGAAATTCATCTAAAGATATATCTACTTTGTAATCAACATCACTGCTTATTAACTCTGTAAGTCCAGTCGGAGAAAATCCTATTGATATTTCTTCTTTACATGCGAAAAAATTTTTTAATCTTAAATTTTTTATTCTCATTTTAATTTTCTTTGATCATAGTTAAGGCTATTAGAGTTTTATATCTTTCTTATGTACATTTCCCTTAAAAACCTTATATATGGAAATTATTGTTAATGAAAATTGCTTTAGTCAATAAGTCTGGTCTGCGAAGATCGGGCTTATTTTTTTTTGGCCTGAGAATCTTATACTTGAAATAAAAACCTAAAAGAATGGAAAGATTAGAACAAATTTTCGAAAATGAAGTATTAAAAAATCTAAAAGAAGGTAAAATTAGTGGGAAATCTATCAAAGAACTTCCAGTATTATTTGAGAAGAGGAAAAGAAATGATAAATACACCCACTCTGAGTTATCATATATTATGAAACTTAATGACCTAGGAATACCTTATGGATTAATCGCTAAATCTATATCTAGAACTGAAACATCCGTTAGAAATAGATGTGTTAAGTTTAGAACAGAAAATGGAACTTATAATAAGGGTCATATAGAAGAAAAATATAATCTTAACGATAAATTCTTAAAATATCTTGAAAAAGAAGATAGAGTAATGACTATCTTAGACGCTTATTCGGGGAGTAAGCCATTTTGGACAAAGTATGAAAAAAGAAGAGTAGTATTAACAAATGATATAAATAAAGATTATCCAGCTAAATTACATTTTCCTGCTGAAGATCTTGTTAAGGTATTATATGAGAAAGAATATGAATTTGACGTTGTAGATCTAGATCCATTTAATACTCCAATGAAATGTTTTGATAATGCAATTAAGATTTGTAATAGAGGATTAATCATGACTTTCGGGGATAAACGAGGAATGATAAGTAATAAAAACTTAGCAAAAGAACGTTATGGATGTAGGGTCTATGATGAAAGAAAAATAATACAACATTATATCAGAAGAGCTAAGAAATTTGGAGTGAAACTTAGAGTATGGAAATTTGTAAAATGGAAAATGACATGGAGAGTTTACTTTAAAGTACTAACCCCGAGTTCCTTATAAATGTATTAATAAAAAAAAATTAAACAATTATGAAAGTAAGATTTTTATCTACAAAGTTTTATGTGAGCGAAAAAAGAAGAATAGTAACTTGTGTTATGACTGCAAAATTAGACGATAGAAAGTCTGGTCAAAACAATTTCCGATTTACATGGGAAGGGGAAGAGAGATTCTTAGAACCTTTCGAAGTTATAACAGTTGCCCGTTGTCACAAAGATGATAAATTCGATGAGACAAAAGGAAGACGTATCGCTGAATCTAAAGCTAAACGTTTAGTTTATTCAGAAGGAATTCAACGAGGAAGAATGATACTAAAAGCAGAAAATGCTTATCGGAAAGAGTTGGAAACATTTGTAGAAAATACAGTAAAGTATAAAGAAAAAGAAGTAGCTCATACATCTATTGTAATGGGATAAAAAAGAAAATAAGAGAGGATTTAACTTGACTTTTAATTAGTCAAGACCTCTCTTATTATTTTTATAGTCCTTCAGCAACTGAATTAAGAATCGAATCTAGGATCACCTTTTCAGTTGTTGTTTTTATTTTCTTCATTTTATATTCACCGGTACCTAAATAAATTATAGTATATTCGATAATATCTGAAGATTCTCTTTTCAGTTCAAATAAAACCATAGATGAATATACTAAAGTTATTTGATCAGGATAATCATTAGCAACGTACAAAGGATCTCCAAAAACATCTGATATTTCTTTAACTATATTCTTCAGATTTATCATAATGCTGCTAAGTAACGATATATATAATTCTCAATATCTTCATAGGATATAGTGATAAGTTCTTCAGTTGGAAGTTCACCTTCTGGTTCAGTTCTAATTATATACATAGGTACTTTAGAAGCATCAGGTCCTATCTCATCAGAATGAATTAAGAATACTGTTGGAATTCTTACTCCAGTTAGTTGTAGATAATGAGTCTTAACAACTGTAGAATAATATTGAAATGACCCTTTCCCTAGCTCTTTACATATATTTTCGAAAATCTTAGTAATTCTTTTATTTTCCATTAGTATCTAAAATCTCGATAAGATTTGTAAAAATAGTAATACCCTGGACCTCCATTTAAAGTTGGTCTTGGATCTACTCTAAATACTAAAAATTCCGGTGGAAGTGGTGGAAGCTGAATTGTATCTCTCCATCTAAACTTTATACGTTCTGGATCTCTTTGACTATCTAAACCAACTCCAATACCTTCTATATAACACAATCCATTATCTAAAATCTTTAACATCAAAGGAGCTTCATCTCCAATTGCACCTGATTCTACATAAGGATCATATATAAATATCTCACCAGGTTTTAGATTTTGATATTCCATAAGACTAAGATGATCATTTCCTATTCCTGGAAATCCAAGTTTCATTTCTGTCATTCTGGACTTCATTTTATTAACTTGATCTGGCCAAGTCTTAGAAAAACCTCTTTTTCTGGCGAATTTTATAAGAATATCATCATTTACCATTTCTTATATAATTTTTAATATATTTATAAACATCTGTAATTAACCCTGTAGTCTCTTTATCTTGAAATAATTCATCAGATATTAAATTATCATCTACTAAATCTTTCAAAAGCTTTGTTATATCATCACTGTTACTAAATGAAACTATATTTGTTATATGATAATATTGAGACTTATCTCCGATATATGTAAAAGTTAATTTGACATATGGAAGTCTTACTAAATCATATGAACCATCCTGATTTTGAGACTCTGAAATCAAACATTCTCCTGAAATATTAGTATAACTGTAAAGATCAAGAATTGTTTTTCCTGGAATACATTTAAGATAATTAAAATTCTTTACTATTTCGGTGTCCGAACTTCCTCCAGTAACCACTACATTATTATGCATCTTAGAATGTGTTTCTGTTTTCTTAAAGAATCCAAAAACTTTTTTCTCTGTTGTGTACTTTTCTTCATAAACAAAGTAGAACTTATGATCTTCAAGTTTTAATGATTCTGGATTTATTTCTATCTTTGTAACTCTATAATCTTTAATTGAGGGTAAGTCGTTAAATAATCTTCCTATTTTCATCATAATTTAACATTTTTTATTAATTTACTTGAAGTTCTATCATAAAATAAATCCTTATCAGTAAGTAGACCCTTTTCATATAATAGATTAAGAAACTCATTTAATTCTTTTTCTGTTTTAAATGTATATTCTTTTCTTCTTATATTATTCCCATACATATCGATTTTATAGTAAATTATAATATATGGAAGTCTATATACTTTATAAGATCCATCAGAATACATATCTTCTCCTATTATTCCATCCTTAACACCACAATAAAATACTGAATTTGGAAGTCTTATAGATTGTCCCGGTTCAATATTTTCATATTTTCTAGATTCTTGTGAGTAAATCATATCTCTCATATAATTCTTTTGACGACATTTGATAAACCCAAGGAACTTTTTTGTATATTCTGGATAAAATCGATATCTTTCTTCTAAAACAATTGATTTTTCAATTGATACTGAGATAATCAATTCTTTTGTAAAAATTAATTTTTCTAATGTTATCATAATAGTAAAAGTAGTTTTTCTGGTCGATCCCAATAAGCTTCTATTGCTGATTTCAAATATTCATATGCATTAGTCTTTGGGATGTCAGGATTGTAATGTAAAATGAAATCTCGAATTTTCATTCTATACATTCTAAATTTCTTCAACATAAAATCATTATCTCCACCTGGACACTCTGGATTTTGATAAGCTTGTTCCTTGTAAGACTGAATAATATTATACAATCTATCTCCAAGTTCAATACTATAACCAGCAGAATATGGTCCTTGGTTATGATTTTCTTCAATTAATTTTCCAGATTCCCAAGCTTCTTTTTTATACTCTACTTCTTTTCTAACGTTTCTAAGATATCTTTGATGACGTCTTTCTTTTTTTCTTTTACTACTAGTCATACTGTTCTTTTATATATGAATAATTTATCTTTATTACCATCTATTACAAACTTCCAATCTTTCCGAAATATTACTTTAAGGAAATCAATATAATCAGAAAAACCGATCCCAAGTTGAGGTTTCATCCCATTTAAGAATATTTTATCAACTGAAGATATTCTTATAGTTCCAAAATAACCTTGTAAATTTTCACGAGGGTCTTTTAATACAGGATTAACAGAAGCAGTGATATTACTAACTTTATAATCAGTTACCATAATTTCAATGTATTTCCGTATAGATTTAACATATTCCTTATACTCTTTTGACCCTAAAGATTTCTTAAGATCATAGGCTGCATATAAAACATCATAATTAATGTTCATACATAATTCTTCCCCATACTGATAAAAAATATCTATGAAATCAGAATAAGGTGAATCATCAATAATATCTAAGATCTCAGATTTTCTAGGATAATCAACAAAAGATTCAAATTTAGTCTGAATACACCAACCCTCATTATTTAAAATGAAGAGTAAAGTCTTAAGTTGTTCTATATCTGTACTTTTACTCATCGAAAACTTGTTCTTCTGAGATTGGTAATACTGGAAGTTGCTGAATTTCTTCGGGAGTCATAAGGATTTCTGCTATTTTCATAATAACTTCCTCACACTCTTCCGATTTTACTTTTGGAGGAATTGTTCTTACTATCCTTCCAAATAACTCCTTAATATCTTTATATTTTTCAGTATCAGGAAGGCTTAGAGATAAAGTTCTAGTATCTTGTCTAAGTCCTCGTACTGTGTGAATATATTGACATCTAGGACGATTATCAATTCTTCTATAATAAATTATGTTTCTAGCTCTAGCTAAAATACAATTTATTCTAAAGTCCATTTCTTGTTCGTTCATAATTTTTTATATATTTTTAATTACATTATTAAGGGATTCAAATCTTTTCGGATCACTATTTATAAATCTTCTATAAAATATTTCTTTTTCTACAGCGTAACCTAATTCAAAATAATTTATTAAAGAATAACCCATAACGATACCAGTACCAATATCACTGAAACGAATAGAAAAAACATCTCTTAATCTATTATTTCCATCAAAAAACCAAAACTCATTCTGTTGATTTACTCCAATAAAATTACCTAAGAGATCAAAATACTTAGATTTATATAATCCTTCCATTGCTTTAGAAGATAAAATTTCTAATTTCTGATCTGTCTCCCATAAATACTCTTTAATTTCAAGAGACCTAAGTTCTCCGAGAGTTGGAAAAAGAATATTAGTATAATTATTCCAATCAGCCCAAGGAATTAAAATTTCTAGGTCTTTTCCATACAAAGGTGGTTTTTCTGGATTTACTTTCAAACATTTTTCATACAACTGTAATCCTTTTTTTACATCCGAAGTATAAATTGAAATATAACTAATCATAATTACTACTAACTGCTATATATCTATTATTATCTAGATCTACTAATACTAAACATATTTTACCACCTGACATATAAAATAAATCACCTTCCCAAAATTCATTCCTATTAACTCCAACTTCTTTCCAAGCTTTTCTAAAGGATGTTATTAAATAATCTTTAGTATAAAAGTTAGTTATTATAGATGATTTAGATATATTAACAATCTCTATAAACTTTTTAGAAATCGAACTTCCTGAAATAAATCCAAAAGGCATAACTAATTCTTCTAGGTCTTTCTTTAATGATAGCATCCTCGAAACATTAAGATATTTCTCATTAATTGGATGTGTCGGTTCTTTTACTTCTCCTAAACTAAAGAAATAATCATATAGCTCAGAAAATTCAGGATAAAACTCTTCAATTATCTTAGGATCCGCTGTTATAAGTTCGGCCGTATTATTTTCCCATCGAACCTTACAATATTGTCTAAACTTTTTATTTAAATCTAATCCAGAACATAAGACTTTTAATAAAAACTCATTATCCTTCATTATCATGTATAATATAATTCGTTAAATATGGAGTAATTACAAAACGGCCGGAAGAAAACAGCGAAATATCTAAAACCTTGATCCTCCAATCTCTCTCAGGTGGTAAAGGAAATTCATCATTATTTTCAAAAGTAGTGTAATTATGTCCATAAGGTAGACTTCCTTTATAAAAGCTATCTAACCCGGAGATATTTACTCTTGCATCATTCCCATCACTTATAAAAGGATTACTCAAAAGAGTTTTAAAACTCTTTTCTAGGTTTCTTGTAAAATCATGTTTGAATGTTTTAACCTGTGTTTCTATTTCTCTACCGCCAAAAGAATACTTACTTGAAAAATATCTATATATCCCCTTAAGTCTAGTAAAAGAAATCTCATAACTAAATTTTCCTCCTGTTAAAGCAAAAACAGTTCGAAAAATATGAAACTCTGGATAAAATTCCTGAACTGCATCAGAAACTACAGGCTCAAGAGAATCATTAAAAGGTGTTGTAATATACTCTTGATAGAACTTACAGTATTCATAAAATTTTTGATCCAATGAAACCTCAGGATCTGATAGGATATTTATTATATTATTCTCTTCCATAATAAAAAATAAAAAGAGCTGCCTGGAAATTCCAAACAACTCTCTTGATTACTATTTCTATTTCTTTCTGATAACTTCGTCAATAATTCCAAAATCTAATGCTTCTTGTGCAGTCATCCAATTATCTCTCTCACAAGCATCTGCAACAGTTTCATAGGTTTGACCTGTCTGCTCTACAATAGTTTCATAAAGTTCTTTTCTTAGACGTTCCATCTCCTTAGCTTCAATAATAATATCTGTAGTTTGCCCAGATAGTTGACCTATGAGTGGTTGATGAATCATTGTTCTAGATCTTCTAAGTGCTGAACGTTTACCTTTAGTTCCACACATTAGAATCATAGCACCATAAGACGCACATAATCCAGTATTTATTGTTCTAACATCAGAATCAATAAATTCCATAGAATCAATAATTCCCGCACCAGAACTACAACTACCCCCAGGACTATTCACATACATAGTAATATCTGCATTTTCTACAGAATCTAGATATAATAATTGAGAAACTACTATATTTGCACTATCTGAATTTACATCTGTACCAAAGAAAATTTGACGTTTACTCATAAGCTTAGAAAAAATATCTAGCTGAGACATATTTCTTTCAGACTCCTCAAGAATATATGGATTGATATAACCTCCTCTAGCTTCTGACATTTTATGAAGTTTATCATCAAAACTAGTCATCTTAAAAGGATTCTGAGACTTATAAAAACTTCTAAAATTTTTAATTGTTTTATTTTCCATAATTTATAATAATTAAATGTTTTTATTCAATTATAAGATTTTGAAGCCTAGAAAAAGAAAAATCCCCAATCTTCACAGACTAGAGACTTCTATTAAACTTTAAAAACTAATACTAACAAACAAAACACATCTATATGTTTACCATTAATTAAGATTCTGAATCGCTGTAAAGAGCAAAAAGAAGAAGACCGGATTTCTCACAGTCTTCTTTTGGTTTTAACCTGGAAATTTATAAACATAAACAGGCTCTTTTTCGAATTCTAAGTCTTCAACGATACAAGGAAATGAATATTCTGAATGTAATCGTCGGATGATTCTAGGAAATAATTCTTGATCTCCTCGATTTTGTAAGTTATTTACAAACTTATACATCTTAGATCTTCCATCAGCTGCTACAATCTCTAAGTTATCTATCCACGTATTCCAGATTCTTTGAGCTTGTTCTTCAGAGAGTGCTAAGATGTAATATCCTTTCCATCTATAAACATTGAAATTTGTTGGGACAATTGAAAAAATTCCATCTGTATATACTCTTTCACCTAACTCATCAAGAGTTATATAATAAATTGGCTTAGGAGAATCCAATTTTATAACTTTTTCAACATTAGTAACTCTGTACTCTTTCTCTCTTTCAATTTCAGGAAAACCGATAATTTCTGGAGATATTACAAGTTTAACCCCAATTCTTAAGATTCCATCTTCTCTGACATAATTAATTCCTTGTTTTTGTTTTAATTCTTTTTCCATGATTCTTGGATTTTATTGGTTTATCTCAAAAGTAAGGTTTTAAGACTTTTTCCAAGAAAAGGATCTATCAGTTAAATCAACTTTTATTCCTTCTATCTTTGACGATGAAGTTATTCCAGGGAGTCTTATTAACCTTCCAAATTTCTTTAGGAAGGCTCTATATTCCCCAAGTTTTAGAATATCAGTACCTTGCGCCGGTAATATAATAAATTTTGAATATTCTTCATAAATTTTAATAGCTGATTCCTTAGATTTAGCAAATATAAAATACCAACAAAAATCAATATCCGGCGCCTCTATTTCTACTTTATAAACTTCCATAACTCCTATAACATTCCCATTCTTTCTAAAATTGTTTCAATAGCCTCCCAATCAACACAAGAGGTATATATAGTTTTTATTTCTCCAGTATCGAAATTTACATACTCGGCTTCACCCCATCTAAGAGGTATTCCAAGAGCTGTATCATCTATCAAGAAATCTCCTAAAACTTTTCTTGCATATCCTATTACACCTTCTTCCTCTGGATTATCATTTACACAATACAGTGGAATTTCTCTTTCTCGAAACCATCTCTCAGCTTCTTCTAATGATGTTTCAGTTCTAAATTTTCCTCCAATATAATTATATGGATTATTTCTAGAATTATTCCGACAAGTCCAAAGAATCAATCTATGTCCAGCAGAAACTATCCTTTTTAAAACCCTTTCAGCTCCTGTATCAACCTCTGAAAAACCGGGTTCAGGAAGATTAGGAACACAAGTGCCATCGAAGTCTATCAAAAAAGTTGCCATAAATTTTCTATAGGTTTTGAGTTAATAAAAATCTTTTCAATCTCAGGAGAAATTGGTTTATTATGATAAAAATAATCAATCCAATTAGATATAACTATTTCTGCTGTAACTCCCCAAGGAACATAAAACACTCGAGATTCAGATATAGTATTCCTAAGTTCTTTGATAAAATCTTTTTGTTTTAAAATAGGTGGATATTTATATTTCCATCTATATAGAAAAAATTCTTTAATCTCCTTAAGTTTTTCATCTGTAATCTCTCCAGAATTATTAAGTGTTATTGGAAACCAATCGCTCATTTCACTCGTAAAAATAAGTATATCCAATTTTAATATTAAAATATATCTTCCTCTGTTATTTTCCATCTTTTGAATTCTTGTTCATAATTCTTTCTTTTTGGAGATCTAGGTCTTAGTTGTTCTTCAAATTTTTCCCAAGCTTCATTCTCGGAGGATGCAATAATTGTCATAAATTCTCTGAAAAATATAGGATTTCCTAATTTATCAAAATCAGATATTTCTTTTACAAAAAGATATGTCTTCATTTAACAAAGTGAGTTAGGTCATCAAACTTAACAGGCATACACTCCTTTCTGTAAAATTCCCACATATCTCCAGACATAATACCTCTTCTTCCACAATGAGATATCAATTCGATAATATTTAATTCAGATGCAGTATAAATTCTACGTCCTTTAAAGAAATAAAACTCAACTGATTCTTTAATAGTTTTTATAAGTTGTGCTTCTTTGTAAATTATCTTAGGAGGATTAAGGAGATTATCTTGAAAGTATTTATTATTCATCCAAATAATTTGTTCTTTAAGATCAGTATAAAAATCATTCCAATCATCCCAATTATAACTTACTAACGAATATTTTTCAAGAATTCGAATAGCTACTATCGGAACTGGAGAACCTAATTTCAAATATTCTCCCCATACATCTTTATCTATTTTCTCTTCACCTGAACTCATCTTACTCTAATAACTAAAGTATTATCTCTAAATTCCTTCCAAGACTTAGCGTTTGACATCATAAATCCATAATTAATACACTCCTTTAGACCCTGTATCCAATCCTTTAAAGTAGTTCCAATCTCTACCCAAGTCCATTCCGAATCTGATACTTTTACTCTGGGCTTTTCTCCTGACGATCTCCAAGAATTTACATCTGAATAACCTGCTCGAAGTGCTTGCATCTCAGGGGTAGTATTTCCGAAGTATTGTCTAACTAAATCTAACTCAGATAATTCGATAGGAGACATATTAACTAAACCTCCTAACTCCTGAACTTCTTCGATAATATCCTGATCTGACTTTACTGTTCTTTTATAAATTGTTCCAGATGCTTCCAAGATCTTAGCAAACTCACGACCAATCATTACATAATCAGCACCAAGGGCAATAGCTTTTAGGATATCCGAGTGACAAGTAATACCACCATCTGCAATAACTTTAACATCCCGAAGTCTACCTTTTCCTGATTTTCGAAGTGAATTAATTGCGCCGAGAATAGATGCCATAGGATAATGAAACCCATACTTATCTTGATCAACTAAAGATCCAGATGATATTCCGACACGTACATAATCAAATCCGGCGCCACTATACACTTCGTAAGTCTTAGGGTTAGCTATATTTCCACCCATCAAGATAACCTGTTTTCCGTAGAGCTGTTTTAATCTTTGTCCAATTTCCATAAGAGCTACATCATGACCATTTCCAGAGTCGATGCAGATATGAAATTGTTGAGTTGAACCTCTTTGATCTATATTTATAAAATTTTCTCTTACCTCCTGAAGACTAAACGCACAGAAGATAAATCCACACGCTTCAAGTCTAGTTCCAAGTTCAACAGTTCTAGGGAGGATAGGCTTAATTCCAGAATCTTGCCATACTTTCCAATTATCAACTCCAACAATAGCTTCCATCGGACTTGTAAAAATAGGTAAACTTTTTGGCACTCCCGTAACTTCCTGATCATCTAAAACAAAATAATCAAGTTTTCCAGAGTTAGTCCATCCTGAGTTAAGATTATCAGGAACTAACATAACATCTGATAATTCTAAGTACTTTTCCATATTCTTTATTATAATTTAAATAATTCATTCAATCTTTCCTCTTCATAGAAAAATTTCTCTAAGAGCTCATCTTTACTCTTAACAAGTTCTTCTAATCTTTTTTCTATAGACTTTATATTATTTTCCATTTTTGTAATTCTATTTGACATATTTCTAATTCCAATACGTTTAAAAACATTAAATTGTTCTTCTAGCATCTTCTCTGAAAACGCTACACAATTACTACAATTTAGTATTATACGTTTTCCTTTAGAATCTTTAAATTCTCTATTATAGTGATCCTTATATACTTCCCTAACAATTGGCTTATTATTAAAAATATTAAAAGAAGGAAGATAATATATGTATATCTTCTGAGTTCTCATATAATCATCATAATATTCTTTATATTTATTACGAACTTCACAATTATAGATAACTTTATAATAAGGTACAGAGCGATCTATCGTATACTCCCACTCATACTCACCAATTTTCTGTTTATAAGTATAAGTATCTGGATTATTTTCGATAACTTCAGAAAATATTAATTTCCCTAAATCTTCAGTAATTTCTAATTCTCGTGTAAGAAAAACAGGTGGATAATCCACAATAGAAAAATCAAACCTATCAATGGGAATAATTGGTATTCCCGGTTTATATAATTTCTTAAGTTCTTGTTTATTAATTAAAGGATTATTAATTACAGTATTTATATATTCTGCTGAAAGAAATTCCTCACTTTTTGGAGAAAAATCGTTAAATAATTTTTCTATTATTGGATCGTCTTCTATACGATCCATTGTTAAATACTTATTATAAATTTCTTCTAATGTTAACATTTATAATTTTATTTTTATTACTACATATATAAGAAAATTAAAGGTTTAGTAGTTTCATCACCACTAAACCTATTCCAAATTCAATCTAAAAAAGCAAATTCATCACTTAACTGACAAAGCCACTCTTGATATTCTTCATCACTCATAGTCCTTTGCTTCTCTTTTGCTACTTCTACAATTGTTTCTCCGAAGTTAAACGATTCTTCATATTCTTCCATAATTTCTTTTTTAAGTTTATTACGTATATAAGGCTTTAAGGAAATTATATACGGAAAATAAAAAAAATTTACTTATCACAAAAAATAAATTATATTTTTATTTCATATATAATATTTTAAGAAAAAAAGAAGGGGATTAATCCCCTCCATTAAAAATATTCATTTACTCCTTCAAGACCTCCTGCTGATAAAACAGCATTACTCCAAGCAAATCTATCCTCCTGTTTTAATTTTTGATACATTTGAAGTATTTGTCCTGTTGGAGAATCATCAGTTAAATGTATCTGATTTTCTCTTAACATTTCATTACTAACATATGTAATAAAACGGAAAAATTCTGTATCTTTCTGAAAAATTCCTAAGGCAACTCCATCATTCAATTTTCCTTCTAAATTCCATTCTCCCTCTTTTTGAACTTCAGAAATTATTGTTGTAATTATTGCAGGATTAGATCTTAGATAAATATCTACAATCTTTTCAAAGTTAATATTATCTATTTTTAGATATCTTTCGCGATACCTTCTCATAAAATGTGCTTCGAATATTACAATACTCCTCAAATTAACATCAAGTGATGGGAATAATATGGCATTCTTTTTTCCAGTTATTCCATTATCTACAATAGTATAAATGGTAGTCCCGTTTGAAAATCCTCCTTTATCAGGCCATGCTTTAATAATTGCCCGATATTGATTTCTTGATACATTAATAATTTTCGTCTCCTTAAACGGAACTGGAGATTTCGTTCGTTGATAAATCTTTAATATTTTATGTTTATTTTTATCTACCTCTCTATTAACTACATCTAATATAGTCTGATAATCTCTTTTCAATTCTTTAAAGATTTCATCACTGTTCATGTTCATTGTAATCATAATTTTAATTCCTTTCTTTTAAATTGTTAATAAATCTCTTTTTGATTGGTTTTTAAAAAAGCCGGAGACTTTATATCCCCGGCCAAGAATGGAAAAAGAATTATACTAAACAAGAAAACCCTGATAAAACACTTTTCCAGGATCTTATATTCTTCATTTCGGTTGATGTACATTCAAACATATCCACTCCAAGTCTTTTCTTTTTATTTGGATCCGGACCTCCCGTTTGTAATGTAAACCGAAAGTTGTCACTATCTCTAAGGTGTTCAATTTTCACCATATAATAAGTTCCGTATTTTCCTTCTTCATTCTTTTCTGTAAATCGAACGAAAGATCTAACTGTATAATCTTTATCGTTCTCTGATACATAGAGCTCTTTAAGCGAGCCTTGTATGAATTCGAGATCAGCATCTTCAAGTTTTACTGCCAATCTAGTCATTCCATGAACTCCTATACCCAAGAGTTCTGCATTGTAATTTTGTTTGATCAATTCTGCATCTAAACGAATTCCTGACCAAATTTCTTTTAAGTTTTTCATTTTCTTAATTGTTTTCTGTCCTCTAATTGCTTCGGACGTTGCACTTTTGTTAGTTTAATTGTCTCTAAGAGAATCTTAAAAATGATTCTCTGGTTGTACTCTTCTCAGAAAGATTACACATTTTGAACACCATGTACCTTGTTGTTCCTGTTTAAACTCCCAGTCTAATCCTTCACGTGAAACTAGCCATTCTGTAATTTTAGCTTGTATTACTGCACTTCTCTCAGAATTCGAAAATTTCCTGGCTGCTTCTTCTGTCAGAAAAACATATTCTTCTGTGTATACTGGTAATTTCTTAAACGGTACTATAGTCTGTATTCCATCAAAATCGCTTTCTAATAATTGAGCGCCAAATTTTACTACATATCTCTTTCCCATATTCTTTATATATATATTTATCGTTATTGTCTCTAAAAACCAAAGAGAACTAACTGACATTATTATATATCAATTAATTCTCTCTAGTAAGATATCTATTTATCTTCATATATAAGGCCTTTAAGGATTTTGAAATGGAGTAATTTTTGACTCTATTTTCCTTATTAATGTATAATAAAAATATAAAAAATTATGATAGAAAATGACAAATTACTATTTTTAGGTTTTATTGGAATTACAGTAATAATATGGTATATATTATTTTATGTATGGTTAGTAAAACGAAGAAGAGATCTAATTTTTGTTCGTGATGTTTGGATAGATGAAACTTCCGAAGTTGATATCATCCTACAATCTATGAAGGTATATAAACTTTCAGAATGTGTTACTCGCCAAGAAAGATATTATCAAGAATTAATCAAGTATAAGAACGACAAAAGGGATTATTTATTTTTCCACCCTACCGGAGATAAGAAGGGTCAAGAAGAATTCTATAAGAATACGATAATAGCAACAGAGTTAGTTTTAGAGATTGATTCTTTAGAACCAGGTGATCAAGTTGTTATTAGTATCTCTGGAAAATTCTACTTAAGGAGAGTATATAAACTTGATTTCGAAAATAATATTATATATTATGAAGAACCAGACAAAACAGTAATCTCTGAAGCAAAATTATATAGTGTAGTATCTAAAGTTAAATTAGTATTTGGCAAAGATTTATTAAAAGAAGTATTATGAAAGATTTAATTAAAGAAACATTCAAGATAACGTATGTAAAAGAAGGAATGAATCAGACTAAAAACTTAATCTCACAAGAAGATTACGAAGAAAAAGTCAAACCAATTCTGAAAGAGATTCAAGAACTAGAGTCGAAACAATCTGAGTATAATAAGAAAAATAAAAAGTATCAAGAACTCGAGAGGGAAATCAAAGTACTTAAGGGAAAACTTAAACCCCTAGGAGAATGGTTTACTTCTGGATCACCTCTTGGAAAAGCCTTAAGGAATGGTGGACTTTTAATACTACCTTCACAACAAGGAGGTACTCATAAAGTAGAATTCACAAAAGAAGAGATAGTATGAAAATTCGAGAATCATTACTTAGAAAATCTGCTATATACGGAGTAGTATTTCAACGTTCAGAACCAAAGAGATCGTTTTTTAATCCTGGGAGACCCTGTAAAGTAATACTATATGTAACAGGAGAAATCAGACCAGTTGAATTTAATTATAAAGATGACGACACTATGGGATATGATGCATATAAACGCTTGAAAGATGAACTGAATATAACCACTGGAGATGATGTTATAGAAATTATGAAGTTTATGTTGGAGGAAAAGAAAGAATGATAAAAATAGGTTGTTTATCGGATATTCATGGTTATGTTTATGATTTACAAACAAAATGTTACCCAGAGATTGAACTTCTAATTATTGCTGGAGATCTGTGTCCCACTGATGAAGTTATGTATCAAGAAGAGTGGCTTGAATATAATTATCAGAATATATTCATGAATAAGAAAATATTTCCGGATCTTCAAGAAATTATAATAGTTCCTGGAAATCATGACTACTGGATTGAGAGACACTATGATGACTTCCTCACGCTTAGAAAGATATTTGGATACTCTACTAAAGTTCTGGTTGATGAAGGGTATGAATATATTTCTGGAATTACTGGAGAATCAGTAAAGATATATGGAAATCCTAGAACTTCTTTATGGTTACACGCTTTCCCACATAAACCTGGAAATACTGATATCTTAGAAATTCCAGGAGGGATAGATATTTTGGTAACTCATGAAGCCCCTAGGATATATCAACTTAAATGTATAAAACAGTCTCAAAGATGGTATGGAAAAGATGAACCTGGGAATCTAGCATTATCACAAAGAGTATTAGAGATCAATCCAAGGTATCATGTGTTTGGTCACATACATTACCCGGAAAGAGGTGAAGTGTCTGGAATAAAATTTATGAATGTATCTCAACAAACTAGAGGAAATTATACTCCTGAGATACATATAATAGAATATACAGAATAAAAAAAAATAAAGAGAGGTCTTGACTAATTAAAAGTCAAGTTAAACCTCTCTTTTTATTTCTTAAAGATATTTTTCCAGAAATTCTTTTAGTTCTTCCTCTGTACTGTTTACAAAGGAAAATATTTTTTGTTTGGGTACATACCTTCCTTTAACTTTTTCTACACAAAACACTACTAGGTTAGTTTCAAAAAGTTCTAGTTGATCCATTCCATCATATCCTCCAAAGAAACTTCCTTTTTTAGTTTCATACAGATCTATATCTGGATAATTCTTTTCAAAATAATTGTAAACTTCTTTCTGTGTCATTTTTCTTAATTTATTTTACTATTTACACATATAAGAAAATCAACCGTCCAAAAATTCGACCGTCTGAGAAACCGGGAAAATCTTATAAATGTATTAGAAGACACAATAACAAAAAAGACATCATAGGCGTCTCAAGAAATGCGTAATGTATAGCTTGAGCTTGTGAAGAACTGAAAAATCATGTAAGGTTTAAATCTCACTAATCTCTTCAGAACTTCTACGTTTATGAGGTGCAAAATTAAACAACTTTAAACGACACAACAACAAAATTAAAATTAAAATAATTAACTGAATCTATAGACAGGATAGTTTAGCGGGTCAAAACACTAAGATAATTTGTTTTATCTTAGAGTCTCAGGTTAGAATCCTGATCAAGTTCTCTAGATTTATAATAGTTAATTATTTTATTTTTTTTTCCAACTGGATTCTGTATTAAAAATATTTTCCATCTCAAAAATGCTAAAAGCCTTATATATGAGATAATAAAAGTAAATAAATACTCCTTAAGCATGACAAAAAGCTTAAAGGAGTTTAATTTTTAAAATAAAAATTATGAAAAGAATTAACAAAATGAATGAATTGAACGTAGTAAACAATAAAGTAATGGCAGAATTAGTTAAACCAGAAATTACAGGACATGCTACATCAAATTTTGAAACAACCTTCCCTATTCCAAAGATAGGAGAAGTAAAAATGAAGATTGACGTAACAAGTACAGTAACGTCATCAATAGCCGCTCAAGAAAAATTGGATGAGTTGGCAGAAAAAAGAGCAAACCGAGCCTTAGAAAACATTGGAAAATTTGTAGGTTTGGTACTTGAGAAATCTCCGGAAATATTTGATATGTTCCAGAGTTTCGCAGAAAAGAATGAACAATACAAAGAAAAGTTCAGAGAAAAACAAAGCTTGGAAGAATGGGATGAAAAAGTAAATAATCTCATCTTCCTGCTAAGACAAAAACCTAGTTCAATGACGAATCTAGAGTTTTTAGAAGAGACGTTAGAGAATGGGGATTATGAATCTCAAAAAATCTCTAAATGGGCGATCTTACAGTTTAATAAAAATAACCTTGGATTGCTGAATGAAAGACAAAGAGATTCATTAGCTAGTATAGGTTTTATTGGCTATTGAAATTTAAAAAAGGTAGAAGGACGATAAAAAGTTCTTCTACTTCTTTTTCTCCCTTGACTTTCTTATATATGTATTATTAATAAAATATATTATGGGAACAAATTTCTATGCAGTAATCCCAGTGAAAAAAAGGGATAAAGAAAAAGCAAAAAAATTAATTGACGAAAACAAATTTAGTGAAGCAGCCGATCTTTTAAAGGATATAACAAAAGAAATACACCTAGGTAAAAGATCGGCCGGGTGGAAGTTTTTATTCAACGCCAATCTCGGAAAATATTATGAACTTACTCGCGAAGGTATAAATAAGTTCTTCGCGAAAAATAATGTCATAATAAAAAATGAATATGGCGTTGAGTATACGGCCGAGGAATTTTGGGAGAGTGAATTAAAAGAGTTCTTGGATAAAGGATATGACTTAGAGAGCTACTATAATGATAATCCAGATGAAGTTAGTCCATATTTTAGCTACTCTCGATCAATACCTTCCGAACTAAAAAAATATAACCCAAATAAATACGGGGAATTTTATAGTGACGGTCTAAGATTCACCATCACTGAAGATTTTTGTTAACGTCATAAAAATAAAGGATATAAGTGTAATAAAAGCTTGTATCCTTTTTATTTTCTGTTCTTGAAGAAAAAGAAAAGGATAGCACATATACCACCCTTTTCTCCTAACCGTCTCAAAAATGCTAAAAGCCTTATATATGAGAGAATAGAAGTTAAACTATAGAATCCTAAAGTATTGAAAGAAATTGGATATAATAGTTCTATTCTCTAATATTTTTAACTAAAACTCAATTAAATATTTATTATGAACATTGAGATTTTTAACGTAATACTATTCATACTATTCGCTGTAGTATGGATAGCTGGGAGTATCGTAGTGATATCCCTGGTAGCTTCAGTCTTAGTAAAAATATTACTGAAGGCTTTGATAGCTATTTTCAATTTGGTTATTAATTAATCAAATACACCCTGGGCAAAATGTGCCTGGGGTTTTTCTTTCATATATTAGAATCTAAAGGACTGTAGAGAGCAAAATTGTCCTTAAAGTTCGAAGACAAAGGAGCTTCCCGTTATCCATCCCCTCCGATCGCTACCGCTGAGGGGATCTAAGGAAGAAACTTTGAATAAGATATATGGGAATGATAATAGGTTTTTCTCCGATTATTTAAATTTAAGTATATAGATTTTATTCAGATTTCCGCCTTCAAGAGGCGGATCTTATTTTAATATTAAAAAGTGTCCTTTTTTTTTCAGATTTAGATTTATTTACTATTTTATATTTTTATGATATCTAAAGTGACAAAACGCATGTATTATCCTTTTAAACTCTAATTAATGAAAAAGGGATCCTCCTGTGTCTTCAATTTAAAAAGACAATTTATTAAAACTGGATTCTGTATTGAATTAAAAATAACAATTAAAATATTTAATATTTATGATCAATAAATTACCTGATATCATAGTACCTAGAGGTATTAGATATATTTCAGAAATGGATAGTTTATTTAGATTTTATAAACTACCTGTAAAGTGTATAATAAATAAGCAACTTCCAGGTTGTGGTTTCACTGAATACTGTATTAATGGTCCTGAGAATGTAATACTTTGTTCTCCTAGAAAAATGTTACTTAAGAATAAAAAAGATCAACATGAATTTGAAGTTTATCTAGTTGTGAATGAATTAGAAAAAGAAATAGAGGTTGATAAAGATCTCTCTAAACTAGATAAATCTAGATCATTTATGGAAAAATTAAAAGAGTGTACTGGAGAGGATAAAAATGATATTTATAATCGATTAATGAGAGAAATTAAAGATTATATTAATTTCCGAAAGTCTTATGATAAACCTTATAAGATTCTAGTAACATACGATTCATATAGAATTGTAAAGGATATCCTAGAGAGTCTTGGAATATTTCAATCATTCTACACTGTAATAGATGAATTTCAGACAATCCTACATGATGCTAGATTTAAGTCAGATACCGAATTAGGATTTCTTTATTATCTTAAACAATCTCATAGTGCATTATTTGTATCAGCAACCCCTATGTTAGAGGAATATTTAAATATGTTAGATGAATTTAATGGTCTCCCATACATAGATATGAATTGGGGAAAAGAAGATCCTAGTCGAATAATTAGACCGAATCTAAAGGTGTTATCTATGATGAGTGTGGGGACTAAGTTACCAGAAATTATTCAATCCTACAAGGATGGTAATTTTGAGAGAGCTATTAGGATGATTAATGGATATCCTAGAGAGATAATATCAGATGAGGCAGTATTCTATGTAAACTCTGTTAATCATATAGTTAGTATTATAAAAAAGTGTGATCTCCAACCTGAAGAAGTAAATATTCTATGTAGTAAAACAGAGGGAAATCTTAAACGTATACAGAAAAAACTAGGAAAGAGGTTTGTAATAGGAGAAGTACCATTAAAAGGAGTAAAACCTAAAATGTTCACCTTCTGTACAAGGACTGTATATCTAGGAGCCGATTTTTATTCTACATGTGCTAGAAGTTTTATATTTAGCGATAGTAATATAGATACTTTAGCTGTAGATATTTCTGATGATCTCCCACAAATCCTAGGTCGTCAGAGATTATTTGAGAATCCCTGGAAAAATGATGCTGTATTTTATTATAGGTCAATATGCGATTATAGAAAGGTTAGTCAAGAGGAGTTTGATAAAGAACTTGAAAGAAAAAAGAAGGCTACTAACGATTTATTATCTGCATTTAGTACAGCTTTAGATGATGTTAAATATAATTTAGCTAAGACATATCAGGAAAATACTAAATCTTATAATTATAAAAATAATTATATAGCAGTAAATGAACATCAAGGATCAAGTCTAATTCCTGTATTTAATAATTTAGTATTAGTAAATGAGATTAGGGCTTTTAGAATACAGCAGTATGATTATAAAGATAGATTTACAGTATTCTCTAGTGTACATTCTGTTTTAGATACAAATGATATTATTAATCAAGAGGTGTCTAATTTCTTATATCAGTATGAACAATTAGGAACATATTTTGAGAAAGCTAGATTATTATGTGAATCTAATTTATCCAAAGAGGTTATAGATTTAGTATTAGCTCAGATATCAGAGGAAGATGATGTTAAATCTCATTATATAGCAATTGGACCTCAGAAATTTAGAGCTTTAGGATATAAAGCAACTCTAGTCAGAAGAGAATTAGGTATAGTAACATTTAGTAAAGAACTTTTAATAAATACAATATTTTCAAATTTTAGTATTGGAGATAGAATAAGTTCTGCAGAAGCTAAAGAAAGATTAAGATTTTTATACTCTTCTATTTCTTATACAGCTACTCCTAAAGCAACTGATTTAGATGCATATTTTATTACGAAAGAAGCAAAAGTTAATGAAATTTCAGAAGATGGTACGAAGAAAAGAGTAAAAGGATTTGATATTATAGGAGTAAAACCAGAATACCAAGGAACATATAATAACTTAAAAATAATAAATAATCAATTATGATAACATTTTTATTCTATTATTTTCTTATTGCAATATTTATCGGATTATTCTTTATTCATACTCTAGATAATATAAAAAATATACTTCCTGAAGATGAATATAGGAAGATGAGACAGACTATTGTTAATTTTATGCCTTTCTTACCGATTGCATTGTTAGTTGTCTTGTTTTGGAAGAGATTTTAGCTTTTCCGTATAATAATCTTTCAAAGCCTTATATATGTAAAAATAAACTTAAAAGAGAGATTATGGAAAAGTTAAAATTTTGGTTAGAGGAATTGAATCTAATCGCAAAAGAATTTAATCGTGAGCATGAACAATTTTGTGAAGAACATCTCACGAGATTGCAAAAAATTAATATGGAGCTAGATGAGGGTAGTCCAGAACATATTTTTGCATGTGAATATTACTACAATCTACTAGATAATAGATTGGAAAGTTTGAGAAGCCTTGGACAATTTTTTATGATATCAGTTACAAAAATGGACGAGGTACTTAAAAAATCAAGAGAAAACGAAAATCCCATTAGAGAAACTATAAGAAAAAACATAGATAATTTCATAGAATCTATTGAGAACCTAATGAAACTTCAGGACGGACTTAAAGGTTGTTTGATGTCTCATATTGATAGTGTAAAATCTATCAAACCGGAGATGCAAAAAATGATAAATGAGTTCGAGACTAAGAAGTTGGTTAAGATTCCAGAAGGTTGGGATTTTTTAGAAGTTGATGATGAATATAATGTCATCGTAGCAAGGGAGAAAAAGGGAGCTTAATGCTTCCTTCTCTTTTTTCTTCTCCCTTGAATTCCTTACTAATGTGGATTAAAACTATGTGAGAACTAAAACAAAGTAATAATGAATCAAAAATCAAGATCACCCTGAAAAAAGATAAAAGTTATTAGGGTTAAAACTATTATGAAAGAACTATGCGATGAGTGTGGTTCTTTCTTTTTGCTTCTCTTAAAAATGCAAAACCTTATAATTGATGGAAAGAGAATCAAAGCTTTCCATCCTAAAAGAAATTATGAAAAATGAACAAGAAAGAGATTTATACTTTTGTGCAGATATTCATGGAAGTTTTCGAGAAATTACATGGATTATAACTCAACGTTATAAACTTAAAGATGCTAATATTATTTTTCTTGGAGATGTAGGATTAGGTTTTTCTAAGCCAGGGTATTATAATCAGGAGTTTGAAAGAATTAATACTAAACTAGAGAAAAATAATATAACATATTATTTTATAAGAGGAAATCATGATAACCTAGAGTACTGGAATGAAAAATTAATAAATGATTTCCCCAAAATTAAGTTTCTTCAGGATCATGAAGTAGTAGAACTCTCGGGGAAAACAATATATCCGATCGGGGGAGCAACTTCAGTAGATTATAAATGGAGAATGAATTATAATGGATTGATGGAGAGAGTTGGTTCGTCTAAAAGAGTATGGTGGGAAACAGAAGATATAATTAAGAAGCCTATTAAAGATCTTCCAGGGAGGGTTGATATAATAGCTTCTCATACTGCTCCACTATGTTTTGAACCAATTATTACACGTCACGAAGAGGAAGCAGAAGATGTTTACCTCAGAGACTTAGAAAATCGAAAATACTTAGATCAGGTATTTAGAGGAGTAAGATGTAAGTATTGGTTCTTTGGACATTTTCATACTTCAATCACATCAAGTCTTGAGGATACTATATATAAATGTTTAGATATTAATGAATTATATATGTTTAGAAATCATGAGTAGTAGTAAGGGTACAATTTCAAATCCGTTATTAATGCCTATTGGAGAAGTTTTTTATGTTGATCATACTAAAGCAGTTTTGGATAGTAGTATAAAAATAAATTCAAAAGCTATCTTAGAAGAAATATTGCATTCTAAAGATACTGACCTTCAAGAGGATTTAAAGCTAGTCATTAGATATCTTCAAGGTTGTTTAGAGGAAACTATGGATAATCCTTGGTTTTTGAAAGAGATTAAAGACTTGAGGAAAAAGCTAGAGGAAACCGAGAAACGATGTGATGACTTAGAGGAAAAGTTAAAACATGTATTACATAATGAATAATATTAAAAGTAGAATTGAATATATAACAGATCTTGAATTTAAAATAGAAGATAAGTATTTAGTTCTGGGAGGATATTATAATTCACTAAAAAGAACAACACCTAGAATTATTGCTAAGAGAATTACTACATTTTTCTTATCGGATGGAGGTAAAAGTGTTGTATTCTATGATCAAGCTTATTCAGGATTGTTTGAAGATGAATTTATTAAACCTATACTCCAGAAAATATTATCTGAAGCTAAACAATTATTTTCAACTCTCTCAGTAGATTATAAGATAATTCAAGATTACCTAAAAAAGTGAATTTTGCTATTTAAGAGAGGTTAAAGCCTTACAATTGAGAAGAACATTAGAAAAATTTATAAAAATATAGATTAATCTAGTGTTCTTTTTAATTTTGAAGTATAATAAATAGCACTTCAGAAACCCTCAAAATCTAATAAATGAGGGGATATTATATAGAAACCTCCCCTCAATGATTAAAGTTATAAAGAAAAATAAACAAATTAAAAAGCTAGAAAAATGGCAAAATCAAAAAATGACAACATTAACATTTCAATTTTTACAGCATTGAAAGTTAGTGAGATTTCAAGAGTACCAGTACTTATTATGTCTAATCCAGGTCTTGGTAAATCAACTTCAGTAGAAATGTTTGCAGAAGTTCGAGATTATCACCTAGTCCTTCTTAGAGGTAATAGTACAACTGCAGAAGAAGTTATGGGATATGATGTGGCTACGAGTGATCAAGAAAACCCCACAACTAGACATCTTAGACCTTCTTGGTATACTGAAATCTTAAAAGTTGCAGAAAAAGGAGGTAAATCACTGTTATTTTTGGATGAGATCACCACAGCAAACGAATACGTACAGGCTAGTTTATTGCATTTAGTATTTGAGCGTAAAGTGGGTTCAGAAAGACTTCCAGAGAATACATTGATTGTTTCTGCAGGTAATTATGCACAGAATCTTTCGAATTCTATGCAAATGCTACCTCCGTTAATGAATCGTTTTATGATTTACAACATTACTCCGGATCATACAGACCTGGATACGTTCCTTTGTAAATATGACGGAGCTATTGCATCATCAGAAGGTAAGGTTAAAGATTTCATGGGAAGTCTTAGAGATACGATGAAAAAACTTGATGCTCAGGAAGTAGAAATTCCGGCTGATCAATATAATAAGATTGGCGAGTATATCGAACGTGGTATTAAACAAACTGCTCGAGCATTGATGACTTCTGGTGGTAAACCTGTAGACTTAGCAATTACAGAACTTAATGGTATCTATGCTGATGCCGAAAATGAGACTAAGCTTTATGGATTTACAACTTTCCGAACTTTGAATTATCTTAGAGACGTTACAATTGCAAGTTTTAAGTGTTTTGGTAAGAGCGGTATTACTTCAGATAACTATCGTAATATGATCGATGGTCTTTGTGGTATTGGTATTTCTCGAGATCCAAAAACAAAGAACTTGATTAAAACACCGATCTCTAAGGATTTCTATGATACTATGGTTAATATCGTTAATGATATTGAAAAGATGAAGAATGATAAACTTCCTAAGTATACTAAGTTCTTCAACGAGATCATAGATGGAAAGAAAAAGCTCGAAGTTCCTGAAATGCAAGCAATAATCAATAAGTTATCAGAACTTAAATCAGATAAGGACTTAGAACAAATCGAACGTCCGATTGATCCGGCTTGCATCGAGAAATTGTTTAAATTGAGTAAGGATTCTGGTTCTTCTATTACCAAGATTAAAGTATCTACTACTGATAAATTCTTGGATAAAGTACCAGTAGAGACATTCATCGGATGTGTATCTTATTGGAATACAATTTCAGATCTTATGACTTCTATTCAAAGTCTGATTACAGATTCTTCTAAGGGTTATAAGGATGATACTTTGGCATTGTTGAAGAATACTCAAGAAGACCTTAGAACTTCTGGATTTAAACTCAGATCAATTCGTAAGATTATTCTTCAGGAAGATCCGAGCATGGGAAGTATGGTTCCTGATATTAGAAGTTTTAAATAATTATACTATTATATGAGTGTTAACCTTAGAGAAAAATATGTAATGATCATGTGGATCTCTAAGGTTAATTTATTAGAAAAATATCAAAATTTAAAATTATGAGAAATCAGACAGAGTTAGAATTTATTAAAAGATTCATTGACAATACTTATAGTAGACTCGGGAATATGTTGATGGTTAATACAGAAAAACCATTTAATCCTGATAATCCTGAACTTGGATATTGTTTTAAATATAAAGATGATATCTCAGGAAATGTTATCTATAAAATTGTCTGCTCAGAGATTAAGATTCCACGTACTGATTTTCGTATTCTTATGCATGAGTACGGACATATTTACTTAGGACATCTTGATGGTATTCATGAAGAGCTTGATACTCAGATTTGTAATACCTTCAGAGATTATCGAGGTGAATTGATTGATCGAATTAATAAAGAGTGTGGAATTGATTTTGCAGAGAAGTTGATTGAGAGAGTAATAGATGATCCAGTTCTTAATCACAGTCTTCATAATATTGCTATGGATATGGAAGTAAATTCTAAAATCCTAAGTACTGAAGATGTAGAGGAGATGGAATCAGATATCTCATCAGTTCTTCCTAATTATCAACTTGAGCTCTTGAAATATAATAGAGATCACACTGATAATGAAGAAGCAAAACAGGCTCTTGATGATATGATAAAGAAGATGGAAAATGAGGCTAAAATTAAACTCATTGTTCCAGAAAGATATTATATATCCGAAGGTAACCCTTTCCCGAGTGAACTTAGTTACCCCGAATATTTGATGCTAATTGTTCAACACTTGGATCAGTTTGTTAAGATGTTGGTTTCTATTAAAAAAGGTGGAAACGGTGATACATCCCAAGTTACAAATCAAGATATTCAAGATGCACTTCAAGGTAATGGTTCAGGATCTGGACAAGGTAATCAGCAAAGTGGTGGTGGAATGCAAGGTCTTTCTGATCTTATGCAGGAAATGGGTATGACTGATGGTTCTGGTAGTGGTTCGGGATCTGGACAAGGTAATCAGCAAGGTAAAGGTGATCCAAAAGATTGTCCATATAAAGGAAAGAGAGATTCTGGTTCAGGTGATTTGAACAGTAACGGTAAAGATGAGGGTGGAACTCATAAAGATCACAGAACAGACTCTAGAGACGATGCCGATAAAAAACGTGAGCTTGGACAAATTCGTTCAGGAGGTGGCGTTGGATGTGGTTCTAGTGGAGCTCCAGATGCAACGAGACTTGTGGATAAGACAGACGAAGTAGATATGGCTCTAGATGAAGTAATGTTAAATTATAAATCTAGAGTGGTTAAAGTTGATACAAAGAAAGATCTTATGTATCTTTATAATCGTGGTATTAATCGTTCTGTTATTGCTCCAACTATTAGAAGAAAGGTAACCATGTCTAATGAACCAACTATTGTATTTTTAATTGATGTTTCGGGATCTATGGATACACGATTGGTTGATAGAATTTTGAATACTATTGCCAATAAAATGAAAAAGATTGGACGTGGATTAAAGTATAATATTATTTCATGGTCTACACAGCTTGGAGATCATATTAAAGATATTGACCCGAGAAAGGGTGTTCCAAGAATCTCTATGGGAGGTGGAACAAGAATGGCTAGAGGTATGGAATATTTCAGACAGAATTATGGACCTGAAGCTATCTTGATCTTAATATCAGACTTTGAAGATTACTTGGAAGAATGGCATGAACAAGAACTAAAGATGCCTAACTATACCATGTACGGATTTAATTATGGATATAGTAATTATAATCAAGAATTTAAATATTTCAAAGTGAAAAATTTTAAAAACAATGGCAACTATTAATAATGGAAACATAAATAGAGACAAAGTCCATTCATTGGTTGAAGTATTTTATCAACCATCATTTAAGACTTTCTATGTTAATTCAGTAGATGGAGAGACATTTGTAAAGCCTGTAGGTGTATTTGTAAGTTTAGGAATAACTACGTCTTTGAAGGTCTTAGAAGATATCAAGAACATTATTTCCGGAAGTGAAGGTTATAGTGCGACTTTGGCAGAGATTAAATCTAAGAAGGTAGCAGGTCAGTTCTTAAATACTGTTACATGTACTACCGGACCTAAACAATATAAAATTACAAATCTTTCAGAGGATATTATGGGAGAGGAGGAGTCTAAGGCAGAATTGGAGAGAATGAAGAACTTGATGAATCCGTCTCAAGATTTAGATATCCTTAAAGAGTATGCACCTAAGATTTCCAGGTTGCAAGACTTGATAGATAAATTAACTTCTACACATGGTTGGGATGCTCATTTGATTCAAAAAGAGGCTTCCGGAGACTATCGAATATTCCATCAATATATTAATTATAAAAAGGAAGGCGAATTGGAATATCGTGTAGGAATATTCGTAACAGAAGATGTTGGAAACGATTAAGAAGGCTGTTTTAATTTCATTACTGTTATTACTTGGGTTTGGATTGGGGGTATTATATTACTCCCACTCCTCTCAAGATAAATCTAAGGGGGAAACTATATTACCTCCTCCAGAAATTATACAACCTGAAAAAAATAAAATTGATTCCCTTGAAGTAGAGATAATATCAAGGGATAGTATTATCAGTTATCTCAGAGAAAAGATTCATAGGATAGAATCTACTCGAACTGATAAAGTAGATAGTATTAGGGAATTACCGACAACAGAAGCGGTAGAATTTCTTAGACTTAAACTTAGAGAATTTGACAGTAAGTATTAAAGAAAATAGAACTTAGAGAACTTACTTTCGTGTTGATAAAAAGCACGATTACTGTCAAGTTCTCTAAGTTTTTTATTTTTCAATTTTAAATTGTTGAATTATGATCATAAAAAGATATTCTCAAAAACAATTTACTTTTACTGGTAGAGATTTAGTTGAGAAATTATATTCTGAAGGTTGGAAAGTAGAACAGAAGGAATATGGATTAAAATCAGCAGCTATTTCTGGAATAAAGAAAGTTGGTAAATTAATTGCTAAAAAATTAGATGATTCATCTAAATTAGATAGTGAAAAATTAAAGAAAATAAATGAATCTCTTAAGTCTGTTGCTAAGGATAGAAATCCTGAGGTATTAAAAAATATTGGAAAAGATGCTAAGAAATCTAATATTAAAATACTAAATGGAAAGAAAAAATTATCAAGTAGTGAAAAATTTTTTAGAAAACGATTTGATAAAACAAAATCTTGGGAGAAGAAGTCAAGTGATGTTTCTACTAAAGAGAAAATAGATTTGACAAGATCTAATGATAAATTTGATAGAAAGTTGGGAAAAGCTTTTATGAGTAGTGATCATGTAATAAATTTTCCTCCTTCCAGTGGACAAGCATCATTAGCTCATGAAATTGGACATTCAAAAAATTCAACTGGTAAAGGATTAGATAAGATAATATCAGATAAAAATAATGATATTAGAGGGTCTTATAGTAATAAAAATAAAAGAGTTGGGATTAGAAATGGATTAAAGACTTTATATCAAGGGAGTATAGTAGTTCAAGAAGAGAAAAATGCTTCTAAAAAGGCATTAAAATTATTAAAAGCTGCTGGTGCAAGTAAAGATGAATTAAAAAATGCAAAAGAAGAATTGGATTTAAGTCTAAAAACGTATAAGATTGGTAGAAATAAAGCCATTAAAGATTCAATCTCGAAACGATTAAAAGGATTTAAGAAAACAAAAACTATGTAATTATGAATATTATAAAAGTTATTGAAATATTACCACAAGATGTTTTCTTAAGATCAGCAACTTTATTTACAACAGCTTTTAGTGAAGAAATTATTGGATTATCTTCTTGTAATCGAATTAATTTAAAATGTAATATTTTTTATTTATTAAAAAAAGATAATTTTAATATTGAAACTAATTCCGAATTATATACGATTGTAGATAATATTAGAGATTTTAAAAATATCTGTTTAAAAAATTATTATATTATTAAAATTGATTCTGAATTTTTTTATGATGGATTGGATATTGTAGATGATATTAAACTTCAAAAAATAGAGAGAAAATTAGGGATAAGACAGATTGATAAAGTACAAGTAATATATGATTTAGATTATATATTAGATACTAATGAATATGTAAAGATAGTAGAACAAGATCTATATTATCCAATATCTGTATATGAAAATGAAGTTAGTCATCCTTATTATATCTATGAAATAAGAAAAGGAGATAATTATTTAGATTATTATGATGATGTTCTGTGGCGATATTTTTCAAAGAATCAACCAAAATATGAATTAATAGTTAATCGTATTGATCTAGAAATAGGAGAAAATCCTTTAGAGAAGATTAAATAAATTTATTCCTAATAATGATAATGGATAATATTATAGTAGGAGTATATCAAGAATCTTCAAACCATAGATCTATTTATCTTCTTATTCCTAAATGTGAATATAATATTATTAATTATGATAAGTTAATTTTTCCTGATAACTTACCTCCTGACAGTGAAAAAATATCTTGGTGGAAGTGTATAAATGATATTAATATAGAAGATTATTATATATTTAAGTATCCAAAATCTATTCCAATAGAGATTCCTTTCATGCTTTCAGTACCAGATAATTATTTTTGGAAATATCATTATAAAGAAGATATTGAAAATTTCTTGGATATTTTTATAGAAAGACTTAAATAATTTTCATACATACTTATTATTTCTTATGAAAAAAATAATCTATTGTCTCTTATTATCTCTATTTTTTATCACTAAAGGATATTCACAAGAGATAATAGAGCATCGCGGGGATACAATGATAGTTATATCTCCTGAAAATCTGAAAACAATTAATAGCATAATAGTAGATCTTGAGTCTTCCGAAAAAATCATAAAACTTCAAGGAGATATAATAAAAGAGGATTCGATTAAGGCAGCGAATCTAGACTCAATTATATCTTACCAGTCTATGATGATGAGGAAAAAAGATGATTATTATGTTAACTCTATACAAGCTTTAGAAAATAGCTTAAAGAAAGAAAAAAGAAAACGTAAATTATGGGCAGGTGCTTTAGGTTGTGTAGCAGTAATCCTAGGTGCTCTTGCCATAAGTAATTAAAAAGTCATGGTAGAAGTAGTTATTAATTATGATCAGTCTACACAAGAATATAAGATCTACGAACCTACGACAGATACTCTTTTGATATCTAGTAACCTGACTGAAGCGTTCGTTAATCTTTCTGTATTCTTAACATCAGCTGGATTAATTCAGGGCGACATATTGAATTATCCAGAAATATCTTATCACTTCGACAGTCATACAGTAAAGTCGATGATAGAGAGTAATGTAAATCTCCTTAAACGTCTACAAACAGCTCCTTCAGGATTTATGATTAGTAGTCAGAAGTTTGGCGGCTCTACTACATCTCCTATCAAACCTAAGAAACAAGAAAGTGGGTTTGATAGTAATGGTTTTAATAAATCTTATCAAGCAGATAGACGTTTTAGTGGGAAAAAGTCTTCTAGTTTTTCAGGGAAGTCAGGATTTAAGACATCTAATAAAAAATTTGGAGGACAATAAATAAATTTTAAAGTTATTAATAAAACTAAGAAAAAAAATGGGATACCAATTACAAGTTAAAACATCATTTGTATCTCCGGTAACATTAAAAATATTTACAGAGAATGGATATTTACCTATTTTTATAATAAGAAATATTAGTAATTCAGAATTAATTGGTAAGTATAATGGAACGGCAGTACATTTTAGAAATTTAGCTCCAAGTACAGAATTATTTAGAGCAAAGAGAGACGGGCTTATTGATTTTACAGAATTTTCTAAGAGATATACTATTGAGATGTCGAATGTAAATTTTGTAGAGGTTATTGATAAACTTAATTACTTGGCTGAACTTAGTAATGCAAGAGGAGTTATATTAATGGGTTATGGTTCTGATGATAAAATATGTCACAGATCTATCTTATCTAACCTAATTAACAGTATGGGAATATTAAACAGTCATATAACAGAAATAATACTATGAGAAGTAATCCTAGAGAAATTGAAATCCAGGAAGACATAGTAGCTAAATTAGATAGACTTGACATACATCCTTACTCAATAATATGTTCTTTTGCGATAGGAGAAGGAATTATATCAATTACATTTTACCTGAAACAAGATTTATCCGAGTTTCTTGATCTTTTAAGTTATAGAAGTCAATGTGATAAAACGGGATATTTAGTGATGGAAGATAATAATACAATAATTCTTTCAGGATTGGCTTTAATTAATTTATATACACTATTATGAAAGATGCCTGGTTTAAAGAAGTATTTACCGAGTTTTACAAATTATCTTATATACGAGAAGGCAAATCTAAGAAAATCGTTCTAAAAGGACTTAGTGATCATAAGGTTTTAGATTATGTTATCCTAAGAATTACACCTACAGAAGATGTTATTTATTATCTCTATAATGGTTCTTCGATTCATATTCCAGAAAAATGGATTGATCTATTTTCAAGTTTTAATACTCATTCAGGGTTTAGAGTCTTGGAGTGTTATGATAGTGATGTAGATGGATCTTTAAGTCATTTTGGATATCTTATGACAAGGTTAATTTGTCACTTAGATAAAAGTCTATCTAAAATTGAAGGAGAGGAGCTTTTGAATGTTCTTGGAGAGATAAGTGTAATTGGTACGAAAGAATTTAGAGAATGGTGCCTTGAAGAATTTGGATTAGAACTTGATCCCTTCGAATATCGTTCTTTGGATGAAAATTTAGATATTTAAAATTGATGAGATGAAACAGTTTGATATTTATACTGACGGATCTCACCTAGACAAACAAAATAATGGAAGACTTGGTATCGGAGGAGTTCTTATTGACCCTACCGGACCTGGAATGGGAACTATGCTTAATAAATTCTCAATTGAATTAACTCCTGAATATATGAATTTATCTTTTGGAGCTCAGAAGTGTAGCAATCCTAGTGCGGAGTTAGTAGCAGTTTTACATGCTTTATATGAATTTCGTGGTTCTTGGGGTCCGAATGATATTGTAGTAGTCCATGCAGATTATCTTGGTGTTCGAGAATGGATGACTGGTAATTGGAAAGTAAAAGAACCATACATTGCTCGAATTAAAGGTGATATTGATAAAGAAATAATTAAACAGGGTTTACAAAGAAGAATTGAGTATAAGTGGGTAAAGGGACATCAGAAAAATAATGGTGTTGATGCCGATATATACTGGAATAACTATGTAGATTCTCTAGCTAAAGGCAAAGGATAAAATGTTGAATAGTTGTAGAAACTCAAGAATTGTAGGTCCTTCTGGAATTTGGGAATATGAACAGTTGATCGGTGCTAAGGTAAAAGTTAGTTCATTACCTGTTAGTAATTTCTTTGGTTGTTTCTCAGGTGGAGGAAGTAATGATCTATTAACTATTAAAGATATTTATTTTAGAATATCTCTTGATGGAAAAACTATAACAGTGATCGAATTAACCGAGTATCCAGGGAAAATATTTACTTGGAAAGATTTGGAAATTATCGAGCTTAATGTTATTAGTAAGTTTAAAGCTGTATGTGGAACTTTCTTATCTAATCAATCAATTTGTGGATATGGAGTTGATACTGAAGCTTCTTGGATAAAAGATATGTCAAATGGAATAGCTTTTATCGATGAAAAGGGAAATATAATAACTAATCGTATAGTGAGAATCGTTGGAGCAAATGTAGAGGATATTAATACCGATACAAATGAAATTACAGATATAGATGTAAACTTCAATGGTGATATACTAGATAAAAGATAATAAAAATGGCACAATCACAGTTAACAAGATTTGAATGTATTTATGCCAATCGAGATGAAGCACTTAAGGCTCTCTCATGTGCATCTAGACAATATGCTGAATTAGTTGCTGTAAGATATTATAATGAAGTTGAAGATGTTTGTATTCTTTTAGTAATTTTTAAGAGTGCAGACTTAGGTGATTTTGACATTGTTTCAGATACTATGGAATTAAGTCAAGGTCCTAGAATATTTACAGCAAAAAAACAGTCAGAGGAACAATCAGATCAGGAGTGTATCTTGATTGCGTTGTTTGGTGAAAAACCTAAGAATGGAGATGTAGTAATCCTGACTTCTTATGACGGTACTACTTCCATTACTTATACAATGATCGGAGGACAGTGGATAAAAACTGGTGGAACTACTGCAGATGGACTTGGAATTATATTTGAAGATTCTAATACCATCGATTTTACAATGAGTCCTGGTCCTACTGAATCTAAGAAAACATTAACCGCTGATGTAAAATTGGATAATAATAATTTGATTTATGATGAGAAGGTTGATGGAATTCGTATTAATAAAATCTATGGAGGAACATTCTAAATGAAAAAAGTAAGAAGCCCGAAAGATATAAAAGTGATCTCCGGACGTTCTGCTAGAAATACAGCTCCTTTTGTTGGAAGACTTGGTAAACCTCTTAATCCAGGGGCTCTAAAATTTAAGCAGAGTAATATTCCAGGAGGAGATATATTTAATGATTATCTCTTAGATTTAATGAAATTAAAATAAGAAAAATATTATGGACTTGCTTGATAGAACTGATGTTAGTAATAAAAATCCTGGGGATTCATTAACTAGTGCTGATATCAATAGTATAAATAATACTGTTAATGCTGCAGTTAGTTATATAAATGAAAACTTAAAAGATTTTTGTAATGCTAATGCTGAAATAAATAATTATGAAAGAAAATTAACTCTTTCGGGAGCAATTAGATTAGTACCTGAAGCAAGACGACGTAGCGGATTGAAAATTAGATTTCTTGGTAGTGAAGGTGCATATTCAGAATATATTTATAAAGGACCAGATGCTGATGAATCTAATTGGGCTAATGAAGATAATTGGAAATCTCCTTACAACATTATTGACGGAGGAGAGTGGTAAGTTTAAATAATAACATAAATTATGAAAAATAGTTATATAAAAACTACATGGATTGATAATAAAACTCCTGTTAATGCGGCTAATTTAAATAAGATCGAGAGTGCTTTATCAGATCTTTATACTAACGCTCTTAGTTCTTCTGAGATTTTAGAAGGAGATGGTATTAGAATTACTAATACTAGTTGTCAGTCAGATTGTTACGGTAATACTACAAAAGGTATTCAATTTTCTGTATCAGATCGTGTAATGCAGTCTGATTCTTGTAAAGGTGTTGATATTGTAACAAATACCTTGGATATCCTTCAATTTGAAAAGGATAGATTATACCTATTCTTAGATCCAGAGAGAAAAACTTTGGTTAAGATGGTAATAAACGGAGTTACTATTTTTGAAGTGAAATAATAATGAGATGGAACGATAAAAACGGATACATCACATATAAACAAGCTCTTCAAAATATTAAATCATGTCTAGGGATAGCTAAGATAGATTATTCCATGAGATGTGAATTAGCTCCGTATATCACATATATCTTAAAATATATATCAGATAGATTAACTTTACTTCCAGAAGGATCAGATGTCAAAACTTATATTCAAGAGTTTTTTGATATTCGAGATCATGGTGAAGCTAAGATTGTATTTTATGCTGTAGATGAACTTAGATGTGAACTTGGAATTGATAATGGTGAAATATACGTTGAAGGTTCTGAGATTCCATACAATGAGGATAGATTTATTTATGCATGGAGTAATGTTTTGACTGCTATGTTAGTTAGAATTTTATTCCAGTATCAAAATCTTCTAGCTCAACCCGAATCTAATGACTGCCCTTGTAATAATGAATGTGGAAGAGGACAGACTACAGCGGATTACGAATCTTGGAGTTCTGGTGTTTATCCAGAAGATGAAAGTTATTCTTACTATAATTATAAAGAAGTAAACAATACGGAATGGAGAACTAATAATGATGTTCCGGAGTGTACAAAATGTCTAAGACAATGAGTGATATAATTGTAAAAAATCAACTTCCTGAACCAACCGTAATTATTCTTAAAAATTCGGTAGAACAGGGAAAGATGCCTACTCCAGAACAGCTTGAAGTAGGTGAATTAGGTTTAGGTCTTCATGCCGGAGAGGAAAGTATATGGGTCAAAAATTCTGATGGTGTAGTTGTAGATCTTAGAGTTCCTAGAGTTGATAATTTTTGGGGTGATTTTCTCCTTGAATATGAAACTCTTGAGGAATTTAATGCAGATCTAGAAGCCGGAAAAATTAGTGATACTTCGATAGCTTTCATCAAAGGATCTAGACAGGCTTGGACTAAAGGAACTTTCTTCGCATTATCGGAGGAAGAAATAAATAAACTGATCGATAGTAAAGTATTGTTATTCCCAAGTATGACTTCTGAGTTAACATCAGAAAGTACATCTGAAGAAATAGCAGAAATTTTTGGTGGAGCAGAGAATTTTGTTAAGCTTACTGAAAAGATTAAAGATCAGATTTCAATTGCGTCTTTAAGAGTAGATTCTGGGAAAGCGATAGTTCCTGTATCTATTCAATCTAGTATTATAGAGTGTGAAACTCAGTGTAAAAATGTATTAGTTCTAGAGTGGATTTATTCAGGGAAATATTATTCAGAAAAGATTATCCTGAATAGTTTTACATCTGAATTCTCAGTTGAAAGAGAATTTACAGAATCTACTTTTATTGAGGTAGTAGAAAAAATAGATGAGCTTTTTAATACAAACTTAGAACTTGTAGAACCTAAGATTAATGGAACTTGGGATTTCTATAATAATGCATTCGAACCTATAACAATTACTCCAAGTCCAAATAAATATAATCCTGTAATTGAAAATGGATATAAGGCTGTTTTCAAAGGAGTTTATACATGGACAAGTGAAGATGGAAAGAAAGATCCTACTGGAGTTGTTAAGGGTTCATTCTGGGATACTCTTACAGGTACTGATGTTAGTTCTGATATAGTAACTAGTCCTTATTATACAGAAGATGCTACTATTTCTATTAAACTTGAAGCTCCTAAGACTGGTTTTATGGTTAGAGGAGAAGATGTTGTTAGAAGTACTGGCGTTTATGATTATACAGAAGATACTAGATCAGTAACATTCGCACATAGATTATTCTATGGTGTATCTACTAAGGGAAAAGACTTAGTAGAGTATGATATTAAATCTCTGAAAACATCTGAATTAATTACTGAACATCCTAAAAAGACTCTAGAACATTTTTCTACAGAAATGGATGAATATGCTATTTTTGCTTATCCTAAAGTTCTTGGTGAGTTAGATAGTATTTATCAGGATGGAATTCGTGTAATTAAGGCATTTAACAAAGTAGAATTAGAAATCACTAATGGTGCTGGTGTAGTAATAGATTATATAGTTTATGTTACTAATAATCCAGGTGCTTTTACTGATGTTGAGTTAGAATTTAAATAAATAGTACAATGGCGTTAAATTTTGCAGATAGATTAGTGTCCAACAATCCTAGTGCATATGGAATTGTTAGAGCTATAGAAGTTAGTGGACACAAAACAGTATCTTCTCTTTCAGCATTGTATAAAATTCCCGACTGTATTCTTTCTGATACAGGGGATAATTCTGGTAATGATTCTCTTGGACAATTGTGGTATGTAATTGATGCCAAAGAAGTTTATCAGCTTGTTAATTGGGAAAAAAGAAATGAAGCTGGAGGATGGAAACCATACTTATCTGGAGTAATTACAGATGAAGCACTGGAAGAGATATTAAAGACTAAGCAAGATAAATTGATAGCCGGAGAAGGGATTAGTATCAGTGAGGATAATGTAATTTCTTGCACTATAGATACATCACTTTTCAGAATGGTGGATGAGCTACCTTCTTTGGAGGAAGCAGAGACAAATAAAATTTATCTTCTTAGAAAAGAAAATAATATCGGAGAACTTCAGAGTTATACTGAATATATAATAACTATTAAGGTTGACGAAGAAGGGAAAGAAATAAAAGAATGGGAAAAGATCGGTGAATATGATTTATCTATTGAACTTGCTCCCTATCTTAAAATAGAAGATGCAGAAAAGACTTACGTAAAGAAGGAAAACATCGTAGATTCATTCGAAGGTGGTGATCCTAAAGAGCAAGTTTTATCTGCTGAAAAAGGAAAAGAACTTAAAGAACTCGTAGATTCATTAGAGGAAAGAAAAGTAGATAGTGTAACAGCTACTGAGGGAAAAGGAATCATAGTAGAAGGTACTCATAACGATCCTACTATTGGTGTTCTTCGTGATCCTGAGTCTGAAGGATTTTTTACAATCGAAGAAACAGGTCTTAAACTTAGTGGTGTTCAGGATGCTATTGATGAAGCAGTTGGTGAATTAACTGATAGAGTAGAACTTGAATCTGATGTAGTCTATAATATCAATGAAATATTTCCAGGTGAAGGTAAGGGAGAAAATGGAGATCAGTGGCACATCCAATATGCTGCTGCTAAATTAGATGCTTTCCTTCCAGCTGAAAAGAAAGTTCCAGGTATAAAAGTTAAGTTTATTAACTTAGACGGTAACTGGAGAACTTTCACTTTCAATGGTGGATATTTCTTGGATGGTAGAAACTGGAGTTATGATATCACTTCTAATGACTTCACTGAATTAGCTACAGAAAATCTTCCAACAGCTACTCCAGAATCAAATGGAGTAATGTCAAAAGAAGATAAAGCTAAACTTGATGGAATTAGTGAAACTATCAATAAAGATGTAGATGATAAGATTGCAGAAGTTAAAGAGACAATCGATAACTATACTGTAAATGGTTATAAAATTTCCACAAATCCATCTTTAGATAGAAATGATATCGGTCTTGGAAATGTTACTAATGACGCTCAGATAAAACGCTCTGAAATGGGTGTTCCTAAGGGTGTTGCTACTCTTGGAGAAGATGGTAAAGTTCCGGAATCACAACTTCCAGATTCAGTTCTTGGAAATGTTAAATATCAAGGAGTTTGGGATGCAGTTAATAATGTTCCTAAACTTGAACTTAACGATTTTGATTCCAATGGTCATTACTATATAGCTATTAATAAAGGCTCTCAATTTGGATATGATTTTGATCCAGGTGATTGGGTAATTAATAGTAATGGTAGATGGGTTAAAATTGATAATGTAGATTCAGTTAAGTCTGTAAATGGTCAGATCGGAATTGTTGAATTAGGTATAGAGGATATTCCTAATCTTAAGGAAACTCTAGATTCTAAAGCAACTAATGATGATTTCAATAGACACTTAACAGACTATAAGAATCCTCACAAGGTTACTAAAGATCAAGTAGGTCTGGGTAATGTAGATAATACAGCAGATAAGGATAAACCTGTTTCTGATGCTACACAGGAATTAGTAGATAATACTAAGAAAGAGCTAGAAGAAAAGATTAATAACTCAGGAAACGACTTACAAGGTAATATTGATAAGATTGACGAGAGAGTTACTAATATTGAAGATTCTATTGCTCAGCCTGGTGGTTTAGCTACTCTTGATGATGCCGGAAAAGTACCTCTAGAACAATTGCCAAGTTTAGTAGATGATGTAATTGAAGTAGACTCTTTCGAACATCTACCTGAAGCTGGAGAAGTTGGAAAAATCTATGTTACTAAGGATACTAATCTTCTTTATCGTTGGACAGGGGTTAAATATGTAGAAGTATCAGAATCTCTCCACTTAGGTGAAACGGCTGATACTGCTTATGCGGGAGATAAAGGCAAGGAGACAACTGATAAGGTTAATTCTCATATCTCAGACTTCAATAATCCGCATAAAGTTACAGCCGAACAAGTAGGCTTAGGTAATGTTGATAATACTTCTGATATCAATAAACCTGTTTCTACCGCACAACAAGAAGCTTTAGATGCAGTTAAGACCGAACTTGAGGAGAAAATTAATAACTCTGGTAGTGATCTTCAAGGTAATATTGATAAGATTGACGAGAGAGTTACTAATATCGAAAACTCAGTAGGTGCTCCTGATGGTATAGCTACACTTGATTCCGAAGGTAAATTAGAAGTTTCACAGATCCCTAACGAAGCTCTGAATGTTATCGAAGGTAAGTATATGACTGAAACTCAATTTACTGATTCTGAAGGTGTAGAGTTTATTCCAAGACATAATACTATTTATATTGATAGTATCGGTGGTTCGAATAAACTTTATCGCTGGGATGGATTCAAGTATGTAGAAGTATCAGATTCAGATAATGTTACAGAAGCTATTGACAATCACATCAAAGATTTCAATAATCCACATAAAGTAACAGCCGAACAAATTGGGCTTGGAAACGTAGATAATACAGCCGATATTGATAAGCCAATATCTACTGCTGTTCAAGAAGCTTTAGATACTGTAAACACTAAAGTAACTGAACACACTGAGAATAAAGAAAATCCTCATGGTGTTACAGCAGAACAAATTGGCTTAGGAAATGTAGATAATACGGCTGATTATGATAAACCTGTTTCTAAGGCTACTCAAGATGAAATCGATAGAATTGACGGTCGTATTGATACAATCGATAATTCAATTGGTGTTCCTAGTGGTATTGCAACTCTTGATGGCAATGGTAAATTAACAGATTCTCAAATACCAGACAAGACGATTAACGTTCTTGTAGGTAAACTTATGAGTGAAACAGAATTCAAGGACGAAGAAGGTAATACTTATGAACCTAGAACTGGAGTAATTTATATTGATACTGTTTCTGGTACTGAGAAAATATATAGATGGAATAAATATGAATATGTAGAGATTTCAAATACAGAATTACTTGAAGGTGCATTAAATTCTCACGTTCAGGATAAGAATAATCCTCATCAAGTAACCAAAGAGCAGATTGGGTTAAGTGAAGTAACAAATGATGCTCAAGTTAAGAGATCAGAAATGGGAACTCCGGAAGGTGTTGCTACTCTTAACGAAAATGGTAAAATTCCTGTGGAACAACTTCCAGGACAAGTTGATGAAGTATTTGGAATTGATCATTTCGTATCAACAAAAACAGATATTCCTTCTTCTAGATTAGTAATTGGTTCCACTTACTATGTAGAAGATGAGAAGAAAATATATACAGCAATTTCTGAAACGGAATTAGATGAAGGTGCTACTCCTGATAAAGGTGTAATCTATTCTAATCGAGAAATTAATATAATCTATCGTTGGAATGGTGCTGAATTAGTAGAAATTGGTAACCCTGTTCATCTTGGTGAAGTAGCTGGAACTGCATATCCTGGAGATAAAGGTAAGGCTACTACAGATAAAGTTAATGCTCATGTGGCTGACTTTGAAAATCCTCACCAAGTAACTAAAGAACAGATCGGTCTTGGAAATGTAGATAATACTTCTGATGCTGATAAGCCTATTTCTAGTGCAGTCCAAGAAGCTTTAGATGCTGTTAATAAAGAAGTTTCAGAACATAAAGCTGATAAGAATAATCCTCATGAGGTAACAAAAGCTCAGGTAGGTTTAGGAAATGTAGATAATACTGCAGACCTTGATAAACCAGTATCTAATGCTACACAGGAATTAGTAGATAATACTAAGAAAGAGCTTGATACTAAGATAGATAATCATACTTCAGACTTTAACAATCCTCATAAGGTAACAAAAGAACAAGTAGGACTAGGGAATGTTGATAATACAGCTGATATTAATAAGCCTGTATCTGTAGCACAACAAGCTTTAGTAGATTCTACAAAGGCAGAGTTGAAGAAAGATATTGGTGATATTGAAAAAGATGTTACTAATCACATAGCTGACAAGAATAATCCTCATGAAGTAAATAAACTTCAGGTAGGTCTTGGAAATGTTGATAATACATCAGATATCAATAAACCTGTATCTACTGCACAACAAGCTGCTTTAGATAAACTTAAGAGTGATCTTGAATCTATTATAGGTTCTACAGGAACAGATCTTAGTGCTCACTTGAAAGATTTTGATAATCCTCATAAGGTTACTAAAGATCAGGTTGGACTTGGTAAGGTGGATAACACTGCTGACCTTGAAAAACCTGTCTCTGTAGCAACTCAAGAGGCAATCAATGCTGTTCAGTCTAATCTTGATAAGACCAATATTTCATTAGAGAATCATATTGCAGATAAGAAGAATCCTCATGAAGTAACGAAGGAACAAGTAGGTCTAGGTAATGTAGATAATACATCTGACTTAGATAAACCTGTTTCTCATTATCAACAGGATGCTCTTGATGAACTTGAAAGAAGACTTCAAGGTTCTATTGATGGTTCTGGTTCTGATCTTAGTGCTCATATTTCAGATTTTAATAATCCGCATAAAGTAACTAAGGATCAGGTTGGACTTGGTAATGTAGATAATACAGCTGACAAGGATAAACCTATTTCTGATGCTACACAGAAAGCTTTGGATAGTATTAAGACAGAAACTAATACTATTATCGAAACTCATATAGCAGATAAGAATAATCCTCATGAAGTAACTAAGGAACAGATTGGATTAGGTGAAGTAACAAATGATGCTCAAGTAAAACGTTCAGAGATGGGCGTAGCTGGGGGAGTTGCTACACTTGACCAAGAAGGCAAAGTTCCTAGTTCTCAATTACCTAGCTTTGTAGACGATGTTATTGAAGTAGATTCTTACGATAACTTGCCTACTACAGGTGAAGCTGGAAAGATTTACGTAACCAAAGACACTAACCTAACCTATAGATGGTCTGGTTCTCGATATATTGAAATTTCTGCTTCCTTAGCCCTCGGAGAAACTAGCTCAACCGCATATCCAGGTGACAAGGGAAAAGAAACAACTGATAAGGTTAATACTCACGTAGCTGATCTTAATAATCCTCACCAAGTAACTAAAGAACAGGTTGGACTTGGAAATGTAGATAATACATCCGACCTTGATAAACCTGTTTCTAATGCTACTCAAGAATTAATTAATGAAGTTAAGGAATCTATTAATAGCGGAAATACTACTATTACAGATAACTTAACTAAACATATAGAAGATTACAATAATCCTCATAAAGTAACGAAAGATCAAGTAGGTCTAGGTAACGTTGATAATACTTCAGATAAAGATAAACCTTTGTCTGATGCAGCTAAAGAAGCTATCAACGAGGTTAAGACTCTAATTACTTCTTCTGGAACTGACTTAAGCAATCATATTAAAGATTATACAAATCCTCATAGAGTAACTGCAGAACAAGTAGGTCTCGGAAATGTAAATAATACTTCCGACCTTGACAAACCTATTTCTAATGCTACTCAGAAGGAACTTGATAAACTTGACGCTAAGATTGATAAGATTAATACAGATCAGGGAACAGATCTTAGTGCTCACTTGAGAGATTTCAGTAATCCTCATAAAGTAACTAAAGAACAAATTGGACTCGGAAATGTAGATAATACTGCAGATCTCGATAAACCAATATCTACTGCTACACAAAAAGCAATTGATGATGCCAAAGCAGCTAATAATACTGCTTTAGATAATCATGCTAATCGTACAGATAATCCTCATAAGGTAACTAAGGATCAAGTAGGTTTAGGTAACGTTGATAATACAGCCGATATTAATAAACCTGTATCTGTAGCACAGCAGAATGCTCTTGATACTTTATCTAATAGTTTAAATACAGCTATTAATAATCACGTAGGTAATACTAATAATCCTCATCAAGTAACTAAAGAACAAGTAGGTCTCGGAAAAGTAGATAATACATCTGACTTAGAAAAGCCTATTTCAGTAGCAACTCAAAACGCTATTTCTGAAGTTGTTTCTAATCTGGATAAACATATTGCAGATAAGAACAATCCTCATGAAGTAACAAAAGAGCAAATTGGACTTGGTAGAGTTGATAATACATCAGACCTCGAGAAACCTATTTCAACAGCTACTCAGGTTGCTCTTGATAAGAAGGCTGAACTTGGACCTGATGGAAAAATACCTGAAAGTCAATTACCTGAAAGAACAATGCATAGTTTGTTCTATAAGGGTACTTGGGATGCTGAAAGGAATTTACCAACACTAGCTAATGGAGATAAGGCACAAGATGGTGATTACTATTTAGTTAATAATGATGGTGAGTCCTTTGGATATAAATTCATGGTAAATGATATTATATTCAATGCCAGTGGAATTTGGTATAGAATGATGGGCTCTAATAAGAGAGATAATCCTACTGAATTTAAGATTACTAAATTCACAGCAGATAGAACTTTATTAGAGAGAGGTGAATCAACAGAAATTACTCTTGAATGGGAATATCAATTGACCCCAAGTGGACAAATTAATTTCCAATTCATAGATACTCATGATATTCCTGTTGAGGAACGTACTTATAAGATTACTGCCACTGGAGGACAAACATTCACATTGAGAGGTTCGTATCTAAGTGAAGTTGCAACAGCTACTTTAACGATTGATACAGCTGATAAGGTTTATGTAGGTGCATCAAGTAATTCTGCTCCTACTGACTCTGACTTTATAGCAATGAATTCTTTCTTCTCCTTCGGTGATAATGAATTCCCATTCACTCCTATTGATTGTTCAGGAGGTAAGTATATTTACGTAGCAATTCCAACAGAAGAGTATAGTAAGTATAGAATCTATTGTAATAATTATCCTGTTGATGATGTAACAGTATACTCTAGACGTATAACTAACATCTTTACTGGATATACTGATTATACAATTACTAAACTTGCTAATCTCTATCATGGAATACTAAATATTGAAGTTAAATTAATTGATAAAAGATAATGCCAGACAAAGATTTAAAAGGAACGGTACTCTATTCGGGTATCGTTCCCACTAATACTTCTGATGTATATCCGACACATTCAGCTATTTATGGCATGGGAGGCTACCGCTCAGTAAATACAATATCTGAGCGGGATGCTATTCCTGTAGAACGTTTAGAAGTAGGTGCTAAAGTTCTAGTTACTGAGCAGGAAACAGGATATTACGTCGAATCTATTGAAGGGGGAAGAGTTAATTGGCAACTTGATACTTACTTGTTCGCTGATAAACTTTTAGCAAGTCCAGTAATAACAGGGACATGGAGTTTTAAGAATAATGCTGGAACTGCAGTTACTAATACAGAAGTTGGAGTAACTAATGTAAATGCAAGTTCTATTACAATCGAAAGAGGGTATAAGGCAAAATTTGTTGGTAGTTTCAAGTGGACAAAAACTAGTACAAATAAAGCTCCTACTTCTTGTAGTGGAGATCTAGGAACAAGTTTACCTTCAAGTGGGGTTGCTTCACCTACAACTACTATAGATAATATTGCTGCAACTAGAGTAATTAAAGAAAATTTGAGTGCTCCTAAGAAAGGATTCATGGTTTCTGGAACTTCTGTTGTTGTCGCCTCTGGAAATGATACTACATCTGCACAATTTAGCATTAATGTATTTTCAAGACAAAGATATGGTTTAACTACTTCAGCTGCACCTACACAAACAGATATTAAAGCATTAACTGGAACTAAATTAGTAAATGCCAAAACTCTTTCTGTATCTGGAGTAACTGCAAATGGAACTCAGTATTATTGTTATGCTTATCCAAAAGATCTTGGAGCACTTACTTCGATCGTTCAGAATGGTGCTGCCCCTGTTCTTGAAGACTTTAATAGAACTGAAGTCAATGTAACTAATGGAGCAGGAGTTGTTATCCCCTATTATGTATACACCTCTAAATATAAAGGTGCATTCCAAAATGTAAAACTAGATTTTAAATAATTAATATTAATATACAATGGCTAAATACCCAGCGCAGCTTCAGTCTGCGAACTTAAATGAATTCGGTATTGTCTATGCCGATGAAGTACAAGGCCATAAAACAGTTGCTACTCTGAGTGCACTTTATGCTATTACAGACCCAATTCTTAGTAAATCTGTAGTAAACACAGGAAATGATGCTATTGGACAAGAATGGTATGTGATATCAGAGGGTTGTTACTATAGACTTGACAACTGGGCTAATAGACATAAAGCTTCTGGGTGGACTAAAATTCAAGTAGTAGATACTGAATTTAATAGTTTGTCTACTCATGGAGCTGATAAAATAAAAAATTTCACAACATCACCATCGACAGTAACTCTCAACTATAATACGTGGAGATCATCTACTGTAAATGCTGATGGAACCGCTGTAATAAACGCTGCTACACAATCTGCAGCGGGTGTTCTAAGCGCAGCGGATAAAACTAAGTTAGATGGATTAAATACAGATTCTATTAATGATATATCTGTAACATCTAATGCTAATAAAGCTACTATTACATTTGTATCTGATAATGGTAATAAGGAAGATATAAGTACTACTATAGATTTTCCTATATCTACTACTACCGCAGCAGGTACAATGAGCGCCAAAGATAAAACAGAATTAGATAGAATTAATACTGCTAACTTTGCTCTTGGCGCTGTAACTCCTGCTGCGTCTACTGTAGGAATAGCTGCTTCTAAAACAAATGTAACTGATGGTACTACCGCTGCGAATAATATTACGCTGCCTGCTGCTACACAATCTGCAGCGGGTGTTCTAAGCGCAGCGGATAAAACTAAAGTTGACCGAATCACAGGTACTAATCATGTTATCTCTCAGCCTACTACAACAGCTACCTCAAGAGTAATTACTATAACGGGTATAAATCCTACAGATAATAAAGCAGTTTCTAGTTCTATCACTCTTCCAGAAGTATCAGAAACTCAGGCAGGTCTCGCAAGTGCATCTGATAAGAAAACTCTCAATGCTATTAAAACTCTTGGGAATTCTTCTCACTTGAAAGATGATAATTGTTGGACTAGAACAGCTTCTAATGTAGCTATAAACTTCACTTGTACTAATGTTAGTGGTAATTCTACAGATACTAACGCAAAAAATGAACATTCAGTTAATATTGGAGCTGCATCATCTACTCTTGCAGGGGTAATGACTTCAACCGATAAGACAGAACTTGATAGAATAACCACAGCGAATTTTGCTTTAGGTGCAGTTACGCCAGCAGCTTCAAGTGTAGCTATCGCAGCAACAAAAACAACTATTTCTACAGGAGTTAGTGCAGCAAACAATATAACTCTTCCAGCAGCAACTTCAACTACTGCAGGTGTTATGACTTCTACACAAGTAACTACTTTAACAACAGTAGATAATAGAAAATTATTTGGTATTGTTAAAGGTGACACTGGAACAGCAACTGCAGAAGCCGCAGTAGATACATTAACTATCTCTGGAGGAACTGATCTAGAAACTGTTGCTACTGATACAACAAATAATGATGTACTTACTGTAAATCATAGCTCAGTAACTAGAACAAATGCTGCAGATGCAACAGCTACTTATACACTTCCTGCAAGTGGAGGAAGTGTGGCTCTTCCTAAAGTTGTAAAGTCTGTAACTAGCTCTGCCACTGGTCACGTTACTGCAACTAGCAGTGAAACTCCTAGTATTGTTCATGGAGCTCTTACTACTGCTGCGGCTACAGGAACAGCATTAACTCCAGGATTCGGTGGAAAAATTAATGTAGTAACCTCAGCTAGTAATGACGGACATGGACATATTACAGGTATTACAACTACTTCTGTAACTATACCTAGTAGCATAGCTTCTACTACTGCTAATGGATTAATGTCTACTGCAGATAAAACAAAACTTGATACTACTCTTCCTAACTTAATTAACTCTAATAAAACAACTATTGATAATTATACTGTAAATGGAATTAAAATTTCTACTAATCCCGTTGTAACAGGAGCAAATACTAAAGTAACTGGGTATTCAAAACCAACTACGACTGGAGCTATTGCAGCAACTGATAGTATCAATGGAGCTCTTGGAAAATTAGAGAAAAAGTTAGATGATGAAGTAACTAATAGAACTAATGCTGTTTCAAATCTAACTAATACAGTAAATAATAATAAGACTACAATAGATAACTATACTGTTGGAGGAATAAAAATTTCTGCTAATCCTAAAGTGGCAAATGGAACAAATACTACAGTATCTACTGCTAATAGTACGATTACTTGGTCTCTAAACTCTACTATATCACTTACTAGAGTTAATGCTTCTAGTGGATTCTATCAGACTTCAGATAAACGTTTGAAATCAGATATTAAACCTTTGGAACATACACTTGAGGAGATTTGTTCTATTCCGACAGATTCATTTATTTTAGGTGGGAAAAAAGACCTTGGAACTATAGCACAAGAACTTGAACCAACTTTCCCTGAACTAGTAACAGACGCCGAACTTAAACAATCCGATGTACCTAACCCTGAAAACTTTGAAACCATTGAGAAAGATGGTGAAACTTATGTTCTAGTTAAAGAAGTTGATTATGCTAAAATGAGTGTTCTAGCAATCGAAGGTATTAAATTACTTAAGGCCGAAATAGATGAACTTAAAAAGCAGTTATTAGATAAATAAAATAAAGGGAGGTTGATCAAGAGTAAAAACTTGATTGCCTCCTTTTAAATTTAAAAGTAGGAATGAAATGGATCAAATAATTAATTTTAAAATAAATACAGAACTATTTACAAGTAGATCTGAAGCGATCCTAGCCTTAGAAAACATTATATTTACTCAAGGAGAGCCAGTTATTGCAATTTATGGAACTACTTCTCAAAATGCTAAAATTATTCTAGCCGTCGGAAAAAGAAATGGAGCTGGAAAAAATGCATTTGAAATAATTTCCACTAAAGAAGATATGTCTGAAACTTTGAATATTATTAATTCTTTGAATAATGAGTTCACAGAACATATCAAAGCAGAAGCAGGTGATAAGCTTGGACATGTAATAACAGGAGGAGATATTGTTTTCTCTGGAGGTATAGGAACTGTAGTTTCGGCTGGAAAGGTAAAAAATAAACTTACTTTTACTGGTGGAACTTTTGAAGGAACAGATAAAACTACATTTGATGGTTCTGAGGCTGTAACGATAAAAATTCCTAGCCCCTCATTTACTGTTCCTAAACCATTAGGACATGCAATAGCTGGAGAATCTAAGGAGTGGGCTAGAGCTGACCATGTGCATGAAGCTCCTAAATCAGTCTCTGGAAATGCTGGTAGTGCTGATAAATTAAGTTCTAAAAGAAATATAACTTTAACCGGAGCTGTTACTGGAGGTGTAGTAACTGATTTTTCAGGAGATATTACAATTAATACTTCCAAAAACCATACACATGATATTTCAGAGGTTACTGGTCTACGAGGTGAGTTGAACACCTTAGAAGCAACTAAAGCTCCCATTGAAAGTCCTATCTTCACAGGAACTCCAGAGGCTCCAACAGCTCCACAAGGAACTAATACTAATCAGTTAGCTACTACTGCATTTGTTATCAAGGAAATTGGAGAAAAAATAGAAGCTGCTGTAGCCTTGAAATTTAAAGGAACTCTCGGAACAACTGGAACTGTTAAGAGTCTTCCTGCTCAACATACAACAGGTGACGTCTATGTTGCCACTACTGGAGCTCCGAATGTATCAGGACTTAGACTTGAACCTGGTGATATAATAATTTGTATCAAAGATGGTTCAACTGCTAATGATTCTGATTGGACAGTTGTACAGACTAATATAGATGGAGCTGTAACAGGACCAGGAAGTGCAGTTTCTGGAAATCTAGTACTTTTTAATGGAACTACAGGAAAAGTTATATCAGATTCTGGTCTTTCATTAGCAGACCTAGCAAAAGTAACAACTACTATCTCTGCAGGTCCTGGTTTAACTGGAGGTGGATCTATTGGAGGAAATCAAGTAATTTCACATGCTTCTCAACCAACTACAGGAACTAATGCAGGGGGTAATTCTGGAGCTTTTGTCACCAACATTAAGATCGATTCCTTTGGACATGTTGTAGAAGCCTTAAAAGGAGACTTAACTGGATCATATCTAGCACCCTCTGGAGAATATATTTCAGGAATTACACTTTCAGGGAATACACTATCAGGAAATTCTAAACCATTCCCTAATATTGAAATTGAAAATGGAGAAGTAGGTGGATCGGAAGAATTTGTTACTGGAATCTCTGTAAATACTGTTTTAAATAATCATAGAATCCAAATTAATAAAGGAACAATCCCTGGAATAATAGTAACTGGAGATGGTGGTGAAGGAAATCCTAGAAAATATGTTTCAGGAATAGAATCAGATGGACATCATGGAATATCTTTTACTACTTCCGAAGAATCTGGAATGGTTAAGGTTTCAAAAGATGGTTCAGCTGATTACTTAGGAAATAAAGTTCTCTCTGGAGTTAGTTCTGGAAATACTTATGCAACTACTGTAACTCAAGATACTGATGCTTTGAGATTAACTACTACTATTTCAGAGATAGATGGTGGAGATGATCAAGGAAGCCAAGGAAAACGTCAAGTAATTAGAGTAAAAAGATATACTACAGGTGGAATTCTTCCTAGTGGATTAGCTTCAGGGGAAATAGCAATAAACTTGGTTGATAATTACCTCTATGTCGGAAATGAAAAAGGTGGAGTTCAAAGAGTCTATCCGAATGCTACACCACAAGTAGATGGTCTTTTATCAGCCGAAGATAAATCACGCCTCGAAAAAGCTATATCTGATATTGCTGATCATGCTTCAAGTCTGGGAACAATAAATACTGAGCTTGATGTTCTTGAGGAGGATTTGAAAGACACGAAGGAAAAATTAACTGAAAAAATTTCTCAAGAATCCGAGGCGAGAAAAACGGCTGATCAAGAATTTAAGGAAAACTTGAATACCGAAACTCAAGAAAGAACTACCGAAGATATTGCTATAAGAGAATATATAGACTCTACAAAATCAGAGTTAAATGAAAAGATAGATAAACTTATTGGTTCGGGAGGAGAAACTGAAGGAGGATTAGCTGCAGAAGTAGAAGCTAGAATACAAGGAGATAAATATAATTTCGATCTCTTAAAGTTTGCAATTCAGAGAGTAAATTCATCTGCTGGTTTTGAAGATCCTGATCCAGATGATGATAGTATTTATAGTAATTTCCCGAGTCTTTCAGATACACATTACTTAGGTGGACAGAGCAATTTAGTAGGATGTCTTAGGATTCTTGACCAGAAGATTTATGAACTAGAACAAGCATTAACCATTAAAACACTCTAATATATGGCATTAACTAATTTTTATAAAGGACCTGAAGCTGAATATTCTAGAGAGAAACATATTAATGGTATTTATATGAGCACTGATTCTAGAAAGCTTTGGATATTCGGACAACCAACACAAGAATTATCAGATATTATAGAAAAAACTGATTATGATGCTCTTGAATCTAAAGATCCGAATTTAATATATATCGTAAAATTATCAGAAGAATGAAAAAATTAATTCTAATCCTGATCACTATTCTATTAATTATTTCTTGTGGTACTTCCCGAAAATTTAATACTACTTTTTATGAAGGCTTTTCGATAGAACCACAAAGAATAGTAGATAGTATAACTACAGCAAATTTACTTCCAGCGTCTATAGAATATCAAGAATGGCCTAAGTTGATGTACTTTACTAGTGATTCAGTTATAACTACACAGTATACGACTATAACCACTAAAGAAGATACGACTTATATATTCTCGATAACTGAATCCGCTGGAGATAGTATATACTTAATTAAATTTAGAAAAGAATAATAGTTATGGATTTTGTATCAGTATTTTCAACATTAGCTGCTTTAGTGGCTGGTGTTCCTGTTGTTACGCAGGCAATTAAGAAACTTATAGGTAAAGAACTTCCAGGGTGGGCTAATCAATTAATTTCTTGGATAGTTGCCATTGGATTATGTATGTTCGGTTGGTTTTTCGATCTTGGATGTCTTGCTGAAGCTTCTTGGTGGCAATCTCTCATAGTAGGCGCTGGTGTTGGATTAGCTAGTAACGGTGTATTTGATATCGCTCTAGTTCAGGGAATACTTGAACTTATATTCGGAAAAATAAAAAAGTAATTATGAGATCTTACGGTTATATTAAAACAGAAAACCTAGAAAGTTACTCAGAATATAAACCACAACCTATCACACTTCCGGCCGAATATAAACTCAAAGATATCGGCAAAGTGTGGGATCAAGGTAGTGTCGGAAGCTGTGTTAGTCATTCAATAGCAGAAATGTATAATTTTTATCAGCTAAGTCATGGAAAAACTCTAGAGAAAAAGCCTGATTGGTTATACTATCTTAGAGCTGATAAAACAATAGATGGAATGATGCCTGCCGAAGGTTTTGAGTTAATGAAAACGGCCGGAGAAATAAAAATCTTCTCAAGAATATCAACTATCGAAGGAATTAAACATGCAGTAATAACAAATGGACCTGCACTTATAGCTGTCATTGTAAGAGACGGAGAACGTGATGATTTCTGGAATGGTTCTGAAAACTTAGGAGGACATGCGATAAGTATTGTTGGTTTCTCTAGAGATGGATTTATGATAAAAAATTCTTGGGGTTATGGATATGCAGAGTCCGGTTTTTCTGAGATGAGCTATGAAGATGCTGGAAAAGTAATTCGAGAAGCTTGGACTATAATAGAATAAAAAAGAGACTAGTAAAGGGTTTAATTTTCCCAATACTAGTCTTTTATTTTCTTTATATTCTCTCTATAAATACTTCATAATCATCCTTACAATACCAACTTGGACATGTATGAGGATTTCCATGTCTATTTCTTTTTCCTCGGTCTATATAACTTTTCCATCTATATATTGTATCAGATTTCTTAAGAGCTTTCCACCAAACATCAAGTGTCGTTTTTATCCATGAACCTTTCTCAGCTATTATGTCTGATGGATTAACTAAAGGTTTATTATTATCATAGTCTCTCAAGTGATGCCAAATATAAGGTCCAGTATATACAAATCTCTTCGGCCTTGGAGAATATACGGCGATGAATTTTTGGTCGTCAGAATAATCATCATCTCCTGTGTAACAAAAATCTACTTGAATCTCTTTTATCCCGACCCTCCTTAGTATCGCCGTTTTTTCATCAGGCCGTAAATTATAATACTCATCTCTTATTATCTTTTTCCCAGTCAAATCTCTAAGATAAAAGAATCTACCATTACCTTCTTTCCCAGGGATCATATCTTTAGGAGACTTACCTAATAGAAAAGTTTCAATATAACCTTTGGGAAATGCATAAAATCCCTTCCTAACTGGAGCTGTATGAAATCCTCGAAAAGGTGAATCCCCAGGGAGTGATCCCTCTTTATGATCCTGTGGAGATAAAGTACCCCACCTAAAAAATTCATAACTATTCCTCTTTTTCATAAACTCTATTTTTTAAAAGTTACAGCCGAAAATCTCTTCTTTACTACTTTTAAGACTTTTTTCTCCAAAGATCGATACTCATTAGAAGAATAATCACGTTTTAATTCAATATATTCCCAAGGCTCGTCGTAAATAAATTCCCAATCAGATGTGCACTTAATTAATTCAGCTGTCCATGGATCTGAATGTCTCCACCTAAGATAAATACAATAACCTTGAGATGAAATCGGATCAAGAAAATAATAATAACATTGACTTGGACACCATATTAAATCCTCTATCCAATAACCTAATAATTGTTCGTTCATATATAATATACTGTTTTTCATTAACATATATAAGGAAATAAACGTTCCTTTAGAACAATATGCAAAAGCCATTTATGTTAACTTTATTGTTACTTGGAGTGGAAATCCAAGTAAACCCTATGGGGCTCATTT